ATAATGGTCAGTCTATGTTCCTGGGTTGTTCTTCCTTACAGACACTAGATACAAGTAAGTGGAATCTAGGAAACCTAAACACAGCAGAGAGAATGTTTAGTCAAACAAACATTAATACCCTAGATGTTAAAGACTGGGACTTAAGAAAATTAACAAACACAGTCTATATGTTTTTTCAGACCCCGCTTATTTCTCTTGATACTAGTGGATGGGTACTGAACAATCTCTCGAATGCAGCACTAATGTTTGAAAACTGTAGTAACCTGATTACCTTAGGGAATACAAGTGGGTGGGGATTAGAAAAGTTGACAAATGCTACCGCTATGTTTCATCTATGTAGATCCTTGCAATCCTTAGACACTAGTGGTTGGAATCTAGAAAATGTAACAACTACTGCACAAATGTTTGACACCTGTATGGCCCTTACAACCCTAGGGGACACAAGCAGGTGGAACTTAATTAGGTGTACAAATATGCAGAACCAATTTGTATACTGTGATCAACTTACAAAAGTAGATCTTACCTATACCAGTACTCCTCTGGTGGCCGTATCTAACCTAACTAATGTATTTCTGCTAAATACAGGCAATCTTGAATCAATAGTGGGTGATCATACGGAGACAGATAATGTTAGTGTATTTAATGGGTATAACTCCACCGAATTTAATATTAGCAATCTAAGGTCACTAAACCTTGCATCTATCCTAGCAATAATTAGAGGCTTAGGTACGAATAGAGCTAGGAAAAGATTTGTACTCTCTCGTGATTTTGATAAATCTAGGATACCTCAGGAATATAAGACAATGTTAGAAAATAAAAATTGGGAACTAGCGTAATGATGAAGAAATTAATTACCGGTCTCGCATCTATTCCGGTTGACAAATGGATGCATGCAGTAGTTAGTATGTTAATTGCTGTATTCTTGTATAAACTATTTGCACTTACCGGCATGCCACTAATGATGACTCTTATTGTTTCATCAGTCTTAACAGTTGGTATTGGTATTGTGAAGGAGGTCTGGGATAAAAAAAATAATGGATCACCAGAAGCACGTGACATAGTAGCGGATATTATCGGAGTAGTAGTAGGAATCTTACTGGTGCTCTGGATCTTGCTTTAATAAACTAGTTTTACTCATACTTAGGAGAAATCTTAGGTATGAGTATTTTCTTTCCCTGAACAAAAAAGAATAGAAGCCAACATACTGACCTCTATTCTCTTAATCATCTTACTTACTCAGTTTATTTCTCTTTTCCTGGATAAGTTTTTCAAGATCTTCTGCTGACATGCTCTTAATATCAGCTCTCTTCTTTTCAGCCAGTATATCTTCCAGCTCTTGAATTTCCTTACTTGTCTGATAGTTCTCCTTTGCTTGCTTACTGTCCTCTACCCTAGTCAAGTAAACATCCTTAAGCACTTCAAAACGGAGCACTGCCTGTTCAATTTCTGGATCTTGTGGCTTTGTCTCTAAGAAACTAAGCTCACCCTGACCACCTGCACCTTGGAGTCTTTCTTTCTCCTTGTATGCATCTTCTACTGCACTCTGGAGATCTGACATCTTAAGGCTCCAAAGTTCTTCTGTTGTCACTTGTCCAATCTTAGTAGTATATCTAAGATGGAGTTTCATTGCTTTTTTGTACATACTTTCTTTAAAATTTAATTCGTACTACTCTCTTATGTGATCCACTTAATCTCACTACTACTTCATCACGGACAGTTGCATTAAAGCCAAGTCCACTAAGCTGCCCTGGTACTGACTTACACCTACACTTATGACCCAGCACTTCCATTACTTTTCTATGTTGTAATAGTTCTGGTGTCAAGAATTCATTATGGAAGGTTCTAATATCCTCCGGTGACATAGCTCCTTCTAGCATAAAGAAGTAGTGTTTATTACCTACACCATTCTCCTGCCAGTAATTTGGACTAAGACAGAGAAGATTAACCTTGTGAAATTCTAGTGTCTCCAACCCAAACACTGTAATAGGTTTAGTTGCACTTCCTACTAGGTATGGCGTATTCTCGATTCTCTCAAGCTTGCCATTCTTAATATAGATGTCTGCTATCTGTACCTCTTTCTTTACTTCATGGCCTACCTCAAAGTTAAATGTTTGATTGTCCACTACTACTTCTGCTTTAACACCAGTATTCTTGCCGCCATCGTAGTTATGTATGTAGAGGTGATATAGTCCATCTCGTACAGTACTCATGTCAGGGTAGAAGATATTTTCAACTCCTACATTCCTTGGTCGAATCATATCAATATCAATCACACCACCACAACTACTCATCTGTCTTTGTATCTGGTCCATTGCTTTATTGATATTATGTGAGCCGTAATAGATATGATCACTACCCGGCTCTACTAGGTGTGCATCAAAGTCAACAATACTTCGCCCATCTTCGTTCCAGAGTATTGAAAATCTGAAAGGAGCATCAACAAAACCACCTGCTGACTTCACTGCTTTCTTGATCATGCTTTTTCCTGCCAAGTTTCCGGTGTAAGTCCAAGAGAAGTTATTTTGCCACTTGAATATCCTCTTACTATCTTTGTTAGTTGATGTAATGAGTGATACAAAATTCTCTGCGTGGCGATTCTCAAGGTATAATTCCACACCGGTACATCCTGGCAGAATATCTTGCATGAACTTCTCAATCCCTACTTCCTCGACATTATCAAAGACTGCCTTCTTATGTTGTGAGCGTGTAGGTTGGAGTCCATCAAATACACTTACCACAGACTTAGCTTTTGCAGAGTCTGAGTTAATATGAAGTATGTTAGGGAGGTCAATGTCATCAATCACTGCACACCTCCTATTAAATGAATCTTCGTATCCATTCTCCTTTACAAACTTCTCAGCCTCCTCTATCTGTCTCTTCGTAATAGGTGCACTGGCCTTCATATAGTTGGCTGGATCTACCTTGTAATTGAATGACTTGCAGGCCTCGTTTATTTCCATACCTTGCGACAGGTCAGACATAAGAGTACCAATTGCTGTATTCAAGAACTTAGACTTACCACCAGCTCTACTAGATACTGACCAAGCCCATCTATCTCTCTTACCTTGCTCTACCTGATTATACTCTTTCTTACAATCAATCGCAAAGTTAAGTGTTCCCATATAAGAATCACCATTGAGTAGCGATCCTTGTAGTGTTAGGTCCTTGATGAGCTCCAATGTATCCAGACTAATTTCCTCCATTGCCCTCACCAGTACATCATGATTAGACTTAGCAAGACCAACCAAACTTTCAGTACTATCACCTGTCTTATTGATAAACTCGGATGGTATCTCAACATAGAAGTGATTGAATGTTATTGTCTGATTTTCCACAATCCCTGAATCTGGCCATCTCTGTACATCCTCTAGTGTGTAGCGCTTTGTATTACGCCGAACACCTAGGAGATAAGACGGTTGATTGTTAATGGGATTTGATTCATACGGAGTTCTTGGATTTCTTAAGTACGATAAAGACTCAACAAAAACTCCCCCTACCTCGGCGTTCTTAATAAGCGCAGACATAGCACGAACTGACTTACCATACTCTTTCTCAACTTCCTCGTCTTGTATATCTAAGTCAAATAAGGTCATGATGTTAAGGTCAGAGTCAAGTGCAATAATACTACCATACCTCTTAATAAAACCATGGCAGTAGTTACAGCTATGAACACTACTATTAATATCCCTAAAAGTCGGATCTGGCTCCATTCCCTTTAAGTAAGTAGTCCAAAGCTGTTCTGAATCTACACTACTTCTAAATAATTTTCCAGTCTTACACATCTTCTCAAACTGGACTCTCATAAGCTCTGTTAATCTTTCCATAAGCCTAAATTGTTTTTATAAAAATTTGAACTGTTAATTCTCTCACGTCCATAAAGTTTAAAGTACTTGTTGTCCTCTGAATAATTACATGAACAACAAAGTACTGCATTTCTTTTGTTAATCATAATAGATGTTTTTTACTGTTATTATTTTATTCACAACAATAAGGAATCAAGAGGAAAACAAAAAAGAGAGCTGAGAACACGTCCCAACTCTCCCACACATTATCAACTATTTATATGAGCTTCTTCTTTTTCACACGTAGAATCTCCTTTGTCAATAATGCGTTACTCTATAATATCACTAATAAGGAATTGAAGGCTTCCCAGATGCAGCGCTTATTACAGAGACTGGTTGAAAAGAAAAAAGAGAAGACCATTATTTCTTCTCTTTCTTATTGATTCCCTTAATAGATTTATCCATTAAGTATCCCATCAAGTAAGATCCTGGTTCTCCGCTTAGTTCTATATCTCTACTCGTCAATATAAAATCTACTGCATGAAAAAGCTCGTGTGCAAGTATTGATTCAACACTATAACCTTTGCAGTGATCTAATTCAATACCAACTACAAACGCATCTAGTGCTTTTATATACTTTAATGTAAATCCTTTCATGCTACTACTCTTTAAGCGATCTACTACCTTATTTAGTAGCCTATCATTTTTCTTACTTAAGTACTCTATTATTTCACTTTCATTTCCAACCAGCACTATTAATTTTGTCTGGTAAATCTCTAAGTTAATTGTTATTCTTTTCATAATCCTTATAATAATTTTATTGTTAATACTAAAATAAAAACCCTAAGATATTTTATTATCTTAAGGTATTTTTCTACATTAATAAGGGTTCTAGGACATTTTAGGGTAGAAAATTAATATTGAATTGCATATTTAACATTCTCTTTAAATTCTTTCCAGGTTGTTGAATTCGTCATCATGAACGAATAGTATGCACAGTTCTTAAATTCATCTATCCATTCATCAAGTGTTAATTCAATGCTTACACTTTCCCAACCTGAATCTGATAACACTACCTTACTGCTTACTGATTTTTCCCAGTCCTCAATACTTTTAAAACCAGCTCTCTCTGCTCTGATCTTAGGCGTTGTATTTCCCCAATAATACCTACTGAACTGGTTTGACTTTATCTTATACTGGTCCATATCCGGCGGTAATGTAGCTCTGTCAATTGGTGTGAGTTCTGTCTGACTATTTTTCATTAGTATCTCTCCCTCTGCCTCAAGTACTCTAGCAAAGTCTCTTCCAATCATTACATAATCAGCACCCAAGGCAAGACATTTAATAGCATGGAGGTATGAATCAATCCCACCATCAGCTATTATCTTAACGGGGCGGAGATTCTTATTGACGGACTTACTTTTCTCAGCTTTTATATCATTGAGTAGGCTAGCAAGAGGATAATGAAACCCATACTTGCACTTATCTACTAATGAACCCCCAGCAATACCAACTCTCATATAATCAAACCCAGCTCTACTATAATATTCGTAGGTGCCTGGATTTGCTACGTTTCCGCCCATGAGTAATATCTGACCCCCATATAATTTCTTAAGTTCATTACAGAGAGACATAACACCTGCATCATGACCATTACCAGCATCAATACAGACATGAAATTGATTATTACTCTCCCGTCTAGTTTTGAGAAAATACCTTCTTGTCTCTGCTATAGTAAATGCACAGAATACCCAAGCACAATAGTCAAGTCTTAGGTCTATATTTTCAGTGCTAGGTATGATCGGCCGTATTCCCGCTGAGTCATAAATCTTGGCACTCTCACTACCCACTATTGATGGCATTGGGGAGGTAAATATTGGAAATGTATCTGTATTACTTCCCGTTACATCTAATTCATCACTAACCAAGAAGTCAATGTCAGCGGATAAGTGGCCGTTATTAATAGCACCTGGTAATAATGTAATGTCTTCTAGCTCATACAAATTAATCATCTTCTTATTATTTTTGTTATTACTTTATTCACAACAATAAGGAATCAAGGGGAACGAAAAAAAACTAACCCATCTATCACAGACAGGTTAGCACTGATACTAAAATAACTAATGAGTAATAACTTACCTAAGCCCTCGCTCGGACTCACTATTATTTCGAAGATTTGAAACAATTTCTTATCACTATTAAGGAATTTAAGGGAAATAAAAGGAGAGATTATTTAAATCTCTCCATTATATAATTAAAATAATATACTCCTTAGTTGATAATAAAAATCTTCTAGCCCTTGATTATCTACTATCAAGACGTCTACAGTTTCTTTACCAACATCTGAATCGGTCTCATATCTCCCAAAACTATCTCTAAAGTAGAGCCTGATTGTTCTAAATACAAAACCGCTTTCATAATAATTAAACATAACCTCCCTACTACACTCTAATGAAAATATCTTATATACATAGTTATTGATTGTAACTATGTTTGACTCATTAAATGCATAGCTAGTTACTTTACCATTAGTATCAAAAATACTATAGCCATATATTGAGTTTATATCTGCACGCCTATCTTGTAACTCAAAACTAGATAAACCACTCCCTACTTTTTCAGCAGCTATAAAATCTAGTGCAAAGCGGTCAGAACCTAACTGTCTAACTCTCAGGGCCAACTTAAAGTTAGTCGGGTAGTTCCCAGTATTAAGAGTATAAAAGTCCGTACTATTCCTGTTACAGAAAAATCTAGCAGGTTCAAAAATATCCTGCCCACATACACAAATACTTGACGTAATAATTGCCAATAAAATAATAATTAATCTCTTCATAACTTTATATTTGTTAATGTTAATAAAATTCTACATATATAAGGATTCTAGGACAAAAAAATAAACTAGCCCACTCTTAACGAATGAGCTAGCTACGGTCTCGCTAGACCTAATGCCTAAAAATACACTTTAAATATTCCCACTAATAAGGAATTTAAAGGATTCTAGGAGACGAAAAAAAAAATAAAACGACTGGGAGCTAGTTAACCCTATGATCGTTTCCAGCCTTATTGACGTTGCTGGCATCGAATTAACTATCCTTTCGACTCCCTATCTCTACCAGTACCGTAACCTAAACATAACCGACTATGAAAGGTCTCCTGTCGTACATAGCTCACCTTTATCGCTCTAGGGTATCTCAGCGTCTTGTGACTAATTAAGCATATCTAATAGTAAGATATGAGACTTATAAAACTGAGCAAAACTAAGCCTGTACAGTACCATGTATTTCAATGGATTACTGCACCTCTTTCATGTATAAGGATTCTAGGTCACCAGAATTACATTTACATTATAAGAGAACCTAAAGTAATTTATAAGTTCTTCTAAGTAATTAACACCGTATCGTAATTGAACAAATTCTGGAATACTTAGATTTTTACTGTTTAATACTACAGTCTTTAGTTTTCTAGTTGCCAATAAGTTTTCTATCTTATCATATACAGAAATAACCTTACTATTCGACTGTAAGAAATTATCTATAATCAATTGATCATAGTTAAAATCTACCGGTATAGCTCCAGAGTTTCTACAGAGATTTACTAAGAATTGAAAATCGTCTGAAAACTTCTGATACTTATTTCTTCCGTATTCGTAAAACCTCAAGGTATCTAGTCCATAACCTCTCTTAATATACTCATCTCTAGCATTGTCATATTCCTCATTATGATATTGACTGTCTATTTCTACCATAAAATTGTAGTTATATATGAGATAGTCAGCTAAAAAATAGTTTCTAGATTGTAAGTTAGGTGGAACATTGTGTAGTTCGCACATAGATCCCCAAAGAGTCTGGTCTCTTATTATGATTGGAAATTCTCTAATATAATCTATACTTTTATGCTTCGTGTCTAGAAACTTCTGAAAATCTGGAGACCATGCACTTCCTTGAGCTAGATTATCTTCCCTACTTTGCTCTAAGTCGTGGTAATTTTCTTTAATAGTTGTTATACCTTTAGGGATCAAAAAATTTCCCAACCTAAACGAGTAGTTTTTATTTACTCTAAGATATTTAATTAACTTATCCTCTTTCATACATATAAGGGATCTAGGACAAAATAAAAAAGAAAGAGAACTAAGCCTCTTTCTTATATGCACTCTCTATTACCTCATCTAGTATCTCTATTGGAAATGTTTCATAGTGTTCGATTTTGAATGTTAATCTCACGGTTTCTTCGCTTACCTGTTCAGCCCCTATAATAAGTGCATTTCTGAGAACCAACACATTCCGACTGTTACTAATAAACAAGTTATCTACACAATCAACCTTCTTCCAAATTCCATGTGTACAACTGAGATTTTTAAACCTATGAAAATACTCTATCGGCACTTGAAATCTAATTCCACCTAGTTTAGATAAATCCAAGGGAAATGATACAGCTATTATTGGATCTAGGTTTGTATGATCTTTGGTAATATCCTCTAAGCTTACAATCTTAGAAATTTTATCACTAACTTCTGGTACAGCGAAAAATCCTGTAGATCTCATTTCACACTTATAATAAACCAGGTCAATGTCACCCAATCCATCAACTTGAAACCTTCTATTACCTACTATCAGCTTTAGTTTCATATGTCTACAAAATCTAAGAACAGTATATCGCCCACTACTTCCTTCCTGATCTTCTTATTCCAAACCCTAGCAAATAACCAAGGAAAAAGATCATCAATAAATCCAACCTTTCTTCTCCAGCCTTTTGATTCTAATGGTTTTCCCGTGAATATAGACGTGGTGCTACTATACCTATCAATCAGGACTGGTTCATCATTAGTCCTATCTCCTAGTATTGTTTCCCACGTTTTCTTATCACGGAATCCAAAGAATTTAACCCGCTTGAATGTATTAATTAGGGTAGTGCAGAATGTAGTGAAATAAAACTTCTTCTCTGTCATTACTGCTAATGGGTCAGGCGTAAGTAAGAAGGGCGGAGTTTCTAGTATTAATCTCACACTAGTATCACCTTTCTCGTTTAACCATCCTAATATACCACTCAGCTTTTCTACACTACACCTAAAAGTAATCCATCCATGCTTCACCAAAGGCCTACCATCCTTATCAAACCACAGCCTAATATCAAATACTCTTACACCTAGACTATATTGCGCCCTAATATTCACGCCTTGACATCTAGCAGTGAAATGAAAGGGCCACAACAGTATAGAACTAGGTCTTAAGTAGGAAAGTGAATTATGACTTCCTAGAATTCTCATTTTCTATCATTCTCTCTAAGGTAGTAACACTCTCTTCATTAAACTGATCCTTACCAATCTCAGTAATTCCCAAGTTAATTAAGGCCTGGTGAAATCTTAGATCTGGATACTTAGTGAGGCACATGACGAGCCTATTGATTATCTCAAAATTACTCACCTGTCTACTCTTGATCATCTCTTTCAGTTCCATTGTCTTCTAGTATTTTTGTTAGACTATCTCTTAATAACCCTGCCTGAGTAAACGATATCATATCAGTACCAAGCGTTACACCGTACATTGAAAAAGTTAGCAGAACCCCACCTTCTTGTTTTTCTGCACTAACGATTACATCCTCTAGTTCATTCATAAGATTCTAATAATATCTGGAAATTCTTGTAATGCTTTCTTTAATGTACCCTCAAAAGCCCAACTACCTAACATTCTTCCTTCTTTGTGATCTAGGTATTGTCTGGTTTCCTGATACTCCTCCATAAGTTTCTTCCTAATGGCGGGTTTATTTGCAGCACCTTTCAGTTTACTTTCTAATTGTTCTAGGTCTGATCTTAACTCTTCCACTGATTTTCTACAAGGACAGGGAATACGGAATGATATCACTGAATTAAGACCGTTATGTACTTCTGTCTCTGTATTGTAGATCTTAATTTTCAATATACCCTCACTCTTCTCTTTCTCTGTTAAGTTTCTGTGAATGTAAGTATCAATGTGAAACTTATAGAGACTGATAATTACATGCTTTATCCACCTCAGTCTTCTCGGTTTATCGTTTCTAAAATCAAAACCAATACTCCAACCTACATAGTTATTCTTACTACAACTAATACTACCACTAAAATTTCTTCTTAGTAGGTTAAAATTAAATGTCTTATACATATTATAATACCTTGTTAAGTTTAAATCCGTCATATAAGTACAGAACCTTACCAACCTTATAGTAACACCCTGCACTTAAGTTAATCCTCTTCCCTGTCACTGCATCTTGATAGGTACAGTAATTTCCCTTATCAGTTACCAAGATTCTAGCACAAAGCAACTCCTCAAGTCTTGCCTCCTCAATTCTCAGATCTTGTATTTCGCTCTTTACTTCACTGAGCTTTTCCTTGATAGCCGTAAGTCTCTTTTCAACTTCCTTCTTTGCACTATCAACAGTACTGAACAAATTAAAACCAGGATAATATCTCCTAAACCTGCCCGGTAAGTTTCCAGGATTAATAGAACAAAGTGGATAATCAAAAGAACTATACTTACCATTACCCTCTTTATCTTGGAACTTAATCTTTCCAACTAATTCTCCTTTCTTATCTAATACTTGAAGGTTGACTATCCGCTTGACATTATCTTCCTCCACTGTATCACCTATTACTACATTGACGATACGAGGACCAAATTCATCATACAAGCCACCCTCAACCATGTACCACTTACTTCCTTTTTTAAATTCACTTAATAACCTGCTTTCCAACATTGCATTTATATATTTTTTTCATTTACACATATAAGGTATTGACGCCACTAGTTCGCAAAAATAACTAGGTACCAGAGCATTTATCTACCCTAGTACCCAGTCTGTTAATTACTTCTTGTGGAATCTAACCTTTATCTTGCTTAAATCTTTTGACATATTACAACCACCTTCGATAATGAATCTTTGGTATGGACTGCTTACTAACTTTTGAGCCCCTACTATATCATCTCTGCTGGTATCACACTCAACATCAAGCGGACAATTCATAATCTTGTCATATAGTTTTAAGATAGATTTAGCACTTCCCTTAAACTCAATTGTATTTTCATCAATTGTCTTAAGTTCGTTCGCCTCCTCATAACTATAACCAACAAGCAAGTCAAAAAGTAATCTAATCTTTGGACCTATTGTTGCACAGAAATCTGTATAGTTCTTATCGTAAAATCTTCTAATCTCAAATACCTTTTCAACTGGTATATAATTGGTATTAGAATCCGTAATGTTCACCCAGGTTCACTACCCCTGAGCCGAGAGATCTCACCTCCCTGCTAACCCTTCCGAGCTAGACCAGACTATATCATCAGTTCCTACACTGCCTACCGTTTCGAATATCAATCGTTTATATTCTACTCTACTTAAAGCAATCAATGCCCCTTTCGATAGTCGTTGAATGAGCTACTAACATAACTCACTGCTGATTATCTCTATCTGTTAGGTTATTACTCTCTGTGACTAAATCAGAAGTACTAACAGCTTAACAAGACGTCCCAGCAATTTAGTAGGTTTAACGTGCACCACTCTTACCTAATGCACTACGATAATTGGCTGAAGTGGCTGTTTCCAACCCTCTTCTAGTGATTTCCTGATATTATTATAGAAACCACAAGCCATAATTGAACTTGTACCTCCCTGAATTGGCAAGTTGGTACCCAGTCTTTCTATTCTTGCAATAATATTTCCTCTCTCACGATCTGTTGTTGCCTTTGGTAGGTAATCAGTATACTCAATCAATCTTAGTTTATCTCCTAAGAATGTATTGATATAACCATCGTGAGTCATAGGATAAGAACCTTGCTGTGCTACATATTCTCTAAGCTTTGGGAATGAATTGTAAAGACCCTGTATAATATCATCAGCCTCATTCAAGCTACATTCAAGTCGCTCCGCTAATGAATTCTTACCTAGGCCATACAAGACACCAAGGAAGATAGTCTTAAAACGCTTCCTCCATTTCTTCTTCATCTTGTCGCTTAAGTTATCCCACTCACTCTCACCTAAGTAGAGCTTCGCAGAATATATGTAGATATCTGATCCTTCCTCAAATTTTGCTATCAACTTAGGGTCACCACTGGCATACCCCGCTGATTTTACCTCCGCACTACTACAATATGTTCAAGAGCTACGCAACCTGCTCCCAGTTCTCATTATTGAACTTCTAAGTATTTCTACCTAGTTCAGACTATATCATATTCTCTCTATTAACCTGAGAGAACCCTACCTTTTCCACTCTGCGATTTTAAGTGTACTCCCCACTACAGGGATAGTCGTTGAGGGTTACATCTAATTAATGTCTTCCCTGCTAATTATCTTCAGCCATTACCTGTTAAGACTTTTCAGCAATAGATAGGTTATTTATTCTTGAGATCGCTCCCAAGTGACACTAGTTTTTTTGTATAATGTCAAAGTACGTTAGTATTTGAGAAGAACCACCATATATTATATTACCATTAGAGTCCCATGCTGGAGGTGGACATAATACATCCTTACAATCTCCATGGCTAATTCTGTTATTCCGTTATTTTTCAATATGGCAAGACTATTTCATTATCCAACCTAAATTGGACAGGCTGCACTTCGAAGCCAAGAATTTCACTTGACCCCTACTCCCCACAACAGGATAGTCGTTACACCTTTCTAAGCATTCCTCATACTTAGACTTGGCACGAGATTAGCATATTATCTTTTCAATAACTTAGCTTTCCTCGTTAGCAAGAACTTTTTACGCCCTCACACCTAGCATTTACTAGTTCACAGCCTTTTCACTTAAGTATTACTACCTAAGGCTACAATTTCTCATAGTGTGGAAAGGACTAGACCACCTCTTACTACTCTTACTCAGTACTTCATATCTTGTAAATACTTTCCAGACAGCACCAGGTTCATTCTCGTCCGCCTCTCTAATTGGTATATGATCTTGACCCTCTATTACCCACTTACCTGTCTTATGAAACATACCATCTGAGCCTACATATGTTGAATCTAGTTTTGAATACTTCTTGAATATTAAGTAGTTCAATACCATTTTCCGCATGAAGTAAAAATCATCATCCATGTCAGTAGGTTCAAAATGCTCTTCATAACCTGTATATTGATCATTGAGAGTCGGGAAATACGTTGTCTGCGCTTGAAATCCTCTCAAGTTTGTCCATATCTCCTTAACACCGTCAGTCATGTTATCAAGTTTCTTAGTAGTCTGCCAAGATGTAAGCGCGATATTAAATACCTTATCTGGATACTTAAATTCCACCCCTGGCTCTTTCTCAACAAATGACCGCCACTGTTCAAAAAATTCCTGATACCCAACGTTTATGTCAGTAATGCCTCGATCACTGTAAAACTTATCTGTTCCCTCTAGTTGTTGGGTACTTTCTATCATCGCCGCTAAGTAACATGTCTGAGGTCGATATAAGGTAGCTAGTTCAAATGCAATCTGATCATTTTCTACCGGCGACTTACACTTGAAATAATTGTCGCTAACATACCCCGCATATTCTACCAACGGACGCTTCTCACCAAATGCATAGATCACGTCCGGTACATTATGAATATCACTTAACTGCTTCTTCACCTTCTCTAATTCTGCATACGCCTTCTTATAGTACAAATATTTCTCCAGCTCTATATGCTTTCTGAATTTCGTTGGGTGTTTTGCGGGGTCTAATTCAAGCGACTTAATACCAACAAGATCACTAAACTTATCGGCAATGAGAGAGATTAATTTTTTCTTTCTCTTAACTGTCTCATCTATCTTTGTCGCCATCTTTACCTCAGACATCGCACCCCTGACAATATCTAAGAAACTATTTGCAAACTTAGGACCATACTTAATTAGAATACCGCCCTCATTAAGACCAGTACTGTAAGAATCCATAGTGTCTAAGTTCTCAAGTAGCATGTCCTTTACTATCTCCACTGCATCACCATTATGAAACTTACCCTGCTCTAATAATCTAACCGCCACTGGATGATAACGCTTTAATGACGCTGCCTGTTTTGAATGAGCCTGCATCTTAATATAACACCTAGCCTGAGCACAATATGTAATACTCCAGGCCATTTGCTCATGACAGTACTTCTCATAACTCTGTCTGAATGGCTCATCAATATAAAGACCACTACCCATTAACCTAGCACCAAGTCTAATATTGTCTAAGTTAACCTTCCAACAATCCTCTGAATAAGTATCAAACCTAGACATTGCAATAAGGAGGGTATAGAATGAGTCAAGACAACAATAATGACCAAGAATTTCACTAGGCACACACATAAAAGGATAACCCCAATACTCTAACATAAGACTATTGAACTCCCCTATGTAGTCAGGATATCTCTTACTCAGCTCATTCCACTCAGGCGTATTGTAAAAACTTGACTGATCTACCTTGAATACCTTACGTTGATCCTTCTTAAGCTTCCCCACTACCTCATATAAGCCTGAATCTATGAGCTCACTAATCCTGTCAAACTCACTATCCCAAACATTCACGCCTAGGACCCTCTGAGCTGTCCACTTAAGAGAAAATTTCTTAAGGTGAAATCCATCCATTACATTGACAGCGCTAGCATCACATAGGTTATATAAGTCAACACCAAGTACCCTATGACTTACCTGCCACTCATACTGCATATTGTAAGTCCAGATATGATCCATCCTCTTCTTGAAAAAACTACCAAGCCGTTTCAGAAGATTAATATACTCTGGCGAATCCTCTGGAAACTCATGGCGAATATCAGTAAGACTAATAAATCCACCAAACTTCTCCGTACAAACCGCAACACCACTTAACCAGAACTGCTTATCTAACGGCATACCACTCGCCTCATAGTCCATTCCATAGTGCTGTTCGAGAGGTAATGAATCTAAGTAGTCAAGAAATCTAAGCGCTCCCTGATAATCGTGAATGATCTTGTGCTGAAATCCAGAGTACGTAACAGGCTTTACAAAATCAGGACTTAAGAAATAATCAATGTCCTCTTGGCTTGGATACTCTACTACTACCTTGGAAAATGCACCGCCCTCCATACTAAGACGAGGTAACATTGCACAATCAGTATAAGTCTCATTTCTTACACCAAAATGATAGTAAGACTTCAAATACTTAAAAGGCTTACCACCAACAATCAGTACACCATCAGACTCACCTAATGATAACTTAGTAAGACGCTCAGCCTCACTCATACCATCTAAGCTCTGAAGTGTGTAAACCTCCGAAAAACCCGAGCCATAATAACGCGCATAGGTCGGAGTCTCTTCATGATCTACTAATACAATTCTTCTGTTCATTAGATCTTAAAAATAAAAAGTTTATATTATTATACATTCCTGGAGCTTGTTTAACAGAGACCCCCAGGCATCTCTATCACACCTATAAGGAAACTAAAGGAAAAACTAGCCAAGCCTACATAATGTAAACCTGGCTAGAATCATTTCTTAGATAAAATTTTAAAACCACCTATTTTCTTATAAAATACTCTATCATTGAATGAACAAGTATATAGTGGGTGTTTGTTTGCCGGCATTGTTCAGCATAGGGGTTTGGCACATCTAACATAAGTTGCTCATATAAGGAAGGAATCTCCCTTTTTATCTTAGATATTAAACGCTTATATGAACATTTCCTTGCGCCATGCATAAGCACCTTCCACTTATCAAAGGTTATATCTTCACAACAACATTCATATATCATAGCTATTATTTCTTACCTAATATTTTGAAACCATTAACTCTCTTATCACCCTCTGACATAAGACATGATTTTATATCAAAGTACTCTCCTAGATCATTAGCTTTTGCAGTAGCCTTATAACCTAATTCTTTATACAGGTCTGATAAGATAGACTTGATATTTGCCTTACTATAAGACTTATCTATCTCAAACATTACTAGTACTTTTTCTCTAATAATGCTCTTATCAAAGCTTTGTATACTAAGTTTCTTGTTTAACTCTTCAATCTTATAACCAACAGACTTACAAACCTCTACACCTAGTACATTTATATACTCATCAAATCTCTTTGTAGAAATATTACTAAGTATTACATCAAACTCTGGTAAATGATAATGTTCACAGAGATATCTAAGTTTATCCTTATTTGATTTCAGACTATCATAGTTACTGAGAAACTCCCTAACAACCTCATTATCCACGTCAGCAGTACCTACTTTCTTAAGCTCATTAAATACTGTAAACCTACTAGCATAATCCGTCTGTTGCATTTCATAAGCTCTCATTTCTGATACCTTGACAAGATTATTGAATACAGGTACTAACTTAACAGAACCTCCTACAAAAGTCTTATTAACCGCAACATAATCCTTCTTATAGTTCATAAGTTTTGCTATATCTTGATACCTCTCTGATAGTGATTTCTGCTCGTCACTATTACATTTATCGAATGCTGATAGTAGATTGTTAGAATCCTTCTCTTTGTCTGCTATCTTTTTATTGAATACTTCTTCAGGCTTCTTATTAGCGTCCTTTATTGACTTGAAGAAAAGTGTTGCTTCATTTCTCCAAGGATTTTCTTTTAATCTTTGACGCCCTAGGATTTGTGGAAGATCAAGCGTAATATCTACCGCAAGGGTGTCTATATTCGCGTCACTAACCACAAAACTTCTGGCGTTGTCACTATAAAAGTCTGCACCAAGATAAACTGTTCTAGTACAAAAAGTAAACATTTTTCTAGGCTCGTCTCTTAGTGGAACAGTACCAATGTTAAATTTCTTACCAAGACTCTTTTGAATTTTCTTGACATTATCAGGAGTATTTGCAACTAGTATATTGACTTGATCTGGGGTTAATTTTGAACGTTTAACAATGCTAGTAATATTGTTGACGGAGTTGACATAAAATACTGCCTCTTTTGATTCAATCTTTTCTACACTGCCATCTTCTTTCTTTACATACTTGTGCTCGAATTTTCCCTCCAGGTATGACTTAATTATTGGCTTAACCTCAGTATAGACCGATACTAAATTCTTAACATTCAAGATCGGCTTACTAACTCTACTAGGTTCTAGTGCTTCCCAATCAAGTTCATAATATGGTAGGTTCTTAAACTCGTCTAGCATATCCAGATATTTTTTCATCATAGGTGTAGCACTAACATAGCATACTTTCTGAATTCCTTGTACTGACCTAACAAATTGTAATTCTGTGTCAGATTTAAACTTACTGTCAGTGAATATACTCTGAAACTCATCTATCACTACTCTATAATCCATATCGCTGAAGTTATGAGTAATGATATCTTTGACAATTCTGAATGAGTCATAAGTAACAAGTATCTTAACTGGCTTCCCGTAGTACAAGCAATTATTAATATACCCTGTAATGCTTTTGGTTAGATTAAAAAAGAAATTATCCTTTTCCTCCTTTTCCTTTTTCACTTTCTCCGGGTCCTCAACTTTGAAAGGATTATACTTAGATTTTTCATCCTTTGTGAGGTCCTTATCTGTTTTTGGGTCACTCTCATAATTGTTGACCACTAAGTAAACATCTTCCTTGTGCTGATCATACTTGTTCTGTAAGAGAATTTTCCTAGGGCTACACAAGATAACGTTTTCACTGTTTTTGAGAGGATCAATACAGTATTCAGTAAATCCACAACCAGGGATTTGTTTATTCAAGATATGTGGAAAGTCAAAAATCTTGAACTCATCAATTTCTGAAATGTACCTACATCCGGCAGGTACTTCTAATTTAATTACATTCATAATCTGTAAAAATTTATTAATTAATGTAAATATCTCTTATAACTTGGGCTTTCACCCCAAGCTAAGCTTTGCACACATGAGACTCCCTACTGTCGTCCCAGTGCAAAGCTACCTTCATATATAAGTCTTCTATATCTTTAAAAGTACAAAAATAATCATTTTAAAGGGTATAAACTATATAATGTACTATATAAGTCTATTGCTTCAAAAAATAATACATCTAAATTATATTCTGATAGTTCCTCAATTCCGCTCATCGCTTCGCTACATTTCGTCATTCTATCGATTATTAAAATTTGTTAAAACCCATAACATAATCTCCTGCCACTCATTCTTCGATTTCCGCTCCGCTCCAATCTCGGAATTCGGCCAGTCGTAAAAATCATATAGTCTTCTTCAATCCTCTTAAGGCGAAGCCGTATAGTGAAATGAATAGTGATGCCGAGAGGAGCGAAGCGATTTGAGGTATCGTCTACTACTATTCATTTTGCTAGTTCTCTTTACTATGGAACTTCTTCTGTTTCCTCATTCAATTCCCGTTCCGCTCACGCTTCACTTCATTTCATTCGTCAATTCAGAAGTAATTGTTTATCTCAAGTTTGCCCTCCGCTTCGCTCCAGAGGCCAAGCATCATGTTTTTTCTCAACATGATAGAAAAAGTTACAGGGGTGCGAAAAAAATTACCCCGAGGATTTTCTCCCCAGGGTTTTTCTGTTTTTTAGTTCACCACCACATTATTGCCATCATAGTCCACGTTAAATTTCGTAGCCTCTGTATTTTCTATCATATACTGGCTTACTTGTGTGATGAGATTCTTTTCCAGTAATCGTCTCAAGTCTCTAGCGCCATACTTCGGATCACAAGACTTTACAATATGATCTTTAAATTTCGCGCTAACCTTCAGAGACAGTTTAGTTTTTGTGAACTGCTTTTTGATTTTACCCAGTTCCAGTTCAAGTATCTTCTTAAGTTCTGTGTCTCCAAGTTCATTAAAGATCACAATACTACTAAGTCGACCTATGAATTCTGGTCTAAACGTTCTCTTAATGGCTGCTTGTACGATAGCTTCATTTCTCTTTTTCTTTTCTTCTCTGTTTGGTGTATTAAATCCTATATTAACATCTCCCGCTAGTTCTTTCGTACCGATATTGCCGGTGAAGATGATAACGCATGATGAGAAATCCACCTCTGTTGTTGCGTCAGCCAATTTGATCTTACCTTCGTCTAAGATTGTCAAGAAGATATCAAAGATCTTAGGGCTCATTTTCTCTACTTCATCTATTAGTAGGACGCTGTTAGGTTTTCTTTTGACCTGTAATAATTGAGGTTCACTATCAAAACCTACATATCCAGCACCTACGCCAATGAGTGAATTAACAGAGGTATCATCTTTCAGTGTGTTGCCATCAATTCTAATCAGGCTATCATCGGAACCATAGAATGTTGTGGCTAGCTCTTTACAGATGAGTGACTTACCAACACCACTAGGACCTACCAATAAGAAACTACCAAGTGGGCGTCTATGATCAGCTCTAAGTCCCAGTACATTTTGATTGATGACGTTAGTGACTGTATCGATTGCCTCTTGTTGTCCGATCACTCTTGTTTCCAGGGAGTTCTTCATTTCTTTCAGCTTCTCTCGATCTGTCTTTCTAATTGCATCAACTGGAACCTTACTGATTTTTCCAACTGCCTCTGCTACATCATCGACTGTAATAGTAGGCCAGTTCTTTCTATCACTCAGTTCCTTATTGATTCTCCCTACTTCCTTGCTCAGTTCATCCTTAGCACTAGATTCCTCTGCCTGTATTTTCTCCGCCTCATCAAAGTTAGTATTTATTGCTTCTTTGATTTTCGCGTCAGTTATTGAGGTGAGTTTTTCTTCTAGCTCTTTCTGTTTGGTTCTATCTACAGTCTGTCTCAGTTTTACGATTGCGCCAGCCATGTCCATAACTTCTACGGCTTTATCTGGTTGGTTCTTATCTTTTATATACCTCTGAGACCATTCGACGCAAGTATCAATGACATCCTTTCCAATCTTAACATGGTGGAATTCTTCATATTTCTTGCAGACACCTTTCAAGATCTTAACAGTTTCTTGCGCGCTTGGTTCTTTTACTGATACCTGTGTGAATCTTCTGTTAAGTGCTGCATCCTTTTCGATATACTTTCTATATTCTTCATCGGTTGTAGATCCAATACACTGAAATTCTCCGCGCGCAAGGTATGGTTTGAGAATATTAGCAGCATCACCATTCCCCGAGTTACTTCCATTACCTACTAAGTTATGGAGTTCGTCGATATAGATAATTACTGACTTATCGTTGCAGACTTCCTTGATAATATTCTTGAGTCTTTCTTCGTATTCTCCTCTAAATTTTGTACCCGCTACCAAGTCATTTAGGTTAAGACTACAAATTCTCTTCCCTTGCAATGCCTCAGGTACATCACCACTAGCAATTCTCTGTGCAAGTCTTTCAACAATTGCACTCTTACCGATACCTGCTTTACCTGTGATACTGACATTAGGTTTTCTACGTTTACTAAGGATTTCGATGATTGAATCCACAACATCTTCTCTACCAATGACTGGATCGTAGTTATTATCCTTAGCTTCCTTTGTCATATCCCTGCTAAAGGAATCCAGTGTTGGTGTCGTACTATCTTCATCTACGTCATTAATGTTAACACCTTCACCTTGTCCCCAGGCTTCGAACTCATCATCTTCTTTACTTGAGCTGTTTAATGTACTACTAGAATCGACCACTCCTGACTTATCCTTTTCATTACTCTTATCGTTGTAGTCTATATTTTTCTCTTTTAGAACACCAACGCCAGTGCCTTTAAGTGTACCAAATAGTTCCTCCATTGAACTAGGACTTAGAAAGAGATGTTCCTTAGTTACAAGTTCTAGTAGTTCTTGAGCTTTTTCTGGGTCTAGTACTCCATAATCAACCACTGCTTTTACTGATAGTTCTTCCTCTATCCAGTCCATCATACTCCTTAAGATTGCGTCTACTCTTAAGACACCATCAGTTCTTCCTTGACTTGCTGATATATCTACAGCAGCATCTAAGATTGTTTCTAGGTCTTCATGAACTGGAATATTATCAGAATTACAGATAGCCTCCTCATTCGAACTAGCCTTACATCTCTCGCTAGCTAGGTTCTTTAGTGTTTCTAGGAGATCCATTTTACTAGCAGCTGGAATCTTCTTAAACTCCTGATCAACTACTTTATCTAGATCCTCTTTACTACCAAACTCAAAGTAGAAGTTGAAAATATTATACAACATATTATCTACTGTAATTGTTTTCAGTTTGTGCTTAATAGCAAAAACACTACATGTTGCAAAAATTACTTTCAAATCTCTTGATAATTCTGTTTCTTCCATAATTTTATTATATTATTATACTTTATTATTTTCTACACATATAAGACTTTTAGGGCAATACTAGAAACAACTTAGTGTATACTGATGATCTTTTTTATCGTCATCAGTTACCACAATTAGTCTACTATTATCATCTTCTAGTTTATTTATTATCCCTGAATCTGACTTTATGATATCAAGTGTTTGAGGTATGTATGAATTAACTACTATATAACTGCCTGGATTATTGTATATAGATAATTCAACCTCTCTAGTTACTCTTTTTAATTGATCTACTTCAGAAATAACACAAGGAAATAACTTAGACATTATCTTATTAATAATAGTTGTCTCCTCTTTCGTGATGTTAACCTTTACTAAGTCTATCTTATCTAGTATATTGGGAATTACCCTAGGAATAACTAGTGCAAGGTCAGTGTCAAGAAGATCACACATATCATCCGTTAGGTAGTCTACAATAATATCAGGGTCATCTGTTACTAAGTTAAACCCCTCTTCCTTGCTATAAGACATTACAGTTTCAGGATTTTCAAGTCCTTTAGTATATAACAACTCTTCTTCAATTTCTCCTTCACGTAGATTAACATAATACCTAAACGCTGTGAGTGTTCCTAATATTGGTATAAGAATCTCAAACCCAAACATTGGAAGTTCGTTAAGATTTAGTTTTTCTAGCTTACCTTCTTGTGCTAGACTTAGTGTTTCTAAGATTTCAACTAAGTGACCATTATGCGCAACTTTAGATATTGATCTACTAAGAAGATCATGTCTAATGCAACACTCTATGGAATCATAAATTAGTACTTCTGATATCATCTTAAGTATTTATATTTTTTATTCAACATGTTAATATTATGATACCCGGCTGCATATAATCCGAGTAGGTTTATAATACCAGGGCGTCCTAGGTAGAAAGTACTCTTTAACAAATCTCTTCTAGTTGATAGTTCTTTCCACATATTACCTATAAGTTCTTCGAAGGTTATATTATTGTTTTTTATATTATCCTCTATCTTACCTACTAGTCTTGTACAATCTTCCCCATGCTTTCTCATATTCTGAATAAGACAATACTTACTGCACCTTGAGAGTTTTTTTTGTTCTAGTTTAAATCCGATCGTGCCACTATAACTATCTTTAAGTACGTTAGTTAAGAACTTATTTTTTGTTTGGTACTTTAAAGAATATGTAAAACTACTAAGTTGTACCCACACTTTTACTAAGTGTTTTTTAGCAGGCCCTATAAAATTTAATACATTATCTACCTTATCTATTTTACCACCTCTAAAGTCTGATATTAGGTCTTTAAACTGTTCTTCACTAAGATAGTCTAAGAAGTAGTTCGCCCCATATATCTTAATTGGAACATCTAGATGTATATCAATACGTATTCCAATTTTACGATCGATGTAATATCCAACTGTCATTATAAACAAAATGAATAGAGGTCAGGCCTAAGTATTTCTCCTAGACCTAACCTGATTTTATAATTCTTGTACAATTTTTCGTTTAATACCATTTAATTCTTTCTTGAGGAGTCTGTTTTCTCTCCTAAGTGAATCTATTATGTCATCTGTTTTATTGGCTTTCTTATTTAGTTTTTCTGTCTTCCTTAGTAATTCTTTCATCTTACTTTCCAGGCCAACTAATTTTTTAGCCACTGTGTCATCGCTCATAGTATTAGTTTATTAAAGTTTATTTCGTTTTTATCTTAATAACCATCTTAGTAGCTTTATCTTTTATTACGATGGTTGTATCTTTCTTAGTTGTCTTAATTGCGTCTAATGCAGAGTCCACTTTTTGTTGAAACTCAGACTTAGGCTTATCTCTCAATTTTTCTGTTGTGAGTATAATTATAAGTGTAATACAAGCAATCCATAACAAAATCAATAAGACTTTCCTTCCTTTCCTTCTCATAGTTCAATCTCTTCTTTATCTATTAGGTTCCTATACATTAAGTTTCCATAATTCTTAGAGTAATTACCCCCTACTACTCCACCACTTATCCAATATTTAGCCTGTATATTATTAAAGGCTGTGGTTATATATTTTCTGGTGTCTAGTCTTTTATTCCAGGCATCAAAATCTTCATCCACGTCCCTCATAATCGGCGGTTCAAAACAGAGCGGCATTAAGTCCGATATTATTAAGTCTACCCTAATTGGAAACTTTGTCTTGCTCTGATCAATTCCGCCGGAGTGTAGGACGTAAACCTTCATACCATCAACTTCTATCACTTTTTGGCAAGGTAGTAATTCATCGCAGTACATTACCCCTTCCTTACATAGTAACACAGTATTATCAACTATGTCTTCTTTCTCTGTTACTACTTTTATTTTCATAACCTATATTTAATATTATATCTACACCTATAAGGCATCTAGATCTTCCAGCACGTGAATTCCTTATATATAGAAAATGAGAAAAATAAGAACAAGAAAATTAGCAATTGAACAGATAAGTAAGAAATTGAAGGACCCTATGATAAGTAGTAGGGAATTAGATGAGCTTGCTGAAGAGGATACAGTACGTAAGCTCTTTATTATTAATAATGCGACTTCATGTAGGTTATTTAGTTCTTTCTTAGAGTATCTTAACCTAAGAACCAAGTCTATAATAGGTAGTGCTAAGGATGGGGAACTGATAATCTCACCTAGGGAACTTAAGAGAATAGTTCTACTTCATAATGTCTTGGGTATTCTATTATTTAATTGGGACCCTAAGGTAGTGTATGTAAACCAGAGCAATTATGATAGGTTTGTTAGTCCAAGCGAGAGAACATCAGATGCATATATGGTAGAGATAGACTTGAGATGTCGTAAAGCTATAAATGTACTGCGCCTATTGTTTGAACGTGGACTTAATAAGTGGTACCTAGGTGTATGAACGGAAAGATAGTAAGTGTTGATGTATTCTTAGATAAACTGAGAAAATATATAGTAGATAATGATATAACGAAAGAAGAGTTAGGTAGGTGTTTAGTAGATAATAATGCCTTTGATGCAATGTTTCACGATAGCATTTTTAGTAATTTTCAATCACTTGTTTACGTAGTACATAGTAAGGCCGACCGTATGTTGTTTAGGCTGGAACGTTGTGGTCTTGAGAATTACTATGATAGAGAGTATAAGTGGTTAAGGTTGTTAAAAGATATATCAGGGTTATACCTCGGTGACGTAGACCGAGCCAAGTATATGAAGGTAAATATCAGAAATGCGGGGAGGTTTCTTAATAAATCAGATATTGCAGGCTTGACCGCTTACCCTTCGACTACAAGGGAGTTCTTATATATGGGAAAGTTGTGGTGTTTGATATGGGAAATTTGCAAGATATCAGAAAATTTTACTATTTAACAATATAATAAAAGAACAAATGAAACTAGTAGAAAGTATTTTTAGTAAACTGAGAGGTAGACAAGTAAGTAGTGGTATTAGCAATGAGAGACTACAGATTATGGCGTCATCAATCAGAGGTGGTAGTATTAATATAAACGCACCAGAAGATTATGTATCTCCTTATATTATCAAGGAGAGTGAGAATATAAGAACAGTACAGGTTGATGTATTCTCTGAACTTCTCAAGAATCGTACATTGTTCTTTGATGCTGATGTAAATAGGGATTCAGTAGTAACAACAATGTGTCAACTCCTATATATGGTAGCTGTCAGTAAGGAGCCAATTACTATGTATATTGCAACTCCTGGCGGTGATGTATACTATGGTCTTGCACTATATGATCTTATGGAAATGATTAAGGCAGAGGGTGTAATAATCAATGTATACTGTATAGGTCTGGCAGCTAGTATGGGAAGTATTCTGATGTGTGGTGGTACAAGAGGTCATAGATACGCACTTAAGCATTCTAGAATTATGATCCACCAGCCATTATCAGGTACAGGTGCAGGTCATCATCAAGAAACAGATATCAGAATCCTCAGTGAAGAGACTAGTGTATTACGTAAGGAGCTTCAGACTATTCTTGCAGAGGCTAGTGGAAAGACATATGATGAGGTAAACGCTGACTGTGAACGAGATAACTGGTTAATGGCTAGTCAGTGTCTCCCAGGTGTTTATGGAAAGTTTGGTCTTATTGATGAAATTAAGACTAAGTTCTAAGTATATTATATAGTAGGGTTATCTAGATTGGGTGGCCTTACTATATTTCTAGGATAACTAGAAAATGAAGCTAAGTGTTATATTTTTAACAGAATATCTTAACTATGCATCTTATAATTCAAGCAAATATCTTTCAAGTAGTATAATATTTCCCATCAGGTTGAGAGTTCCTGATAATTTTATAATGGATGTAAATCTAACAAGAGGAAACTATCAATCTGTTATAATTTCACTAGATAATAAATATATCATAAAAAATCAAAGTTTTATATTATCAGGTGTAGATATTAGTGGCCCTTATACTGGAGGTACTGTAGAGTTAGAATTTTACGTTAGGTTAAGGCTGAGTAATGCAGTAAGCAAGTACCCAGGAAAGAGATCGCTTGAAGCATTAATACGAGACACACTGGAGAATACTATATCAAGTCCAGAATTTTATGGAGTGAATTTCTTTAAGTCTGGAAGATATGAGTACGTAAATAGTGAACGTAAGAGGCTTATAGGTAGAAAAGACTTTTATAATGTTAGTATAGATGAGAGGAGATTATTAAGGTTTTATTCTGGTATTGACTATGAAGTACACAAGTTACTTAGTTATTTAGAACCTTATTAAATCATGAAGGTAGCAGTAGTTTATTGCAAAGACGGGAATATTCAGATTTTTATTAAGATAGATCTAAAAATACTAAGTTATTCCAGTGGAGAGCATAGAATATGTGATAGTTTAGTGTTAAAAGGCGTATATTATTCATTGAAAGATTATTCGATATGCCGTGAGATAGTTGATGAGGAAGAGGAGTATACAAAACGTCTTTTAGCACGACATCTCTTTTATATCAAAGACTTTTGTGAAGATAAGACGAGAACTCATGAAACATTAGAGTTATATCTACACTGTGGCTGTTATCCAAAACAGACCAGTCTTAAATATCTAAAGACTAGTATTGTAGTTGATTTTTGCAAGTCTAATGGCGATGATTATCATCCGAAATTTATAGGACTAGAGGGATTAAAGTCGTATGAATTTGCAAGGAGTGGCGTCATAAGAGTTATAGATACGGACGAAATAACAAAAGATGATCTAAAAGCAAGATATGCTAAAGATAAGTGTTTTAGTAGGATCTTAGATAAACATTGTAGTCTATGAAATTGGATGTTATATTTATGATAAATAAAGTAGATTTTACATCACTTGTAGGGTGTAGTGTAATGGTGCCAATAAAGGTGAAGGTGCCCAGTAATATCGAAATATGTGTAGGTTTCATAGATGGTGGATTTGATTTTGTAACAGTTAGTCAAAGAAATAAAAATATTGATAGATTAAATAATGAGAGCTTCATAATTAGTGAAGTCTATATGGGAAATTTTCAATCTTCTGAAGACGATTATATAGAACTTAACCTTTATACCAGATTATGTTTACTAGAAACAATCTACAAGCGCCCAACAAAGAGGATGTTAGAGAATTGTATAGAGGAAACACTAAATAATCCAATATATAGTTTAGAGTTATATGGGTCTGGTATGATTTACTCGAAGAAGTACTTAGAGAGCTTTGATAATATAATAGTACTATCTGAATATAAAAACATTGAAGTCGATCTAAGTAAGTTGAGAATTTGGGATGATGACATTGAAACTAACAGACTCTTAGACTACCTGATAATAGATGAAAAAGGAAACTATAAAGATATTAAGAAATAGTTATTCTAATCTAGAATTGATACTATTTCCTGTCAGTCTAGCACTACCTACTGATATTATGAGTAAGGTTGGTGATTGTTGGAATATAAGCGGAGATTTTTGCATTAATGCGGAGTCTTCTAGGCAGGCCGCACGTGAACTAATAGAGGATCCAAATATTCCCACAGAAAGGTGGTTTATATTATTTAATAGGGATCTTAGAGATTATAACGCAGATCCTAATAAATATAGAACATATAAAAGTATTACTCCTAAAACTATCAAGGATTGTTTAAGTAGTTGGGAGTTTTACACAAATATAGTAAAGTGTAGTTGTAGTGATGATCGTATTGTGAAAACATTACTTGGTGGGTCTAATTCAGCTATAGAAAGTGTTGATATCAGTTATGAGCCAAGTGAGGTATTTTGTGGAAGTTATAGTGAACCTTATGAAATTTTTGTAGTAGAACAATTCAGATTACTAAATAAAGGTAACTTATGAGATTAAAAGTCAAAGTATTAACAGTTGGGTATAGATATGTTATTTGTATATCGGTTAGAATAAAATACTCTCTCGATTTCTATAGTGTATTTTTTAGTCAACGTAACTCTGATATAGGCCCTTTGTACAGTAATGATACAAGTTCTGGGATAGAGAGTGTAAACAGTGGGTCATATAGGGATGTATTACAGTGTATATTAGTATGTCCAGATGATTTTCAAAGCGGTAAGATAATAACTAAGAAGGGAATATTAAATGCAATCAAGCAAAAGGATTTTATCCAGACTCATATAATTAGAGGAAAATTAGACAATGATCTTATAGATAGACGTTTTAGATTCTATAAGATGAAAACAAGAATAAGAACGTTATATCTGAATGTTGATCCGTCTGATTTATTCTCAAGTGGTCATTGTAGAACAGAGTTTTCAAGAGTGGTGCAAGAATTTTATCACAATACTGTACAAAATGGAAAGAAGTAGTAAATAATGACTGCTTCTTTATTTTTCCTCGTAATTCCTTATATGTAGAAATGAAGAAAGAAATAATTATAAAAAGAGTATATTATACTGCAAATGTTATAGATTATGTTTTTGTACCAATTAGAATACCAACATGGCTTTTAAATTGGTTTACAGAACAATTTAATGGGTATTATTATTTATCCCCTATGACATATAAAGATAAGGACCTGGTATTAGAAAAACTAGATCGTAATAGTAACAGTTATAGTAAGAGGTTATATTTAATAAAGGCAGTTAAGGCTTTTAGTAATAAAACAATAACACTAAATACGGCTAGAAATCTGATTGAACGTTCAGTGCCTTGTACTAGTCTTAAATATGCACCTGTCCTGACCAAAAATATAGGTTGCATAGGTGGAAATTATACTTTTAGATTAAAACTAGAGACTTATCCAGTCATTAATGAAATACATCCAAGTCTTGATGGTATATTCACAAAAATTATACAAGATGAAGGAAAATTATAAAATAAAAGTATGTGTAGATCGCTATAATCATGTAGTGTATCTAATACCAATCAAATTGCCTAGGTCAGTATTAAGTACTTATTTTAAAGAGTATAGTAATCTTCCAAGGCACAAGACTTCCACCTATGAACTAGACCAGGGACCTACAGGCAAGGCGGTAGGTGATGAAACTGTGAGAGGTATTAGGGAATTACTAGACAAAGACCAACTCAATGATCTAGTTGGGGTGGAAGTTTATGTAGATAATGTAGGCACTCGCTCTCCTGGTAGATCTGATGCCTTTGAGTCAGAAAAGATAGTAGGGAGTTTGAAAAGTAGTGATTGGATAGTAAGTAGTAGATTGTACTTAGACTTCGAATACTTCACAATGCCTGGAAAACTATTGGGTGATTACAAGTATGAGGCACGTGATATGGTAGTAAGTACAGAGGCTCCATTATTAGGTGAAAGACTGGTCTGGATGGAGAAAGTAATGTCTATTCTAATTGAGTGGTGGTATGGCAAGAAAGAAGACAAAAGTATACCTAATAATTAGAAATGGAATTTTACATTGCTTATATTTTTCCGCGCAAGTACCAATGAGTGATAAAATTAGGGAGTTCATTGATAACCCTGCTATCCTACCTAAGAACTATTCAACTTACTTAGAAGGTGTTAAGACTCGCGCGGAAGTATTTATATTATTAGAATTCCCACCGCTCATAAACCCAACTATCAAATATCCAACAAAGAAAGATATTATTATCTATTTAGCGTATTTGGGGAATTCTACGTATACTAAAGAAGATGTTATAGTACCTGCAAGTAAGATTGATCAGGTAATAGAATCGATGAAGCGTACACTTATTCTTACTACGTGGTCAGTAATAGAGTATGAAGTAGAAGTGGAGCATACTATGATACTAAGAGGGCCAGCCAATAAATGGTTATATTCCGAATTTATTAGAGAACTGTTTCATTATGAAGAATATAGAACTGGTAATATTAGATGACCTTATTATAAATAATCATTACATGGCATATTTAAAAATCAAAGTACTAGGTTCAGATAGGCTGGATAGGTTAATAGATAACACAAATGAGGCTGAATATGATAGAATCACAGGCTTATTTGATAATATGTCAGAGAGGTTTTATTATTTTGGTCTGAGTGTATCTGGGAGTGTTAGACTTAGAAAAGATAAACACACTACTAAGAAACAGGCAGTTGATCTATTAAAGGGAGATGCTTGGTTTAGTGGAAGTATATATACTGGTACAACATTCGAACGTTGGATGAATACCGGGTTTCATTCATATACTGAAAAAACTGACTTAGTAATAGAATATTCGTCCTTAAGATTATCCAGTATAAAGCAATCTAACCTAACAAAAAGACAGCAGTTAGTAAGATTATTACTATTTGGATTAAACCCGTAATGAATAAAGTACCTAAGCTATGAAGTTAATATTAGGGGATAGTAGACTATGGTAAAAGTATTAATTAGTAGACCAAGTTATAGTAATAACTTAAATGTTTATATTAGATCTTATACGTCAGGGTCAGATGAATTAATTAAGTATATTAATGATGTATTTCAGTTATCTAAACTTATTGGTGATACTAATGTATTTAATCTTGATCATTTTAAAGGATTAGTACCTACAGTATATTATTTTGAGGTTAGATGTAATATACCTACTGCAGATATTCACCCTAAAGTATTTACTAGAAAAGAGTTAAGGCCAATACTAGAGGGTGCCAGATTAACAGGGTTAGTATTGAGCGAAGAAAAGATGAATTTATTTAAGACTGGTAGTAATCATTCAATAGAAGAAGTAGATGTTGACTTAACTCTTTCTGATATTGATGATAGAAAGTACCCCAGTCTATCAAGTTTCTCAAGATTAGTATTAAGATTATTTCATGAAGGTAAAGACTAAGTTAGTAATATTATACCCTAACGGTCCTATTACACTATTTAAACCAATTGGGTACTATATGAAAATAAAAGTACTATGGTCTGATAGAATACAGGCGCTATTAAATAGTGGAATGTATGAATATCTAGATGTGTGTACTAAGATTGGAGGTGATCAGAAAAAACAGTATTTATATATTGGAATTTTTCCAGAGAATAACCTAAACTGTAAAAAGGCACCTACGACAAAATATCTAAGAGACCTGGAAAGAAAAATATCATTAGCCCCATGTTGTACCAATCTAATGGAGGAAGATGATCTTAATGATCTAAGTGAGGACTATATAGTAAGGTTATACGATATTATAGTTGACTTAGATATTCTCATAGATAACAGTAAGCAGATAATTGAAAAAGATCTTTGCGCAGTGCTGAAAGAGATATTATGGAGAGGGCAGGAGTAGTAAAAAATCTAGTTAAACTTATTACATAATGGAGAAGGCACAGTTACTAATAATGAGAGGTGAACAGTCTATTAGTACATATCTAAGATTGTCTTGTGTTGGCTCACATGATCTACTAGGTTATCTGAGATCTATAGATGCTGCAACAAAACTAAGGCTATTAGGCTATCCTAATGATTTTGGGAGAAAACAGCTATCAGATTTTACAGACCTTGTACCTATGGAGTTGTACTTTAAAATACAAAGTCCATCAGTTAGTTTCACATATAATAAACGCTTATCCCATAAACAGATACGAGATATTCTTGAAGATTTTACGCTTACTACTGATGTTATGAGTGCTGATATATTTGATATGCTACTGATAAATAAAGAGGTCTATGATATTATGGTAGGTAGATATAAACTAACAAATAAAACCTATGATTCTGAAGATCTAATGTTTATACAGGACTTAATGAGACAACGTCCTATTTTATAAATTTTGCATGATATTTTGTCCTAAATCCCTTATTAATGTAGAAAATATTAGATAAAATTAATAAATATGTTAGACAAGAATAACGAAATTTATTATTCGTATGATGATGTTTTTATAATGCCGACTACTACATCTTTTATAAGTAGTAGGACGGAGTGTAATGCAAGAAGAGAGGATGATGGTATGTATCCAATATTTACAGCCCCAATGGATTCAGTAGTAGGGGTTGAAAATGAGAGCAGATATCATGAACTTGGTATACATCCTATCTTACCTAGAACTGTAGAACTTGAGATTAGACTTAAGTATGCATTATCTGGTAAGTGGGCTGCATTTAGTTTAAGTGAATTCAGCGCTCATTTTTCAGAGGGTAATAGTATTGTATCAGGAAAAGCTAAGGCACTAATTGATGTTGCTAATGGCCATATGGAGAAAATACAAGACTTAGTAAGACGCGCAAAGAGTCATTATGGTAGTAGTCTTGAAGTTATGGTAGGAAATATAGCTAATCCTGAATCAATCATACCATTATCTAGGTGTGGTGCGGATTATGTAAGAGTAGGTATTGGTGGTGGACTTGGTTGTATCACCTCAACGCAGACTGGTATACATTGTCCCCCAGCTACACTATTAGATAAGATGGCGCAATTAAAAGATGACATGAATTGCGACGGAGAACACACTGCTAAGATTATTGCCGATGGTGGTATTAGATGTTATGCAGATGTAATTAAAGCATTATCACTTGGAGCAGATTATGTAATGATAGGTGGATTGTTCAGTTCACTTATAGGCAGCAGTGGAGAATACGTCGCTGTTGATAGTCAAAATAATCGCGCCATTGATAGTATTAGACCAGTAAAGCATGAAGACTATGAAATTATTAATGACTGGATAGAAAAAGGATTGACAGTTAAGAAAGTATTTTATGGTATGGCTAGTGCAAAAGGTCAAGTTGCTATGAATGGTATAAAAACAAAAACTTCTGAGGGAACAAGTAAGATCCTAACAGTTACAGATGACTTAGGAGGATGGATCGATAACTTAGATTCATATCTCAGGAGTGCAATGTCTTATGTAGGTATTAAAAAAGTAGAGGACCTTTATAAGAGATCAATATGTATTATCACTAGTAAGAGTGGTAAAGATAGAATAAACAGTTAAAATTATTAATCAATTAAATAAATAAAAATTATGAAAAAGTTTAAATTATTTATTGTAGTACTATGTTTAATCATGGTATCACAGGGAGTATACGCACAGAAAAATAATGGCGTGTTTGTAAGTAGTAAAGTAGGACTCACTATCGGAACAGAAGAGTTTAGTGGTAGTGGTGGAAAAACAACCATGAGTGATTTTGGTTTGGAGGTTGGAAAGTTCGTTAGTCCAGTAGTTGGTATTGGACTTAATGTTAATTATGCGAGTACGTTCTCGGATAATAAGTACAACGGTTTCAATTTTGGAGATGATCACTACCTGGCTGTTGGTGTCAATGCACACTTTAGATTATTCAAGCAGGATAATCCTAAGCGTTGTAGAATTGAACTAATGTCAGGAGTAAACTATAGCTTTCTAAATAAAGAAGGTTATATAGTTCCAAAAGTAGGTGCAGAGTTATTAATTAACTTAGGTAGCTCAAAGAACTTTAAGTATGTAGCTTCTACCGAAATCCAATATCACAAATCGGTTGAGAATTCTATACAACTTAACCAGGATCAATTCAGATTTTTGATTGTTCCGGTGGGTCTTAGGTATGAATTTTAAAACAGAAAGGCTAGGGTAATTCCTGGCCTTTTATTTTTGTCCCCTTAATACCTTAATATTGAAAGTGATAAAGATTATGAGAAAATTAATTGCATATAGAGCATTAAATGAAGATTATACTGATAAAGTAAGTGGCGTAAAACTTATTCCTGGGAACACCATACCCATTCCTGAATTTACTACAGAAATGTTCCCAATTACATTATTAAATGCCTATCAACTCTTTGGTAATAATGAGAAATTTGTGACTATTGAGATGGAGGATGCGGAAGTAGATTTACCGGCTAGTTGGTGCCAATCAGATAAGGCTTGTGTTGTGAAAGAAATAGATAACACTGATTTAATCCGGGAGGAGATATTATGTATAGAGAATTCCCCGTACATGCCAACCCGGGTGCCCCTATTTGAATATATACGGAGTAAAACAAGTGATAATATACTTGTAACAAAAAATGACATCGGTAAAATTATCAAAACTGGGTATGACCTATCATCTATTGTGTCAAACTGTTTTGCTGCTTTTATTATGGTGAACGGTGATGACTGTAGTGTCAATAGTTCTGGTGTTAAATCACATATATTTACAGGAGGATTAGATAATAATATAAGCTCTTCTGGTCACTGTACAAATATAACATCCTTAGGGCCAGGTAATTCTATTTCATCCTCTGGGTCAAGTAGTGTCATTTGTTCTGGAGGGGATAGTACAGATATAAGTGCGTCAGGTAATAACGTAACTATAGGAACATTAGGAAAGAATACTAGAATTAATATAACTGGTGATAATGCTCAGGTTTATTGTAGTGGTGATAATACTATAATAAACTTAGTAGGTAAAAAGTCAATAGTTAAATGTACAGGTAAAAACTGTATAGTTAATGTAGTAGGTGATTCGATAGTAAACGTAAATCTTGGTAGTAGAATTATACTAACAAAGACAAGACGCGATTATCAAGGCGTAGAAGTACCAGTAGATGTAGTAACGTGGAAAGTAGACGGAGAATATGTCTTACCAGGAGTATTCTATAAGATAAGTGATAGTGATTCTGAGATTGTTGTGGAAGTAGACGTCAAAGAATACATAGATTAATATATTATGGAAAAAATAACTGCATATAGTGTATTAAATGAAGATTACACTGATAAGTTAAGAAATAGGTTAGTACTTAAACCTGGCAGTACAATGACTGATACAGATTTTACTGCAATTACCTATCCAATCAAGTTACTATCTATATATGGACTATTTAATAATAATAGAGTCGTTACTATTGACATGATGGGTGATTCATTAGTTAGAGATGTAGAAACAGGTGAATGTAGTAAGTCAAACAAAATTTCTGTCATTAAGGAGATAAGTAGTTTAGATCTAGTATTTGAAGAAGTTTGGTTGGATAGGGCCTGTGACAATATCCCAACAAGAATAAGCAATATTAATAAACATCACCATTACAAAGAAGTGGTTATTACAGGTAAATATGGAGACTTAGTCGCAAACCTTGAATACGATTTTTCTCCTATTATATCTTGTAAAGATAATAATGTTATTAATATAACTGGTAATAACTGTACGGTTAACAGTTCTGGTATGAAGTCCAGATTATTTATAGGAGGCTCACAAAATAGAGTATGTGCCAATGGAAGTGGAACATGTATAACATCTATTGGTAAGTATAACTATATTTCAGCATCTGGACCAGAGTGCACTATCTGTTCTGGCGGTGATAGGACAGAAATAAGTGTATCTAATACTCATGCAAAAATAGGAGCGTTAGGAAATAATACTAATGTAAGTATAACAGGTAATTATGCCCAGGTTTATTGCGGCGGTGATAACTCAAGGGTAAGTTCAGTGGGAGAAAAATCAATAATCAAATGTACTGGAGAGAATTGTATAATTAGTGCAGTAAGCGGCTCAGTAGTAAGTGCGAGTCTCGGTAGCTGGATTACGCTCACTAAGACAAAAACTAATAGTGATGGAAGTATAACATCAGAGGTAATAACTTGGAAGGTAGATGGGGAGTGTATTTTCCCAGATGTATTCTATAAGTTTAATGATCTTGATTTTGAACCCATCAAGAAAGCAGATATAAAGAAGTATTTAGATTATGGCAACTAAGAAACAAGAACTAATTGCATTTAAGACACTAGATAAGAATGGTGTTGATAGAATAGGTAGAAAGTTTGAAGTTGGTAAGAAGTATAGTACAGACAAAGATAATATATTTGAGGCTGAGACTTTTCCCATCCGACAGTTCAGGTTTAATTCCATGATGAGAACAAAACATGTAAGGTGTGTACTGTCAGGGAAGATTAGAAGAGTAAGTGGTGATGATACTATATATGAATCAACAGAACTGGAAATAGCAGAAGAAGTTGATCCACTATATATGGCTTCTCTTGGTATACGTCAGATAAAAGAAGATAGTAAGACGCCGGATAGAATTGGGTATACTGATATAATGCATGATTATAAACAGATGTATTCTACAGGTATAGGTAAGAGTCTTATTACTGGTTATGATGGATCACTTGTATCGTCCTGTAGTTTCGGTGTAGAAGTGAGAGTAACTGGACATGAATCAAGGGTTAGTTCGACAGGGGAAAGCTCTAATATATTTATCGGTGGTGAATGTAATATGATAAGCAGTACAGGTGATAGGTGTATTATTGCTGCCTGGGGAAGAGGTCATCATATTTCAGTAAGCGGCGAGAATAGTACCGTTTGTGCATTAGGTGAAGATATAGTAGTAAGTAGTTCTGATGATTTTGCAAACGTAGTAGTACTTGGGGTTAATAACAGAGTAAGTACAACGGGAGATGAAGCTGAAATCTGTAGTAGTGGTGACAATACAATCATCAATGCAACAGGTGAAAGATCAATCATAAAAAGTGTTGGCAAAGATTGTATGATACTTGCAGCGGGCGATTCAATAGTTAGTGCGGGTCTTGGTAGCTGGATTACACTCACTAAGATAAGAAAAAACGGTGATGGGAATGCAGTGCCGATTGATGTAGTAACGTGGAAAGTAGATGGAGAGTGTATTTTCCCAGGCGTATACTACAAACTAAGCGATGATGACTTTGAACCTGTTAAAATGTTAGGTAGTATTGCAGAGAATATCGAGTAAGGTATTCTCTTCTTTTTATTCGCCGGCTAATATATGGCAGCGTAATTTAGATGCCTTCAAACCCTTAATAGTGAAGATAAGAACAGTAATGTTTTTATAAGTTTGGAATCCGTAAGCCCTGGAGTAGATGTTCTGCCAATAATCGCCGGCAGAGGAAAGAGGTAATCCGGGTTGATGAATTTTGCTCAGTTTTATAATCACTAGTCTAAAATTGAGATACCCTAGGGCGGTATAGGTAAGCCATGTACGCAGGAGCTATATTTCGAGAGTGCTTTGACACACATGTATAGTACGGTACTGGTAGAGGTAGGGAGTCGAAAGGAAATCATTCATGAATGGTTAACTCCCAGCCGTTTTATTTTTTTTTGCTCCTGTAATACCCTAGAATCCTTAATAGTGAGAGAGATGTATGAGATTGTATACGTAGGAGATACAATACATGCATGGACTTTGATTTTGTCTAGTTTTGCAAGTCCTATAGAATATGTACTTATACTAGACTACCCTTGTAGCGGTAGAGGAAAGCTAAGTGTGCAGGAGATCTGTTAGTAAGAACGCGTATGTACTTTCAGATTACGACACAGGTAGAGATAGAGAGTCGAAAGGAGAGGTGTCTGTTACAAGCCCCGCTCTCTGTCATTTTTTTTATTCCCCTACAATCCTTAATAATGAAGGTGCATAGTAGTTTAAGTTACAATCTATCTGGAAAGATGATAGAGGGCTTTTATTTACTATGTAGGTCTTGGTTTAGTCTAGTTTTGAGAGACCTTTTATTAACTAATACTAGACTACCCTTGCAGCGAGATAGGTTAGCTGTGTACGTCAGGAGGCCCGGAGAATCTAGAGTGCACTGGAATTCTTTTGGGATTACGGTACTGGTAGAGATAGGAAGTCGAAAGGATAGTGTAGTGTAGTCGCCAGCAATGGCAATAAGACTGGGGTGAAACGGAGACATTACTAGCTTCCTGTCGTTTATTTTTTTTTCTTGCCGTTATCTTCACGTTGATGCCTTAATAGTAGAATGAAAACAAAAAAATATATGTTAGAAAGATTTGTAAGAGAAAATTTTAAAAACATTAGCCTGTATTATACTGGAATTATTCTAGATAGTACAGAAGAAAATCAAGACTACCTACGCAGGCTATTAGTAAGTGAAGTAGTGCTGAGATTGAAAATTACAGGTACTGTGGTTATTACTGTGGTGATCTTATTTATGATATACTACTTTTTTATATTGGAGGTTATAAGATGCCAGGGAAATTAACAACTGAAGAATTCGTCCAAAAAGCCAGGGAAGTACATGGAGATAAATATAATTATAGTAAGGTAGAGTATAAGAATTCTACCACTACTAAAGTTTGTATTATATGCCCTACTCATGGAGACTTCTATCAACTTCCTAACAGTCATCTAAGGGGTGCTGGTTGTCCTAGATGTGGTGGAAATATAAAACTAACAAAAGAAGAAATCGTTAAGAGAGCTAAAGAGGTACATGGAGATAAGTATGATTACAGTAAGGTAGTTTATAAGAATAGTATTACTAAAGTCTGTATTATATGCCCTATACATGGTGAGTTCTACAAAAAGGCTGCTTCTCATCTACTAGGTTCCGGTTGTCCTGAGTGTAGTGGCTTAAAAAAACTAACTACAGAAAAATTCATAGAAAAAGCTAAGAAAGTACATGGTGATAAGTATGATTACAGTAAAGTGGATTATAAAAATTCTACCACTACTAAAGTTTGTATTATATGTAGAATAGATGGGCACGGAAAGTTCTATCAACTTCCTAACAGTCATCTAAGAGGACAGGGATGCCCTAATTGTGGTGGAACAGCTAAATTAACAAAGGAAGAGTTTGTTAAAAAAGCCAAAGAAGTTCACGGGGATAGATATGATTACAGTAAGGTAAAGTATAAGAACAATACTACTGAAATTTGTATTATATGTCCTGACCATGGAAAATTTTATCAAACACCTAATAATCATCTAAGTGGCAGTAGATGTCCTGAGTGTTATGGTCAAAAAAAACTAACTTCGGAAGAGTTCATAGAAAAAGCTAAGAAAGTACATGGTGATAAGTATGATTACAGTAAAGTGGATTATAAAAATTCTGCAACTAAAGTCTGTATTATATGTTCTGATCATGGAAAATTCTATCAAATACCAAATGACCATCTTAGAGGAAGGGGTTGTACTAAGTGTGGTGGAACTTCCAATTTAACAACCGAAGAGTTTATAAAAAAAGCTAGGGAGTTATATGGAGATAGATATGACTATAGCAAAGTAGAGTATAAGAATAATAAAATGCCTGTAGAGATATTCTGCAAAGTACATGGTTATTTCAGTCAAACTCCAAAATTACATCTTAATGGCTCAGGTTGTTATAAATGTAATCGTGGTTTTTCATCAGACTCTAAGCTATCATTACTAAGCGATTCTGATGTAGAGCACTTATCAGTTCATCAGCTTATTGAATTAATAGGTCAAAACTTACTTCCGGCCGATTTTAAGGTTCTGACTAAATCTGCGGCTGGTAGTAGTGAGAGGAAAGACGATATTAATAAGCTCAGAGAATCTATTGGTAGTGGAGTAGAGGGAAATGAAACGGCCGAAGAAGAGCAGGTATTACAAGAGGAACAGCTAGAGTTTGAAGACGCACAAACAATCGCCGCAAATGATCAAAGTGAGAATCTACTTAATGTTCTCCCTGACTTAGTAACGAAAGAATTAAAGACTTATGATAAGTACTTTGTGAGTAGCGGCGAAAAGGGTGCGTACTTATTGAAGGAGTCAGTTAATAAGATATGGAACTGTGTATTATCCAGCGAATCATACTTAGAAACTGTTAAGGAGATGAGAGAGTCTAGTGGTCCATGGTTAACTTATGTGCTGGATACTTTTATGATGGAGTATAAGAGTGTCCAGAATGAGAAGGTTGGTCCAGATTATAAGTTTGAGTATCCACCTAGTCTCATGCAGAAGTTGATGTCTTATAGAATTGCAACTAATCCTTACTATGGAAATTGGTGTGGTACTGGTGCGGGTAAGACTAATGCATTTCTCATTGCCTCTCGTAGAATTGATGCAAGGGTTACTGTATGTGTATGTCCTAATGCGGTGGTTGAAACAATAAGAAAATCAATCCTCCGTGTTTATCCAGAGAGTACTATCATTATCCCAAAGTCCCTAGATGATATAGTAAGTTATGATAGGTCTAAGTATAATTATGTCATCCTTAATTATGAAAAGTTCTGTCAGTCATATTCTCCTGCCCTTGTTGATAAATTGGTAGGGCTTAATCAGATTGACTTCATCTGTTTTGATGAGGTACACAGAGCTAAGAATGACATGTCTAGTATTAATCAGAACTTAACTAATCTTCGTGTCTTAGGTGGTGAGAAAAACCCAGGCATGAGAGTCCTAGGTATGACAGCAACACCACTCATTAATAATCTTAGTGAGGTTAGAAACTTGCTGGAACTCATAACAGGTACCTCATTTGAAGATATCATGCCAACAAACTTAGTGACCATTAATAATATTCACAATGCGTATAAGTATTTGATGTTATATGGATTTAGATATGTGCCAGACTATAAGATTAATTGTATCGAAGAGAAGGTAGATATTGATGGTACTAAGGAGCTTGCAGAGAAGTTAGTAGGTTTTGAGAATAGTGAAGTAGGTGATATTGAAGGACATATGATACAAATTAAGTATGAAGGTATTAGATCTCATATCAAGAAGTACAGAACTATTATATATACTCAGTTCATTAAAAATATTCTCCCCCGTATTAAAGAAGAGCTTAGGAAGGATGGTATTACGTTCAGAGAGTATACAGGAGAGATTGATTCTGTGGAGAGAGATTCGATTGTTTCTGATTTCGCCCAGCATAAGTTTGACGTTATCTTAGCATCTTCTCCGATTACTACTGGTGTTGATGGCTTGCAGAAGATATGTGACACTATTATAATCTTATCACTTCCTTGGACCAATGCAGAGTATGTACAGTTGGTAGGAAGAATTAATCGCCAAGGTTCAGAGTTTGGTAGTGTTAAAATAGTAGTGCCGCAGGTTAAGATCAAGATGAATAACGGTAAGAAATGGTCTTGGGATGATAAGAGATTTAGAATTATCAAGATTAAGCGTACACTATCTGATGCAGTTGTTGATGGTAGATTTGCAAGTATATTCAGCCTCAATAGATCAAAACTACTAAGAGATGCAGTTGAGTCACTTAGAGAGGGTATTCAAGATTTTACCATCACTAGAAAGAAGCTTGAGGTGGAAAACGTTGAGACTAAGGTGAGAGAGTATAATAGTGAGTCAATCATAACCAGTACTCATCAGAAGGCTAGCACATCAACCTCTCACCGAATGCATGAGTGGTTTAGTGAAGATAAGTCAAGGTGGAAAGAATATCACAAGGTCAGAGAAGAAAACATTAAAGACTGGGTAGAAAATCCTATTACTGTCATTGCGGAGAGACTAAATGAAAACCCAGGACAGACAATAGCAGATCTTGGTTGTGGTATGAATAAACTGAAGGACCTAGTGAAGAATTATAAGGCTTGGTACTCATTTGATCATTGTGCAGTCGATCCAAGTGTAGTAGAGGCAGATTGTTCAGACTTACACGAATACTTAGAGGACGAGAGTATTGATAGCGCTGTTTTCTGTATGTCATTATGGGGAACAAACTATCTAGACTTAATTAAAGAAGCACACAGGTATTTAAAGATGGGTGGTACTCTTTATGTAGTGGAACCGAAAGATAAAGTAGATCAGTCTGTCTTACTTGGTGAAACGATACAACTTGGATTTGACTTAACAAACTTAGTACTAGAGAGAAATGGTAAGACTTATTTTGAGTATAAGAAAGTAAGGTAGACTTGATTATAGAGATTAGTAAGAAAAATACTAGTCTCTATTTTATTTTATCCTCCAGATCCCTTATAGGTAGAAAATAAAAATAAATAAATATGAACAGGAGGAAATTATTAAATTACTTATTAAGTACTGGAGAATATTGTTTTAGTGTTGATGACTTCTTGGTCCCTAAACGGTTGAGGTCTGAAAGGGGTTATCCAATTAACTTGGAATACAATAGGCAGCAAAATCTAGATCAAGGAAGTGCTTGGTCTCCTTGTTTTCATAAGGCACTAAAGAATAAATATAAGAAGATGATTTATACAAGAGAATTTCCACTAATCATTCAAGACCAAGATGTGTGGAGAGGATTGTGCAATAAGTACTGTGTTAGTGACATAGAACATAGGCGAAAGAACTATTTTGTAGCAGATTATTTCTTTCCACGTCATAGTATGTTGGTAGAAATAGATTCAGACTACCACCTTGATGTATATGACCAAGCAAGGGATGAATATGTACAAAGTACTTATGGCATTAGCACATTAAGGTTCTATAAGTTTGGAGAGAAAAAGGCCAAGGACAAGCAATACCTAAAGGAGTTTAATTCTTGGTTAGCAGAGAGAAAAGGTCTTGTAACTACTCTAGACTATACTACAATGATTATAGAGAAATTCAATAAGGATAATGGAGATGTTGTACAACTCCTAGATTTTGTAGAAGCTAACCTAAATAAAGCTAGGAATGGTATATTTGATCTAAGTGCATATAGTCACTTATTGAGCGGTTGGGATGCCGTCCGGAGAATAGATATGATTATTAGTAGCATGTATGGAATTAGGGTTATTGTTAGTAACTGGAGATATAGGTAACGTATCTGAAAAGCCTTCAATTCCTTAATAGTGAGATGTGGCAAGTTTCTGCGGATCTTGTCATAAGGCTGAGTTTCGTCTAGTATTTGTAAGCCTTCGAGTAAGGACCGATCTTGATAATATTCTAGACTACCCTACGTAGCGATATAGGTTAGCTAAGTACGTACAGGTAGAGATAGAAGATGTAAAATACGTCTTCAGTCGATATAGGAGTGAGGCATTGCTCCTATAGAAAGAAGGGAGCGCGAAATTCCTGGAGTAGAGGTCTTACCATAGAGCCGGTAAGGGAAAGAGGTAATCGCGTTGACTAATTTTGGTTGTTTTTATAAGTCTAATTTAATCTAAAACAACCCACCCTGGTAGCGATGTAGGTAAGCTAAACACTTAGGACTATTCCCGTGGATGGGTCGCATCTAAGTTATAGTTCCGGTGCGGTAGAGATAGAGAGTCGCAAGGAGAGAATTCTAAACGCAATTCCACTCTCTGTCGTTTTATTTTTTTTTGTTTCTGTAATACCTTAGATTCCTTAATAGTGAGATGAAAGTATATGAACAGTCTCAAGTATGCATAATAAAAACAGGGGCATGGGAGTCTTGATGATGAGAGACCATGTGGCTTTAATTTATACTCAGTTTTATAAGGCCATCTTACCTAATACTGAGGAACCCTTGTAGCGATATAGGTTAGCTATGTACGACAGGAGATCTAGTGTAGCATACATCACTTAGATTACGGTACTAGTAGAGGTGAAGAGTCGAAAGGATAGTTGCTTTTGAGTAGCTAGCTCTTCGCCATTTTTTTTTGCTCCTCCAGATCCCTTATAGGTATGAGAAAAGATAAGCTAGTTGAATTTTTAATAAGGAGTGGATTTACATTCCAAGTAGGTGATTTCATAATACCTGCATTTATATTTTCCAAAGATAATAAAACAATTGATCTAAGGAAGAATAGGTTTAGTACCTTCAATGGAAGAAAAAGTACGTGGGTAAAATTCTTTGAGCTAATTATTGATAGATATTACCCAGGGCTGTCCCATTGCAGGGAAGTTCCCCTTATAATAGGGAATAGAGATCTTTGGGAAAACTTTTGCGCAACGGAAGGAGTAGACTGTAGTTCCAAAATTTTGGATAGGAATTATTTCTTGGCTGATTATATTTTCCCAGAGTATAACCTGATTGTAGAAATAGACTCTAACCTACACGATACTAAGTATGATAATGCTAGAGATGATTATATCAGAAGTACTTGGGGATTTAACATACTAAGGTTCTTTGAATTTGGTAGTAATCCTTTAAGTATGGGGAAATACTTAGATCGACTAGATCAAGCAGTTAGTCCAAGAAACAGAAACAATATATCGTTAGATTATTCCAGTTATCTAGAAAACTGGTTTATCACTAAGTTTCCTGAAATATATAACCTAATTGATCAGATAGAGTTAGACTTATCTAATTACATAGGGGTTATAAAATCTATAAAACTTTACGATATATTACAAAAAACTGATTTAGAGTATTTACAGAAGAATAAATTACAGTTTAAGATGCTAAGGAGATATTTTAAAATCATACATAAAATGGGCGTAATTATAAAGCCCTAGATTCCTTAATAGTGTAATAGGGGTATTGGGGTTGAAATATACTTTGATACTAGATCGAATTTTGTCTAGTTTTATAGATCTATTAGCAAGTTTGTTTGCTAAGCTAAATTCGCTAGGCTACCCGATGTAGCGGTAAAGGAAGCTATGTACGCAGGAGGTTCCATGGGAGGCCAAGAGGGTGCACCATATACCCAAGTTGAACTACGGTACTGGTAGAGATAGAGAGTCGAAAGGATAGTTATTTGTGAGTAACTAACTCTCTGTCGTTTTTTTTTATTTTTTTTTGTTTCTGTAATACCATCAATCCCTTAACTATGATAGAAAATGGAGTTAAGTAAATTCTGGAGTAAGCCTCGACAGACAGAGGGGGACGAAAGAGGTAACCATGCGGACGAATTTTGCTCAGTTTTATAGTCACTAGTCTAAAATTGAGATACCCTAGAGCGGTAAAGGTGAGCTATGTATTGCGAGTCAGGCGGGAGGCCAAGAGGATATATCAATACCCGTTAAGGCTGTAATACTGGTAGAGATAGGATGTTGGGATTGAGGTTGTTCATGTCAAAAAATGACCGAAGAAAGCTTCTCAACATCCAGTCGTTTTTTTTTGCAAATTAAAAAAAAAAGAGAGAAAGGTAGTTTTATAATACCAATCTCTCCTTCTTTTTAGTCAATCATAATCTGTTTTCCTGTGAGTCCCTTTTTCTTTTGTAGGTTAACCAAGAGTACGCCATTTTTCAAGCTTGCACTAATACTGTTCATATCAATCTCCCTTCCCACATAGAACGACTCTTTAAAATCTGGTAGTATTCTGGTTTCACTTTCCTCTTTATTCTTACCACTTACCACCAACTTATCATCTTCTGTTGTAATCTTAAGGTCATCTTTTTCAAATCCTGGCACTACCAAAACAATCTTTGCACCGGACTCTGTATTCTCAACCTTACTACCTACTCTCCTGCATGTATCATCAAAAAGTGACATCGCTGTATCAACATAGTTCTTTATAAATCTGTCCATCATAATTTTCTTTATTTTTTTTTGTTAAACTTGTACTGCTAATAATACAAATGAAATACCAAAATAATTTCGCTGTCTTTTTGTCATCCTAGCCCTGCCAAGTTGACATTTTCGTAGGTAGAACAGACATGACTCCTTATTATTAGAAAACAGATAATTGAATAAAGACATGGAAGATTATTCAGACATACCAAAAATGTTCGTGGTGGAAAATGAACCACCAGAAGTAACGCAGATTAGAGCCCACATACTTAGATCATTCAAGGACCTACTGTTTTTTGAAGAGCCACATATCTATTCACTTCATGGTAAGCAGTTGACCTCTGTTACTACTGTGTTGGGTAAGTATATGGCGCCTTTTGATACAGAACAGACGGCTATTAATTATGCTAAGAAAAATGGTGAGACTCCTGAATATTGGAAAGATAAGTGGATGTGGAAAAATAAGATGTCTACTATAACCGGATCACTAGTGCATGAATTTGGGGAGTCTTATTCTTACTTAATCAATGGTCACCCTGAGAGAATAACTGAATCTTGTAAGTGTAAGTACGTAAGGGATAAAAACTGGCTTATTCCAACGAGAGGTAAAGAAGAGGCTGTTATTAATTATTGGTCTAGTCTCCCACCCTGTCTTCACTTTGTTTATGCAGAGGCTATGTTATATACAAACAGCAATCCAGATCCCAGTACTCATCTCAAGACACAACTAGCGGGAACAGCAGATATCTTACTATACTATAAAGATACCATTAACCCGGAGAATAGTGGTCTTGTGATAGCGGATTATAAGACAAATGCTGATATTAGAAATAAATTTGCAAGATCGACAGGTAAGAAGATGACTGGTCCCTTTAGCAATTTTATATCAGAACCACTTAGTGAATATTACGCACAGTTCAGTACTTATCAGATACCATTAGAGGATATAGGACTTAAGGTAATTGCTAGAAGACTTGTATGGCTTAAGGATGATGGTAATTTTGAAGTTATTGCAACGCCTGACCTATCAAAACTAATTAGAGAAAACTTATGAGGGTTAAAATCAACTACTGTAAAGATAGCTCCGATGGTTTCTTTGCTATTATTATGATTCCTGTGGTGTCTACGAAGATCCTATTTGTAGGAGGGTCTGGAATATTGTACGAGAAAGAAACCCTTAAACTGTGTACCCCTAAGTCTTATATGCTAAGTTTCATTAGATCAACTAGAAAACTACTTAATAAGAATACAGTCCTAAAGATTATCGAGGAACAGTTAAAGAATGGGACAGACCTAGGGAGAAGCTGTTTAGATATTACAGATAATATTGAACATTCTAAGTACATGTGTTTTGATGAGATTAGTGTACGTAAAGAAGTTATAGAACTAGATGAAAGCGAGGTAGTAGATATGATAAATAGATACATTCAGGAAGAAGAAGAGTGGTAGGCTATGCTGCTCTTTTTATTCTGCCTTAGTTTCTTTATTAGTGTAACAATATGAATAGAACAAGAGAATATCTATGAAAGCAAAAGTCGTATACTATTTTAATAATATTTTAAAGACTAAGTACGCACTAATTACAATATTGTTTTCATCTAACTATAAACTAGAATTATCACTGAGGGGAAGACTATATCGTGATGGTGGTATATTGACTAAACCTAAAAAATATCAGATAGTATTTATTATATATACTGATAAATACCTATGCAAGAGAGAAATAATGAATACCATTAAGGAACAGTTGGTGTTTGGTGCAGATCTAAACAAGCATTACATAAATTCACTAAGAGATAAAATTTCAGATGATAATTATAGGACTCATTGTGATATAATATCTCAGAAAACATTAGACCTAGATACAGAGAAAATATATAGGTTGATAGAAGATAATATATTAGGGTAGGGGATTAAGTTCTCCTACTTTTTTTATTTTGCCTTAGTTTCCTTATTAGTGTAGTATTATTAAAAATTATTTATATGAATAGAACGAGAGATTATTCAGTAAGTATTAAAAACAACATTATTGAAAAACTATCAGACTATCTCACAAAAAACAAGATCAAAACTATGGTACTTGGTGTGAGTGGTGGAATTGATAGTACGTTGAGCGCTGCATTATGTTTTGAGGTAGCTAGAAGAACTGGTATTAAGTTAATTGGTTACTCATTGATGTGTAATACAAATGCTGACGGTGAAGTAAGCTCTGCTAAAAACGCTGGACTTGCATTCTGTAATTATTTTAAGGAGGTGAACATAGAGGATTGGTTTCTTCAGTCTAGCTCTTTCTTATCAATTGGTACTAGCTCAACTGATGAACCCGCCAATCTTTCGGCCATTGCACTCGGAAATATTAAGGCAAGACTTCGTATGATCTTCTTGTACTGTAAGGCCGGAGAAACTGGCGGAATTGTAGTTGATACAGATAACTTGACAGAACATAATACTGGATTTTGGACGATTCATGGTGACGAGGGTGATGTAAATCCAATAGGTAACCTTTGGAAGTCGGATATCTATGAGATTACTGATTACTTACTCACAGAATATCTTGAATATCGCGAAACTCTAGTAAAAGGTGAGAACGATGAAGAGATTAAGAGAGTAGGATATGCAGTAACGGCCTTGGAAGATGCACTTAAGATAGTACCAACCGACGGAAATGGTACATCGGCTAGTGATCTTGACCAGATTGCACCAGGTTGTACCTATGAGCAAGTTGATGAAGTACTCAAGACTTGGTTATCTATGAGTGAAAGTGAGAGAGAACTGTGGAATAAGGGCTTACAATCAACACTACACAAGATGATTAGTGAGATTGGCCTAGATTCAGTAAAAAGAATCTTAGATCGCCATAACAGAACAGAGTATAAACGAATGCATAGACCAATTAAGCTATGAAAAGGTATAAGATCACATATCCAGGCGGTGTAAGTCAAGAAAAGAACCTCATAGAAAGAGATTTTTATGAGGAAGTTATCAAACCAATAGATCAAACCTTATATAAAATCGATTCTAGGCTGGCAGAGATCAATGCTAAGAAGAGAAAAGATTATGTAGGAGACCTGAAGCAGACTAGAAAGAAGTTGAAGTCTATATTATCTGGTTTTGGTGAGTACTTTGTAAATGATTCTCCACTTGGCAAGGCTATGGTGAATGGAGGAAAATTAATGCTACCGGAACATCAGGGTGGTATTACAAGTCCAGTAGTATTTGAAGAAATTAAGTAGTATGGTAATTGAAGTTTTAAAAAATAAGTATAAATGCGGATGTAATAGAGGCACCGCGGACTTAAAGAAAGTAGGTATCTTAGACAAACTTAATGCTATTATTGAGTGGAATATTAGTAGGTTCCCTAAAAAACAAGTAATAGAATCGGACAAGGACGAGTGGAATAAATACTTTGGTCCTGGTTGTGAAAAACTCGAGTATGAAGAGGTACAAGATGAAAACGGCGTTAAGTGTAGAACCTTTGAATATAGAGAATTCTTAGGCTATACACCTGAATTAAAGCCTGGTAATTGTTTCTTGTATGATGGACAGGTAATTGCAGTGGATAGTGAGGATAGATTAATTCTTATAACTGGTGCATCTGGTAGAGGAGCGTTAAAGAGAATTCTAGAAGAAGACATTGATCCAGAATTTAATCTACAGTATGGTGATGTTACAGAGATAGATGATCTAAGCTATAAAGGATTAGATAAGAAACCTGATCTTACTAGTGAGTTTGACATAGAAGTTAGAATACCTTATGCAGAGTATAATAAGTGGAAAACATACTTCTTAGATGGTAATGATAAAATACCTGTACTAGAAGATAACAAACACGCTGTACTCTGTGAAGTTAGTCCTAGTGAATATCCAATTACATTTAATCTAGTGATGACAGACTATTGTGCATACTTTAAAAGTGAAGAACTAGATGAGGACGACATAGATATTGCAAGATCTGTACTAAGAGGTGTTATATCTTGGTTCTATAAACACACAAGTAGAAGTATTAATCCGCTAGAAATAGAGGACAAGAGGCAGAAGTCTATAGCAGATTATCAACAAAAGAAGCAGCTTGAAGAAATAATGAAAGGGTTTGGAATGTAAAAAAAAATAAAGTAGTAGAAATTAAAATCTACTACTTTTCTTTTATTGTTTTTATTACGGATTATCCATGTTCTTTAGAAATTCTTTAACCTCCTCACTTCCATTATAATCTAAATACATTGAGCAAGATGTTAACAAGTAAAGTGCATTTTTGTTTTGAGCACAGTATCTAATATAGTAAGATACAATAACATTAAATATTACTAAAACTTCCCATATAATCGGTAAATTATTAAGAATACTTATTGTAGTACATGTACCGATAAGCAAAAAATATGTAATAACTACAAGAATATCTAGAAACTTTGCATCTGTCTTTGAGTTAACACCATTCTTATAATAATAGCTTCTTCCAAAGAGTGGACACAATAGACTAATAAATCCAATAAGTTCTGGGTTTGCTAGTTTTCTATTATTAATTAAGAAATCTAGATCATCCTTAGTTAATCTTTCTAAGTCATCTTCGTTCTGGTTTAATATAATACTTAGACCTGATTCAGATACTTTATAACCTATCTTAGATTTTTTAATTACTTCTTTGATTTCTTTTTTCTCCATTTTTCTATATTTTTTGTTTTTACTAAGAATACTACTCTCGTTATTGTGTTGGCATGTCCTATAAAAGACTGATAATAACCAACTCCTGATATCATAACTGGTTCAAACATTCTAAGTACTCCAGGAAGTTTTCCATAATCAATACACACAGATTGAAATCCTATTGCATATACAGGCAGTTTCTCAGGTATTATTAGTCCATCCATAAAGGTCTGTACATAATACTTATTCTTTAGTTTTATCCATCCGTATTGTGGGTAGATTGGTACTGCATTGAAAACTTCATCAACATTATAAGTCTTAAAATTTTCTTGAACCTCAGATCTTTTTCTTTTACTGGGCCACCTATTTATATTATAGTACATACTATATCTGAGAATACCATTACTATCTAGGTAGAAGCCATAATGATCTAGTCTAGGTTTTCTATAATAAACACTATTAAGTACTACGTCATTCTGTTGTACCATTCTTCGTAATTCCTCTCTGAATATGTACCTCTTGATAGTTTTCTTGCTTAATTTCTTTATAAGATCTGAATAAGTTTCATTATAATCTATGCCAATCCTAGAATATAGATACTTTACTGTCTCACCATAATCAGCTTTACAGTATGACACAAAGTGATTATGATCTCTATGCCACATTGAAAAAGTTCTCATGGGTAGTCTCTGTATATCATCAGTTATATATCTTCTCCCAAACTTTCTTCTACTTTTAGGGCGTCCTTCCCTAGTATATCTATCTGATCTAATTATTCTAAAATCTATCACCATATTTAAGGATTTAATGGGAAACAAAAAAAAATAGACTTACCGATTCATCTCGAACCAGTAAGCCTTGTTCACTATTTATATGGACGCTAACAAACAATCCTTTTATAAGTTTTCAATCTCATAGATAATTCGATCATTTTTGAATCTTACATCAGTCTCATCAAGACCGGTCCATCTATTTGATTTTGGGCTATATACCCTTTTTGTTCTCGTCTGTAATAGTTTTCGCTCAGCTGCTAACCTATCTTCTAGATTATCCTGCTGTATTGCGAAATCTTCCTTTCGGAATTTATATGACAATAGTGCTAATTTTTGTAAGTCATCAACACTCTTTGTCAACTTGATTACAATAACATTCGCCTCCGGCTTAATCATATAGGAGTCTGGGAAAATTTCTTGAATCTCTTCAAGGCTTAATCCACTACCTATATACCATGCGAATTCTTGTTTATCATTTACTGGGCTAAATTTATTTTTTATTTCTTCCCAGATTTCGGATGAGTTCTTAATTGAACTAAATCCAATAGAGTTCTTATTCCCAATACTTCTCACGAAATACTCAGGATAAGTTTTTACTATCTCAAAGATACCCTCACGAGTTTCCTTAAGTTTTCGATAGCTATTGTTACCTAAGATAGATATAATAGCATCAACATCTACGGCTCTACCCTCTAATACTAGTATGCCGCCTATGTAGAAAATAAGTTCCTTAACCTGATCAGTTATGAACTCACTTCTACTGTTTGACTTTTCAGATACTTTAATCAACCTTCTACCCTCGATTATTGACGGCTTCTTGACATTTGTATCCATCTTTACTCCAAATAAATCCTTTGCCATCTCAGCAAGGGATTGAAGTGTATCAACAGGGTCATTAGATAGTGTTAATACCTTTGACCTGCCTTCTATTGTAATGGTATAGAAAAAGTCTACACCATACGCTTTTAGTGTTGTCTGAATAATTTTTAATTGATTTTCATTCAGATAACTTACTTTCCACAACTCTTTTAGCTGCGTAAATGTAATTGTTCGGTTTGCACATTTATTTATTACAAACCTAAGAAGCTGTTCCAACCTCTCGGCCTGCTTCTTCGTTACGGTAGAGATCTTTTTTGCCTCTGCCTTACTATATCCGCTCTTTTCTAGACTTACTCTGACATCGCGGATTTTCTTTTCTCTCTCAGTGATGTTTGTTGATCCACCACTAGATTTGAAAGTTGACTCTAAATAATTAAGAGCCTTATCATATTGAATGAGATAGACTTCTTGTTTTCTACGTCCAACCTCTTTTTCAATATTCCCCTTAGTCTCTTCTAGTACTAAGAGATTTTCTTTTCTTAACTTGTTGATAACTGAATCAGCAAGTTCATACTTTTTGGAACTATCCATTCCAATCTTGTCCAAGGCTATTTCTGATGCCTTCAACATTAATTTACGGTCAGCTACGTTATCATTGCTTTCCGTTCTAACTGTTTCTACTACAGTTTTGAATAAAATCTCCTTGTTCTCCATTTTGTTTGATTTTAATAATTAATAACTTGACTATGTGTTGTATTTTCTATAATGGTGTTCGTGAGTTCTTTCCAGCATTGAATATCATTCTCTCGGTTACTCTTTTATAACCTTTGATTTCATCTTGCTGGTTTTCAATAATACCACGAAGTCTACCATTTTCTTTCATAGTCTTCTTACTCTCTACAAACAGGTATATAATACCCGCAGTTAACAAGATATTAGTCTTGTTGTTTTTAAGGAATTTTTTTATATTCATACAATAATAAGGGTTTTAGGACAAAATAGACGGAAAAAAGTGGCAGCCAAGTCTCGCTCGACTAGCCACCACTCATACACACAATCAAGTATATTTAATTACCTTACACTCAATATTAAGGTTTTTAAGGCTTCTCTGATACATGCTTAAATTTAATATTGAAATCTTCTTCTGCCCTAACATATATCATTTCATGTCCTACTGCCTTATATAGAACTGCACTTATCCAATTATGCTGTGAGTCTTTCATCTGACCAAACCCAACAATCTCATAGATACTAGTATGACTTAATCCAGTACTCCCAGGATTTTTATCAATAAACTCTACTCTTTCGTTAGTCTTAAATTTTCTCATGTCTTATTTTTCTTTTTACTACATTATTAAGGTATTCAGATTCTCTCACATGAAGTCCTTAAACCCTTATTGTTGATAATTAATACAGAGTTCAGTTTTAAAATAAATAAAAATGAAAGATTCAAAGATTGTTTTAATTAGTGTATGTGCGTTTATTTTGAGTATCATTCTTATACTGTTTATTATGAATTTCAACTATAAGAATGAGCAGGCCAAGTTAGTTAATCAATATAACATGCAATTATCTAAGATAGAGGGTGTGCATGATAATATGTGGAAGATACTTGAGTCAAAAGCGGGAGTTACAAAAGAGTATGCAAGTCAGTTTGATTCTATCTATAGCCATATAATAAGCAAGAGATATGATCAGAATGATAAAATTCTCTTTAATTGGATAAAGGAGCAAAATCCAGAATTCAACAGTGAGCTATATAAGGATCTCTGTGTAAGTATTGACGTGCAGAGAAAACAGTTCTTAGATGCACAGTTAGAAATTATTGATATAGTTAGAGTTCATAATAATCTGGTACAAACATTTCCATCTAGCCTTTTCGTAGATCATAAGATGTTGAAATACGAAATAATAAGCAGTAATTACTCAAAAAGGGTAATGAAAAGTAAGATAGATAATAAGGTTAATCTTTTCTAATATGATCGGTATTTATCGTGCTATGAAAGATCTATCACAAACTAGGTTAGTGGTTAACTTCATAATTACCTTGGATGTAGATCTTAGATGTTTTAGGAGCTATGAAAGCATAACACTCTGCACGGTGCCACTAAAGAACCACCACACGGTAAATTATATAGTCAGTATATCGTATAATAGTATAAAACGTATCACAGATAAGACTATATATAACAGCTTGATTCAGGCAGTACGTGGGGAGATAGACCCTAATAACTTCTATATTTCAAGAACAAGTTTAAATAGTGTAGATAGCGACTTATACAAAGAAATAATAGGGAAACAAAAACCCTATAAGATAGTATTAGACTATAGTATAATAACTAATATAATAAAAAATACGTAAAACTATGATTTATTTATTAATATTATTGCCAATTATTGTAGCTAATGTAATATATTGGTGTTTTAGAAAGAGAAATAAAATAAACTTGGGTGATGAGAGAAGAGGTATGACATACTTGCTTCTACTGGTAGTGCCAACAGTTATCATTTTCATTACAATTGCATCACTTGACTATTCACTAAGATATAGAAAAGTAAATGATACTGAGTATTGGTCATTCTACTATGCTAAGATAAGACATGTAGATAGATGGAATGAGTATATACACAGAACTTGTACAAGAACATTTAAGGATGCAGAGGGTAATACAAAGACTGAGGAGTATGATTGTTCCTATGTAGAAGATCATCCTGAACGTTGGATACTTATTGACAATGGAGGGAATGAAATCTACACAAGTAAAGAGTATTTTGACAGTATTAAGTCATTATGGAATACTAGCCCTGTAGTTATTGATATGCATAGGAAGTATTATACCTTAGATGGAGATGCGCAAGAATACTACTGGGATCAATTAGGAAACCACTTATTAACATACTCACTAGAAATGTCATATGTTAATAAAATAAAGGGAACCCAAACAGCATTTCAATTTAGGAACATCACAAAAGAAGAGGCTAAGGAGTTAGGTCTTTTTGATTATCCTAGTATCAGTGGCCCAAACATCTATGAAAAAGAACAAAATCCAATCTTAGGTTTTAATCCTGGTGCAAAAATAGTTAAGAAATTTACTAACTTTAATGCTAGGGAAGGAAGTAGAAAACAGATTAGGGTATTTGTACTGGTATTTCAAAATGGTAAGGGGCCAGAAATTGCAGAAGAACAAAAGAGTTATTGGCAAGGTGGAAATCAAAATGAACTTGTAATCTGTGTTGGTATTAATAAGAAAACGCACGAAGTCAATTGGGCCGACTGTTTTTCTTGGCAAGAGGACCCAACATTAGACTATAGATGTAAATTATTCTTACAGAGTCAGAAAAAACTAGACTTGGATAGACTACACTGGTTCCTGAGAGAAAATATTGGATTGTGGAAAAGAAAAAATTTCCATGACTTCGACTACCTAGAACCAGAATTAGACTCTAATGATTGTAATTTAATACTAATAGTAGTACTTAGTATATTATTATTATCTGTAGGAGTACAAGTAGGAACTATATGGTATTGTAATAAAAAAGATAAGGAGAGTAGGTAAAACTACTTTCCTTTATTTTCCTTATTAATATAGAAGAAGATGTATAGATGGAAGTAGAAATTTTATACTATCAAGATGTAGGTAATTATAAAAGAGGAAGAACTACAAGGGCTAAAATTATAGTTCCAATATATACTAACTATAGGCTTATAGATATAGTCAGTGGGTATATAATGTTGGGAGAAGTACTAGATAATATCAGAACGTATTATCTATCTATTGACTTTTCAACTAGTAAGTACTTAAGAAAGAAAAGTATTATATACAATATTATCCATTACATTGAGATTAGAACTGACCCTGAACTACAATGCTATCATGAACTGACAGATTTACCTGAATACCCATACTTGCAAAGAGAAGATATAATAAGAATAGATACTATAGAGATAGAGAATAGCCTGGTAGATAATACGTTAAGACTATTAATCTAACAGAGGAAGAACTAGATAAGAAATTAAGTAGACTATGACAGAACTTAGTTATTGGGATATTAATAGAAGGGGAGTTATTATTCCACACTTAGGAATCATTATGAACATATCATTCATGTCAAAATATAAACTAGAAATGGGACTTGGAATAACGTACTTGGGTAAGCTGAAAAATCCTGTTAAATACAATATTGAACTAGTAATATCAGACAAGAGCTTTAAATATATAACAAAGAAAAGGGTCTTGTCAGAACTAGAAGATTTAATACAAGAAAATAAATTTCTGGCATGGCATCTATCAACAGGCGATCCGGAAAAAGATGAATCTATAATATATCAACTTTTCGATTACCCGGAGAAAATAAAAATAGATACATTAAATATTAAAGATAGTACAATAAATGAGTTAATAAATAAAAAATTTAAGAAGAGCTAGTTTATCTAACTCTTCTTTTTTGTCCCTACTATACTACCTGTTTATCTAGTAGTTTGATAAATTGATCTCTTGTCATTGTTCCACCTGCTGCTCTCATATGACCTCCACCATTATAGTTTTGTTTCATATAATCTGCCAGGTTTAATCCAGTATCTTCTTCACTGTACATAGATATTGAATAGTATAAGTCACCATTTTCATCATGTCTTAAGTTTACACAGACTGATATATCGTACTCTGAATAAACTGACTCAAACTGCTGACTCCCAAATTCACAAGTCAACATGCATATACCTTTATACTTACCACCTACAGTAACTGGAAATGCATGAGACTTAACGGCAGCTTTATGTCTTTTCTGATTGTATACTATTATCTGTTTTCCTGCTTCCAATATCTCTGCAGTAAGTTGTGAATTATCTAACATCAGCTTATCGAAAATCTGATTTATTGAATTAAGTACCATTCCATACTTAGCACGTAGTCCAGTCTGAAAAGCAAGCGTCTCTTTGTCCCATGAAAATCTGTTCTTATCCCAGACGTCATATGCAGATATTAACCTTACTGCCTTAGGTACAATACTATCTACACCGTGCATATATTTCCAGCATAATTCACAAGCACCAAGACCTATCATTCTAAGCCCATCCATATTATCATACGAATGTTCTTTAGATGTGTCAATTGCTCCTATATGATGATCTATCCAAATAGTACGATACCCACCTGATAATTTACTAAGTCTTTTCATATCATCTGGTGGAAACGAAATGTCAACTAGAAAAATATGACATAGCTCGTTTTCACCAATCCTAGGAAATTCTGGTATACTATCTCCATAATTCCAACCCTTTGTAATTACTTTTTCATACCCAAGTTCATTCACTAGGTAATCTTGAATAATAGCAGCTGAAAATAACCCATCATAGTCTACTCTATGATATACGATAAATCCTATAGTCTCTTTCATTTTTTATTAAATATCATTATCTCTTATTAATTCTTTTACTCTATCCTCTATTAAAGATTCCACTATTCTATCTGGGTTTATTTCTCTATTTAATAGCTCATTGTAGAATCTATTAATATATCCCCAGCTATTAGATCTATCTAATTCCTCTATATCCGCTATTTCTTTTATAATAGATCTTAGTTTAAAAAGGTCCATATTTTCCTTATATGCTACACATTTTCTGGTACTTATATAGTTAAAAAGATTTCTCTTTACCTCACTACTCTTAAACTCAAACTCATTAACAACATCTGATATAGTCCTAACTATATAACCAAGACTGTGAAGTAAGTTATCACAGTCTTTTTTGTTAATTTTTACTCTAATTATTCCCATGATTTTTATATTAATATTTCTATAGATAAGGGAATAAAGCGTTAGGAACAACAAAATTGTAGCCTAACCTCACGGTTAAGCTACAACTAATGGCATATTAAGAAAAATCACCCTGATAAAGAGTTATTCTCAATAATAAGAGTTCTAGGGCTTTTCAGGGAGCAAAAAAAAATTATAGCCGATTTATCACAAACCAGCTATAATCGACAGTAACGAATTTTAAACTATTTATCATTAGTAAGGAATCTATCGCTTCCTGTAATACCTTTTTTCCAGTACCTATCTCCCTTCTTTATAAAAATCTCAGGTGCCACTGTAGTAAACCCAATAAGATTTTCAAGTCTTTTATAACTAGGCTTTTCATCAGGAGATGTATAGAATGATGTATTTATTGAGATATTAACTAAGTCATCTACACTAACGCCTTCTAATGAGTCCGGAAAAATGCCAAGTCCTTTATTTGTAAAATCTAGGATCAAATAGAATTTTTCGTTCTGATCTAAAATATCAGTACTGTTCCTTTTTATAGAACCAGGAATAGACTCTCTTACTAAAGACCAACTGATGTAAGTATCTCTAGATAGTTCGCAGTATTTGTTTGGGTTGATACTAAATATATCCCTTCTCAACTTTACTTCTAGCTGCGTAAGTAATAGTTCTATGTCTATATATAATGTGGGAATTCCATATCTATTATAGCAAACTGTATCTGAATCTGCATGACAAAGTCCAGATACCTCTACAACTATATACCTAATACTATCAGTCTTTCCCGGTATAATTGACCTATCGTAGGTTTTCAAGTTAGTTGGGTCAAATTTATTACTCTCTAAGTTAGTATTAGTCCAACCAAGATTTGATGAGAATATTGCTAAGTTATTCTGATACATAATACCTAGCTCTTCACACTGATCTTTGCTCATTAATCTAAATTCATCTTCCCCGCTTGATAGAACCTGCATTACTACAATAGATCTATCAGGAAAATATCTTACCAACCTAAACACTAGATCAGACCTAAGTGATGATTTGAGTGTATAAGTGTCACTATCTTTAAATACTGTCTCCTTTACTTTTGGTGTGTTAATACCCTCTAAGTTGTACTCTAATCCGGGCAAACAATCTCTTATTGAAACAGCTTTAGATCTAAGATACTTTCTCTTTGTATCAGTATATAATACCTCTCCAGTCTTTTTATCAAACTTATAGGTAATATCTTTTATCTTATCTTCTCTATACATCTACTTAAGGGCATCTGGTACAAATTCAGTGCTACCTAAGAGGAGATTTTCAGACCTCTTACTTAGTTCTAACATCTTGGCTGATATTTCCTTATTAGCTTTCACAATCTCAGCGCGGTCATTATCTCTCTGCTCCTTGATATGTGCTAGCTTTTCTGTTGTATCTGATAAGGCAGTAAATACATCATTCATTGCCTTCTTATAGGTCTCAACGTCAATAATACTTCTACTTCCCTCTACCAAGATCTTACTAGTTGTTTCTTTCATCATCTTAGCATTGTTCAGGGTCAACTCATTATTAACATCTTTGATCATCTTCTGGGTATCAAGTGTTGCCTTCTGTTTCTGATTCATAATGGCAATAGCAATCGATGTTTCCCAGTTTGGTATGATTGTCCTATAGATTTCCTCATTATTCTCACGCAGTCTCTCATTATTCTGCCTCATCATTCTAATCTGAGGGAGGTCGAGATTGTGTGTTTTCTGTCCGGCCATAAATAAGTCGAATGAATGCCTGTCTATTTTTTCGACGAATTCACGCTGCTTATCTAGTTCTGCCTGACTATGAGATGAAGGGTCTTGTTCATATTCCTTCAACATTTTCTGCAGCTTTTCTGTTTCGTCGTTATATAAGACAGATAATGCGACTATATGAACGCCGTAATATTCACACAGCTCTTCTGCCCTCTGTTCCATCAAGACTAGGGAATTCATGTCACTATCCAAGTCTACCTCCATTTCTTTGACTTTGGCGATAATCTTGTTTACGTCATCCTTACTTGATTCGTACCTAGCCATAATCTTATCTGCCGACAATACAGCTGGTGTACCTAAGACTGGAATCATAGCAACAAACTTTCTCCAACCCTTCATAGTACTTGGATCTTTCAGTTCATTCTTTCTGATAGTACCAATAAGCTCTTTTACATACTTACCAGCTTCTCCTGCCTTATCTAGCTTATTCAGTTCTAATAAGGTACTGATACAATCTCTACTGGTACTTACTATATCTGAACCAAACTTCTTAAGACTATCAGAATCGGTTATACCCTTTGTGATATCTCTACACCTCTTGATAGTCTGATCATCAAGTTTAGTTACATCTATCTTGCCCTTATCGTCAACTGTTCTACCTGCTTTGATAAGCGCTTCTTCTCTTTTCTTAATTAGGTTTCCCATAATCTTAATAAAAATTTGATTCAATATTTAATTTAACTTGTTCCCTAATTTCTTCATCAGATAGTTCACTAAGATCTACCTGACGAAACTTCTGCAGTTTATTCAGTTCTACACCAATCATTAGTAATTTACCAGTTATTGGATGTACACCAAAACCTAAGTAAGGCTGTTTACCTGATAATCTAGTGTATATATAATCTAAGCAAGAATTATCCAAGTCTAAACCTTTAACCATACCTACACTAAACTTAGAACCACTAAATTGTCTATTTCTAAACAAGGTATAACCATAACTTTCCATTAATGGATTTATTACGGTTTCTATTTTAAGAGACATATCGAATCTAAGTTCAATAAGCCTCTGTTCATACTCGAAATACTTAGACCTGTCACATATAATATCTAAGACCTTAAGTAATTGTCCTGCATCTTCTGGTCCCAATAAAACAGATGCGCCCAAACCAGTATAGAACTTAACCTCTTTATAATAATGATCTGAAAAATTATAAGTCAAGATCTTATTATTAATGTTAATTAGTTCCAGCATATGAGAATCTTTAGCATCTACATATACCTCTACTATTACATCAGAACTCGCCACGAAATCTCCCTTATATTCTTGCAGTATAATACAATTCATATTCTCTGCCTTATAACGTGCAGCACCTACAAAACCTTTTCTTAATAGTAGATTTATTACTCTACCTGTTGGGGATACCTTCCCAATATAAAGTCTTCTTAATTCTTCTGTTAATTCTTCCATACAATAATAAGGAAACAAGAGGAAGAGAATATTTCTACTCTCTTCCTAAACTTTATAATAGCTCTTTTAGATAATACTCTGGATCTCTCTCATTGTATACATCCTTCATCTTATTCAGTGTTAGCTTATTTCCATATTTCTTTATGTATTCTAACCACTCACTACCACTCATACTGCCTTGATCCCCTAACCTAATAGCAGCTTTCTTAATTAACTCAGTCTCATTACCTAGTACTGACATTACGTACGCCATACCCTCTTTTATGAGTTCTGATATTCTGCCATCACTAGTTAAATTTTCTGTAACTAATGCATCCCTACTATCAAGACCTTCACTAATACTACTACCATTCTCTGAGTCTCTGTGTGATATTGGAACTGGGAGATCAAATCCACACTCCATCACAGCACTACTTAGTCCGATCCATAAATCTTTAATGTCATTACTACTTCCCAGCAACCACATATCAGGATTTTTATAGATTAATCTTTCTGCCTGATATCCACCTAGTGAAATTCTAATATCATCTAGTATATCACCTCTACTGTCAATTTCTCCAGCAAATCTTTTATCATAAGTACTACAAAAACCTCCATGATCAGTAGAAACACTTACTATATTATCCGGTACTTCACCCTTACACCAAGAATACATTATCGCATGTCCTATTTCATGAACCGCACATATATATCTTTTTCTTCTGTTCTTAGGGTATCTTTCATTACCGAGTTCTAGTTTCTGTTTTACTATTATTTCATCAGACTTATCGAACTTGAGTCTAACATCGACGCTTGGTAGTTTGAAGTTTTCGACACAATCAACTACACCAATACTTACATTCTTACTTTTCCCTTTATGTTCAATCACCTTAGATAAATATGGTGTAATAAGAGTGTCGATACTACTTAATATTGGCCTTACACCTTGCGTCGGATATACAGACTCGGAATATAATAGGTCTTTCATACTCTGCTCAAATTCGATCTTTATATTATCAACCTTCGAGAACCTTAGTAAGATTTTATTAATTTCTAAGTCTATTATCTTCTTAAAACTATCTTTGGTAAGTGTTGGGTACTTGATTATATTATTACCAAGTCTTCCAATCTGTTCTGGCCTATATCTTTTCTTAAGCGCCTCTTTGATATCAGTTGTTGTCACCCTGCTAGTAATATCGTAAAACAGGTCAGCATCAATATCTGGACTTATATCACAACTATCCTTATATGCTTCATCTAAGTTACCTAGGATGAATACAAGAGACTTACTACAATCTAGTTTACGTGAAGATGTTGTTTTCTTCTTAATATCTTCAAGTCTATCTGCTAGTTGTCCAATTGTAAATTCTCCACATAATAATTCCTTTGCTATACTACTACCTAAGGTATTATTTATGGAATTTAATCTTTTTATAATAGTTCTGAGGTAAGTATCTGTAATTACTTCTAACGGACGACTTGGATCTTCATCACTGTTTCTTTTCATATCTTCACTACCTGGAACACCTCTGTCATAATGATAAAACATAAGACTTAAGTATTCTGTAACATCACTTGGAGAATTTATATAATTATCCTTGATAGTTATGTGTGGTAGTGCCTTAGCTGTGTCAGAAAGCTCATCGATGAAATCACATAACTTACTATATTCATAATTATAGTTTTCTGTTACATCAATAAACCCACTATCTAAGATTGACCAAATAGGACGAAGACTTGCTAATACTTCTTCCTCTCCAGAATCATTAATAGTTCTTGCATATTGAAACTCATCAAATACGAATACTAACTTATTTGTGCTAGTACTAGAACATTTATCATCGCAGCCACACTCAGATCTACCAAATGTATCAATTATATCAGACGTAATTGCCTTATTTGAATCTCTACATTCTCCGCAGTCAAAAGATAGCAAGTACTCATTAAGATTTAGAAGCTCAATTAGCCTCTTTACTACACTTGTCTTTCCAGTCCCAGTCATTCCCCATACTGATACAATAGTGGGTCTTGTAATAATCTCAGGAGTTACATACCAAGCATGAATACTCGTACCAAGCTGATCAATTATACTATCAAGCCCTACAAATTCAGTCTTTAATTGAATAAGGACTGACTTTAGAAGATTAACCCTATCTTTTCTATTCTCCGGTACTCTCTTGATCTCTAAGTTCTTCATCTTCCAAATATTTATCGTCTTCAATGCTATCTTCGCTTTCTACTAACTTACTGCCGCCAAAATTATTATATAAGTAAGTTTTCCACTCACTTATATTAAACTTATCTGACTCTACTATATAAGATCTACTAAGTTCTGCTAGTTCTTTTGCAAATCTATCAGCACCTACAGCATCTTCCGCCTCTGCTGACATATTAACATCACCAGTCATAGTATGAAGAGTTACTGTTGCAATGTAGACAGAATATTCCTCAGAGTTAGTAGATCTTGAAGTTAATTCACAAAAATATAATCCACCACTCTCTAGGTAAGATTCGCTATCTAAGATATTAGTAACCTGATAATACTCATAACCTGTATCACTGCTCCTCCAATAAATAATTCCGTGTAGGTCCGCTAGGTAAGTTGTACTATCCTCTACTAAACTACTAAATGTCTTAGAACCTGTTTTATTTAATAATTCTTTTAAATACCTGAAATAATTATCCATATGTATCATTAATTTAATTTCTACTATTAAGGTATTGAAGTGACCTAGACCCCTTAATTGTAGATATGTGGATAAGATGTAAATTAGAAAAAATTGGAACAGACTACTACTTAAGAAGATATAATAGTAAGTCTTATAATTTGAGATTAACGGTGCATACAAGTGGTAGAAAATATTTAGACCCTGGAATTATTGTACTATATATTAGTCCACAAGGTATAATAAGACCAATAAGGCGCAGTGCACAGAAAAGAGTAGATAGAGACATTTTTACGAGGTTTATGATAAGAAACTCGGTTAGTAAGAATGAAAAGAGGGTAATCAAAATTCTTAAGACAGGAAAAACATTTGATAGTAAGTTAGAGCTGATCTGGGAGTGTAGTGTATATAAATCCTGTACAGATCTAAAGAGCCCTGATAGTTACTACAACAAAATATATAAGTCAATAAAGAAATATATATGTCTACAAGGAAATATCCAGTAAAGTATTGGGTACTACAAGATGGATTTAATGAATTTTCAGTAGTAGGCCATGAATATACAAAGATATCTGGTAATATTTATAAGCTACCATTTATCCAATTGATGACTACTGGAAAGTATTATGAATCTGGATTTCTGATAGTATTTAGGTATGGTGTTGGTGATATCAAGTGTAATGGAGAAATCATTAATAACCCCAGATATCAGTTTCTATGCGTGTGTATGAGACTTATAACAAGCTCTGTAAATAATCGATCATCACTATACTTATTACACTATAAGTTTAACAGATCATCAGTAGCACAAGGCAAACCTATTAAACTAGAAACGGTTTGGTGCTTTAGTGCATTAAAAGTAAAAAAGCCTGATGAAAGTTATCCTAGTGAGTTGATAGAGGATCTGATATCTGATATTAGATTAGCAATGTCTATGTATAAACTTCAATTATATTATGAGAGTAAAACTACGCCCACAGCATAATAAAAAGACAGGTAAGTTTTTTCTTAGTAAGATAGGTATTGTAGACGAGACTGATCAATTTACCGATAATAACTTTAAAGACTATGTTTATACTAGACTAGAGTATAAAAGCTACTTATCTGGATTTTTCATACTAATAGAGGGTGAAAAAGAATATAGAGTAGGGAGTAGTATTATTAACTTCGCAGAATTATTTCTTCAAAACTTCGAAATTAACTTAACTAATTTCATACTTAACGTTGAAAGACCTGCTAGTTTTTATATACTATACTATAAGTACGATAGAAAGTTAGACCTACTTAACAGGCCAGTAGAGTTAGATTTAGTATGGGGAGTTAGCACGACAAATAATAATAAGGTACCTAACGAGATCTTTAACATAGTGGAAGTAGTTAGTAACGTAAAACACTTAATTTATTCTTACAATGACTAGAATAATATGTAATGGTGGTTATTATTTATTATTTGATATAGTTAAGAAAATGAATACCTACTATCTATCTCTTAGTGATAAAAAAGATAGTATTCCCACCTTGGAAAATCCTATACCAGAAGTTTATGTACTAGCAAGGGGTGGAAAGTACTTAGAGCCAGAATATATACTAGTCATTGAAAACTATAGGGATAATAAAAGATATGAACTAGTTAATCGTTTTGCAGAAGAGACTATCTACTATTCTGATGTTAATATAGTAAGTTTTGGAAATCCTAGGACTACTATTAGGCTACTCAGAATACCTAATAAGACTAGAGACCTGAGAAAACCTATAGAGTTAGTATCTATGTGGAGTTGTAGTATATTAAGTACAAATATGGATAGGGAAGATATTTACCTGATATATAAATCAATCAAAGATATAGTTTAGTAGTAAAAAATATTAATCTAAAAATATATAGTAAAAAATGAGAACTTTATTAATTATTAGAGGATGTATGGGTAGTGGAAAAACTACTTATATTAAGAATAATAACCTAGTAGATTATACGATATCTGCAGATGACATTAGATTACTGTATCACTCTCCTAGAATGACCGACGATGGTAATATGTCAATCAGTGCGAAGTCAGATAGAGATGTGTGGAGTACATTGTATAGTATGTTAGAGACGCGAATGAAGAATGGTGACTTTACTATAATCGATGCAACCCACAAGACAAGTAAGGATGTATCAAAATATATAGAGCTAGCAGATAAGTACAAGTATAACTGCTATCAGCTCAACATAGAAGCTACACTAGATGAATGTCTTGAGCGTAACTTGATGAGGAATCCAATAAAACATGTCCCAGAGTCTGAAATTATTAGAGCATTTGATATAATACAGTCCAATAAAATATCAAACCGCTTTAAACAGATAAACAGTGTGGACGAAATTATCGACTACTACATGGAAGATGCATCGAAGTATAAGGAAGTAAAAATAATAGGAGATGTTCATGGTTGTTACTCCTGCCTTAGAGATGCAATAAGTGAAGAACTCGACCCTGATATATTGTATGTATTTGTAGGTGATTATTTCGATCGAGGTATTGAAAATAAAGATATGTATGATTTTTTAATAAGCCACTATAATGATGATAATGTAGTACTCTTAGAAGGAAATCATGAAAAACATATCTGGAAATTAATTAACAACATAGAAATTACATCTAGTGACTTTCAAAATACCCTGGAAGAAATCAAAAAATCTTACCCAAGTGAACAGATAATAAAAAACTTGAGAAAAATATATAATAAACTTCGTCAGTGTTTTGCTTTTACTTATGAAGGGCAAAAATACCTAGTGACTCATGGAGGATTAACGAGTGTACCTAAATTAACTACAATACCAACTAATGATATGATAAAAGGAGTTGGTGGGTATGATTTAGATGTTGATAAGATATATGAAGAAAATTATGTACTAGGTAGATGTCAAGACTTCATACAGGTACATGGACATAGAAGTACAATATCAACAGAACACTCTATTTGTCTGGAAGATAGTATTGAATTTGGTGGAAGCTTAAAAGTACTATCCATTACTAAAGAAGGCGGAAAATTACTGTCCTTTGAAAATAAAGTGTACGATCCTGAAAAAATAAATGATACACAACGAACTAATAGGTATAAGGTAAGTGATCCTGATGTTTGTAAGATAATGAACAGTAGACTAATCAACGTCAAGTCTTGTAAGCATAATATGTACTCGCTGAACTTTACTAGAAATGCATTTATTGGCAAGAAGTGGAATCTAGTAACCATTAAAGCAAGGGGACTTTTTGTTGATAAGAAAACTGGTGAGGTTAGAATGAGATCTTATGACAAGTTCTTTAATCTAGGTGAACATGAGACAACGAAAAAAGAAACACTAGATAAGACACTCAAGTTCCCTGTTAAACTAGCAGTAAAAGAAAATGGATATCTAGGTATAATGTCTGTGGTAGATGGGCAAGTAGTATTCGCATCTAAGACTACAGACAGTGGGCCATTTGCTGAGAGATTTGAAAGGATATTTAAAGAGACTGTTAGTAAACATGATGCTGATATACTGAAAAATTTATTGAAGAAGGAGAATGCATCAGCTGTGTTTGAAGTAATTAGCCCAACTGAAGATCCTCACATCATTAGGTACGAAAAAGAAGAGGTAGTACTGCTTGATATACTACATAACAGGTTAAACTTAGAGCCAAACTATCAAGAAATATCAGATAAGTTTAAAGATGCACTAAGAAAGACTACATCACTAGAAATGCCTAAGGAATCTAATATAGATAACCCTGAAGATCTTTGGAATACTCTCTATATATACAGCATAGATAATAGTGAAGTAGAGGGATTTGTAGTGACGGATGCTAAGGGATTTAAGTTCAAAGTAAAATTCGAATACTATAACTTTGTAAAATCACTTAGAAAAATTATGCAGGTTTATAGAAAATGTAAGCGGGATGGAATAGAATTTAATGATAATATCTGTAAGAGTGATGTGCAGAAATTATTTGTTAAGTTCCTGGAAAAATATGATGATGGCAAGAAATCTATTATCGACCTGTATGATGAGTTTGAAGAGATAGATGACGACAAACTGCAATAATGGTAGTAGAAAGTGAAAAATATAACACTTAAGATAACTAGAAACAGTGAGTTAGATTTTTCAGCCTGTAGATTTGTAGGTGATGATATTAATAGCTGGAAGAATACTATCAAGGTGAGAGTGATAAGCGGAGGAAAAGCGGTAAAGTCAGGTTACTTACACATAATTGCTAGGCCTGATAATTGGGTATGTATTAGTAATTGTATTTTTAACCTAGATGACAGTGATTTCTTATTCTCAATAGAAGATGAATCAGCAAAAACCTATCCAACTGCCTATCTACTACATTATGAGTTCAATCGGGGAAAACTACAGGAACAAACTAAACTAGATGTAGTATGGTGTTCTAGTAATTACCTAATCGACTATACAACAGGGTATCAAGCGTATAGATGTAATGTTAGGAAAAATATAATAGATGCAATTAATGGATATGAAAGAAAAAGAAAAAGTAGAGCTAGTTCGAGACATAACTAGTAGATTATGTTTTGGACTCGTTGTAGAATTTAGCGGAATCAGATGCAGACTAAACAGGGTCTATATACAACCACACTATAATCATACTAATCAAGCAAAAGGTGTGACTGCTTTGTGTGAATTATTTGATGATGATGAGTATGTAAGCGTTGAACATGTACGACCCATCTTGAAGAGACTTGATAACATAGAAGAGCGAGACTTGATTGATTATAGACATTATAGTGGTGACATGACAGCGACTAGTGATGACATACTAAAGATGGATAATCAGGTGAAACGAGATTGGTTGTGTAGTAGGTTCTTTGATACACGAGGACTTATCGACAAGGGACTGGCAATTGATGAAAGTACATTAGGGAGTCGTGAGTATGGATATGATCATGAACTGTGAATATATTATCAGTGCAGCAATCTATAGAAAACAACCTAACATGCCAGAAGAGTCTATGGTAATGTATAAAGATCCGAGCAAGTGGGAAGAGTGTGGTAAGGTTGATGATATATACTTCATTGAGACCGCTAGAAGACACCCGGAAATACTACATAGATGGCGCGATGAACTGTGCAGAGATAAGCAGGGGTTTTATACATCGCATGGTAGATTCGTTGATAGAAAAACTGCACTTCAAATCGCGCTAAAATCAGGACAAGTTGAGCCGGGTAAGATTAGCGGTGAGTTACTGCAATCTGAGGACTTGTGGTAGGAGCAAAAAAAATAAAATAGAATAGTAGGTAAATTAATACTTACTATTCTTTTTTTGTCCCCATTATCGCCTGGGAGGACACATCAGTTCCTATCAGAGCAATAAGTTGAGATAAATGGATTCGAACCACTAATAACAGAACCAAAATCTGCTGTGTTACCATTACACTATATCTCAAAAATAAGCAGGGTTTTTATTTCTGAGAGGTTGTTTCATATTTTATCACTACTCCAAATGAATCAGCCCTGGAGTACTGAGGTTATCAGCTGCTTAACCTATGATTTATACCCTGCTATGCCCTCTCATACAATACATTTCTATATCACCTTTGAGGGAATCAGAGACTTCACTAAGGTAAGTCATCAAAGTCGGTTAGGCCTTGATTCACCAGACTCACCCTAGCTTATCTCCTTTCACTGCCGACCAAAGCAGCTAATCTTAATTTCCGAAAGCACTATTACCCCGAAATCCCTCACATATAAGATTTCTAAAGGGTCTCACATGCAAAATATACACACTAAAACCCTTAACTGTGTAGAAAATAATAAAAGATAGAGCAGTATATTAAAGCTGCCCTATCTAAATTTTTATTCAAATCATATTTCCTCTTTTTCTTTTAATATTTTGAAACCGCCAGATCTCTTAGCACCATTATTTACAAGACACTCTTTCATCTCATAATATTCACTGAGATCTGTTGCTTTTGGAGATGCCTTGTAACCTAACTTCTTATATATCTCAGACAGTTTCTCTTTGATATCTACCTTTGTATAAGACTGTCCAACTTCAAACACTTTACTAAGCTCTTCTTTTATCTTTTCCTTGTCAAAACTTAAGATACTTAGTTTTTTATCTAAGTCTGATATCTTATACCACAGAGATCTACATACATCGAGACCTAAGAGATTTATATACTCGCAAAATCTTTTCTCCTCAATATGCTGTAGGATTGATAAGTTCCCTACCTTTTCACAATATTCACATAAGTACTTGAGCTTGTATTGTCTATGACCTTGCTTCTTATACTCCTTAAAGAATTTCTCTAGTTCCTCTACATCATAAACTCCGCCTACCTTACCAAGCTCATTGAAAACTGTAAATCTGTCGGAATAATCAACTTGCTGAATTTCGTAGGCTCTCATCTCAGATACCTTGACCAGATTATTAAAGACTGGTGTTAGTATTGTTTTGTCACCTATCTTTTTCTTATTAACCGCTACGAAGTCATCCTTATAGTTGAATGTCTTTGCTAGTTTTTGATAAGCTTCTGATAAGTCACCCTTCTCTTCTTGATTACCCTTCTGAAAAACTGACAATAGATTTTCCGATTTTCTCTCCTTCTTTGCTAGCTTCTCTTCAAATACTTCCTTCGCCTGTTTATTATTCGTTGTAATAGACTTGAAAAATAGGATTGCTTCATCTTTCCATGGATTCTCCCGTAATCTCTGGCGCCCTAGTATCTGTGGAAGATCGAGGGTAATATCAACAGCGAGAGTATCAACGTTTGCGTCGCTGATAATAAAACTCCTCGCATTATCACTGTAGAAATCTGCGCCAAGATATACGGTTCTAGTACAGAAGGTAAACATCTTCCTAGGTTCATCTCTTAGTGGAACTGTACCAATATTATATTTCCTACCTAAGTTTTTGTGAATTCTTGTTATATTCTCCGGAGTATTAGCAACAAGTATATTAACCTGCTCTGGAGTTAGTTTTGCTCGTTTAATAATACTAGTGATATTATTCACTGAGTTGACATAGAATACTGCTTCCTTCGACTCAATCTTTTTAACGTCTTTTTCATTATCACTCTCAGGATCTCTTACATATCTATACTCGAAGTTTCCATCCAAGTAGTCCTTAATGATAGGTCCTGCTTCCATATAGACACTCTTAAGATTTCTAGTAATTATCTTTGGCCTACTAATACGGTCCGGATCTAATGTCTCCCAATCAAGCTCATAATATGGAAGATCTTTAAAGCCGTCTAACATATCTAGGTACTTATCAATCATAGGCGTTGCACTTACATAGCATACCTTTTGAACGCCTTGCAAGTTATCAACAAACTGCATCTCCGTATCAGACTTAAATTTACTGTCTGTGAAGATACTTTGAAACTCGTCTACTACTATCTGAAACTTATCAAGGTTGTCCTGATGATTAATAATATCTTTAACAATCCTGAATGAGTCGTAAGTAACCAAGATCTTAACCGGTTTATTATTCTGTCTACAACCCTTTATGTAGGTACTGATCTTATACGTTAGCTCCTTGAAAAAATCCTCTTTCTGTTTTGCCTCCCTCTTGATTTTCTCTAAGTTAGGTTTTTTGTACCAAGATGTTCTTCGAACCCTTGGATACTTCGTTAGGTCCTTGTCAGTCCCTACCTCAGATTCATAGGTATTTACAACTAGAAATGTGGTATCTGGATGTTGTTCATACTTGTTCTGGAGAAGAATCTTTCTAGGACTGCATAAGATTGTATCATCACTGTTCCTAATGCAGTACTCCGTATAACCACAACCTGGTATCTGCTTGTTAAGGATATGAGGAATACTGTGAATCCTATAATCCTTCCAATCGCTAATGTACCTAATTCCACTAGGTACTTCTATCTTTTGTTTCTTCATAAGATTAAAATATTTTTAATTAATAAAAAGTTTATTCGGACTGAGATGATACATTTAGCTGAAGCTAAGTATCACACTCGCTTGATTTCATCAATCACCTTTCAATGATAAGGATTTTATATTGCGCTATATGTAAAAACGTAATGTTTATTTCACCCATGATCGGAAGATATCTTAGAAAGAAAATTTGGCTTCATAAAAATATTACACTAGAATACTCTCGCCTATGGTACCTCGGATATACACTCTTGCCACTACCTTCGGTATAATATTCTAGATTCCGCTGGCGCTCCACTTAAGAATATTAACCTCGGGCGAATGCTAGCTGAAATCATATCCCCTCTACTTCAAGTTCCTAGGCGAAGCCCTCATACCGAACCGACGACTTTTGGAGGAGTGTGAAGGTTTGAGCAAAGAGCGAGAGGCTAGGGTGACAATATTGTGGGAGCGCAGCGATACAATATTGGTGGCATAGACTTTTGGGCAGGCGGCCTCTCGCGAATTGAATGCAAGTGCGGAGCTTAGCTTGGAAAAAATAGTACACCCGGGCCTATAGTTTCTTTATATATGAGGAACTGGGTATTTTGTTTTGTGTTACCTAGTGATCCTCCAAAATAATATATAAATTTCATTTGGATTATTAGATGAAAGTAAAAAAGATTAAACAAGAAATCCTGGACAAGGTATTAGTTCCAGGTAATCGTGTTTTTGAGGAGCGTGTTGCTTTTAATCCTATCATTGACGGTTCGGGTAATACAAGGGGTAGTATTTATTTTCCTCGTAGTATTTATGGTAATTCTAACTATAAGAATTATAGTGAGAGGAGGGTAGTTAATATCATTGCTAAACGTCAGAAAGGTAATAACTCATTGATCAAAAATTCATTGACAGAAAGTACTTATATGAAGATGGTGCTTGGTGATCTCGCTGTCTTAAGTGCGGCAGATAATACGGGGGTAGGTATTTTTGATTTTATCCCCGAGTATATTGTGCCGCTAAACAAACAGCGATGGATTGAGTGTTGTGATAAGTGTGATGTACGTGATCCAGAGGAGAGGAGGAAGTCTTTTATATCTCTTGACCTCTATAGTACTACCTTGAAGATGTATATAGAGGTAGATGGTAGGTCTCATGATATGCTAGAGTGTAGTAAGTCAGATCAAGCCAGGAAGATGTACATGGAGGAGGAGCATAGTATTAGTGAGCTTCGCCTTAAGTATTATGCAAACGGTAGGCCATTACATAACAGAAAAGAGGTAGTAGGTAAGAAGAGGAACGAAGCTAGGGAAGATCTTAGACGGATACTTACTAGACGTTGGGAGATTGGAAAAGATTACCTAGATAGAGTACCTGATCCTCATAGAGATTACGGCCATTACATGTTAGATAGTTTTGTACTGAATGCGCTTGAGTATGGTAGTTCTGCGCTGAAGGGTTATGAGTTTTATACAGAGTCACCTAAGAGAACTGTTAATCAAGCCGTTAATATGGTAGTGGAGTATCTAGGTAAGAAATGGATGCCTGAGAAGTGTAGAAAAAGACTTGCGCAGGAGATTCGATTTATTAATAGGCTAATCAAGGGCAAGAATAGATGAGAAAGAGAGAAACATACAAGAACATACTCCTAGGAAGCCTTCAATTCCTTAATGGTGTATATAAGATAATTACAGCAATCCTTATCTTATATAATACCTGCCAGTGTAATAGGAGAACTGGAAATCAGGATAATCAGAAGCAGTAGTACATATTAGGTAATGGCTGTATGAACCTAGTTATGTAATCTAGTTTCTATTGTGGAGGTTATTCAATAGGATCTCAGTAATATAATTTACTCATGAGGTCCTTAATATTTTTTCATCTCCTGAAACGCCCTAAAACCCTTATTTATGTAATGAAAGTTATCTCAAGAAAATTAAAGTCTTGAGATAAATTATTTTTTTAAAACTATAAAATTATGACAGTTTTTAGTATTAACGTAGAGATGTACAATACCCGTGTGGAATTCGTATTTGCAAGTAAGAGTGAACATTTAATAATCGCAGAAGAATTAGAGAGTAGGGGTATTGATGTTGATTTCATAAGCACTGTAATCAACAATAATAGTGAATGTGGTTATTATTCGAAAGAGGAAATACCTAACCACGGATTCTTAGTAGGTATCATATCAGATAACCTAGGTGAGAATAATAAGAGATCTACTATCGTACATTATATATACGAAGTAGCAAAGGAAATACTAGAGTCTAAGGGTGTTGACTTAAGTAATGTAATGAGTCTTACTAGTTACATAACAGATAAGATAGCATTTGATGAACTTTGGTAGTTAGAAAGAAGGGGTTTGATCCTCTTCTTTTTTTTTATTCTCCTCTAGAACCCTTATATATGTTAGAGGGAATATTTAGATATCAACTCTCTAAGAAAATCTGAAATATTAAAAACAAATAAAATGAATAATGAATTATTATTTAATTATCTAAAAAGAAACAAAGATTATTGTTTTTGTATTGGTCAGTATGAATTTCCAAAGAAGTTAGAAACCATTAGTGGGAATCTTATAGACTTGGAGAATAACAGAAAAGATAATCTACTTCAAGGGAGTAAGTGGTCGCCAAATTTTAAGAAGGTATTAGACAGTGAATTCCGGGGTGTTAGATATCATAGAGAGTTTCCATTGCTTGTTAGGGACTTGAAGGCGTGGAAACATTACAGCCTAAATCATAACGTTACTGATCCTGATAAGCTAGATAGAAATTACTTCCTAGCCGACTACTTCTTCCCGGATCATAATTTAGTAGTAGAGATAGATTCTGATATGCATGATCCGTGGTATGATTCTGCAAGGGATGATTATATGAATGTAGTTTATGGATTACAGGTGATGAGACTTTATGAGTTTGGTGAACCTAGTACTGAGGTTGCAAGGATAGATGATTTTGGTATTGCACTTAATAGATTAAAGTATTCAAGACCAATTAATCTTGATAATAGTGACTTAATACTATCTAGGTTCTATAAGAAAAATGAAGATATAATCGAGGCATTGAATGTAATTGAGGGAGTTATTTTATCAGGAAATATTTCAAATAATACATATACTATAAATCTGCAAATAACGCCTATTGGGTCTATGCAAGATTTTCGAACTATTGCAACAATTATAAAAGACCTATATGGAGTAAATGTAGTAATGCCTTGAAAAAATGACATCTGAGAAGCCGTGGAATCCTTATAAATGTACAAGTGGAGCACGAAAGTCCTGGAGTAGAAGGCCCAGCTTTAAAGGCAGCAGGGGGAAAGAGGTAATCGTGTTGATGAATTTTGATTGTTTTATCGTCACTGCAGTCTATAAACAATATACCCCGGTAGCGAGATAGGTAAGCTAAACACTTAGGGCTGTACGCTTGATAATTATGTTGTCGGTGTAATACAGTTCCGGTGCGGTAGAGATAGGAAGTCGCAAGGAGAAGATTCTAAACGTAATCTTCACTTCCTGTCGTTTTTTTTTGTTCCCATTAATCCCTTAGTAGTGTATGGAGAAGTCAAGAGTATATGTAATAAGAGATAGTTATGGAAGAGTTGATAGATTATATTTTTCAACCACACTCTTATATAATAAAGAGCTATTAGACCTATTCTATAAAGGAGTTAATGGGTATTATCCAGAAAAAGTGAGTTATTATATTAGAAATCAAAAGGAACTAGTGAGGGGAAAGTTTTTTATAAGTCTTGATCTAGCTAACTTCGCGATTAGTACTAACAAAATTACTACTAAGAAGGTGGTTAGATATTACTTAGAAAACGGAAAACCTTCATCTAGATCCAATAGTCACATAAAAAATCCACAATGTTTATGGTCAATTATTGAACCCTATATCTCATCTGGAAGGGTAGAGCTGTTCGACTTAGATATAGAAAGAAATCAAATATTAAACCAACCCAACTTAGGACGTAGGTACTTTAGTTTTATAGAACAGATATTTCATTTTAGCAAACCTAATAGTAGTGATTAAGACAGAGGGGATATAATAAATCTTCTCTCTTTTTCTTTTACCAGATTCTGTGTTCTTGCCGATTTTATTTTCCTCTAAATATATGTTGAAAAGTCAGTATCCGAAAAGCCGTCAATTCCTTATTAGTGTATATACAGGGAAATACGAAATTCCTGGAGTAGAAGGCCCGGTTTTGAAGGCAACTGGGGGAAAGAGGTAATCGTATTTGATGAATTTTGGTTGTTTTATAGTCACAATGTCTAAAACAATCCACCCTGGTAGCGATGTAGGTAAGCTAATCACTTAGGACCATGTATACTTTAACAGGTACCGGTATACATAGTTACGGTGTGGTAGAGATAGAGGGTTGACCATATTTGAGTCTAATTATACCCTCTGTCGTTTTTTTTTCATCCCCCCTAGTTTCCTTATAGGTGTGAAGGTGCAATGTGTGAATAATATGAATCTACCTGCAAAGATGGTAGAGCAGTTATCGGCAGTGTTGGCTCTAATTTTAACCCAATTTTATAGAGCCTTTGTACTAATATTGGGGAACCCTTGTAGCGATATAGGTTAGCTATGTACGTCAGGAGGCTCATGGTGAGAGTATACTATATACCACTGAGTTACGGTACTAGTAGAGATAGAGAGTCGAAAGGATAGTTATGTCATCTAGGATTACTTGGTATAGCTAGCTCTCTGTCGTTTTTTTTTCGTCCCCTAGAATCCTTAATAGTATGAAGAAAAAGAAAGTATATAAGGTTTATCTAGGTTGGGATAAGCACGTATTAGATCGGACATTTGCTAGAGAGGCAGATGCAATTAAGTATGCAGATAGTCTTGCAGTTGATACATTGATTGTGTCTTCTGTATTATAATGATTAGTAGTAGAATAGTAGCAATATTATTCTACTCTTTTATTTTGCCCTAGAATCCTTATTAGTGAATAATTACATAGTCCATATTTTATTTTTGTATGTTGATTAGTCTGACTTGTCTGTGAGGATAGGTCAGATTTTTTTATTTCCCCTTAAATCCTTATTAGTGAGACATAAAGTTAATATTATTAGTAGTTATTTCTTGACTTAGCTTGTTCGTGAGAATAGGCTAAGTATTTTTATTTCCCCTCAATTCCTTATTAGTGAATGTTTGTTACTAAACATGTAAATGGTTTGTTAATCTTTAGCTTAGCTTGTCTGTGATAGATAGGCTAAGTTTTTTCTTCCTTCTGAGATCCTCTTAATTCCTTATTAATGTAATATATGAGATGTATAATGTGTGCTAAATATAGTTAATATTTGTTTTGCATAGACTTAGCTTGTCCGTGATGGATAGGCTAAGTATTTTTATTTTCCTCTAGATTCCTTAATAGTGAAGATAGATAATACTTGATTCTGTTTAACGTAAATTTATTTTAGTTTAACTTTAACCTAGCTTGTCCGTGATGGATAGGTTAGGTTTTATTTCCCCTCAATTCCTTATAGGTGATAATAAATCAATAATGTCAATTTAGGAGGAGTATGATTGTATTTTGTGTTACATAGTACTCTTCCTTTTATTTTAATATTTGTATTATGAATATTGGATTATTAAAGTTAAAATTTTTGTATTGGCTCTATTATAAGTTGGGCCTGAGAAAACCAAGTAATGCGATAGAGTTACTGCAATCTAACTTGGATGTGGCGGCTCAGTTTTCAAGGTTAGCAGAGACTTTAAAATTAACCGGTCTCTGTAATAGGTTTTTTAAGTCTGTTGCTGAATCTTATCTAGTTGCTATAATTGTTAGGTCAGCTGAGATAATAACAGGTAAGAGATATAGGGTAGTTGACTTAAGTAGGGAAGATTTAAAGTTTATCATTGAGCAAGTTGTGGGTTCTGTATCGATCTATAATAACGCCGTATATGTTAGAAGTAAGGATGAGGTAATAGACTTCGAGGGTGACGGCGTAGATAAGATCGAAGATTATACCCACATGTTATTTTCAATGGCAAAACTTATGGTCTGTGAGTTAATGTTTAGTTCTAACCTGTAAATTTTGCGATCTTTCTTATCTATTATCCTTATAGGTGTGAATATTAAATTTATTAAAGTATATGGCAACGTACAAAATTTCAATTAAGCAAGGTAGTAAGTTTAATGAGGAGTATTTCATGGATAACTTACAAGAGCTTTGTACTAGATTTGGTGATTGTAATGCAGTAATTAGGAAGGAGGGAGAATGAAACAATACTTAGAATTATTAGATAAGGTTGTTAAGTACGGTAATCTAGAGGAGAATGATAGAACTGGTGTAGGTACATTAAATCTTTTCAGTGAGAAGATGATATTCGACTTATCAACAGGCAAGTTCCCTCTCCTAACTACTAAGAAAGTGTTTCTCAGGGGTGTAATAGAGGAGTTATTGTTTTTCTTACACACTGATGGTTATAGCATTGATTACTTAGTGGATAGAAATGTTCATATCTGGGATGCATGGCCACCTAGTAGAGAGACCGGCAAGTTTATACCTTATGCCAGATTTTGGAGACACTATCCTAAGTTTAATAGTAAGAATGAGTATATAGGGGAAGTTGATCAGATAGGTGAGGTCATCAGATTGATCAAGGAAGAGCCAAGCAGTAGACGAATGATTGTTGACTGTTGGAATGCAGGACTTAACCATGATGCTGTACTAACTGCCTGTCATAATTTCTTTCAAATCTATGTAAGGGGAGAGTACCTGGATATGAATTTGAGTGTGCGGTCTAATGATTTATTCTTAGGTTGTCCATTCAATATCGCATCTTATTCGCTCTTACTTATGATGATTGCACAAGTAACTGGTAAGAAGCCGGGGAAACTCTATTATAATATCGGAGTTGCTCATGTTTATCTTAATCATACAGAGCAGGTAAATGAGCAATTAACAAGAGAGCCGAGAGAATTACCAGTGATGAAGATTAATCCTGGGGTAACTAAGATTGATGATTTTAAGATTGATGATTTTGAATTAGTTGGTTATAATCCATGGCCAGCAATAAAAGCAGAAGTAGCAGTATGATAGGAAACAAGTTAATTCACATTATTGTAGCAATTGATGATAATGGTGGTATTGGAAAAGATGGAAAACTCTTATTTCATAACAAAGAAGACCTAAGACAGTTTAAAGAGAAAACAATGGGTCATGCAGTGGTAATGGGAAAGAATACATTTGAATCCTTGCCTAGTGGACCATTAGAAGGTAGAACTAATATAGTACTTACAGACGGTGGTGATATACCTGGCTGTTTCTGTAAGGGTAGTATGAAGGAGTTGGTAGAATTCATAGAGCAGCGTAGTGATAACAATATTTATATCATTGGTGGTGCTAGTGTATATAGTCAGTTCTTAGAGTATGCTGATATTATTCACCTAACTAGATTTCATACAACTAAGGAGGCCGACACATTCCTTCCTTATAGTAAACTTGTAGAGGGTTTTGATTTATTCTATAAGTCAGATCTACACAAAGATAAGGATGGTATTAAGTATGAATTTGAAACTTATATAAACAGATGCTCAAATGTCCGATCTGCAATCATAAATTTACTGACAAAGGGGAGATAAGGGACCATTTCAAAGATACTCACTTCTTAGATATGGCAGTCTACTATGAGATGGACCTTCGTGATAGTGAATATTGTTATAGGTGTGGAAATTCAAGACATCCCCTTACTTACCTAGACCCCACTGGTTTTAAAGTGCCATGTTGGGATTGTTTGAAGGATGATAAGTATGAAAAGCCGCAAGCAATAGAAACTATCAGAAGAGCTATCATCGACTATTATGTAACGGTTAAAGATGATAGGTACTTACAGATGTTCTTAGTTGATAATATCTTCTTCAATAATACCCTACCACATACCTACGAAGAATTCAAAGCAGTTCTAAAGAGGTTACAGAAAGTATATAGTATTGATAGAAATAAGATCTGGTTTCCTGATTTTATACCAGGTTACCCTAAGATATTTAGTAGGGATAATATAGGTGGTCTTAAGATAGTACCTGTTAATGATCTTTATACAATTGAAAGTAGTAAGTCAGAAATAAAGATAAATGACAAGTATATAATTAGGTATGCAGATATAATACCCTACGATCAAAGACATCATAGTAGGTATAATCTGTTCAACTTAAAGACCGAAACCAGAAACACTAAGAGGTTGAGACTTAAAGAATCAAATCCAACTAAGTGTATTAAGTTTTATAATAAGCTTAATGATCAGTATAATTCAATTTTTGAGCTAACTGACATAGAGGGTAATCCAATTATATTTAGCAGCTTACCAGAACTTGATAAGGTAGTAATAAAGCTTGTCTTACTGAGGAATAAATCTTTCTTCAGGCTGCTTATTGATATTGTAGATGAAGTTTTAAGAAATGTAGGTACCTTAAGTGATCCTGTGTTCTTAAGAAATACGGTAACTGTAAATCCTGGATGTGACCTAAAACTTCACTTATCTTGGCTACCAGAAGAAACTAAGGAAAACTATATTAACATTTCAATATTATGACAAAGTTTAAATTAGAAGGAACCTGTATTGATACCTCGACTATGAAGGGGTATTATCCAGAGAGTTCGAGTGATAGTGGTTTCAAGTATGTGTTAACTTCAATACCGGCTAATAATGATGTTCTGATTAAGGACTACGTAAGAAGTTATAATCCCGCTACTACTAGGTTAATTGTTCATTCAGATCACTTTGATGGTTTGGATGAGACAGTAATGAAACACCTAGGTCTGATTGGCAGAGATTTTGTAGATATCTTACTAGTTGATTCAAAAGCTGATTGGAAACTAGCTGGGTCATCTGTTACAAACCTAGGTAGTCGATGTAAGGATTGGGGAATTATGGAACCTGAATCTGTGGAACAAGTAGAAGGTATTATAAAAACATTAGGCAGTGATAGTATCGTGAAGTATATTGCGCTGACTATTAACCCGCTTGAATTTAACATGGATCTTATCAATTATTGTAGTGATAAAGACATAAAAATAATTGGTCTAAATCCACTTGGCGGGTACCTATCAGCGCCTAGAAATATCACGGCATTTACTGTTCCTTATCTTCTTGGTTTCTCTGCATTCTATTCTAATATTACAGTTATCAGTGGTAGAGACTTAGATACTGCATCAAGTGACTTACAGTACTTGAATAGCTTAGATGATCGTGAGGCTGGAAACAATTATATACTCAAGAAAACAACTAGTAGGCCAGTGAAGGGAATTAGTCAGGCGGTATATACATCATTCAAGTTAAAAGATGAGATAATACCATATGATGACCCTATGTTATGTTTATTCCCAGATCAGACAGTACTTGAAGTAGGTAAGGCTAGTAAGAAGCTAAAGAAGACAGAACCAGTACAGAGGCCACTTAAGGATACGGATAATGCAACACTGAAGAAGGAGAATGATAGTCCTGATAATAGTAAGTTCGTAGAGTCTGTTAATCATTTTCTCAACATACTACACATGCCAGAAGATGGTAATGATAGTAGTAAGTTTGCAGTGGCTAAGTACAAATTGTTAGAACTGATTGGATTTGACTTCGACCCTACACTATGGACGTCTGATTTTTCTATGATAGGTAAGTCTGCTATGATGATCTTACTAACAAGAAGACCTATTAAGAAGGGTAAGTTATGGTGGAGGAAAGAGGTACCGGGTGACTTAAGAACATTCTATCTCTTGCAGAAAGATGATAAGTTTGTTTTCCGTGAGATTTTTGATGAGCAGGAACCAGAACCGGAACCAGAACATAACGAAACTGCATCTACAATAGATTAGAATCCTTATATGTGAGTAATTCCTATTTTGTGTTAGGACTTGCTCAAGTGGTAGAGAAAAGATAATTTATGTATAATAAAAAATTTTTTAGTAAACATGAGAATTTATAACGGAAAGAACTCACAGGTGGATATTCCACTTGCAACACAGAGAGTAACAATTGGACCTAAGTCAGTGTCTAAGGACCTTATGCCAAGCACTGAAATGCTACAGTTATTGTCAACTAGTTTTGATGATTCTGAAATTGCATTGATTGTATCAGGTCCAACAGAGCTTAATCTTTGTGCAGGTGTTCCATCTTGTACTCCTCTAGTTGTACAGAGCTTGGACGAGGCCCTTGTTAGATTCAATGGTGGTGATGTAAAGCCAGAACCAAAGCCAGAGAAGAAAGAAGAAGAGCCAGTTGCTGAAGAGCCTGTTGTAGAAGAGATGGAGGAAAAGGAAGAAGAGCCTGAGAAGAAGGTAGAAGTTAAGCAAGAAGAGGTAAAGCCAGAACCAACAAAGAAGGCTGCACCTGCTAAGAAGAATGCTAAAAAATAAGACTACCTAAAGTTAACGAAGTCTTTGGGGGAATAATTAAGTTCTCTCAAAGATTTCAAATTTTTTCAAATAATGGACGAGTTCGAGTATAAAGAAGTAATAAGAAAAGATGGAACAACACTTATTTTCTGCAATTTCGAAGAACTCCTAACTAAATATTATGGAGTTAAGACAATGGCTGAAGTAGAAAGCCATGCAGGAGATAATGGTGAATATATAATACACTGTCCATTCTGTAAGAAAGAAGGTCATACTAAACATAAACTATATATTAAATCTGACTTAACAGTTGGACATTGTTTTGTGTGTGGTAGAACCTATATACATGTATCGGATAAGTTAGAGTTCCGAGTAAATGTTCCTGAATCTATACTTAAGTTTGGATTTGGGTCAGAACCGTTCAATGTAGTTAAACTAACAGATCCGGATTGGTCGTTAGATAGATTACAGTACGAATTCGAAGATTTTGATAAGACAGGTTATGATTACTTGTGTAGTAGACATAAGTACATGAAAGACCTGTACCAGAAACTTGGATTTAAATTTTGGTATGGTAATATAATAATGCCATTCTTCTATCACGGAGAACCAATATATTATCAAATCAGATTTAGTAATGTGGGACATGATGATAAAGGTATTAGATATTATTTCCCACAAATTTCAAAGAAACCAGTCTATATAATTGATCATGGACAAGGTATTAGAAAACTGATCTTATGTGAAGGTATATTCGATGCAGTATCTCTTCTAATACAGGCGCCAGATTATATACCAATTGCGCTTATGGGAAGTAGCTTAAATGATTATCAGATTGGTTTTATTAAAGAATATATGCCCGAGAAAATATTAATCTATATGGATGAGACTAGCATATCAAGGAGAGTAATGAATAAGCTGAAAACAAGGATTGATTACTGCCCAATAGATATAATTCGTTCTGATGGTGAAGATCCAGAGGAGAGAATGAATAGAATGATAGCAACTTGTCCAGGTAGTGAGGTCGGGTGGATATCAAGAAAGTATAATAATAAGAAGTTTAACATAGGTAGAGTAGTTAAACCCGAATTTATATGTTAAAGGTATTTTTTGATCAAGACATTAATAAACTAGTTCTCATAACAGACGACCCGACATTTCATTATTTCTTAGAGACAAAAACAAGTAATTATGAATATATCCCATGGCAGAAGAAGTGGGGTTATGTTGAGAAAGTAGAAAAGATATATGAGACTGGAAGAAAAATAAAACATGCACAATCAGACGGGACATTTAAGTATATAGTAGGTCTTGGATGGTCTGGATTCTTGTTGGGTGCATTAAAAGATAAACTAAGTGTGGATGACTATAATGGTATTGTTAATAATATTGTTATGGCAGATTCATATAGGACAGTACCTTTTAGTGAACTGAGAGATTATCAGAATGATGACGTACTATTCTTACTTAAACATAGAAGAGGATTAATGCAAGTACAAACGGGTTATGGTAAGACCCAAGTAATTGCAACCTTAGCGAATTATGCACATGAAACGCTAGGTAAAAAACTCTTGATTGTCTGCCCGTCAAATAAGGCCAGAGATGAACTTGTTAAGAGGTGCAAGAATGTATTTGGCTTGTCCGTTTCTAATAGTGACAAGAAACTAAATGGGCACCTGGATTGTGTTATTACTAGTGGCCTGATGAATTCGGGCAAGGTTAAAAAGAGTGACTCTAGCGAATATCAAACCTTTCATAAATACCTGTCTGAATATGAATGGGTACTGGTTGATGAGGTCGAGTATACAATAAATGACGCAGGTGAGTACTTATATGATAGATGTACAGCCGCTGAAAGATTTTATGCGTTTAGTGGTACAGCTGATAAAGTGGGAGGACAGGCAATTAGTTTTAGAGAAGGCTTGAGCGATGTAGTAGTGAGAAATAAAAACCTCATTAAGTATTTTGGCCCAAGTATTATCTTCAGAATGCCGCTCAATAATAGTGTCACAAATATCAGCATTAAGACAGCATCCCTTGACAACTTAGTACTGGATGATGAACAGGTTGATACAGCGGGAAATAGATATGCTGAAATTATGAATCAGATATGGATGGATAAGGATATTTGTAGGACAGTAACTAGGGTAATAAAAAGATTTCCTAAGTGCTTTATACCAATGAATAACCTTAATACAATTCTCTATGACTGGATTAATAATTACTGGATAGGAACACTTAGAATCCTGCTAGTGTGCGGCGAGGGTTATATATATTATGACCTGGATGGTAATAAGACAAAACTAACACTTGATGAATCTTGTGACTATATCAAGAAAGGCTTAGTTGATGTCATTCCAAGCACAAGTTCAGGATATAGAGCTCTTGATTTCCCAGGTCTAGAGAATATATGTTTGTTCGCCGGGAAAATAGCAGGTGTTACTCTTCAATGTGTAGGACGAGTAGCGAGAGGTGAACATATGAACATTATTACACTAAGACCCTACGGAAGAAAGAAAATTCCTGTATATTCTAAGAGTGCACAGGAGAGAAAAGAGATGATAGATAATTACTATCAATACTGTAAGATAGAAGATGTTGAGATGGAGGAATGTGATCTTTGAAACTGACAATTTTGCGGTTCTCAAGTTGGCAGTCTCTTATTTGTGAAAAGAATAAAATTAAGGGGAATGGAAAATGAATAACAACGACAATTACCTAGAATTAGTATTATCAATGTTTAATCAGTTCTTATATCAGGACTGTAAAACTAACATACAAGATATTACATATTTCTTTAAAACAAATCCGTCAACATCTGGTAATCCACTCATTGAAGAATTAGTGGGAGCTATTAAAGATTATCCACTGGAAAGTATTGGATTACCACTGTTTCAAAGTATCCTAGCTAAGACGGGTAAAAATCAGACTGAAAGCCAAGAGATACTAAACAAGATAATTCAGTATAAGAAGTATAATAAAGACCAGATTGAACCCGCAAGGAAGTATATCAGAGACATTGTTGCAACAGTCTATGTACAAAGAGCAAATAGACTTTATAGTGATAGTCCCTCTGAATACCTAGAATATCTTAAGAAACTAGAATTTAAGACAGGTAGCACTGATTACTTAAGTACTACTAGTTTTAATAACCTAGATATTAATACAATTGTTGCGGAATCTGGACAGGATGGAAAATTAACATCATCACTAGACTTTATAAATGAATCTTTCTCAGAGGGTGCATTTAAACCTGGTGATATTGTAGTTATTAGTGCTCCGCCATCAGTAGGTAAATCACTTATCGCAGAGGCAGAGGCACTACATATGTCAATGGTACATAAGGTTCCTACTTGTATGCTTATTATGGGTGACCTTGATTGGGAAAGCTTATTTATTAGACTCGCTGCGATTTATACCGGCCTGTCTTTTCGTGATGTGAGAGATAACTTGGCGGGAATCTATAAGGAAATGAGCCAGCAGATAGGAGATAAGCTAGACATCATCATTGCTCCTGCCGGTACTATTAACGCAGCGGAATTTGTCCAGTTTGTAATAGATAGTCCGAAAAAATATAAGGCAGTTTTTGTTGACTATGATGAAAACTTTAAAATGGGAGGCGATGGTAAGAATGGTGGTAGTGATTCTATGTATGCTGAGTTTGGTGATCTCTATAATGAATTTACAAAACTTAAGTATGCAGGAATTAATAGCTGGATCCTATGTCAGCCAAAACAATTTACATGGAGCGACGGAAACCCAATCGAACTACAGAACTTAGGAACGTCAAGTAGGAAAGGACATATTGCTGATGTATGTATAACCAGAACAAAAGAACCACAAAACCTTAATGGACTTGGTGTGTTCTATATATGTAAAAATAGACATGGTGAAAACTCTATCGCATATTCAATAAGACTTGGTAATGGTAGGTTTAAAATAATACCTAAATCCGTATATCAAGATCTGAAAAATATACAAGAAAAACGATACTTCTCAGAACAGGAAATTGATATGATGATTAGTAACTATAATGCGGCTAGATCACAAGTCAATAGCCAGATAGATAATAGCATGGGAAGAATGAAAAGAGTTGATTCACCATTTAGATAATAACAAAAGAAACCTAGGGGAGATACTAGGTTTCTTGTTTTTGTAATGAGAATATGAAGAAAGAAATAAACTTGGTAATTACACTGGATGATATTAAACTCATCTCTGTTAATAACTTGTATAGGGCTGGACTATTATACAAGGGAGGAAAACCAGTACCCTATATCTATAAAAATGCTGAGGCTAAGAAGATGGAAACTATCATAGACCGACAGCTAGAGTCCATTGATTTTACACAGCACCTTGATTGGCTAAGAACAACAAAACAATTTACAGTCACTGAACAATTTATCTTGAAGTCAGGTATTAAACAGAGAGATTGTGCTAACTTCGAAAAACTCGCGTCAGATTCCATTGTGAGGTTTTTTAGAGGAACACTAGGGCTCACAGATTTTGATGACGCACAATTTAGCGATGTTCACCTGTATAAAAGCATTCTCCCTGGGTCACAAAGAGAATACCTGTGCTTTAAAATAACACCCTCAACTTTTAATACTAGGTTCGATGAAATACAGAGACCACAACAAGTATTATTTCATCACACAGGAGAGGCAGTGTTTGATAGTAAAGAATTCAGGAAGATCATAAAGAAAGAACTAGGACTGAAATACCAACTTAGTAGTACCGATAAGAAACTGAAAGAACATGATACCGATGTCTTCTTAATTGATACTGCGGATGGTAACTTGTTTGATATACACTTCGGAATACTTGACTATATCTATACACACAGAGACTTGGGAAATTTTATCTACTATGTCCTCTATAATGAAGCCGACAAAGAATTAGTAGACAAGATTAGCAAGATGGGATATAGTAATGTAAAAGCTGGGATCATAGAAAAAGGTAAGGAAGCAGAATTAATCAAGAATTTCATAGGGGAATAAAAAAAAGAGAGTAGGATAGAACATAATCGTCTAACCTATTCTCTAGTTTGTTTTTTTTATTTTTTATTCAGTATACAGATTCCGTTTATCCATTTGTCAACTTCATCTTTTACTTGCTTGGGCTTAGTGTCAAAATATTCTCTTAGGTCACTAGCTTTTGGTGTAGCTCTAAAGTTATTCTTACTGTAGATTTCACCGAGCTTTAATTTTGCATAAGTATTTGGATAAGTTTGCCCTAACTTAAATTCATTATAGATATCATCCTTTAATTTTTCTTTATCAAAACTTAAGATATCAAGTTTCTTATTTAGCAATGACGTATTATATGCTTGCGCCTTACATTCATCAAGACCTAGTACTTCTACGTATTCTCGGAAGTGAATTTCTGTTAGGTTGTCAAGTATATATATTCTCTCTTTCTTATTAAAATTTTCAAAACTTTCACATAGGAACTTCAACTTCCTCTGTCTAGTTTCAATACTCTCATACTCCTCAAAGAATAACTCGACCCTATCACTCATTGCTTCAATAGTAGATACCTTACCAACCTCATTAAAGACTGTGAATCGATCTGCATATTCTGTTTGTTGCATATCAAAAGCACGTCTCTCTGATACAAGTACTAGGTTATTTACAACTGGTATAAGCTTTGGACCGCCAGTTTCTGGATCCTCTTCCATATTTACAGCTACATAGTCATCTCGATAGTTATAAGCTTTCGCTATCTTCCAGTAACAATCAGATATACGGTACCTAGAATCATCCGTTTTTAGTTCGTCATAGGCTACTAAAAGGCCATTAGTATTTCCCATTTTTTCTTTTATCTTTTTATCAAACTCTACCTCGTTTACTTTACTCTTATCTAGTAAGTATCTAAAGTAAACAGTTGCTTCATCTTTCCATGGGTTTTCTATTAGTCTTTGTCTACCTAAGATTTGTGGTAGATCAAGGGAAATATCAACTGCCAGGGTTTCTATATTTGCATCACTGAGTACTACCGTCTGAGCATTGTCACTATAGAAATCGGCCCCAAGGTAAACAGTTCTAGTACAAAAGGTAAACATTTTCCTTGGCTCATCCCTAAGTGGAACAGTACCTATGTTAAACTTTCTACCTAGTCTCTTATGTATTTTCTTTGTATTCTCTGGGGTATTGGCAACTAGGATGTTTACTTGGTCGGGTTTTAGTTTCGCCCTTTTAATCAAGTTTGTAATGTTAGCGACAGAGTTGACATAGAATACAACTTCCTTTGATTCTATCTTAAGTACCCCTCCATTTGTATTTTTAACAAATTTATAGTCAAATCTACCATCTAAGTATTTTTGTATAATAGGGCTAACTACTGTATACATAGCCTTCATACTTTTAAGTGTGAGTTTAGGCTTCCTTACTCTATCCGGGTCAAGTACTTCCCAATCTAATTCATAGTATGGTAAGTCCTTAAATTCATCTAACTGGCTCAAATACTTTTTCATCATCGGAGTTGCACTTACGTAACAGAGCTTCTTTACTTCTTGTAGGTTCTTAACAAATACCATTTCTGTATCTGGCTTGAATCTACTATCTGTGAATATACTCTGAAACTCATCTACGATCACTCTGAAGTTATCAAGTTCATCAACGCTCTTAATAATATCTTTTACAATCCTGAATGAGTCGTAGGTAACTAAGATCTTCACCGGCTTTTTGAGGAACCTGCATCCAATTATATATTTCTTTAAGTCTTCCCTTAAGCCATTGAAGAAACCTGCCTTCTCTTTCTCTGCCTGTTCAATCTCTTCCTTTGTCGGTGCTTTTTCCTCAGTAAAGATACTCCCTCCTTTTTCTTTCTCTATCTTTGTGAGGTCCTTGTCTGTCCTAGATTCCACTTCATACTTATTTTCAACCAAGAAAACTTCATTCTTGTGTTGATCATATTTATTCTGTAGCAAGATCTTTCTAGGACTGCAAAGTATTATATCTTCACCATTCTTACCAGGGTCAATACAATACTCTGTAAACCCACATCCTGGTATTTGTTTATTCAGGATGTGAGGAAAATCATTAATCTTAAAGTCTGGAATTTCTGAGATGTACCTATACCCTTTAGGCACCTCTACTACTATTGCTCCTTCTTCTGTCATAAAATTTAAATTTAAAAGATTATACATTAGGTTCCGGGCTTAAGCGGCCTAATTTTGGAAGCGGCCCGCTTAATGCCCCTATCTATTACATAGATAAGTCTTTTAGAACACTATTTCTGTAATTTTCATAATTTCATTGTATCGTCAGACTGAGTTTACTATATATATTCTAGTTTAAAAAAATTATGAAACCCATATATTCATCTGTAGAGTTCATACAAAATCCCTCGCTTCGGGCTCGGAATTTTCCTGTATCCTAACCACAGATGTACTTCAGGGGTCTGATCAAGTTCCTTCTTAGAGCGTTGAGCCGTGCTCTGCCGGCGACTCCACCTAAGATAAAATATCTTCCCCGGGTTCAATATGATCTCCTGAGTGGTAACGAAGGGGTTCATATTGTGGCAACGGGAAGGCGGGGAGGGGAGCTGCAGGCTTACCGACCACGTTACTACTTACTTACTTAACTTATGAACTCCGTGATAACCTTATAAGTCTCTTGTACTGCTTCTATTAGATCTCGCGTATTCATTTCTAATTTTATTGTATCTAACCCGGGAATGCACGGCCTGTATATCAAAAAATAAGAAAATTATGAGATCAACCAAGCTGTTATTTCTGCATACTTCCCGTCCATTTTTCCTTATTAGTGTGAGAATTAATAATAGTTTTTTGCGATGAAAGTAAATCAGTTTAGAGTTATTATTGCAGGTAGTAGGAGTTATACCGATTATGCTAAGTTAAAGGAGAAGTGCTTATACTACCTAGGGAAAAAGATGTCCGACTTATCATTAGAGGTTGTTGTCATATCTGGTCATGCTGAGGGTGCTGATAAATTAGGGGAGAAGTTTGCCGGCGAGTATGGTCTTAGGTGTGAGGTATTTCCGGCAGATTGGAAGAAGCATGGTAAGAAGGCGGGTTATCTCAGGAACTTACAGATGGCAGAGACGGCTAACGCAGTAATTGCCTTTAAGAGTGCGTATGCTGAGAATAAGGGGACTGAGATGATGATAGAGATTGCAAGGAAAAAGAATATACCAGTTAGAGTAGTAGAAGATGAAGAAGAATAATATTAGTTTTGCAGCGATTTCAGACTTACACGGAGATCTTGATGTGAGTCTTGACAAGGAGGTTGATTATCTTATTATTGCAGGTGACTTAGTGCCTCTTAATATTCAACAGGACGACAGAAAGGTTGATAAGTGGTTGAAGAAGGATTATCAGGAGTGGGTTGATAGCTTGCCAGTGAAGAAAAAGGTATTGTTGGTGGCAGGCAATCATGACTTTTACATGTACAATAAGAGTCTGGATAAAATTGTCACTGCCTTAGGTCCTCGTACTACTTATCTATGTAATTCCAGTACTCTCCTTCTTGATGATTACCTACCAAACCATCTTGTGTATGTGTATGGCTCTCCTATGTGTAAGATCTTTGGTGATTGGGCTTTTATGTATCCGCCAGAGTATCAGAGAGAGGAGTTTGATAAGGTAAGAGGTAAGTCAAAGGAGGCGCTGGAGAAGGAGTTTGATGGTTATACGGTTAAGTCTCTTGTTATTACTCATGATGCCCCTTATGGTTGTAGTGATATTATCTTACAGCCTGGTATTGAATGGGATGGGGAGTCTGTTGGTAATAAAGAGATCCGATCATTACTAGAGGATATGAAACCGGACCTTAATATTCACGGACACTTACACACATCGAATCATGACGCAGAGTATATAGGTCCTACGGAGGTTAGATGCGTCAGTCTCCTCGATGAAGATTATGTCCGTAAGTTTGGTCCATATTATTTTGCACTATGATAGAGAGAAAATATAAGTGTCCTGTATGTGGGAGTCAGTTAAAAGTAGTGAGTGTTAAGGTTCCAGAATTATCTACAATGTGGGATGTAATACCAGAACATCTTAGGTATACTGCATTATGTGATTCCTGTAAGTACTGTAAGACGACTGATGATGAAGGTGAATTAGAGAGTCTTCATGTTAATCTTGATGAGGCAGTTGTTAGGTTATTCAAGACAAGATTAGGAATAGATGGAGATGATAAAATAATTGAGTGGTTACGTGAGAATCTCAAGTAAGCTAGGGTTAATTCCTTAGCTTATTTTTTTTTGCCCCTTGAGATCCCCTTGAATTCTTAATAATGTAGGAAAATGAGACCTCAAAATTTAATGCAGTTTGAAAAGGCCTCAATTTCTTATATATGTAGGAGACATGAATAAACAATTAGTGGTAGTAAGTTTCGTGGATATTAGTTTCGTGAAGAATTCTACTTATTAACAGCTAGATTAGTATTGCGGAATGTAATGCGGCTCTAGTGTTTACATGATTCCTATGTTTAAGAACCTGAAATTTATATTATTAAGACACAAGAAATTAATGCTTGAGGTGGGGCTATGCTCTGCTGAAAAACTGGAGACCTATAAGGACTACTAGTGGCATTAATGTGTAACAAGAAAATTTTAAACCATATTATAAGACACAAAACCTTCTTAGTTTTATATTGTTATTATTATAAGGTTGTACTAGTTCATAGTTTAACTAAAACCAGTATGCGGCTGAATAGTCAATTGCTGATGTGAATGCCTAAGAACTTCACTGAACGATCACAACCCTGTAATTAATGTAAGACTGAGATAAATCGATAGAGTCTGAGAGAGTAATACAATACTATAGCTCATATGGACCAGAGCGCTGTTACCTAATAAATTAAGTAGCAGGAAGAACTTGGTGGGAATCCAAGTAGTATGGTGTCTCAATGATAATATCGACCATAGAAAAACTTTTATGGGGAAACGAGAATTAAATAACACACGTAGATTGTGGTAGCTTATGAAATAGTAGGCCCCACGTTCTGGAGTAGTACTTGAAATATAGTACTACTCATTTTTTCTTCTCCCTCGGCCTATCTTCCTTAATAGTGTATAAAATCAAAACAGAAACAATTATGGCAAATGATTTTAAAGTGGGAGAAATGATAGGAATTTCTCCAGACCTAACATTTAAAGATGATTGGGTAGTTGGTAAGATAATTGAAGTAGAAGATAATCAATTTGTAGGTACTGTTATTTCTGCTGAGCTCGATAATGGTGAGATCTTTTTTGGCAGGAGTGACTTTTTTAGTAGATTAAAAGTATGACAGATTTATTATTCTTAGGATTAATAGGAGTATTGATTAGCTTAGTTATTATTGCATTAGTTGTATTCTATTTTTCAAAGAAGATAGACAATAATAATCTTAGTTGTCCAGAGTGTGGAAGTACTGGTGATGACATAAGGCTTGTTAGTGAGGTAAAATCTGGCAATGAACTTAAGTCAACCTATAAGTGCTGTAAGTGTGGTAAGTTAATTAGAAAAAATAAAGAAGTATGAAAATTTGCATTGATTTTGATGGTACTGTAGTGAGTCATGAATTTCCTGAGATTGGTAAGGATATTGGTGCAGTTCCAGTACTTAAGAAATTAGTTGAAGCAGGACATGAGCTTATTCTCTATACAATGAGAGGTGAGCCAACAAGTCCAGGTGATCGAAACTATTTAGAGGAAGCAGTGAATTGGTTTGCACAGCGAGGTATTCCATTAGTAGGTGTTAATGAGAACTTGTCGCAGAATAGATGGACAAGTAGTAGAAAAATCTTTGCACATCTCTATATTGACGATACTGCATTAGGTGCTCCACTGAAAACCGATCTCTCTATTAGTACCCGTCCTTTTATTGATTGGGTCGAGGTTGAGAGGTTACTGATAGAAAAAGGAATAATTTAAAATACTATAATTAATTATGGAAGATAAGAAGAAAGAAAAGAAAGACTACTTGAAGTTAATGACTGAGAGATATGGATTTAATTCGGGTAGTCTAAAGTGGATTCCAAAGGGTTCAGAAATTTTGCAGCTCATTGGTCAGTATGCAGTTTATATTGACTATCAGAAAAAGAGCGAAGGTGAAGGTTATGATACAAAGTGTGAAAGAGTAAAGATCAAAGATATAAAAGGCTATGATCCGATTACTATGACATACCAGATTGAGTATTATTTTCCTGAACGAGCAAAGAGTGGAGCTGAGGATCATAAGATTTATACTGAGAAGATTATACCAGAGGGCTTTAGTTTTGATATTATGGGTCAAGGTCTTCAATCTAGTATGAATCGTTTTATGCCACTTAGTCTTCACTGTAAGATGATGGAAGAGTCATTCTTATTTGATAGGATGTCTAGTCTTTATGCTGAGAGAGACACACTGCCTTTTACTTCCCTTGCAGATATTAGTGAAACGAAGAAGCAAGGTGAAATGTTGGGTTACTCGAGAAATATTCAGGCAACGATTAAGAAAGAGTCTGGTGAGTTCTTGACAGGTAGAGTTAGTAGTCTTAAGCTTCATCATGTTAAAGGTGATGAATGGAGGGTGATATTTAAGCTTGACTCAGATGATACAGTAAATTATAATATTGTGTTTAATAAGGATGATAAACAATATAAGCTTACTGTATTTGGTGATTATATTGGAGAGATTAAGTTCTTGGATGTAATGAGCTTATGAAGTTAGCGGTAGATACTTACTATTATTCAGACACTCTTGCATTTACTGTGGGTGTCTTGTTTAATAGGTGGACAGATGATGAACCCGCCGAAATAATAAGTAGTATCTGCACTAAGTTTTCGTCCTATATACCAGGGGAGTTCTATAAGAGAGAGCTTCCCTGTGTTCTTGGCTTGTTAGAGAAAGTAGATATGGACAAGATAGAAACGATAATAGTGGATGGATTTCTAAGGTTAAGATTCAATGATGGTACAGAGAAAGATGGCCTGGGGAAGAAACTATTTGACAGTCTTAATATGCCAGGTCTAAAAATAATAGGTCTAGCTAAGTCTGATTTTTGTAGGACGGATGAAATTAGTGCGTCTTTACTTAGAGGGTCGGCGGTAAATCCATTATGGGTACAGGGTATAGGTCTTCCAGATAATGTAGCAGCTGGAAATATTAAGATGATGTCGGGGGAGTCAAGAATACCAAAGCTCTTAAAGATACTTGACAAGGAAACAAAGAAATATAGGTAGGGAGTATTATCCTTACCTTATTATTTTCTATCTCCCGTGAATTCCTTATTAATAGAATATGAATATTTTTAACGATGGGAAAGATTAAGAAAGTAGAAAGAATCGATTTTCCAGAAACAAATAGCAGCTCTTCACACTCAGTTGTTATAAATAGATCAAAAGTTGAGTATGTGAGAGACGAGCTAGAGTTTGATAAAGATGGTTATATTGTATTAGAATCCGGTAGAGTATTTGGATGTAATGTAGAGGCATTAAATTCAGTAAGAGATAAGATGCTGTATGTTTGTGCAATCTACTACTTCAGATATACTAGAGATTATGGGCCTTATGTTTCAGACTTTATAGAGGTTCATAAAAAGCTGGTTCTATTAAGTAGGCTTGTAGCAAATTTTACAGGTGCTAAGGGAGTTAGGTATAGCTGGATAGATAAGGATTATGATGATGAAGGTTATCCAGAAGTTGATCATAATTCAAGCTATATATTCGATAGTATCATAGAATCTAAGGAATCAATTAAGAACTTCATATTTAATAGGAATTCTTGGTTGTTTACTGAAAGTGATGGTGGTGATATTGACTCGGAGATGTATAATAAGGCCTTTGATAATAGTAATGATGTTACTGCAGAGGTTACATTAGACTATGGAGGTGGTATTGGGAAAGTTCAGTTTAATGTTTCAAATTATCCAACTGATCTTGACTGTATAATGTACTCTGAATATTCAGAGCTAAATAGGAGTCAGTGCTTTATTGATATTGTGAGTAGTATTGTGTTTGAGAATTCAGCAGCGAGAATCGTTACTAATGAGGATCTTGGTATATTATTCTCTGATCCGACTAATGATACATTATTTTTCCTGCTCAATATTTGGGATTATAATGAGTCAGCACTTACCAGAATATTTAAGGATGTTGAAGATTTTCCTTGTGTATGTTATGCAACTAGAAAATTTGCTGAGGAGTTTTATACTATGTTTCGTGATTATCAAAAGGAGAATATCCTAATAGAGGAGATTTCTGATTACCTAAAAGATAATTATGACAAAATAATTAAGGTGGGATTAAATATAAATTATAATGGAATTTAGTAGTTATAATTATGAAGAAAGTGCACTGACTGAATTTTTTGATAAAGTTAAAAGGGGCACAGATAGTTTTGGTGATTACAAATTCACTTACATTAATGGAAATTATTTTGTAAAGTATACTAAACTCAAAAAGACAAAAAGGGCATTACGGTTTGGTGAAGAACTTAGAGCAGATTTTCCCGACAGTATTGACCTTAAGATTACAAATTCCTGTAGTATTGGGTGTAAGTTTTGTCATGAATCTAGTACACCTGGTGGTAAGAGTTTTGATGTGAAGAAAACTATAGCACTACTAGATAAGCTTCCAAAGTGTGGTATCGAAGTAGCAATAGGCGGCGGTGATGTACTTGATTGCCTAGGGGACGTTAAAGTTCTAGTTAATTGGCTATATAAGAATAAATTTCAGCCAAGATTAACTATTAATTTTGAGAGTCTTCGTAAGTATTTTGGGGATAAACCTGTAGGTAGTTTACAGCCACTATTTCAAAATTGTTATAGTTCAGTGGGTATAAGTGTAAATAGTATTCCTGAGAAAAGTATATTATTAAAAGAGATTTGCCAATTAGATAAGCCAGTGTTTCACATTATAGCTGGTATTTTTCCAATAGATGACGTTATTAAGCTATACGAATTAGTAAATTCAGAGTCTGGTATGTATAACTACACTACTAGAATTTTAGTACTAGGCTATAAACAATTTGGTAGGGCATCTGGAACTAGTATTAATCTTGATTCTTGGAAAGAGGGAATTAAAAAGATTATATATGATGTTAGAGTAGGAAAAATAGGATCACAATTTGGATCTAATCTTGTAATTGGTTTTGATAACTTGGCACTAGAACAACTTGATATAGAATCTTCACTATTACCTAGCGAATGGGATGAATTATATAATGGTGATGATTTCAGCTCTAGTATGTATATAGATGCGGTGGAAGAGAAGTTCGCACCTACAAGTAGAAGTCCTTATAACGAAAGAGTAAGTTGGAATAGTGTAGACCTCATTGAATATTTTAAAAACAACCATAAATGATACCACTGACGAGGGAATTTATTAACGAGTGGAAATTAGATCACCCCGGAAGAACTATAAAGGTTAAGTATTATAGCAACATATTTAGTACATTCAATTGGTCATATTTTGGGCTTAAGAGTGGAAAGGTCTTATGGTATGATTGGTATCTTGGTGTTGTTGTGATACTAAACGCAGGTATTGGTGATACGATTGAAACAATAAAAGAGGAATTAGATAATGAATTCTCTCTTGACCTAACGGGATTTAGTGTTACTAAACTGAGTGATACTACTAGTTATTCTTTAAATGAATTTAATAGGGTTAGTTTTATAGAAGTATCAGAAAACGGTTATAGATTTACCCTAGATAGAGGAAGTTATAGGATTGATAACAACATATATGAAGAGTTTCTTAGGTTCGAGACAATACCTTGTGAATTTGGTGGAAATTATGTATGTTATGATCTAAAATATAGGTGTGGCGCTACTAAAAGTTATCTTAGTGGTGTTGATAGGTTAATAAGTAAAATCTTAAAGAATTATGAAGGAAGCAGCCGTTATATTAAAAAAAATGGTGATCTCTGTTAATAGAACTTTGATCTGGTATAAGAGAAATGGTTGGGTAGATTGTCGAAGAACTCCAAGTAGTGGTTCTGAGATAATTGCAGAGATGAATGAATTTATTGACGCAAGACTTAACAGGGAGGCTTGGAATATTCCTGAGTTTAGAGAAGCTGAGGAATTACTTGGTGGTCATCTATTTAAATGTGAGTCTATACATTCAGTAGATGAGGTTAGGAAGAAGTATAAACAAGCTGTATTCTCTCTAACTACGCCAGAAAAGGTAATAGAGCCGGACGAAAACCTTATAAATGTACTAGAATCAGTAAGAAAGTTTATTGGTGGTACAACTATAAAATTTAATGGTGTTAAAGTTAAAGTAAAAATAATAATAGAAGATTAAATAGATATGAAGTGGAAATTAGTATCAGAGCTTGGTGCATTAGTAGATAACCAGTCAAATAATGTTTGGCTTTATATGGACTGTAAGAAAACATATAAAGCTAGTTTGTACAAGAAGATAAAAGATAGTACTGGAGAAAATAATTTAGTACTAGATGAAACAGATCTAGAGTCTAATGAGTTCCAGTTAAAATTTGATAATGGACTCCATATCTACATAAAATCTGAAGAACTACCAAAGAAAGATGAGTGGTACATGCTTCAGAATTTTGCAAAAGATCCTAGGTATATAGGTTCAATACTATCCGGGTGTACTATAAAGAATGGTGAAGTAGATGGTAGTGTAGTTTTTGAGGCTGCTTTCTGTGACAGTTTACCAGGTGAAGTAGTACTCGCTTGTAGTTCTATGAAGGAGTACGGTGAGTATCTTGATGAAATGTCAAGGGAGGTTAACTGTAGGCTATATAAGAAAACTAGTTGTAGCAAGTGGATTCCGGGTCACATGTATTACTCTGAGAAACAAACTTACTACTACTTAGGTGAAGTACTAACTAGAAGAATTAGTGATCTAGACTCCGAACTACTAGACCCTGTCGACTATGAAAAAGGGTACCTAGTAATTAGTAGTATAGATAAGAATGTGGATAAGACAGTAGAGGATGTATTAAAGAATCATGTACTCGGTCAATGTACTTGTGAAGATGAAAATAAAATACAAGTACTAGTATCTCCTAAGTCTATGGTTGATGGTGGAGAAGCACTGAAGCCAATTGAAAACTTTGATATCACTAAGTACTGGTCTTTGATGATAGAGAATGCCGCTAATAAGTCTAAAGTATTATACGGAGACGGACAATGGAAAGATTATACTGACTTATTTAGTATATATAGTCCACTTAGCTTAATGTCATCTAATACCAAAGACTATAGTAACCTTGATGAGTATGTAGTAGATCTATTGAAAGATGTCTTACATACAACAATGCTAAACACTATTATAAGTACAAATTCTGTCCAGAAAGGTGTTACTATGTTTAATATTACACCAGATAGTACAGGAAGTGATGCAGTTCTGGTAAATGATGTTATAGACTCTTACTTTATAAATACAGTTAATGACTATAACGTAAATAGAGTTCATTATTACACTAATCTGTTTAATGAGATCGGTATTGATGTTACAAAATTGACTGCTGAAATTATAGACACTTACTCTGACGAAACTGTAGTATTTAGAGATTTGGACAGTATGTATAAGTATATTGATATTTATAACAAATACCATCTCTACTATGAAAACGAGGTATTTGACCAGATAGATAAATCAAGTAAGTTTAGTAGAAATAATCCAGTACCTCTAACAAGCAAGCTAAGTAAGGATATTGCGCAGACTATTTCAGATATAGTAGACAAAGCGAGAGACTGTTTTGGCACTTGTGTTAGTGAGTATCGGATTGAGAATAATGGCACAATTAGGACACCTTTGGAGTATGAGTTCTTCAAGATTACACTGTCTGATGTTGTAAACTATTATAATGGGGTTTCAAACGTACCTAAATCCCTTAATGATGAGTTAGTAGCTTGTAGATTTCGTGAAGTTATCTTAAGGACTGATCGAGGTTCAAAAGTATTAATTTAATATTAATTTAAAAATATGAAACAAGATAATATTAAAGTTGAGGGTGCGGTATCTCAGGAGTTGGGTAATTCAATGTTTAGAGTTACCCTAGATTCCGGACATGAGATACTATGCACTATATCTGGTAAGATTAGAAAAAATTTTATCAGAATTATGGCAGGTGATAAAGTAACAGTTGAAATGAGCCCTTATGATTTAACTAAGGGAAGAATTATTACTAGATTACCTCCAAATAATAAAAAGAATTAACGAGAGTAATTAATATAATTGTTTAACCCAGATTAAAAAATAATTAGAGAAATGGGACGTACAAGATTACACAACACAATGATTGGAAAAGTTTATCCATTTTTCCTAAACAACACAAACCTACAGAGTTATTATCTATACCAGGTTAATACACCAGGTATCAGTTCTAATGAAGTACCGCTCTTGTCTCTTACAAAACTTAGTGAGAAGACAATGAATAAGGGCGAGTATAGTATGAAGGAGTGTGACACAAGAAAATATGATCTTGATGTTATCTCTACTATCATTCACAGTAGAACAAACTCATTTAAGAAAATTTCTGACTTTATGTATAGAAATATCTTAGATAGGGCAGAGGGAGTTTATGGAAAGGCGGATCTGTATTATGATCTTAATGAATTTAAATTTCCTATGTGGGAAGTAGAGAAGAATAATAACGTAACAAGAGCAATCATTGTGGGTGTTCGAGATCAACTTAGATGGTCAAAGTATAGATTTCAAGAGGGATGCTATATTGATGTCTTAGTAACCCCTACCAAGTTTGCAGTGTTTAAACTAGTAGGTGATGGCAAAGATCAATTATGGTTAGAGCCTGTTGGAGTTTATAATAACTACGATGTTGATATGAAAAATAACTTAACTGATTCTCTAGGTAAGCTCAACTATCCAAAAGTAAAGTGGTCAGGTGAGAAAAGAGCATCAGATATCAACAGAGTAATTAGATCAATGGAACAGAAGTCATTTGATGCGGCCGAAATCTAACAAGGTATTAATTTAATAATAGGGTTGGGTATATAGTAATTTATACTTAACCCACTTATTTTTATAGACACATGGAAACAGGAAATATTAACAAAGTAATAACAGCACTTGTTGAACTTTGTAATAAACTTGATAATAAAATAAATATAACCTTACTAGCTATATCTTACATATCTAGTATTACGTTAGTGAGTGTTATTGTATATTTTATAGTAACAGGGCGATATTGGGAGTCTGCATTTACTAGCATTGGTTTGATTGTTTTTATTCTTTCATCTAGGCTAGTATCTCTCAATATGTCAAGAAAAACAGTTGGCGGAAGACTTGAGTGCTTAATAACATCTTCCAATATTGACGCAGTGAATATTCAGAAAGACTGCGTATTTTTAGGAAGAATAGAAAGCACTAGATCAGACCCGCCAAAAGAAGAACAGAAATTTATAAGAGAATTATTTGAGTGCATACAGACTAGAGAAATAAAAATAATAGCAGCTAGGATAATGATTAGCAAAGGAATATACTTAGAAGACGTAGAAGAATCAATTAAAAAACCTTTAGAGACACATGAATATGATGACTTAGATTAGAAAATGAACGAAACATTAAAGTACTTAAAAGAACAATTTGAGAAAAATCATAGTAACTTACCAGGGTTTGAATATCTTGGAGCTGATGAAGAAAGAAAAGATACGTACTTTGAGAGTATGATTATGTACTTGGGTGAAGGAAGAAATAGCCTAGTATCTACCAGTATAAGTGACTGTTGGAGGCTCTCGAAGTGTAATGGTGTCAGATTCTTTGATATCAAGCATTTCTATAACTATAATAAGTATCCGGCAATCAGTTGTAGATTTGTAGATGTAACTGGGGTTGATGACGTGATATTAGGGTGGCTTGAAAATCACTTCGATGGAATCAGTAGTGCAGATAGCGAGATTGATAAGGTATTTGTAAATATTGGGAAGTTTTTCAAGAATAACCCTAACTATCTCAGTAAGTGGAACTCTTACATTAATAGCGTTTATCATATTTGGCCAGATGATTATCCAATTAGGAAGTATAAATCTAAGTATATACCAACTTACTACGAATATTTTGATGTAGATGAACACTTTGAGGCTAAGGTTGCAGAATTTAGAATACCAGTACTATGTGATAGAAACAGTAAAGATCTAACAGTACTATTACAAGTAAGAAAAAATCTAGATACCAATGATATTCAATTATACTGTATGACTAGGGTATTAAACCTTAAAGAAGATGATTATCCAGAACTAGACAGTATAGATCATGAAGTGAGGGTAAGCATTAAAGAGATTGGTATTACTGGCGGAAGTATTGAGCTGAACCACTACTTAGATAGCGTAATATATAACGAAATAATGAAATACGTACAAACAAAAGAGGACTTAAATACTAAGATACTAGAAAGACTATTAAAAGACTAATTATTAAGAGAAAGGGTAAGTAATATTACCTTTTCTTTTTTATTTCCTCTAACCTCTTGATTCCTTATTAGTAGAAATTATAATTAAAAATAAATTATGAATTACGAAGTGAAGAGTAGTAAAACAATTAGTAAGAAAATGAAATATAAGTTTGGTTGGATATTTTATAATTACAAAGATTGGGTAAAACCAGCTATACGATTAATAGTTGCTCTTAATTTAGCGTTCCTAGTAATTTCAGTTATACAATTTTTCTTATTAGGAACAATAAAAGGTCTAACGACGGAGTGGAATTCTTATCAGATATCAAAGTGGAAAGTAGTAGATAAGTGTATAGAGTATGATACATACAATAAAGACAACTATTACTTAATACTTCAGAATAGTAAGAATAAGTGGGAAAAAGAAGTAGACGGTGTTGAATATAATTTCACGAAAATAGGAAGTATTATCACAGAGAAGTATACAAAAAGTGATATATTTCCCGATGATAGGCCAATGTCGTCTGTAAAATTTAGTATAGTATTCTTCGGTATTCAAGTTCTTATTATCATCGCCTTGATTATACTGATCTCGGGATTTACTGAGTTTGGGTCTACTAGCTATAATCGCTTTAGTGGTTTGGTGATGTCAGAAAATGAGGAGTTGAGGAATTCTGATCCAAGAATGAGGGAGATTTTTAATAGATATGTAAGTTTGTATAAAAAACTTAAGAAGGTTAGCTATTTTATATTAGTAGGATATCTATCTTGGTGTGTATATAGTTTAGTAATAATTTCAGAATATATAGTATAATGAATTACGAAGTAAAATCTAAAAAGTATGACGACCCACAAATGAAAATAAAAACAAGTATCTGGTGGGCCCGTGATAAGGACTCTGACCTAAGTGTGGATTTTTCAAAACGTATTCTAATTATTACATTTATTGCCTCTGTATTTGTAATGGTGGTACAATGGGTGTATAGTAGTAATATGAAAGATTATGTAAAAGAGTATCACACTAAAGTAGAGAGTAGTTGGGTAATATTAGATAAGACTATAGACCCTCAGGGAGACATTAATACTTATTATCTGAGCCTAAAAAATGATAAGTATAAGTGGGTAAAAGAGGTAGACGTTCAAACTTACTTATCATATAAAGTCGGAGATACAATTAGGTTAAAATATACGAAATCAGACCTTATAGGTGAAGATGATGTAAGTGGTGATATTCAAACTGTGATGGGAATTACTATGTTAGCCTGTATTATCTTATTTACCTACTTAATATATATTGTATTTAATAGTGGGGTATTTAGGATAGCAAGTTTTGAATACTTTGAGAGTGATGTAAGGACCTATAACAACAATCGGAGTAGGTTGATATTTGATAATTTCAAGCATATTAGAGATACATATGTTAAGTATGTAGTACTACTAAGGGTTATTAATACAGTAATAATAGTAGGTACTGCAGGAGTTTTAGTATACTTTATTAATCAACTTTTATTCTACTTTGGGAAATGAATAACGAGAATATGTATTATTGGAGAACAGATAAGAGCTACTCAGAATTTAAAAGTATAAGAGCTAAGATGATGTGGTTCTGTATTATTGAATTTGTGGTAGTCTTAGGAAAGTATTTGATGAAACCTATTATAAGCAATGGAATAGATACTACTATTTCATTCTTTACTGTAGCTGTATTAGTAGGTCTTACGTATTATTTTGCTAAACTACTAGGAGAGTATGATCTTATTAAACCTTTCGTGTTTAGACTGGATGAGATAGATTACAAAAAGAGACGTAGCCTATCTAATTATCGCAAGATTCATATAATGATTCCAGAGTTTACCTACGTACTATGTTATGTAATACTAAGTGGGCTAATAGTAGATCAATTACTAGTAGACCTATTTGTTAAGATATGAGATATAGTGTGTTATTAAATATTGATGAAGATCCTAATTTTGATATTAATAACCTAGATATTTCAGAAGTCTATCTGTTAATTGCTGAGATTAATTTTGGAGGAGTAAGCGCATTTAATAATTCTATTCCGGACTCTACTCTAGTATTTACCAACCTTGGTAAAGATTGTAGGTACTTCTTAGTAGATGAATTAATTTACAGCAGTTCAAATTTAATACATAACAGTAAAGATCTTCCAGAACGTATAGTAAAAGAAATAGAGGGAAAATTATTAGACGAGAAGGGAGACTTAATAGAAGATATTTTTAAGTCTGTTAGTGAATATACGATGGTCCTAGCAAAGAATACTGCACAATCTAACTTAAATTTCTTCAAGAGTAATGATTTTCTGTATAAATCTATTTATAATAAGTACCCAAGCTATAACAGAAAATTACATAGCCTGGAGAAAGAAGTTAGGGATTATAAGAATTATATTATTTGGAAATGAAGATAGGAGTATTACTTGGTAGTTTTGACCCAATTCACATAGGTCACATTGCAATAGTTAGTAAGGTCTTGAATGACGGACTAGTTGATAAGGTGTTGTTCTTACCAGCGGTGCAAAATCCTTGGAAACATAGGAAGGCTGTGAGTGTTGACATAAGAGCTGATATGATTAGGTCCGCAATGTACGAGTCTGGCTTTAAGAAGAATCAGTTTAGTATTGAAATAGTAAGCAGGCAGAATAAGGATGGGAATTATTACACCTTCGATCAACTAGAGGCACTGAAGAATATGTATGCCAAGAATATCGAGTTTGTAATACTTGGCGGAACTGACACGGTAAAAGATATGTCGAAGTGGTACAGAGGTGAAGAACTATTAAAGAGCTGGAAGGTAGTAGAAATAAGTAGGCCAGGTTTTAGTAGTGAGAAATCCGACATGAGTATCACAGTGAGTTCTTCCGCCATTAGAGACTTACTGAGATATAATAAAATTCCTCTTCCATGGATAACTAGAGGAACATGGGAGATAATAAAAGAGAGGAAGTTATACAGGGATTAAAAAAAATTAAGTAGTAGATTTAATTTCTACTACTTTTCTCTCTTCTCCTAACACATAGATAATACAAGCCATAAATCATCCATGTTGTTATAGAATTTCTTAAATGCTTCATAATCATATTCCCAGTCCCCATTAATAGTTAATCCAACCAATTTATCATAGAGTATATCTATGTTATCACTACTGTAAGTTTTAAATATTTCATCTACATCCATACATTATCAAGGAAACTAAGGGAAATAAAAGCTTAACCTATCTATCACAGACAAGTTAAGCTTGATAACTCTATTATTTGATATGAAACTCTTTACACATATAAGGATTCTAGGGGAAATAAAAAACTAGTTAGAGTATATTACCCTAACTATATAAAATATAACCTCTGGAATCTTTAGTTCCTGATATTTTAATTACTGCGTTTCGACAATTCATGTCTCATCAGATCAAGTATAGTAAATAAATTACTTTCTTGATTACGCAAAACAATAACCAGAGATACATAATTAAATGCGTCTCCGGTTATATTTTATTTTTCTTAATTATCTAGTGTGTTAAACCAGAATTTAAGACCATAGTATCCATATACTATGAACATTAATACTAGGTATGCATCACATACCAAATTTACTGTGTCACTACCAACTCTAAAGTGTAGGACAGCTATACATACAAAATACAGTACAAATGATAGTACTGTCAATACATTCATTATAGTTTTCATAATCTTTATTTTTGTTGTTAATATGTCGCTAGGGCCCTTTACAGACCCTATATAGGTTTTTTTACTTTTCTACATTATCTAGAACTTTATTACTAATGCCCCAGATAAATCCAACTATTAATACTACTAATGCAGTAAGAATAGTAACTCTTTCCCTTTTTAATTCATTATCCATAATTATAAGTTTCATTGTTAATATGTCACGAGAGTGCTATTTAGCACCCTCTAAAGGTTCCCCAGACTGTTTAGCATCTGGTTCTAATCCGTCCTCAGAGCTTTTGCTGCCTAATTTGAGGACATAACTTGCTAATGTTAACGCTGTATAGAATACAAACGTACACGCACCAATCTTTGCAGAGCAAATTGCTCCATCTTTCATTTCTTTACCAAAATTCTTCATAATTGTAAAATTTTAAATTGTTAATAATGTCATAAAGTTTAATAACTTGCTAAATACTTCTCTTATCTAGGCTTTTGACTATTAATTAGGTCTTTCATTATATTTCTTCAACATAATGAATATTAAACTGTTAACCTAATAATTAAGTTGTATTACTTAATTCCTAATAGTCCACCCTGATACTTTAATAGCTTGTCAATACATACAGTCTATTATTTCTCAGTTCGTCATAATATTCTGACTACTGTGTTTTGATATTGCTGCTGACTACTCTTCATAATCAGTCCATACATATCCAACTACAACTCTTCGTTATAGTTATTTTTAAATTGTTACACAAACAGTCCCGCTCTAAAATGCAGGTCTGTTATAAATTTGTGTCCTTAAAACCTTTATACGCGCTCGGCCTATATATTTCACGGGTATAACAAACTCCCACTTCAAATCATTTTCTGATCAATAGTGAAATACGTCTACTATTTTTACTTCGCCAAGCCGAAGTTAATGTCACCTCATTAAATTATTCATACTATAAACTCCCGTAGACCACCTTCAGGCTCATTATAGTACTAGTACTGTTCGTTTCAAGTACATGAAAATAATTGGATACTAGAAACTAGTTCTAATATCCTTCAGGTAATGCTTTATTATCATTACACTAATAAGGATTTTGAGGCTTTCTAGACGTCAAAAATTTGGCCCTTTAAGTGGACTCTGTATTAACCTAAAATCCTTAAAATTGTAGTATGAATTTAAAAACCAATAAATGAACAGATGAAAGAAAATCAAGGATTTCTAGAAGAATTATTAGGAGCACCATCTCCAACAGGTTATGAAAATGCAGCAGTAGAGGCATTTAATAGTCACATGTCAGAATTCAGCCAACATGTATTCACTGACAAGTTCCAGAATTCAGTGTTCAAGAAAGGTGCTATCGATGGTACCCCTATACTGCTATCAGGTCACTACGATGAACTTGGCTTCTTAGTAAGTGAGGTAACAGACTCTGGTATGTGTAAGATAGTTAGAATCAGCGGTGAAGATCGTCGTGTCTTACCAGGTTCTAGACTTTCTGCAATTACTGAGAGTGGTGGATTAATCGATGGTATTATTCAGTACAAGGCAATACATGTTCAAACTGATAGTGAGTATGACAGTATTGCTAAGGTGGAGGACTTGTGCCTTGATTTTGGATGCACAAATAAAAAGGAACTAGAGGATTTTGGTATTGGTGTTGGTACCCTCTTAGTTTATCCAAAGTATGAACATAATTTTAACTTTGGTCCCTCCGGTAAATTCATAGTAGGTAATAGTCTCGATGATAAACTCGGGGTGTATATCGTGGCTGAAATCTTGCGCAGGGTAGATGAAGAACTGCTTGTGAAGAAAAACATTACATTATTCGGAGCGGGTGTAGCAGGTGAAGAATCTGGACTTAGAGGCGCAAAAGTACTAGCCAGAAGAGTTGATCCCGAAATAAGCATCGATTTTGACGTTTGCCCAAGTACTGAGAAGGATCTTGGCATTAGTTCAGCAATGTATGGTGATATTAGCCTAGGTAAGGGTGTTGTTATTGAATATGGTCCATCTAAGTCAAGAAGGATTGGTGATACTATGAAACACCTTGCTGATAAAAATAGTATACTTTATCAGATTGGTGTCGGAAGAGCCGGTGGTACTAATACAAGTGCAATACAAGAACATGCAACTGATTGTGAAACTATGTTGCTCAGTCTACCAAATAGAAATATGCATCAACCGTATGAACAATGTCACTGGGATGATGTAGAATCTTGTATAAATCTTGTATTGAAATGGCTAGAGAGCCTCTAACATACAGTATGAGGCCTTATGATGGATTTGACTTAAAGCTCTCATTGAAAAAAGAAAATAAGAGCTTTGGATTTAAAATATGTGATTATACTGCTGCAACTCCCTTCAGCACTCTTATAATTAAAGTTCCAAAGAATAGTGACGAACTACATATCACTTTAGATCAAGAAAGGGACAAGATAGTAGTACAATTGATGTATTATACTAGTAGTGAAAGTCGTCATGTCTCTGATCTGTGGGAGTGTGAATTAAATAATGAATCTATAGATAATAACAGTAAATTAGTCTTAGATTACATAAAAGAGGAGATGATGGGTAATACACAAGAGATTTATTTATACAGTAAATTTATTTCAGCATGCAACTAAAGAAAGATAAGTGGAGTTGTGAAGATAAAAAAGAAATAAGATCCAATGTTGAAAGAGTCCTGGATATGTTAGGAATGTAGTATAGAAGACCTAGAATCTTTATAAATAGAATAAACTTGGATTCATAATTGTAAAAAAATTTAATTATTAATTAAGGGTAGAGTAGCTTAGTCGTGAGATTAGGCTTCTCTTTTTTTTGGCTCTTTATTTGTCCTAAAACCCTTATTAATGTAATATAAATACTTGATAATTATGACAGTAGAACAAAGTTGGATCCTATTTTGGATGATTGCTTATATTATGGTAGTAACTTTAATAGTTGGATCATTTATAATAGGAAAGCTCATATTGGATGGGCTTACAAAGATAAAGCGTGAACTAATTGAGTATTTAACAGATTAAATGTTTTAAATTATGAATAATATTACAGAGAAACCAATTCCAGTAACATTACTTAGTGTTATTTGGAAGGAGATTAAGGCAACAGTGAAATACTGGTGCTGTGGAGAAGAAAAAGAAAATAAAGAGGGAGACAAGTAGTTCTCCTTCTTTTTTGTTTCCTTAGGTGGACGAAAAAAAAAGATAAGGTCAGGTCAAAATTACTAATATATTATAAATACAGCTTAGACAGGGAAACCGTGACTGTATATATACTTTCACACTTTACAGCCTTCTTTACCCGAATCCAATACATTAAATTACATCTACTACTTTTAAGTAAAAACCTATCTTTGATTGGTTCAGCGCGTCTAACCTTAACCTTATCTATTAATAAGAAAACTAGGGCTTCCGTATTACGAAGGCCTTTATACCTTATAAGTGTAAGATATTTAATTTAAGAATAGCGCTAGTTAATTATTTATCTGAACTTGCAGATTAGTAAAATTATGGAAAGAAGAAATTTAGTATTTAGTAATTTAAAAAGTTAGTAGATGAATCTTAATTATTCTAAGATTGCCGTATTAGGTCTAAAAGTTTTAGTGGCAGCGGTCAGTGGTGCAGTTGTTTTTGCTGGTATTAGAGAGTTGGGTAAGGCTAATAATAGTCAAAAGCCACAGAGTATTGATGACTTACCAGCAGATCAACAAATTAGAGAACGTGGATTTTCGACAGTCCCACCAAGAAATGTTGTGAATAATGGACCAGTTCAGAATACATGCGTTCAGGCTTCTCAAGGTCAGAACAATGGCGTTATGAATAGTGATCTAGGTCGTAATGTAGTAAACGGCTTGAAAATAGGTCAGATGGTTTGTGGTGGTACTATGGAGATTATTCAGTCTTTATCATCCGTTGCTAGTAATGTAAACAGGTTATTTGATAAGAATTCATATAACCTCATCAACGACCCAAGTTTGTCAACAGGTTATGCAGGATATCAAACTGTACCTGGCGACCTAAGTAGAGATTGGATGGGTCGTTCTTATGATGGTATGCTTAATGAGAGGGGTGAGCCGTACAATGTAAAACTGTACACTACCGATCCAGTTACAGGGTATACCACATGTTACATTAATAGACCAGGCAATGTTATAGAATTTGTATAAGAGGATAGAATACCAAGTTCTAATTGGTATTACTGAGGCTCTCACAATAGTATAGAGAGTCTAGATTAACTTAATATAATATTTATTGGTCAATTATAGATGCCTACCTCGTTTGTTTTGTGTCGAGGTATTATTGGCATTTTTTATTTTTTTTACTATGTTATATTTATTTGGTACAGGTGCTTTTAAAAGTTCAAGAAAAGCAGTAAAAGTTGGTTATACAGGGGATGGTAGTAAGGAAACAAGAGAAACTGCATATCTCTTACATAATCCACTAGGTGAGTTCTTAGCTTGGAGAGAAGGTGATAGAGTAATGGAGTTAAAATTACATCTAAGACTTGCAGATTATAAAGTAGAATTCCTAGATGAATGGTTTTATTATGAGCCTGAAGTTGAGAAAATATTTGGATCTTCTGTAAGCGAGATAAATGATTGGCTATGGGATAATAGAAGTACTGTCTTTTATCCTCTCCCAAAACCAGGAACACTTAAGAGAAAAATATTTGATGAACTAAGTAAGTTTAAACAAGGTAGTAGTATAGTAGAGGGTGTAAGCCTATAATCCTTAATAATATAAGAAAGACTTTAATAATAAAAATAGTATGGCAAAATCAAAAGAAGAATTAACAAGTATTTTTGAAAGTACGTGTGATGCAATTTCTAATGATGGATACCTAGATTGTAATGGTGATTGGCATGGTTTAGATACTATTACAACTAGATTTTACAAGAGGGCATTGAGTATAAAAAATAAAAACTACTCACCCTCAAAGTCTACTAAAATCTGGGTTGAGAATATAGACACCTTACTTGCTGCCAAAAAACTAGGACCTGATTGTGCTGTTCTTAATATGGCATCTTTTTCTCGTCCTGGTGGTGGAGTAGAAAGAGGATCTAAGGCACAAGAAGAAGAACTGTGTAGGAGGAGCAATCTTATTCGGTCCTTATATAGCTGTGATCAAAGGCGACTAGGATTGTTTGAGGATAAGCTAATAAAACAGGCATATCCTATTCCTGATTTTGGTGGTATATATAGTAAGAATGTAACTGTATTTAGAGCCGCAACATCTTACAGCTACTTATCGGACCCTTTCTCTTGCTCAGTTATCACAGTTCCCGCCATAAAACGACCAGACTTAAATAGTAAAGGCGAGATGTTAGAGAAAGATCTGAACACACTGAGAGGTAAAATAAGAACAATACTTAGAATAGCACTACTTGGGGGACATAGAAAATTAGTACTAGGTGCCTTTGGTTGTGGTGCATATGGAAATAATCCTCTACAAACGGCAGAATCTTTTAAGTCTGTACTAGAGGAGCCCGAATTTAAGAATATGTTTAGTCAAGTGTGTTTTGCGGTGCTAGAAGATAAGAATAGTAAGCGAAATGTAATGGGCGGTAATATTAAACCATTCAAACAAGTATTTCCATGAGTAAGACAATATTATTAAGTGAAGTAGATAAGAGCTATGATCAATATAAGCTCTGTTATGTAGACGAGATTAGTCCTACAGTATACGGACCTACTGAATCAACGAAACAGTACTTTGAATCTCAGGAGTATAAAGATTATGTAAAAGAGTATGGAGTAATGCAGTATAATTCTAAGGTAGTGTATAAAGACCTACCTAATCCTGAATACGATCAAACTAGTAGAACACACTTTGCTTATTTCACTAGACTAAACTTACTAGATCAGTGGGGTGATGATTGGAATGATGTACCCTATGAACACAATGCAGAAGAACCATATGAAGATATAGAAGGTGATATTATAAAAGTACCTTTTGCATTTATTGGTCAAGATGATGGTGAGGGTTACTTCTCTACTTACCCACTGGAATATAAGCTGCCAAAAGATTACGGCGGTGGTAATAGTCCTTGGTCTGTAGAAGATATTAACCTGGGTGCTGTTCCTTGGTTATTTGTTAAGGACATAAGTAATAAACATGTTCCCGCCGTAGTAATAATGGCAGGAATTAACCCAGTGGAATTTAAAGAGAAATTAAATTATATTTCAAAAAATTATGGAAGCAAATAAACCATTCACTTGTAAAGAAGATGGTAAGGTTAGGTGGTTTTCTCCTAGTATTGCCACAGTATGTTCAGTTTGTTGTTGGGATGATAAAGGATGTGACCCAACAGAAAATCTACTATTCCTATTTGAAAAGAGAGGTCCTGGTTGTCCTGATAATGTAGGTCTGTATTGTATGCCTTGTGGATATTACGACTTTTCAGATCAATATATTAGGAAAGGTGCAGTAAGAGAAGTTATGGAGGAAACAGGGCTAGAAGTTGACCCTAAGAACTTATATTTCTTTGGAGTTGGTGATGGACCTAGTGATAATAATGGGAATGTAACCTTAAGATATATGACAATCTTAGATCATGAGCTACTAAGATCTGTAGTAAGTAGTAAGAGTGAGCTATCTACAAAAACTCGAGGTGGTGAAGCTGGAGAAGTAGAGAGATATGTACTGTTTGATCTTAGGTACATACAGAAACATAGAGAGGAGTTTTGTTTCGGTCATGATAGGTTAGTTGAATTGATTACTAAGAACCTAGATAGAATAATAGGAAATAGATTCTACTGTGATAATCTCTGTGAAATGCCAGAGAATAAAAAATCCGCTAAAACCCTTATTAGTGATTATAAATTGAAGAGTATGGAAAAGGTAAGAAAAATTTTAAAGAAAACAGAAATTATGGCAGAGGTAGTTAAAGATAAATTAACTGAAGCTATAAAGCACAATTATTAACAAATTTACTAAAAAATTAAAGGAGATAAGAAAATGAAAAAGAAAGAATATGTAACACCGGAGATACTTTGTTGTGATTTAAGGTCAGAAGGATTAATGGAGGACCATACAGGTGTTTTACAGACTAGTCCTGGCGTATCTGCTTCAGGTCCTGGTCAAGGCGGTGACCTTGATGATGGCGATGTGGTATCAGCGAAGCCTATTTATGAATTCACAGCTTGGGACGAGGAGGAATAATCCCTATAATAAGATAATTTCAATTAAATTAGAAAAAAGAAAAAAAATGAAGAAAATTAAATTTCTTTTGTTCGTACTATTTGCATTGCTGTATGTAACCAATGCAAATGCACTGATACCGGGCGACACTTTCACCCGGGATGGTAACACGTATAGGGTTACTAAGATGGAAAAGGCTCATGATGGCATTCCCGACACTTACAATGTGGCGTTCGTATCATCTAATGGCACTACCGTAAGCATTCCTGAAACTGTTATGGACCTTAATAACCAGTACAATTTTAAGGTAACGGCTATTGCTAATAACAGTACAGTTCCTAATGCAACATCCGTCATAATGCCTAACACAATCGAACTAATTGAGGCTAATGCGTTCAAGGGTGGTCATATCACAAGTATCACAGTACCTCAATCTGTTAAGAATATTGCAGATGGTGCTTTCGGTCAGATGAACTACCTTACAGAAATTAACGTTGCTGCTGGGAACTCAAACTTCCGCTCTGATAATGGTGTACTTATAGAGAAGAAGGGTTCACAAGACTGGGTAGCTGCATATCCTGTGGCAAAGTCTGGTGCGGAATATGCAGTGCCAGAAGGTATTTATGGTATAAACACAAATGCTTTCCAACGTGCATCTAACCTAACAAAAATTACTTTACCAGCTTCGTTAAAGGAATCACCTTCAACAGCAGAGTCCAATGGTTATACAAGTGCTCAGAACCTTAAAGAGATTGCTGTTGCTGCTGGTAATACAGCCTTTAAGTCTGTGGATGGTGTCCTCTTGTCGGCTGATGGTAAAAAGTTGATTGCTTATCCAAATGGGAAAGCAGGTTCTCCTTCGACTAATCCAGCTTATCAAGGTGTGACAGGGCAGCCTAGCGCAAGTGTTTATAAGATTCCTGATGGTGTAGAGTCTATAGAACAAGCGGCTTTTGCACAGGTTACTAGACTTACAGCTATCGAGTTGAATGGTGTAAAGAAACTCGCTAAAGGAGCTTTTGACAAGGCTGTTAAATTAAGAAATGTATTGCTTGGCTCTTCTGTTGATACGATAGAAGAAGGCGCTTTCGGTGGTAATAGTGACCTCACTGCCTTTGAAGTAGACCCGGCAAACCCTAATTATGCAGCTGATAATGGGGTAATTTACACAAAGAATAAGGAGGAACTTGTGTTGTTCCCTGCTGGTAAGGCTGGTGAATATACCACTTTACCAACTACAAAGAAGATTTGTAGAAGAGCTTTCTACTATGCTCAAAAGGTAACCAAGGTGAACTTCAATAGTAATCTTGAAGAGATTGATGGCGATGCTTTCCAAGCAACTACAAACTTAGCAAACATCACTTTTGAAGCACCAGCAAAGATTAAGACTATCGGTACATTTGCCTTCACTGGCTCAGGACTAGCCGAACTTAACATACCAGCATCATTAAAAGTTGTTAGTTGGAGTGCCTTTAGCTCAACTAAACTAAAAAAGGTTACCGTTGCAGATGGTTCACAGTTACAATCCATTAATAAGGAAGCTTTCAATGGTTGTAAGGACCTTGAAGAATTTACCTTTGAGGGTTCTTCTACCTTGAATAAGATTCAGGCTGATGCTTTCAGCGGTGATGATAAATTGAAGAGCTTTGTTATTCCAGAGAATGTTACCATTCTTGAGAAAGGAGCTTTCAATGGTGCTTCTGACTTGGAGACTATCACATTCAAGCAACCTGCTACGATAACAGCTATCGGTGAAGGCGCATTCCAAGGTGCAAAAGCATTAAAGAAAATAGAGCTTCCAAATTCTGTTACAACGATTAGTAAGGATGCTTTCAATACTTGTTCGGGCTTGACGGAGATTGTCATCCCAGCAAGTGTGACCTCAATAGATCCTACTGGCTTCCAAGAATGTGCTAAACTTGAAAAATTTACAGTAGATAAGAACAACCCAGTTTACTCCAGTGTAGACGGTTTCTTATTAAGTAAAGATAAGAAGACATTAGTCTCATTCCCTCCAGCAAAGGCCAATACCTATTATACGATGTTGCCTCCAACCATCGAGACAATCGGTAAGCAAGCATTCTATTTTGTACAGGCTCTTGAGAACGTAACAATTCCAGAGAAGGTAAAGAAGATTGAAGAATTTGCTTTCGACCGTGTTGATAAGTTGAATACAATAGCCTTCTTAGGTAAGACTCCTATCACTGATGTTGCAGCAACAGCATTCAATCCTGCTAATGTAGATAAGACTAAGATAGACCTTAGTGTACGTAAAGATTCTAAGGCTGCATTTGATAGTGATCCTTTATGGAGTCAGTTCCATACCAGAGGTGACTCTTTCTTCAAAGAAACTAATGGTACTGGCAATGGTGCTACAGAATATTTTCCATTGTCAAAGAAGGCTGTAATGATTGTTGGTACACAGGCTGACGTTTATACATACGTCGTAAAACCAACCGTAACAGATGACAATAACAACACATACGAGGTGCGCCTTTGGGGTGACTATGCGATGAATGATAACACAACCAATATACAGGAGGTTGTTTTCAAGAATACACTTGATTATATAGGTCTCGATGCCTTCAAGAAGCATGATGGTACTTCAAGTGTTAAGCGTATCTACTTCACCGCTACTGAACCTACAAAGGATATGAGTGCAACAAAGTGGGAATACGTAGACAACTCAGGTAACTATACCGAGAAGGAGTTTGAACCAGATCTCAAGGTCTATGTAAAGAAGTCTGCTGAGAATGCTTATAAGACTGCTACAGGTTGGTCTCGTTATGCAGGACAAACATCTTATAAGATACCAGGTGAAATTAATATAGCACATCAGTACGGCACTTTCGCACGTGAGTTTGATGCTGACCTTGGTATCTATGCACGTGAGAACAATGAACGTGGACGTATTGGTGCATTCATTACGCAGACTGCTGGTATGTCACCGGATGTTACCACTGGTGTTATTAAGTTCATTATGAAGAGTATCAATTATGGTGGTACTAACGTAACAGACTATGATTACGTACCTGCTGAGACAGGTGTTTTGTTGGAGAGTCGTAGTAGAGCAAGTACTCCTGCAGACTTCTACTATGCTATAGGTGAGAAGGACAATGTTACTTATAGTCTCTCAAACAACATCATGGAAGGTGTGACGGTGAAGGATACTAAGAAGCAGTCATCTACTTCTGATCCAATCTTCGCAATGACAACTGCGGGTATCTTTAAGCCTCTCAAGATAGGAACTGACCGTACGATTCCTGTTCACAAGGCTGTTGCTCGTCCAAAGGTAACGTTGCCTGCTTCTGCAAGGGTAATGTTTGTCTTTGACGATGGTGAGGATCATAACGTTGTAAATGCTATCGAAACAGTAGAGAACAACAATATCGTAGGTAATAATGCTTATTATAACTTACAGGGCCAGCGTGTAGAGAACCCACAACATGGTGTATTCATTCACAATGGTAAGAAGGTAGTATTGAAGTAAGAATAATCTAAGACACTTTTATGTTGTAGGGAATGTCTGATTGTTCATTAAACATGACGGCTTCCCCTACAGCTAAAGGAGAGCAATGATGCACAATCACATGAAAGCCTTATTAGTGATTATAAATTAATTAGTATGAGTAGGATAAGAAAATTTTTAAAGAAAGCAGCAATTATGGCAGATGTAGTTAAGGATGAATTAACAGAAGCCGTTAAGGATGCTCGTGAATTATCAAAGAGTCCTAAGGAGAGTATTAAGGATTTTGTAGAAACTGTGAAAAATCCTAAATCAACTAGGGAAGATCTAGTTGGTGGTGCTAAAGATGTACTGAAGAAAACAAGATCAGCAGTTAAGGAGTTTGTAGTAGGTGATAATACAGAAGATAATTCCACAACTAGCAACTCTGAGGCTGAGTCTTATATCAAGAGGATGGCAGATCGTCTTACTTGTAGTGGTGTAATAGACTCTGAAAAAGCTAAGAGTATAAAAGAGGCGGTTGATCAAATCTTCAAGGAGGATAATAAGGATAAGATAGGTAACACTGATGAGATATTTAGTGATATCTGGGAACATTACGTAGACTTATCTGACTTGAAAATTAGGATCAATGATTCAGTTGATGAATGGTTAAGAAAAATAACTGAGTAACTATGGCAGCTTTTCTAATCACATTTTCTTTAAAACCTAGCAGTAATGTCGCACAGAGATACTTAGAGATTACTGAAAAACTAGGAAAAAAGTTTGGGAAAAAGATAAAACAAGTCAACAGAAACACATACGTAGTATCAACAGACTCACATACATTATCAGACCTTAGAAATATTGTAGATGGGTTTGATCCAGATAGAGATTGTGCAGTCTTTGTAGTGGATATATCATTATGTGGTTGGTCAGCACATGATATTTCAGTAGAGACATGTGAGTGGTTAGAAAAAATTATTTAAACTTATCCCGAGAGTATATTAGTATTAGTATACTCTCTTTTTTATTATGGAAAAATATTGTATTGACATAGATGTTTATTTTACTGGTGTTATAGTATTAGTAGGTAGACGAGATGAACTATATGAAGAGGCCAAAAAATACTCAGATGATGAAGGATTAAAGGCTAGATTTAACGAACAACTTATTAATGCGTGTGGTCTTACTAGTAGGGGTTGTGTAGTGGATAATAAATACTTAATTTGTCTTGAACTTGATAATATAAGAGCCAAGGATAGAGACCTAGGCGGTGTATTAGTTCATGAATTTTATCACTTAGTTGAAAATATACTAACTACCAGGGGAATCAGTACTAGTGGAGAAACTGGTGCACACTTAATAGGTTACTTGTATGAACAGGCGGAAAAACTTGGGGTGATGAAAAAAAATAATTGAGACCTAACCTCACGGCCAAGTCTCAATGAAAGAACTAATATACAAATCATTAAAATAGAAAAAAACATTCTCTATTAATAAGGATTTAATGTCACCCCAGATACATTCGCCTAATTTTACAAGTATTTTTATTTTGACGTCTAGAATGGCTCAAAATCCTTATATATGAAGAAAAATTAAAACATTTTATAAGAGATTTTTTAACAATAATTATAAACAATTTAACTTGTGAAAATTATGGAGAACAAGGAAATTTTAGAAGGTGTAGAAAACACTGTAAAAAATGCAGCTGAGAATGTAGCTCAGCAAGTAGAAAACAAGAAGCCAGGTTTCTTTAAGAGAAATCGTTGGACAATTATTGCCGCTGCGGTTGGTACTGCAGCTGGTGTACTGATCGGGTCTAAGACGGCTCGTGATAAGGTTGTTGCTTTAGGCAATGACGGTCTGAGTGCATGTAAGAATGCATTCTCAAAGAAAGCTCCTGTATTAGAAGAGGAGTTCGAGAGTGCTCAACCAAATGAGCAGAGACCTAACCACAACAAGTGGGAAGGTAAGAACAAGGGAGGTTGGAATAACAATCACCCTAAGTATAATAACAACAATTTTGCTAACTAAAAATTGGAGGAAATTAAGATGAAAAATTTCGTATTTGGATCAATTATAGGTGCAGCAGTAACAGCTGTGTTCATCAAGCGTAATGAAATTTGCGCTGCAGTAAAAACTAAGTATGCAGAAATGAAAGCTGCTTACAAAGAAAAAGCTGAAGAGGTGAAAGAAACTGTAGAGGAAACCAAATCTGAAACAAAAGATTAAGTTCTCCAGATAGTTATCAATTGGATTGAGTGTGGTAGGTAACTGCCACGCTCTTTTTTTATTCCTACTGATATGCCCTAAAAACCTTATATTTGTAGAATTATAATGAATTTTTAACAATTAAACATATAAAAAATGAAAAGCGAAAAACTTATTAAAAGAATTAGTCGGAAACAAAATTTCGGACGTAAGTGTGTAGTCGTATCAGACACACTAGGAGAGATGGGATCTTATGCAGTAAAGGCAGGATTCTTAGTATTAGTAGTAGGTGCACTTACAGCAGTTTGTGCAGACCTAACAAATAAGTCTCTCAATAAGAATAAGAGAGAACTTAAGGAGTTAAGAAAGAACAGTATTAACAACAAATAAAATAGGAGAGAGTATTATGTTTAAGAAACTCGAATTGATGTCTAGAATTATCAGCAGTGGTAAGAGAGAGGGTGGTAAAAGAACTGTCCTTGAGTCATATAGCGATAATTATGCAAGCTCAGCTATCTTTGCGGGCCTTGCAATTGGTGGAATAGTAGCCACTGTTACAACCCTATATAAGTGGGGAAATATTGGTGCAGGTGGTGAACGTCAAGGTAATAGACACAATAACAATGGAGGACGCCGTGACAACAACCGGGATAATAGACCTGGAAATCGTCGTGGTGGTTTTACTAAGTTTAACAACGGAGTAAGATAATCTTCTATACCAACAAGTATTTTAATGACCTAAAACAATTTAAAAATGGAGAACAAAATATTAAAAGTAGGTATAGGAACCTTACTCATTGCAGCCGCAGGTGTTTTTATCTATAGAAGATCAAAACAAAAACTACAAGTACTAAAGAAACGTGAAGAAAGCAACGTTAAGGTACTAGAAGATGCGGGTTATAAAGTAGACGAAATCGATGGAACTGTTACAAATATCAACACTGGTAATGTAGCGGAATCTAAAGACTTTGTCAGAGAATTATATTTAGAGGTCGTGTATGATGATAATGCAAGTTTCTGTGAAGATTGCGTTAACACAGACCTAGCAAGCGGCTCTGAACATGTCGTTCACATAAGACAAACAGAGGTTGATGGCATTAATTATTTGGACTTACTATTTACAGTACCTGAGTCAGCGTACGTAGATGGAGGTTCAAGGTTTAGAGATGGAGACGTTGATGTTAGAAATTTTGTATCTAACATACTAGGACGTTTCGATCAATCACAGAGTGAGAGAGTTGGTGGTGTATACAAAGATCTGAAAGATAAGTATTTCAGTAATTGGAAAAACATCAACTTACAAGCAGATCTTGATGGTTACTTACTGATTACCTTTGAAGAATTAAACGGAGATGGTAATTGGGAGGAGTGTTCAGCAATGATTAGAGTTGAATCTGATCTAGAACACTATAAGCAATTAAGAGAGCAGAACCCAGACAAATCAAAGAATGAAATCTTAACAATGTTTATGAAAGACGTTAAGAGCATTGATTATGTTCTGGAAAGTGCCAATGAGAATATTAGAAATATTCAGGTACAAGATTCAATGTTGGTTTGTAGACTATCTTACCCAATGTTCAAGGATAATGAACAATGTGGTATTACAGTAGACATTGCCAAGAGTATTCTACTAGATTTGATGGACGAGGAAGATGGATTAGAGGTGTTCGGTAGAGGTGGACATTCATTTAAGTATGATTATCTTAAATTCTACCCACACAACTATGACAGACTCGTATACTTGGATAGAGAGTATGATGAGAATGCTGGTAGAAAGAAAGTTGTCCTAGTTGATGAGCTGGGATAAAAAAAATAAGCCTAAGGTTGGAGATTTAGTTCTCTGGCCTTAGACTTTTTCTTTTCCTTTCCTTAAATATCCAATCTTAATGCTTTCTTACCAAGCCTACCTTTATAGATAATAATTGGATATTTTTCTAGGTCTTTTGCAATAAAACCAATATTAGACATTTTAATATCATCTATTGTTACTTTACTGCGATCTTTTTTACACTCAAAGTCATTATCATCGACTATTAGTGTATTTACTGTTTTTCTGTCCATTCTTACATGTTTATTTCTAGTATTTCGCTTGCTAGACTACCTTCCTCATCTAACCTTACCCCATTGTCTTGTATAGGGTCTTTTGTATACTCAGGTTCCTTAAGAGTAAATTCATCTAGCGAATATTTCCCTAAGTTTCCTAAGTTTAAGTTAGTTTTTACAGTATCAGCTAAGTTAAACAAGGAATCATTTTTTGACCTGTTCTTAATATAATCCCACAAGCTGTCTATTACTTCTTTTATTTTTTCAATATCAGATCTATTATTAACATCCTCTACCTCTAGAATAATGTTAAGTAAGCGCCTGATAATAGTAATAGATGCGTCCGCTGGGGATAACTTTCTTGCAACTAGTCTGCTAAATTCCTTTCTTAGTAGTCCCTTGTGCAGGTATAATATCTTCCCAAACAATAGTATTTCTGACTCACTATAGCCACAATAACTTGTACCTTCTAGTGCAGTATTGACCTTCCTCTGGTAAGTCTTGACAATACCTCTGAGCCTGTTTTCATCCTCTAACTGCTTCCAAAGATCTACTACTAAAAAGTTAACTACATCGAGAAGACCGGCTGCATACAACTGGTGATTTTTCTCTACCTGTTCTTGATCTAAAATTTTGCTAATATTCATAATTGATAAGAATTACTATACACTTATAAGAGAACTATGGGCATCTGATTGCAAGTCAATACCTTATATATGTATGGAAGAAAGAAATGTAGTAAAAATAATAAGTCATTGGATAGTAGGTTCCAATGACTATTCGGAAATTAAGAGACTAAGAAAAGAAGTTGCACAAACTATCAAAGATACTGTAAATCAAATGATAAGTGGTGACATAAGAAAGTTAATAGAGGCTGCTGAGAAAAAAACTAGCTCTTGTATATTAGAACAGGACGACTTAGATTTAAGATTCTTAAGTAATCTCATGAGAGAACTATGCCCAGAATTACCTAATGTAAACTTTAGCAGACTGCTTCCAATATACACTAGTGAATATAATGATGTATATGGTCAAGTTTACGATAGTACTATAGCAACTGAAATAAGAAGCTTGAGAATACCTGTAAAGAATAGCCCTAGATTATTTAGTGTTGACGTAGATAGTTTTAAAAAGCTAAAAGATATTAATGAAAATTCCTATAATAAGCTATCTAGTCTATTAATAGAGTATTTTAAAGTTTGTAAGGGGCTTAATGATAAGGTGAGATTATTATTTAGGATACTTACAAATGAGAGAATGAATCGTGCTAAATTAAAATCAGAATTTCCAGACTTATATAAGCTATGCTAGAAATAGAATACATATCAGAACTAGTACTTGATAGGAAATTGTCGAGTAATGATCAGATGAGAATACATAGTGCTATTAGGGCGAGTGATTACTATAGCGGATTGGTTAAGTTAGATGATATTCGAAAGTATGAATGTATACTGAAAGAAGATTTAAAAGAACTGATTAACCTTTATGTATCATATACTAATCCTGAATTATTTGAACTATGTGGTATAATGCCTGAACTGTGTTGTAGAACTATAAGTTTTAGTATTGGTATTATCAATCTGGGTAATTGTAAGCCACAAAACTATTATACAGAGGACTTTGGATCAGACCCATTTAGCCCCACTAAGTTTGATAATATAACAGTTAACATAGTAAACTATGTCAGTTTTAGGGATAGTGAAGAGAAACCACTGTTAATCAGTAGTTACTGTTCTAATACTAAACTTGGTAATTGGATCTCTAGTAATATAGATAAAGACCCGAGAATTAGAAAAATAGTTAGTAGAATAAGGGCGATGCAGTATAGTATTGTAAGACTACGATATAGAATGAATAATGATAAAATAAGAGATCTATATTTAGCTGGGAGTGGATATTATAATAGTGATGGGGCTATACAGTTACCTAATCATTTCGAGGACAAATTTAAAAACAGAAAAAACTTTCAAACTTATAGAGATGTCTTTGAATTTGATGAGGACCTATTTATATTTCTGTGTAATATACATAAGGTTAGTTACCTAAAACGTCACAAAGTGAAGAAACCCAACGAAGAAATTGATAATCTGGAAAGTGATATAAAGAAACTGAAAAAATTACTGGGTTAATTCAAGGGGAGAATAAAAAATAGAGAGAGAAAAGGCGAGGATTATTACCTTACCAATTCTCTCTTTTATTTTTTTTACATCGTCAATCTAAACCTAAGCTCAACACTGGAATCCGCGTCGGTCTCATTATACGAAACTTCCTTAGATAATGCACTAACCTGAGTTTCTGACATACCAACTCCACCAACAATAAGGCCTTTTTCAGACTCTAACTTATTTGGACCATGCGTATTAATTATCGACGCACAAAATCCAGTGGTGGATGATGCAGAAATACCAGACTTCATAGAATTACCATAAAGATCAATCTCTCCAATGAATCTAGTACCTGGTGTCCTTCCCCACTCTCTTTTGGATGCATCTAGTACTACATCTGAACCCTCTGTCTTTAAGTATTCATCATTGGCGGCTACTTCATCAAACTTAATAGAAATCTTATCACCCTCATCTGTCTTACTAACTAGGTACCCAAATGTGAAAATACCACCTCTCTTATTAAAAAAGAATGGATTTTCAAGGTGCATAAATCTAAAACTGCTAACCTTGCCTTCATTAACATTACCTTTCATATAAGTTGTGTAACCAATAGAAAGGCCAGATTCTTCAGCATCAGATTCACCTGTTATTTTATTTTGAATATTACAGGTAGTCGGGAAAATACTATTATGATTGAAAGTCTTGTAGTATGCGGTTAAGATAAAACTAAGTACAAGTTGTTCCCAATATGTAATACCAAGTATATCTTTATTTGTCTTTAGTCTAGCTTCTTTAAACTTCTTAGGTACCCATTTCTTTGAGTATACTATCTGATTACCTACCGAACAAACTAAACCGGCCTCTGTATTAACTGCATCATACCTGCCTAGTAATTTAGTATAGCAATCACGTTCTTTATTGAACTTTGACTTACCAAACCACTTTCTAAAACCAGTTGGACATCCCTTATCAAAATTAAACCTAACCTCTTTATATGGACCCTTAATGTTATCCACCCCTGAGAAAAGACCAATGTTGATATTAGGAATTTCTGTCATCTGTAAGTAATCATCTTTGTCGGGACTACTATAATGACTAGTCGTTCCATTATCAAGTCTATTTCTATCAACTAGTTTTACTTTTCCATCAAGCGTTTCCTCTCTTTTTAGGTAGTTAAACTCAGTGCCGTCCTTCTTAATCTCACAAGGCCAACTACTATTCTCTACCCAAGTCTTAAAGTCGTCATACTTAATATCTCCTGCAAATACTGGTACCTTAAGTGTATCTTCATCATACCACCTCATAATAAACTCATTATTGTAGAAGACCTGTTTACCACCATCATCAGTACCTACATAGTTGATAGCAGGATAACCCCAACCATCAGTAGCCCTATACTCTCTGAATTCTTCTAAGTTTCTAAATTTTTTTATATTTTTCATTCCTTAAACCTTTTATCTTATCTCCTATGACAACAAGTACACTCAGAATTATCTCTCCCTAAACCCATTGTACTAGTTGTTCCATAATCATAGTTGCTATAATCCTCTTCTTCAGGCCAAACACCACTAGTATATTTTCCCCAATCTTTCTGTGTTTCACCCTTTCCACAACAGCAACCACAACCTTGAGTGATAGGTTCCACTAAGAGACTTGCATATTGTAGCTTTAAACGAGTGATAAGACTAGACATTACATTAGACCAACAGAAGACAAACCTATCCTCTTCATATGGTACAAAGAAATCATTAACAGATCCCCATGTATTATCTGTCTCTATATCCAATTCCTTAGCAAGCTGCATTCCCTTGAGACCTACTATTAAATCAGCGCCTCTATCATATTCATCAAAAATAACTCTTAACTTCTCTACCATATCAGCACTTTCACCTGCATCAACTAGTAGATTATTAAGTCTTCGTATTATTTTAACTAGGTAGGGAGCAAGTTCTGGCCTAACATCATAATCAACTTTCTCAATACCTAATGATTTTTTAAGACTTGATAAAGAGACACTATAATCTTTAAAACCTTCTTCACTTTTCCAGATCATTAGAACTCTCCTCCATTAATTATACTACTAAGACTGTAATTCCAACAATCTTCTTTCGTCCAATCACTAGAATCAGAACCAGTAAAGACATACTCAACCCACTCTTTAGTAAGTGTGTCAATATATCTCAACTTAATTCCCGGTATCCTTCTAGAGACTGGTACTTGATCTATCGCCTCGCTAAATGTAAACGTCTTCTTATAATCACCTACTTCAGCGTTTAAGTTAATGTCAGATTTAAGCAGGACATTTAGAGCGCGTGAATTCATATTTATTGCATCATTCAGTTGGTTCATGATTGCTGATGAAAGACCCTGACCTACATTAAACCTGTCAATACCTGTTCCTTCTAATAATTCCATACTTAACTTAACTTCATAACATCTAAGGAGCACTTATCAAGGCCTCTCTCAGATTTAATACCTTTTGTTAGCTCCTTAATCTGATCAACCCTAGGCCTGTCAATTTTATAAGTCATTGGAGTAGTGTTTCTAGTCCCACCACGCTTTAGACTCATTCCTTTTACACTTCTAACTATCCTGCTCATAATTTAATTAATATATACTATAATATTTTAGTATCACCCTTATAGAATTCAACAGACAAGTAACCCTTATCTAGTATCTTCTGTTTTAACTCTTCGTTTACTGTGCCAACCACATTCCTAAATATTAGCTTCGGTTTATGCTCATCTTGCGATACATCGGGTAGTATCTTTTCAGCAACGAAATCAATACTTGTTTTGCCCACACTCATTGGACTTGTATATCCTACATCAAATGTATCTACCATACTGCCATCAATTCCTGCAAGCATATACCAACCACCGTCTATACCGTGTCCACCTGAATATGGACCTATGTCGATAGTAACCTTTTCTGCTTTGGTGGAACTAAACATTTGTTCGCCTGCAATAGCATTAATTACATTTATAGAATCAATATTTGACTGTATTAACGGGAGTTGTATTCCTGCGCTATGTTTTATTGTGATAGTCTTAAATGTCGAACTACTAAAAAGACTTGTCATAATAAGTGATTCTCTATTAATATCTATACTCAAATCATAATTAGGGGCATCAATAGAGGAAAAGAGACTTGATATATCTATATCTCCAATGTTGTTAGCAAATTTCGCCTTAAGTATAGCTATTTGAATCTTCTCGTTAAAGTCTGGATCTGTTTCGCTTATTTGGTTAATAAAATAGGAATTAATGGCTCTTGCTAAACCGTCTATTTCAGTTACATTCTTTAAAAAGTAATTTAAAACTAAAAGATATACTGGGTTACGGCTTGTGTCTATCCCTGCCACCCACGCTGCTGCTTTCTTCTGTAAGTCGGTGTAGTGGTCGGTTTCTTTCTCAACAACCTTCTCAACGGGCTTTTCAACTACTTTTTCTACAACCCTCTCAATAATGCGAGGTTCTGGTAAGCGTAGATCAAGTACATCACCATTATCTGCTACTATCTGGATTGGTGCTGTCTCTACAAAATGCTCCTGTCTAATACCATCCTCTGAATAATCTGGATCTGGATATTCAATTGTAAGTTCCATTAAGAGTCTTCCCTCTGCGAAGTTATGGTTATCAAAGAAAATAATCAGTCTATCACCATCCTGCTTACAATGATTACAAGTACCACCTTTTCTTTCAGCTCTATAAATCTCAGAGCTGCCTTCTACATGCGCTTCCATTGTAAAATCACAATCTGGAAATGATACTACCTGACCACCCCTCAATAATCTAACCGCCAGTGGGAAGTCACTCTTCTTATTAATCCTTACTAACTTCTCCCCCCCTGGGTTTCTGAATTCTGCCTGTTGATTCCTAGTGTTACTACTTCCATTTATTATGATACTTTTAGATTAAAACACATCATTCTCTGTGTACCATCGGCCTTCTTATAACCAACATGTACCCACCTTGCTGTCTTACTTTTCTCAACTATTATCTGGTCAAACTTATGTCCTAGCTTAGAGAATACTGTTACAAAGAATTTTTCAAACTCTGCCTGCTTACCATTAGCCGGTTGTAAGTCTGCTGCATAACCAAATTGATGTGCAGATGTAGGGGCGCCGCCAACAGCTTTATTTACTGCCGGACTCCTATAACCGCTTGACACTTTGATTGCTGGGTTAGATAGGCCATGTTTTTCACAGTACTTACCCCACTCAATACGGATTAAGTCTAAAAATTTAATAGTTTCCTCCAGATGTTTTTTTACCTCTGGAGTTGGTGTATTACTTAGTTTTAACCGAGCCGCAGCACTAGAACTGCAAAGCTCGGGAATTGTAAAATATGACATATTATTTGTTATCTCTTATCATGTACAACTTTTCCTGCATGTACTTTATTAGATGTTACACCAGATACATAAGAGTCTAGTGCAAGTACGTCAGCTTCAGTATCCATAGTCCAAACCTCAAGTGGTAGTTTATTAGCAAGTAGTTTTGTCATTACTGCTTCACTTGGTGTTTTAAAATATATACCATTCGCATCCAGGAAAACATTGATTCTATTTGTACTCTTAGCCTTTATCTTATTGATTCTCATTATTACATCATCTATCGTACCATCTTGAACTTTATCATAGATTAAGCCAACTCTGATCTTATCATCGTACTTAATAGATGATTCAAGTGTCCATTCAATAAAAGATATAATAGTGAAGTTATAATTGAGACCACTTCTAGTAATGATATCTAAAATCTTATACATTGTTGCCTCATCAAATGCTTTCTTCATCTCAATGTATGGGTGAAGTCCATAGTTCTTACATAACTTACAGAACTCAGATAATTCAGTAACAGTGCCTCCTTTAGGATCTTTAAATGCTTTAAGTTCCTCTAGTGTATGTTCTGCTATCTTAACTGTACTACCCTTAGCGCCCGTTGCAGGATTAACTAATCTATCTGGTAGTTCATCATTGTGTCCTATTATAAACTTATCATCACTGGTCTTATGTACATCAACCTCAACATACCTAAAACCTGCAGCAAACGAATCCTTATATGCATCTGGGGTATCTTGAGCTGCACCTAACTCTGTCCAACCTCTATGATTAACACCCTTAATTATTTTATCATACTTTGAATAATCCTTGCCACTAGTCTCAGTATTGATTTTATTACTTAGGACATCGATACCATGAAGCTTGAGGGAATTCATAATAACCTCTAGAGTTGACTTACCTTCAACTTCCAACTTAAATGGTGGATAATTGCCAAGATCTGTTAACCATAAGTCCGTATTATCGATCTTACTAAGCAAGAAACAATACTTACCATTCTTCGTTACTGAGTACTTACCTGTTGTCCAAGATGTGAAACTATAAACTCCACTTTCATCCTGCACACCAATATAAGCTCTAAGTCCAGATGGTATATGAACAATGATACCACTACTTAGCTCAATCATACAGTAACATCTCTTAGGGTTGGCTTGATTAATACTCCAACCTGATGCAGTAATTGTTACATTTCCCTGTACTAGACGATCTGTTATGTTGATGAATAGTAAGTCCTTTGCAAGTACTGCCGATGAAGGTGCCATATAATCACAGTCTGACAAACTCTGTGCATACCTAGATGTCGTATTTAGCTTATCATACTCAATACTAAAATCAAACCCAGTAAATCCATCAACAATTCTAGAACTTACTACTACCATCTTTGTACCTGCTGGAATATCAGAACTGGTAAAAGTATAATTAGTAGGGACCGTCTTAGCTGTCTCCGCCCTAGATATTGAAATTGGATCAGTACTAGTTAGGGGATCTAAGAATTTATTAAAGCAAGAGAATACGCAAGGAACTGTATCTGTTGCACCTGCTCCAGTAATAGTGATCTTAGTAATTCCCTCTGCTGGTATTAAGTAAGAGTTAAAGTTTGAAGACCTAGTGAATTTACCCTTATTATCTACATACGCCTCAATCTTAGTGGTATTTGTCTTATTCCAAACACCCTTAGGATTAAATTCTGACGGTGCTGCACCTGGTTGACCACTAGGAGCTGCTGATGGAAGGTTATTTATCTTTACATCAACTTCTGACTTTGTATAATATTCTCCCTTTGGTTGATAAAGACCGTTTGCATCTGACTTGCTAAGAAGACCGCTAATATCCTGATGTTCTGTTAAGTATGTCCCCTTAGGTTGAAATTTCTCTTCTGCATCCGCCTTACTAATCTTGCTCTCAACCTGTCCTGCTTTCTCACGAATATTATCAAGGTCATTAATCTTAGGCTGATATAATTCTTCTGCCTTAGTTTTCTCTAAGAGTCCACTAATATCTTGATGGCTAGTTAAGTACTCTCCTTTTGGCTGATAATTTTCTCCGGCTTCAGTTTTGCTAAGCTTACTATCTACTTGACCTACTTTTTCACGGATATTATATAAGTCTGTTATTTTAGTTTGATACTTCTCCTCTGCGTCAGACTTACTAAGAAGGCTACTAACATCCTGATGACTAGTTAAGTATGTTCCCTTCGGTTGATAGAGTCCACTTGCTTCCTCTTTTCCAAGCTTCTCATCTATCTTACCTGTCTTCTCACGAATACTATCTAAGTCTTCTATCTTAGTTTGGTACTTTCCTTCAGCATCTACCTTACTAAGAAGACCACTAATATCTTGATGTTCTGTTAAGTATGTTCCCTTCGGTTGATATAGTTCTGCTGCCTCTGTCTTACCTAGTTTCTTTGCAAGCTCTTCATTTACACTGCTAAGATCTACATTACTAACACTTTCTCCAGCTTCTCTATTATCACCAACTCTCTTATATAGACGATCTGCCTCTTCTTTGCTTAGTTTTGTATCTATCTTACTCTCTAATCCGCTAAGACTCTGGTGTTCTGTTAAGTAGTTTCCTCTTGGCTGGTAATACTGATCGGCTTCCACCTTGCTTAATTTTTCCGCAACCATATTAGAATTTCTGCGGATTGTATCAAGATCCTCTATTCGATCCTGTTTTCTAGCCAACACATCACTACTAGGACTTACACCATTATTTGTAGCGGATTGTAGTTCTTTTATCTTTGCCTGTACATCTCTCACTGCATTACCTAAGTTTGTAAGCTGAACAGATGCAACAGGTGAATTTGAAGTAGATGAAGGAATAGTACTATCAATCGCATCACTATTGCCCTCAACTAGTAAGATATTTGTAATTGTTGAGTAGTATTCCTGTCTAAACCCATCTGCATAGTTAGGATCAGGTACATACAGAATCATCTCTATCTTAAGTCTACCGGCGCTAAGACCATGATTGTTAAAGTATATAATTAATCGGTCACCCTGTACCTTGCAATTCTTACATACACCATCCTTTTTCTCAACACAGTATGACTTAACTTCATTATCAACAGTAGCACGAAGTTCAAAATTACAGTCTGAAAAGTTAGAAAAATTATCCAACCTGATTGCTAACGGAAAATCACTCCTATAGTTTATTTTCACTACTCTATCCGTACTACTACCTAATATTAATTCATCCATCTTAATCTAATTTAAACTCAATATCTTTTAAGGTGAAGGTTTTTCCAGGACAATCAGATAGCTTCAATACAGTAATGCACTTACCATCTGTACTAATCCTAAAAGAAATATCCTCTACCTTATATTCTTTTCTTCCATCCTTATTCCACATCCAGCCATTTCCCATTGTTAGTGTCTTAATATATACACTAGCACCGAGAAGATCTTTATAGTCAATCAAACCAGACCTGCCAGACTTAGGAATTCTATTCTCATCGTCCTTGCAAAAACCTCTCATCTCTTCTTAATCAGTTTGCCCTTTTGCGAGTAAGTCGACGTAATTATTCCAGTATGAGTCTCGATTGATTGTTCTTTGGTGTGCTTTTACCCATTCAAAACTAATCTTCCCAGTGAGACCTTTTCTTTTTATTACGTCGTCTATCTGTCCTTTTACTTTCCTGATGTATGGCTCTTTGATTCTCCACTTGCCTGTACACCACTCTCTAACACCAATATAATCTGCAAACACTACTACCTTGCTTGCACTACTTGGGATATCAAAATTAGAGAGGGCCATAAGTACACCAATCATTTCGGCTGTTGGATTACTACAATTCTTACTACCATACTCAGCTTGCATGTAGTCGGGTGTTAATTCTTGACTATACTTATCTAGGATTGTCCCATACTTACCTGCATTATCGTCTTTTACCATAACACCACCACATCCTAGTCTACCATTATTTTGTTTATCTAGGTGTGATCCGTCGGTATAAATATTAATTATCATATATCAAAATCATTACTAAGTGAACTATACTTAAAGGGCTCTAAGTCTATTTCATACTCATCCCTCATAAACTTTCTAAATCTCTCTGTCTTCATTTCACAAATACTAGATAAGCAGTCAAGGAATTCTGGACCACTTACTTTACTTATTGATTGTCCTAACCAAGTTTGTAAGTTAGTATTGAGATAAATAAATGTATCTAAATACTTATCAAGATCTTTAGTAGTTATATCACTATTAGCATTATAAAATATTTCAGACTTACTAGAAAAATAGAGCTGTTTGAACATATTTAACCAGCCTGATTGTATAAATAAGCTAGAACCATTATATAAGTAGTGCACCGTAAAACCAAAACTATTAAACCTGCCAATTATGAAGTTATCGATTGTTATATCTTTTTCTCTAATTGGTGGACACTTATCAGAATACATTAGTTCCATGTATCCTCTGAAAATATCTAAATTTCTCATATTAAACTGTGTGAACTACCCATGAGTTAAAGACTCACAGGCTTCGGACTTCATAGAGGAATGACCTTTCGAAAGATCGGTTCTTACTTCCTCTCCATCCGTGTAATCGACAGTCCCTGCCGATATGTCATTAAAACCAAAATTAAGAATATTGATTGCTGCGTTAACATCACGATTATGATGGGTATGACACACAGGACATTCCCATTCACGAACAGATAAATTTTTTACCTGTTTATTAATATACCCACAGGCACTACAAGTCTGTGAGGATGGGAAGTGTCTGTCTACCTTCACAACCTTCTTACCATTCCATTCAGCTTTGTATGTTAACATAGCAATAAAACTACCCCAACTTGCGTCAGAGATAGATCCAGCAAGGTGATGATTTTTGACCATACCCTTAATATTTAGGTCTTCGATACATATTGTATCATATCTACGAACAAGAGAATTAGAACACTTATGCAAATAGTCAGCACGGCTATTGGAAATCTTTTCGTAGAGTATGGCAACTTTGAGTCTTTGGTTTTCAAACCCAATACTGCCTTTCTTCTTACGAGAAAGATGACGTTGTGCTATTGCAAGTTTGCTCTCGTATTCTCTTGTGTATCTATTATTATTAAAAGTTTCTCCTTCAGAAGTGACAACTAAATCCTTCAATCCCAAATCCAAACCAACCGACTTATTAGTCTTTTTAATTGGCATTGTGTAATCTTCTTCTGTTAATACAGAAACAAAATACTTTCCACTCGGAGTTTTACTAATAGTTACCTTTCCGATTTTTCCTTTTATCTTCCTATGTACACGACACTTGATACCTTCTTTAAATTTATATATAAAGAGTTTGTTATCAGTAATAGAAGCGGAACTAGGGACTGTAAAACTATCCTTAGAGCGCTTTGATTTAAACTTAGGAAATTTTGCTCGCTTATTAAAGAAATTGGTATAAGCTGCTTCAAGGCATCGGATAGCAAATTGTAGGGTTTGAGCATTTACTTCTTTAAGCCATGCAGTCGTTTCTTGTTTCTTTAATTCAGTAAGGCACTTAGCTTGTGCGTAATAATTATCACTTTTACCTGTAACCTTATACTGTTCTATACGTTGATTGAGAAAGTAATTATACACAAACCTAGCACAGCCAAAATGCTTTGACAGCAAATCGATTTGTACCCTGTTTGGATATAATCTAAATCTGTATGTTCTATAAATTCTACTCATGTTATGTACGAATATACATATTGTTTTTTCACCTCAAAGAATTTGTACACTATCACTTATGACTTTCATACCAATAGCAAACTAAATACAGTTGTTGAATAGTATCCTAAATAACCTATAAGCTTTACAGCATACTGTATAAGTGAACTAATGGCATACCTTGTAAGATAATGGTACACTTATCTCTAAATACAAAAAAACCACTTTTATCACATAGACTCTTATAATCTAATAAGTCTAAGATCATATCTAAGTCTTCAACAATAAAAGTAGTAATTCCTATAATACATCCATCATTTGATCTATTATATTCACTAGTATAAGTTACTGAATATGGGTAGATATCATACTTTCCTAGGAAATCTACAACTGCATCTTGGAATTCTGTATTACTTATCATACTACTAACTCTTTTACTAGTTTCTCTAATAATCCACTTTCATTCAAGAGCTTAGCTAGTACAGATCTATGGCAACTATCATAATCACTGCCATAACCCAACAAAACAACTGACCTAGCCCCAGATAATTCAGCAAGAGATTCAAGTCTATCTACAATTTTCTTAAGATCTACCTTCCCCGTTATCTCTATTACATATAACTTTTTAAACTCTTCAATGCTAATAGTCTTGTCCCTCTTTCTTCTAAATAATTCACTACTAGGAGATAATTCCTTAAAATGAACGGGAGATCCACTGTACCTACCAATTAAGTCAGACCTATCTATATTTCTAATTATAAAAATAGGTAGAATATTACTAGCCTTAAATTTTTCTAACGTAAGTGGTGATACAAAAGAAGTATTTATTTTTAGTTCTGATTTCATAATTAATAATTCTTAAATTTTTTATAACTTTTTCTAAATCCATTCGCACTTGAAAACCCAGATGACATTGTATTTTTCTTCTGGCTACTATTACTAGACTGCACTGCTTTCTGTTGTGTCATTTTTTGTTGGAACTGTGTAGTGCCTCCAAATTTTTGACTAGACATTGCAAAACCGCTAGGAGCAGTACGAAGTCTATTTAGGAGAGATAAATTACTTTCTATCATTGCCTTCATAGTTGCTGAGTCAATATGGTAGGAAATATCTGGACAGTCTAGTATATTACTAACTGATGATAGGCCGCTACTATTTATGAACTTATTTAACATACAAAGTGCCTCCGTTAAATTACTAGAAGCCATTAATGTATCAGTAGTAGGTTCATATATCTTATACTCAGACCTGGATGGATCATACTTTATTACTATTTCTATCATATAATAATTCAAAAAATAAAAAGAAATACAGATAATCAACTATCAATATTTCTCTTACTTACTTACTAATACACCTACAACAGCACCTACTAATAAACAGATAATAGACATCCAGGTAGTTCTCTTTCTACCTTCTTTCTTTATTCTCTTATTATCGGCCATCAGTTTACTTGTCTGGTCTATATAGTATTGTTCTTTCTTTGCTTCTCTTATATTATACTGGACAATTAGTGAATCCTTGACACCTAATAATACACTATCCTTCTTAACTAACTCTTTATAACCCTCGACTACTTGCTTATGATAGTCTAAGTCCATTATCATCTTATTAATAGTCTTAAGATTATCAGGAGTTATTGTAATTAGTGTATCATTATTTATCACTACTTTTTTCTGTGCACTACAAATCAAGGGCAGTATTAGAAGAAGAAGCAATATTACCTTACTTTTCATACTCTCTAATCTTTTGTCGGAGATAATTAATATTGCTATCAAGTGGAAGGCTATCAATCTTATTTAATTCTTTCACCCTCACACTCCATACCTTATTAATTTTCTCTTTAATTATTGTTATTGTGTCTCCTACTTGTTTTTCTTGGATCTTTAGTTTACTTATTTTCTTATTCTCTTGTCTAACTAATTTCTCGGGTATTTTCTGAGGAGCAAGATTAATTGGACCTGGCTGATATATACATTTTCCAACATACATACCAATACCAAATCCAATCAATACTAGTACCACGAGATTAATCCACTCGCTTCTTTTTTTCACTTATTAATATTCCTAATCTATATTCAAGATCTCCACGCTTTTCATAATTAAGATCTAGGTGAAATATTCTATAATCACACTCTCCTAATTTTTGAATCAGATGAGAATCCCACTTGTTAGATTCATCAAGTTTTCCTATTAAGTCCTGTAGCTTTTGAACACCTACACCACACTTAATTAATGAATCTATATCATTCTGAGGGTTTATATTTTCTTTTTTACCCTCTAACTCACTTACTGCTTCTTCCCTATTCATTAACCCCTCTGGTAAATCCTTAAGTCGGTATTGCCTAGGGTTAACTTCCTCATGTACTGTGTTAACAAATGACTCTCCAACTTTACTACTTACTATTTCAACAACCTTAGCATCGTATTCTTTCATGTTATTAAAAATATCACTTATGCTTTTGATTGTATCAGGTTGGGTTGTAATTCCTAAGCTAACAAATACACCTATTGAACTATTAGGGTTGTCAGTACTTTCAGCTACATTAAACACTTTAAATGTATAATTATAGACTGACTCTACTAGCCTATGAATTTTCTGTTTATTTATCATACTTTAATACCGATGATCATTATAACTCACATTGAAGTTCTTAACAATCAGGTTTTTGAAATTCGTCTTATAATTCCTACGGCCATAATTAAAGCCATAGAGCGCATACTTATTCATTGTCTTCTCAACTTCATGCCACTCCTCTAAGTAATCCTCGAAGTCAGATATAACAACTAGTATAGAGTCATCCTTGTAGTGATCCCTAAAATACTTAATACCTTTAGCCATTCTAGTTCCACCACCTACAGATATACTTGGAATTCCCTTTCTTGGATCTATGTCTCTAAAATGGTCCTCAAGCTCAGTACTCCAACTAATTATATCATAGTGAAGACCTCTACCAATTGATTTCATCTTTCTGGCAATAGTACTGAGAACTCTATCAACGAGCACAGTATCCATTGAACCACTGACATCAATTAAGTATACGATTTTAGGCTCATCTTTAATAGTAACCCTAGGTAAGATAGCTGGAGCGATTACAGTTCGATTGATGCCTTTATTATAATTCCACATCATATCTTTCTTAATCTCTTTCTTAACTACCTTATTCTTATAGTTCCTAAGTACCTGATCGATTGCCTCATCAACTGGGTCTTCATTTACTACTTTTCTTCTAGACCCTGATGAACCACTCTTTCCACATCCAGTACCACCACCAGCTTTGATTTCACCAACTTCTCTTTTTTTATCGGCTTCATCTCTAGAGTTTGTACAGTGATCATGGTGAGTTCCTCCATCTAACTCAGAAAATTCATCATCTCTGACACCTTGATTACCACTATCGGTTTTCTCAGAGTCTCCCTTGTAACCTCCTGAATTACTAGAGTCGTTGCCTTGTTGACCATCTTCGCCACCATTGCCACCTTGACCTTCTTTTTCACTGTCTGAGTTACTATCTGATTTTTTACTATCAGACATACCCATCTGTTCCATAAGATCATCGAGATTACTCATAGCACTACTTTCGTCACCAAGCGCATCTTTAACATCCTCTGTAGAAACGTCACTAGTATCGCCATTTCCGCCCTTGCTAATACTAATCATCATCTTAACAAACTGATCAAGATTTTTTACTATTAACAGTAGGTACTCTAGATAATCTGCATTATCAGGAAATGGTTGGCCGTCTGGAGTATGGTATCTCTCTGGCAAAATAAACTTAATCTTTGCCTCGTTTTCCATCTTCTTGAGGCGATCTTCTATCTTCTTCCTGACTTCTTCATCTTTAGTTGTCTTAAGAAGTTCTTTAAGCTTATCACTGAGACTGTCTTGGATAGTTTTTGATACTTCCTTTTCCATCACCTCTACATCATCCTTACTCAGGACTTTTGTATTAACCTCCATATCCATTGCAATGTTATGAAGACTGTGATTTAATACAGGATCATCAATAACCCTCTCAATCAGTTTATCACCAAAATCAATACCGCAGTTCTTGTTAATGGTTTCTATTAGTTCACCTCTATAATCTCTAAACACATTGCAAATTCTAGTATCCATTTCTTCATAGATACCGTCAAGATGTGCTAGGTAGATATGTCCATACTCATGAAGTTTAACACGATAATCAATATCATAAACTCCAGTATGTGCACAAACTACATTGTAAATAGTAAACTCCTTTTTACCATTACTATCAATAGACTGAGACCTATATGAATAACCAAGTTCTGGATTTTGAGGATTATAAGGTTTATCTAATTTTTCCTTTAGTATATTACCCCAGTTCTTATTATTGTAGGTCCTTTTTACTAAATTCTCTACAAATTCAAGTTCCTGTTTAGTTTTCATTGCTGTTTTCTTTTAATTAGTTAGTATATTGTCACACATTAATAAGACTTTGGATGATATACTACCAAACCAAAGTCCTATGCAAAATAACTTAACTAATTATTTCTCTTTATCTACACAGCTCTTAATGTCTGGGATAATATTAGCTAGTGCTGCATCTTTATTGATACAGGTCTTTCTAGTTGTCTTTAGATAGAAACTTACCTTCTTTGAATCAGAGAAGACTTGCTTAACTTCACCCTTAGCAGCAGAATCATATGCGAAATTGCTATTATGTACGAGTGATCTAAGAGACATCATAAGGGTTGCTAGGTTGTTCCAATAATTAATATCCCCTGCAAATTTTTCTAGTACTACACTGTCTGAATTCTTTGCAGTTGGGTCAATCTTATAACCCTTGACCAAATTTTTCCCTGAACTCTTAATGAGATTACAGTATCCTTGTACAATACTCATATCCATAGGACGATCAACACCCTTAATTTCTGGATCATTGATCAACTCTTCAATCTTCTTAGAACTTGCACTCATAGCTGCAATATCTAACTTACCGTCAGAATGGTTCTTAATGATATCCCTGAAGAAACTTTCATACTCAGGTACCTTATCATTATTCATCTTCTCAATGTCTCTGACAGCCTCAATCATAGCAGATACGTACTCATCAACTATGTTAGTTTTGATCACTTCACCATTACTGTTATTGCGCTTAAGACCCATACCTACAAGACCATACATCATGTTCTTATAGTTCTCAGAGCTAATACCGGCACTACCAAAAGCAATATAGGTAGCAATAGTAATATCCCTAGCATAACAAGCAGAACGAGGTGAAATGAAGTTTGGTAAGTCATTATCACCTTCTATGTCTGAATAAATTGTCTGTAACTCTGTAACACTTAGATCAACTGGCCTTTCTCCACTTGTCATCAAAGCTTTTGTTACAAACTTAATACTTTTCTCAAACTGCTCGCCGATCATGTTAAGCTTCTCAGGCTCATACTTCTTCTCCTGTGAATCTATATCTAGCATCTGTTTATAGAGAACGTCAAAATAATCAGTCTTGTCCCCTATAGTAGACCCTTCATATTTGTTGAAGAATATATCAAGATCATTCACATTGAACTTGAGGTTATACAGCATGAATCTGTTTAACATTGGTGGGAGAATTGTGGCAGTATTGCTCAGGTTATTTGCATAATTACCTGCTGCTACTACTAATGTATCCTCCGGTAACCTCTCAGAATCAATCTCCTTGTCAAATACGAGGCTCAATAAAGCAGCCTGTACATACTCGTGACAAGTTGTTAACTCATCTAGGAACAATAAACTCTTCTTACCGTTTCTTGCGTTTTCCAAGATTCTTTTAAACCATGCAGGCTTGAGGTGTCTAGCTGAATCAAATTTCTCTAAATCAGATGGAGCACAGTCATAACCAAGAATAGCCTCAGAGCTCATTCTGTTACCATGCAACGCTACTACCTCATACCCACGAACTTTTGCAAAAAGCTTGACTGTGGTGGTCTTACCGATTCCTGGATTACTCAACAGAAACAAAGGTACACCACTAAGTTCACTCACTTTCAATGCTGCGAAAATTCGCATGTTAATTGAATCATTAATTTTACTGTTTGCCATTTTACTAAAATTACATAAAATTTATTTACTCAATTATAAGTATTCTAGGTCTTCTTAAGAACATACCTGTAAGTTTCAAAAATAAAAAGATGGTTAACTAAAGATTTCTCCTTAATTAACCACCAAGCACTAACTATTCATACACATAACGACCTTTCAGTAAGTTGTATAAGTCCATGTAATCTATGCCGTTTTTCTTAGCAGCACTTATATCCTCTGAACTTAAACCAAACCTACCAGATCTTACGCCAACATATAATATACTATTACGGTCACATTTATTAAAACTTACAATACCTGATATATTCTGCTCTTTTACGGCATTATCTTTTACATGGATAATACTACAAAGATCCCTAGGTATTCTAAGATAAGCCGCAATACACTGAGCTAAATACTCCGATGCAACTTTGGCTGATTCTGTGTTTCCAATGCTAGGCACTAAACCAACTGCTGGAAATAATACAAATATACGACGAGGATTAAAACTAGCTAATCTCTCCCATACATCAAATTTAGGCTTTAGATCAAATATAGCCCTAGGTAATATACCCGGCTTGCCATTACTATCATAAGACTCAACAAGACAATCTAGGGCATCTACAATCAGGATACTCTTTGTCTTCTCATTCTTAGTATAGTCAACAGCCGGCTTCTGATTATTAGTAGGACTTCCCCAACTACTACCAATATTATTCCAACTGCTTCCACCACTATTTCCCCAACTACCACCAAATCCTGTACTTTGTTGGGTCTGTTTTTCCCATGGAGCAGTTTCACTAGCACCATTATTGTTATTATTACTATTGCCTGTTCTCCAAGGCTGATCACTACTACCAAAAGGTGTGTTTGACATTTCTCTTTCCTCTGCTTGTTCTAATTCAATACTTTCTGATCTTGCTAGGTCCTCATTATATTTAGACTGTTTATCTAGCAAGCTTTCGATTCTGAGGTCTTCACTATCATCCTCGTCATCATCAAAATCCTCTAACTCTTCATCATCCAGGTCTTCATCTTCTTCTCTAGGATACTCTGAATAATCTGGAGGTAAAAATTCAAGCTTGTCGTCTTCCATAAGAATTAATCTTCTTCTAACTCTTCATCCTCATCAGATTCGCCATCTTCAGACTTATCCTCTGCTCTAGCTAGTTCTTCCTTTCTCTTTAACCTCTCCTGTTCCTCCAAGAGATCCATCAAGAAACAGTCCATATTAGATACCGTACACTTAGAATGATCCTTACAATAAAACTCGCAAACACCATCACAAACTGTATCAATAACTGCATCAAGACGAACCAGTGGATTTTTTCTGTTCAACTTCTCATAATAATCCTTAAAGTCAGGCAGGTTACTCTCTAACGTGCCCTCAACTGGAACTAAACCACTCCACTTATCTGGATCAGAATGACCAGTTACATTTCTCTTTTCACCTAAGGAACTACAAAAGTCACAGAAACAAGACTCTGGATCATTAGGATTCAATGGATCAGCTAGAATAGATGTTAACTGCTGACCATAAGGACATGCATAATCACAAATAAGCTGATTAGGATTTTCACATTCACCAGCTTTCTTAAATTGTAATACAACCGTTCCATTCTCAGCAGTCTCAAATTTAATATTAACTACCTTAAGACCTACAAAACTTCTTTCTTCACTCATAAATTTAGTACTAATTTTAAATGTTATTATATATATTAGTAAGGTTTTTAGAGGATTGTAGAAATAATGCTAAGTTGCGGCTGAAGACCTATCTAATTTTTCCAATAGTTTGAAACCCTCTACTCTTTTATCACCCTCTGATACAGAAGTTCTTTTTAGATCAAAGTAGTAACTTAAGTCACTAGCTTTTGCAGTAGCCTTATAACCTATACTCTTATAAAGATCAGCAAGCATTGACTTTATACTAGACTTGCTATAAGCTTTACCTACTTCAAAAACATCATATACCACATCCCTTAGTTTATCCTGATTAAATGCTAAGACGCTTAGCTTCTTATCTATCAGTTCTATTCTGTAACCTAGTGACCTACAACCATCAACACCTAAGGTATTGATGTACTCCTTGAACCTCTTGTTAGGTACGTTATCTACAATTGTCCAAAATCCAGGTAGGTCAGACGATTCACACAATAATTTTAACTTATCTCTTCTATTCCTCTGTTTATCAAACTCCTCAAAGAACTTGTTAAATTCCTCATCATTAACATCAGTATTATTTAACTTATCCAGTTCATTAAAGACTGTAAAACGATCCGCATAGTCTACCTGTTGAATCTCGTAGGCCCTGAGCTCTGCCACTCTTACTAAGTTATTAAATACTGGTAAGAGCGTAATGCCGCCATCTGGATTCTTTACTGGATTAACAGCTACGAAATCCTTCTTGTAGTTGAGAAATTTTGCTGCATCTTGGTATCTATCCGACAGATAAGCTTGATTTTCTACAGCTACTTGATCATAGGCCTTTAATAAACCCTCTGAGTATTTTATCTTCTTATCCATCTTATCATTAAACTCTTCCTCAGGCTTCTTATTACCACTAGTCACTGCTCTAAAGAAAAGTGTTGCTTCATCTTTCCATGGATTCTCACGTAATCTCTGCCTACCTAGTATCTGTGGTAGGTCAAGAGATATATCAACTGCAAGTGTATCAATGTTAGCATCACTTACTATAAATGATTGTGCATTATCACTATAGAAATCGGCTCCTAGATAAACAGTCCTGGTACAAAAGGTGAACATCTTTCTTGGTTCATCCCTCAACGGTACCCTACCTATATCAAATTTTTTACCTAACCTCTTCTGTATCTTTTTTACATTCTCTGGGGTGTCGGCTACTAGGATATTTACTTGGTCAGGGGTCAATTTAGCTCTCTTTATAACACTAGTAATATTATTTACTGAATTGACATAAAATACTGCTTCCTTTGACTCTATTTTCTTGATTTTGCCTTCCTGATCTTTTACAAATCTATGCTCAAAGTTACCATTAATATACTTTTCAATAATTGGTTTGACCTCTGTAAAAACTGCTTTCAAAGTCTTAACATGCAAGATAGGTCGTTTTACTCTATTACTATCCTGAGAACTCCAATCTAAGTCATAATATGGTAGATATTTAAATTCATCTAACATATCTAAGTACTTATCAATCATAGGAGTAGCACTTACATAACAGACTTTTTGAACACCTTGTAAGTTATTGACAAATTGAAGCTCTGTATCAGATTTAAACTTACTATCAGTGAAAATGCTCTGAAACTCATCTATTATCACTCTAAAGTCAACCTCACTGTAATTATGATTTACTATCTCCTTAACAAGTCTATAAGAGTCATAGGTAACGAGTATCTTAATTGGCCGTTCCTCAAACAGACACTTATTAATATACCACGTCAGTTGTTTAGTAAGATCGTTGAAAAATTTATTCTTAGCTACTTCTAACTCCTGCTTTTCCTTTTTCTCTTTTTCTAACTCATCTTTATCTTTATAAGGATTACCGTTATACTTCTCATCCTTTGTGAGATCCTTATCTGTCCTTGGATCTTGTTCAAACTCATTCACTACCAAGAAAACATCATCCTTATGTTGTTCGTACTTATTCTGTAAGAGAATTTTTCTAGGACTACAGAGTATTACGTTCTCATTGTTAGTAATACAGTATTCTGTAAACCCGCATCCTGGTATCTGTTTATTCAGGATGTGGGGAAAATCATAAAGTTTAAAGTCTGGAATTTCTGAAATGTACCTATATCCTCCAGGTACTACAACTACCTTTCTCTCCATTGTTCTTTAATTTTAAATGGTTTATACATTATTTATTCTTCTAACTTGGGCTTTCACCCCAAGCTAAGCCGTGCACACAATAAACTCCATTCTGTCGTTATTGTATACAGGCTATATCTCACAAGTAAGTCTTCTAGCTGTTATATCACACAAAAAGTGTGATTTTATTGATTATTCACCGGTAATAACCTATAATATCTTGCCTCTAAAAAAAATACCACACCCCATAATATTCATCTGTAGAGTTCATACAGAACCCCTCGCTGGCGCTCGGAATTTTCTTGTATCCTAACCACAGATGTACTTCAGGGGTCTGATCAAGTTCTCTCATAAAGGCGCTGAGCCGTGCTTTGCCGGCGACTCCACCTGAGATAGAATATCTTCCCCGGGTTCAATATGATCTCCCGAATGGTAATGAGGGAGGGTTCATATTGTGGCAACGGGAAGGCGGGGAAGCAAGGAGTAGTCGTAGTGGAGTGAAACGAAGCGGAGAGTACGAATTGGGTGCGTAGCCTAGCTTCCCCAAGAATATCACAAAACCGGTCTCTGTATTATGCACTGCCCCTAAAATCCCCTAAATCCCTTATTAATGTAGAAATTCGGTACTAATGCTTAAGTAGTTGACAGGGAGTGTTAGGTGAGTAGGTTTCACGTGCATTTAATCTGTCAACTATTTTAGGCAATTTTAGTATTACCCTCATTAAATCTCAATAACCTTTATGTGGTATGAGGGATAACTAGCACTAAAGTTGTGAAACTAATGATTGAGCGATGCTATTAACTTATCTCATAGGTTATTAGCGGAGTACGGTGGCATGAGATTTATTATTGAATGTCATAAAACCTTAGACGCATTATTTAACAATTTATTTACACTATATTGAAGAATTATAATGACGAATTAGAAGTTATCGTAGTTCAGAATATTAGTAGTGCCCAGAAATTATGGAAAGAAAAAGTGTGTTAACGTCCGTATCAGTTTCAATGGGATTGTTACTGTTAGGGATCTATATCGGAAGGAGGTCTGTTATAGAGAAAGATAATATTAAGAGGGTGTTAATCCCTGGTGAAAGAAGGAAAAAGAGGACCGAAGCTGATATAGTAAGACGAAAGGAGAAAGTGGACGACAACACTAATGATAACTACCTAGGAGATCTTATTGTTTCAGGTAGATCAATCACTGCCGGCTTAGTTGGAATTGCTAAGAGGATAATTAGGCGTGGCGTGATAAGTATTTCCATAGGTGATAGTACTAAGACTATTAGAATTACTAGTGTTAGTGATTTTCTAATGGAATTTAATAAGAAGGCTATCACAGTATACATGACAAACATACAAGCAATGAGTCGTTTGCCAAAGAATGAAAAAGAGATGTATGGTTTTTTGTCGAAGTATGGGCTAGAAGAAAAATTTAATAAGATGCTGGAAAGAAATTTAAGCCAGCAATAAATTAGGTAAGGATTTAGTTTCTTACCTTTATTTTTTTTTGCGCCACCTATACTTACACGCAGGATTTATTATTACATGGGGGGCTACTTATTTATTATTTCGCGTGTAGTTTAATTTGGCGCAGATACCTTATGATTGAATGAATAAAGTAGAGAAGAAATTATTATGGAATTACCGCACATGTTAAAATTTTTTATAGCAGAGCGACCAATACAGCCAGACTATAATATGAACAAGGTGCTAGTAGATGGATTAGTACAGGATAATTATTGTTTTGGTGCAGTGATTAGTAGTAATGCAAGTGATACAGTAAGACATCGTTATAGTGCTATTGTTAGAACCTATGATAGAAACTATAAAACTGTACTAGTAGAGAATGGTGGATTTACAATTTCACTAGTAAACTGCGTAGCACAATACTTTTACCCAATAGATAGTAGAGGGTACTCATGGCCTAGAGTTATGATCAGCGTATCAAGTCCAGAGTTATTAAAAAAGACAGGTGGTAAGCCAGTTATACTATATACAACAGTTAATGATGTTTTTGATCATATTACTTCTAGTAGGAGTGTAGTCGACTTAAAGATACCTGGTAATTACTATATTTCAACACTCGGCTATAATTATTATATAACTAATATAAAACTGACTAAGTTTGATAGTACTAGTAAAGTGGAGATTGAAAGAGGAGTTAGACTATCTAAGTACAGATCAGGTAGTCAGACTACTAAGTTAGTGCCAGGTAGGTTATATCTATTCAAGCATAATAAGTACGCAGGTATTTATTTAGGTAATATTAAAAAAGTGCTAGGCAATAGAAACAATTATGTACCTGAAACGCCTAAAATGAATGCTATATCACCTAGGATTATTATAAGAGGTATTGAATTACTAGAGCATGTAGATATATTTATTGAGGTTGATTATGATGATCATTGTATTCCATTATTAGACTCACCAACTAAAAAGACTATTCCAGAGTTCTTTGAGCTCCTACTAAATAATAATGTAACAATTAGGTTTAACTATGTCAGTCCCTCTAGAAGAACGAAGTTAAAATTTATAGATACTGAGGAAGTGTTAAGTATTCCAGAAGATTATGACATCAATAAGTTTATGCCAGATCTTACTAAGGAGTTATATGAAAAAACTAAGATGGATGTATTTAGGTCTTTAAATCTAGACCTATACAGTAAGGAGAATGTACTAGAAATACTTAGAGATGACATACTAACTTATGTTTCTCAAAATATTATACATAAAGTTTCAGGTAATAAGTGGAATAATATTAATGAAATCTTGACATCATATTTATATAATGAAATTACACACCTACTAACAAATAAAAAATTCTTAGGTTTTTCTTTTGAGGAGTTAGCGGAGTCATTAAGAAAAGTGATGATTGAATGCAAATAGAATCCTTATATGTGTAGTAATAATTAAAATATATTATAAAATTATGGCGTATCATGAGTATACAATGATTATTCAAGTTGCAGGAGAGGATGATGAAAATTGTATATCTATTTCAAAAGTTAGTGATGCAGATATGGAAGTAATGTATCCTATCTTGGAAGAGATAAAGAGAAACAAAGGTTATTTTACAAAAGGAAGTTATGTGAGACCAGGTGAACCATCAGGGAGAGACCTATACAGAAGTTTTATAGGTTGGGATGTGTTCAGTTCTCACTTGCCAGATCCTCCAAGTGGTTTTTCGAGGGTCCTAGAGGTAAAACTGTTTCGAGATAACCCTTGGACAATGATCTTAGTTGATTAGTACTAATAATTAAAAGTTGGTTTAGATGAGAAATTCTGAGCCAACTAATTTTTTCCGTTCAGAGAAGCCGTTAGATTCCTTATAGGTGTGATAATAATTTTAAATAATAGTATTATGGCAAACAAAGAAACAGAGACGGTGTTTTTCAGAGCAGATCATGTAGTTGAGGTAGAGTCTGAAAAAGTTGAGAGGAAGTATGATGATGTACTGCCAGAGGTATATTATCAGTAGTTTAAATCTTAGCTGGTTATGTTATTAGCCAGCTTTGTATTACTAGTTATTTAATTATTATGGAGATTAAGAAATATATAGACGAGTACAGTAAGTTAAGTAGTGATGAGTTATTAGAAGTATTAAAACAAAGAACAGACTTAACACCTACTCAGAAAAATATAATCTATGTCTACTTACATCCAACTAACTTAGGTGATATGGAGTTGGTTACTAAGTTTAAGGCATACAGAACAAAAACGAATGGAAGTATTACTGGAAAATTAGAGCCAGTCGATGCGGAAATTATAATGCTGCTTAATGCGTATAGGTGTAGGCAGTATAACAAGTATATTCGTCACTTACTTCATAGTTTTGTCAAGAAGGATAATAGTATAGTTCCTATTGATGGTATGGAGAAAGAGTCTTGTGGTATTTGCGGGAAACCTGTATATCAGTATGGTATATGGCAGGACAAATGCTGTGAGCTCGGTAAGGACGAAGTAGTAAGAAAGGAACACTTATCATTGGGTGGTGATGGTACTGATATTGTGGTTTGCTTAGATTGTTTAATACAGCTAGGTAAGTTACATGAACTATTACAGGAGATAGAGGGTCCTGATTACTTAGACAATTGGAAGAAATAAATGTTCACTTTTTTCATAATTTTATTTGATTTTAATTGTTAATACGTTAGGGGAGTCGTTGTAGTGATTATAATGGCTCTCCGCTTTTTTATTTTAACTTTTTATATAGATGGCAAAGAAAAAAGAAATAGATTATCGTGAGACTTTTATGTTTCCTGATATAGTAGGCCAGTCATTTCCGGTCTACTGTCTATCTGAGAGTGGTAGACTTTGTAATTTTAAGAATATTGTATATCCTAGTCCTTCATCATGCAAGAGGTTTACTAGGAATAAGCAGCTAAGGAAGAGATCAATGCAGGCTAAGATATTTGATGCCTTAATTAATGTAGGGTATTGGAATCCTCTTACTGTATTTAGGGAATTTCCAGTAGTTATTCAAAATTCACATCGCCTACAAAATCAAAAGAGAATGTACTACTTAATGGACTATTATTTTCCAGAACTTAAACTTGCGGTGGAGCTTGACAGTGAGTATCATGATGACCAAGGAACTAATGACACTGACGAGATTAGAGATAATTACCTTTATAAGACACATGGAATTACAGTATTTAGAATGAGAAACTTTGAAAAACCACAGACACAGAAGACAAAGTTTCATGATCTTACAAAACTAATAAGAAGTATTGAGCCTATTAAGAATTATGCACCTCTTATTTTTAATACAGACTTACTATTATACCTAAATAGTAAAAGTGGTAATTAGATAGGCTTAGAAATCTTATATATGTAGTAAAAAATAAAAACAATAAATAGTTATGATTAAAATTTCATCAAGTGTAGATCAAGGTGGACAAAGAATGGTTGTAACAGTAAATACAAACCTAATAGATAAATACTATCCTCATCTTTGTGGGATGTTGAAAGTATCTAAGACCTGTCCTAAGGGTATACAGGTTGAGAAAGCCGCTAAGGATACAGCAATTATTACTTTCCCTATTCCAAAGAGTAATATGGGCCCTGTCAAGAATATGCCTGATGGTAATTCAGTAGTTGGTATAGATGCAAGTTTCTTAGAGCCACTATTGAAAGAGCTTAATCGTTTTGCTAGTCTATCAGTAAGAAATATGACTAAGCATGTAGAGTTCCTTCCTATTAATGATCTCAGTGGTGGATATAGTGAGGAAGAGAGAAGAGAGGATGTAGTAACTGCCATTAAGAACAAGAGAGATTTTATACTACTTGATTCTTATAAAACTTACAAGGAGGAAGTAGAGGCAGGAAGATACCAGTTTAAACAGGTCCTAGTTAAGTATGGGACATATGAGTATGCTGATATTGCAATATGGATAGAGAAAGATAAAATAGAACCACTTAAAAAGTTCTTCAAAGATAATGCGAAGGTAGTAGATTGGTTCTAATAACTAAAGAAAGAGAATAAATGAAAGAGTACAAGTTAATGTGCTTAAGTAGTTAGTTCTCTTTTTTGTTTTAACCTTTAAAAAACAAATATAACAAATGGAACAACTTAGTCCAACAGTAATGATGATTTCAGGTTCAGAGCCAATTCCTGAGGGTACTGAAGATTATGTAAAGATTGCATTAATGGGACCTACTGATCTTAACCCATCTAATGAAGCATGGCAGAGTAAATTTGCCCAAGGTGTAGTAGCTATTACCAGTACAGAACCAGGAAAGGGTATAGTACAATTTAGAGGTACAAAAATTCTTCTCCTTAACTGTCAATCTAGTCAACCACAAAACCCTCAGATGTCTTTTGATAATCCTGAGTTTGTTAATAAGCTTAGCGCAGACTTAGATTATTCTGGTGTAGCTGATGGTATATTCTTTAATTTTCTTAAGAAGAGCACCAATATAATCGCGCCTGTTGAATTCTCGCTTATTGCACAATCTGGTAAGGTAGTGACAAGATGTAGTAATGAGTATGTGAACTATGGACTTGTTAGAACGTTATGCGAGAGATTTAAGGCGCCTCTTTTACCTGGTGCGACTACTAGTGTTCTTCTAGTACTTCAAACAATGTGGTCATATATTCCTAAATTTCAAGAATATCAAAAATTTAAACTCCCAGAATAATGAGATCTTTTGTAATATTGAAAGGATTAGTTAAGGAGGAAAAAAGAAATTGGATATTAAAAGAGGGATTATCTAGTTTTTTCTTAGACATAGATAATCTAAGGTCATTATATTTCAAACCAGATTATAAAGGTGATAGGGATTACCTAGTTAATTCTTTTGATGAGCTTGTATATAGTAGGTTTATAGAGGTAGTATGTACAAAAGCTAGCACTGGTACATTAATAGTTGTAGATATGGAGGATGAATCTACTGCTATCTTAGAACAACTAGCTAGAATTTTTGGTTATACTGTATTTTATAAAGTATTTCCAATTCCACAAGACTACGTAACAAAGAATAGAAAGTATAGCGATCTTAGGTATATTCAGCATGGTAGGGCAGAATTAAAGAAGGATGTTAATAAGTTTCTATCTCAATCACTGGAGAATAAGAACTTGATCACTACTTATAAGAGCTTAGAAAATTACTGGAATAAACGAGAAGAAGTAATTAAATTAGAGGTGACAGACAGAGTGTTACATGTATCTGACTTACATTCTCACTTCCCTATTATGTCAACAAAGCTACCACTACTATCTGATTTTAGACTAGCTATTTTTCATGGTGATTATATAGATGGCCCGGTAAGAGGAGGTAGTAGGAAGATAGTTGAGAAAATCCTAATAAGCAACCTAGAGAATGTTAGATACCTAGAGGGAAATCATGAGCTTAGATTAAGGAAGTACTTAGGATGGAAGGTGTTAAAGGCAGGAGGTCGTAAGATAGCAGCTTCTTGTATTTATAATTCAATACCTGAGCAATTCTTAACTACCACTGCTAAAGAATTTGAAACCTTAAGTAGTGTGGAGGCTTGGGCTTGGATTGATGAGATGAATAGGAAGTTCAAAGAATATGTTATCTATGAGAGGGGAAAGAATACCTATATCTGTACACATTGTGGCATTAGGTGGGTAGAACAGCTCAGCCCAAAATTTGTAGGTAACTTAATTAATTCTAACAAAAATATTGAGCGTGTGGATGAGGCTTTTGCTAAGAACTATGCAAGAGATAAATTTTATTCTATCCATGCACACTGCTATTATCCAAGTGGTTTTAATCCAACTAAATATGATAGAGTAGTAAACTTAGACCCTGAAGATGAGAATAAGGTAAACTACTATGTAAGCGAACATAAGAAAAACAGTAAAGTAGTATGTCTAAAAGAAGAGTAAAAATAACAACAACTTCAGATAAGATAGGAAGTATTGTGGAAAAGCTATCAGGTACTAATATTGAGGTTAGTGTAGTAGTTGATATGCTCGAAAGTAAAGAAAATTATGAGTTCTTGAGTAAAGATAGCTCTGTTATTAATTGGGATCTCGTAGAAGATGTAGATATAAAAACAAATGATGTAGAGAAGCCTTCAACAAGTGGTAAGCATCATAGAGAGTTATTAAAGCCCTCAATTATTAATATTCTTAAGAGCGCAGGTATTAATACAGTAGATATATATCCTGGTGAAATATTGAAGGTAATTGAATGTGTATGGGAATTAAAGAAACTTTATCCATCATTACACTATACTGAATCTAATGTTGCTAGGGCACTAAGTACGTACTATACTAAGTCAGAGGATTTTAGTAGTAGTAATATGAGAGAGTATCTAATAACAAAGAAAGTACTTGCAGACCTAATAGGTGGTTATAACTCAGCCTACCTAGATAAGAGTAAAATTTATCCAGAGCTTTTTGATAGACTTGGTGATGTTTGGGATAGTATTAATAAGTATGATAACCTAACAGAACTAGTTTATATGATTTATGATATTAACATTCTTGGATCAGCCCAGGGTGCACGATAAGGGTAATTAATCAAAGCCCGCACTTCTTGCCTAGTAGTACATTTAGTTGTATTGCTAGGCTTTCTTTTCCTTAATATTGTATATGAATAAATATAAAGTAAGATGCATTTTTCAGTATTAGCAGTAGGAAGAAGTATAGAAGATATAGAAAGTGTGCTAGAGAAATATGACTCTGAATTAGAAGTAGAGGATTATTTATCAGTATCTTTTGATGAAATAGTAGATAAATATCTTAACTTGTATTATTCGGGGTACAAAAAGATAATAGAAGATTACCTAAAAGATCCCGCAAACTACAAATTTGATCCTCTTCAAGAAAGCTATGCTAGAAAGTTTCTCAGTATAGACTTTTCACAGCCGGAGGAGACTGTTAGGAAGAAGATCTATGATAGTTTTGCATACTGCTGGGGAGGTGAAGTTCGAGAGGATGGTGTATATAGTAAGTATAATCCAGAATCACAGTGGGATTGGTATGAATTTGGCGGCAGATTTTCAGGAAAGCTATTATTATCTGACTTTGCAGAACCTATAAGATTAGGAGAGAGAGTAAGAAGTATTAATTTCTTTGATGAATTACATATGTATAGGTATTACAAAAAGAATAGAGCGGATGTTGCTTACTTATGTGATGTAGTTAATTTGAAGACATTACTAGATAGTGGTTGTATCAATTCAATAGTTAGTAGACATTTTGGTTGGGTAGAATTAGAAGGAAAAAATGAGGATGACTTAGAGTATTACTATCAAAAAATCATCAGTAATGGGTACCGTGTAATAGCTCTAGTTGACTGTCACATTTAATATTAATTATTATGAAAGTAATTTTACTAACATATAACTACGATAATCACAACAATAGTACAACAAAGCTATATATTCGCCTACCAAAATTTTCTATCCCAAGTAAAATAGCTTCTGCAGCATTTAGTGGGTGGTTAGATCCATTCAGTGAGTTAAAAGTATTTAGGGATATAGAAGATCCAGATGAATTTATCAAAGTAATTCATGACCCTATTAATAAGAAAGCTCTTGAGGAGGTTGATTGTTATTTAGAGGTGTTTGATACTGACCTCATTGACGCACATAAAACCATAACTAATAAATTTATAAAGAGCATACTATTAAAAAGTAGTTATACACTTGGTGATTATGAACGGTTCTACTCATTAGTTTCACCTGATATAATAAGAACGTACTTACTAAATAGTAGGCTAATTAGGGATGAACGTAATATTGAATTAACACTAGAAGAATTCTTAGGTGGTGAAAATTCTAGCATAGATAAGAAGATATTGTGGCAAATTATCAATTATTCTGTCTAAAATGAACAAAAAAGTGGGTAGATTCACTTAATTCCTTTATAAGTGGGTAGGATATTATCTTACCTATGACATAATATAATATAAATTTTAATATAAATTTCAAAAACAAAAAAGATGAAGGCTTACAATTTTAACATCTTAGTTGAAAAAGTAAAAAAAGAAGTAGCTGAACAAAAGATTGGCAACTTCGTTATTTCAGACAAAGATGAAAATGAATTTGACACATGTAAGGTGATCAGCGTTGGTAATAAAGTAGAAGGTATTGCAGAAGGTGATACACTGCTTGTTAGGCCAGGTGCAGGTCATGATGTAAAAATTGAAGAATCAGAGTATACCGTTATTCTTGATTCAGATGTATTAGTAATTCTTTAATCAATTAATAAAAACAGGAAATGGAAGACAAAGTAGTAAAAACAGGACACGACACACAGGCAAAGATTATTGAGGGTGTTAGTAAGGCAGTAAGTGCAATTAAATCAACTCTCGGGCCAAGTGGAAAATGTGTTGCAATTAATTTGAATGGTTTTACAACTGAAATAACTCGTGATGGTGCAACTGTTGCTAAGAATATTCAGTTTAAAGATCAGGAAATGAATATGGGCGCAGAGCTAGTTAAGAAAGCTGCATCTGCTACAGAAGAGGTCGCTGGTGATAGCACTAGTACCACATCTATTTTGATTGAAGAATTTTGTAAGCGCGGGCAGAGAGCAATAAATAGTGGTGCAAACGTTAATGAGGTAAAGATTGGTATGCAGAAGGCTCGTGAAGAGGTTGAGAAGTATATCAAAGAAAATGCTATCTTGGTTGACGGTGACATGGAGAAGATCCGTAAGGTAGCCACTATATCTGCAAACAACGACCCTGAGGTAGGTGACTTAGTTGTTAAAGGTCTTAGTGAGGTAGGACTTAATGGACTTGTAACCGCTGATCTTGCTAGCGGTCTTGATACAGTAATTGAAACGACAGCTGGTATGAAGATTGAGCGCGGTTGGTCTAGTCCTAACTTTGTAACTAACCCTGAAGATGGTTCTTGTGTAATGGAAAATCCTTATGTACTAGTAGCCAGTGAGCATATTAGTAGTATTAAGCAGATGGTAGACTTTATACAGGACTATGATCAGAATGGGCAAGGTAGGCCACTTCTTATGGTCGTTGATGAAATTGATGATAGTGCAAATATGATGTTAGCTATCAATGTAATGCGCGGTGCTATTCGTTGTTGTGTTGTTAAGGGGATTGATTTTGGAGACTCTAGAAAGAACATAATGGAGGATATCTCTGTAGCAGTTGGTGGTATTCATATCTGCCCTGAAAATAATATAACAATGGCTCAGGCTAATATTTCTGTACTTGGTCAGGCTAAGAAAGTAGTAGTAACAAAGGATTCATGTGTTATCTATGAAGGCGCTGGTGACTCTGAGGTTATTAAGGATAGAGCTGAAATTTTAAAGGCTAGACTTGCAGACCCTAAGACATCAGATTATGAGAAGACTAAGTTTGAAAAGAGACTTGCTAACTTGACTGGTGGTATTGCTATCATTAAGGCAGGCGGTGCAAGTGAGGCTGAGAAGGCAAATAGGAAAGCAACAATTGAGGATAGTATTTTGGCTGCTAAGAGTGCAATCGAAGAGGGTTGTGTTCCTGGTGGTGGATATACTTTCTTGAGGGCAGCTATTTCACTCACTAAGGATAAGAAGTTCTGGAAAGGACTTACTGAAGATGAGGCAGAAGGTGCTAAGATTGTTGTTAATTCACTCCCAATTATTATGCACACGATCGCAGAAAATAGCGGTGTCAGTGGTGATGTAATTGTAAAAGAGGCTAAGTCATTGAAGCCTGGTTTTGGTTATAACGCTAAGACTGGAAAGATTGTTGACTTAGTAGAAGATGGTATTCTAGACTCTGCAAAATCTCTCCGTGTATCATTAGAAAATAGTATATCAGCTGCTAGTATGATTTTACTTGTTGATTGTACTATTACTGATGATTTGAGCGGTAAAGAAGCGTCTGATCCAGCAAGTAAGGGGGTTATGATGTAATAAGTAGATTTTTATTACTATTCATAAATTTACTATTATTAATTAAATTAGAGGTACTGTACTTGAAATATTAGTGCAGTACCTTGATTTTTGAGCTAACATTAACAATACTGCATAAGAGAGCTCCTAGATGCCTAAAAAGTGAGAACAAAATAAGAATAAAATCGATGAATGGTATAGAAGACAATAATGATGATATATATGGAAATCTAAACCTGAGAGATTTTGGAAAATTGGTAAGAGGTAGCGATTTTGAAGAGAGTAGTTCAGACGGAATGTGGAAAACTCTCTTAACATTAGCTATGATGCCAAAACCTTTCGGGATGACTTGGAAGAGGGATAATATGATAAAATTCTTAAAAAGTAGAGGATATAGTATTGTAAAAAGATACGATATTGATACTGAAGAAGATTTTGAGGTTGCTGTTAAGTCAGGTTCAGAGTATGTACCTGATAGCAGAAATATAATCGAAACTTTCTCAGATGAAATGCAGAATTTTATTATTGAGTGGTCAACAAGTTTTTCAAAGAATAAAGAATAAGAAAGGATGAATATTAGTGACTCCGTACTATCTAAGTGGTCTATTTTAATTAATGCATGTAAATCTTATTATATCGATTCACAGCCAACAGGGATAAGTGATTCTGACTATGATGAGATGGAACAGAGAGCTATTAAAGAAGATGGATTTTCTGTGAGGGATTACGTATTTGACACTTACTTAAAGGGTGTTAAGACAAAAAATTCTTACATAGAGAAAATCAAAAAGTTTAAAGCACCTAAGTCAATGTTAGATGCTATTAGAAAGTCAATAGTAGAGTTAGGTACAGATAGAATATACTTAGATCTTAAATATGATGGATCTAGTATTGCTGTTTATATCGACCCTACTAACGGAGTTCCAAAAAGAGTAGTAACAGTCGGGAATGCAAATATTAACGATTGGGGAGTAGATCAGACGGCTAAGCTGTTTAATTTCTTACCTCAACGTTTTCCTAAAGGTATTGTTGCTATACAGTGTGAAGCTCTTATTGATATTGCAAGATTAGATAAGAGTATTGATCCAGAGAAAGCAAGACAAAAAGCAAATGGTCTTATTAACTCTAAGTACTGTGATCAAGAAGTCTCAGAACTACTTACCCTAAGAGCATATAGATATTACACTGACGACTCGGAGGAAGGTAAGAAGGTAAGAGAGTCTGATTATAGAGAGGTACTACAGAGTTTTGATACAGTTAGATCTCAACAGGATAACCACATTCTATTCAGCCCTGCACAAGTTTGGACATTATCTGAATTAGAGAGTATGCCAGGTTTTTGTGAGAGTGATAGAACAGTTACTGATACTGGTACTTTTTTAAATGATGGATGGGTGCTTTATAATGAGCATGGTATTTGTCAGAGAGCTATTAAGTATGCAGGAGCTGGAAGTGGTACTGAAGCAATAAAGACCAGAGTTAAAAGCATAATCTGGAATGATCAGACTTGCAAAGGAAAGGATAGTTGGAGTGCTAATGTAGAAATAGAACCTGTACAAGTAAAAGGGTGTACTATTAAAAAACCTAGTGCTGGTAGTGTAAGTAAGTTAATAAAAAACAACATTACGCCAGGTGCAGAAGTTGGTATTATACTAGCAAATAGTACTATTCCTATGGTTGGTAATGTATTTAAACCAGGTAATGGTGATTATATGTGGCCAGCTTGTAAGTGTGGTTATAGGTTAAGTGCTAAGGATATTTATGGAAGTCTACTAAAATGTGGAAATCCAATGTGTAGTGAGAGATTAGGAAGAATGAGAAAAGTTTTAGATAAGACAAATTCTCCTAGTGATCTCGACCTAAATAAACTATTAGTGATTGATAGATTTAGATGGGAGAATACACAAATATCAGTAGAGAAATTAGTAGAGCTTGCAGTTAGTAATAATGAAGAGGGCTATTATAATTATCTACGTAGCTTCTTAAAAACAGACCTTCAAGTTAGGAACCTAGATCTTGTATGGAAGGCTAGTTTTAAAGTAATACAAGAACATGTTAGAAGATAAAAATAGTAGTAATAGTTTCATTAAGACAATAAATGATACTGACTACACACAAACAGTTCAGTATGTATATCTAAAACTAATAGATAAGTATAGGAATATTGCTAGAATATCGGATATATTTACGCTTCTTAGAGATGCATTTGATATAGACGATTGGGTAGCACTTGATCCTAATATACTACAAAATGGTACCTTAGAGTCTTACTTAATAGATAGACAGATTGAGTGGATGAATGGTAACCCTATAGATTTTAATGATATCTACCAGGCGTTACTAACAGCTGGTGATTTTGTAGCAAGTGAGATAAAAATATTTGAGCAAGGTAATATAAGGGAAAGGCTTTGGGCTATTTTTCTGGTTATTACTAGGCCAGATTTAAAGATAAAATATAATTCATAATTATAAGAAAGATGATAGAAGTTAATTTGTATGCAATTCCTGCTAAGGATGCAGGAGCAACAGTAGGTCGTTGTATTGACCGTACACGTTATGACATGGATGTTATGAAGGTTAGTGTAATGGAATTCGTTAAGGGTTTCTTGAAAACTAATATTCCTAATTTCGATGCATCAGTGAACAATCCTGACATTATTAGCTTGATCAATAGTGACGATACGCTCACTACGAAGGATTTTGCTTGTATTAACTATTACCTCATTAAGTCAGGTTATATGGTTACAATTCAGAATGTAACTGAGGATGAGGAGAATCCACTATCTATTCCAGCTGAGACGATTGAATGGAATATAATGGATTATAACTTTATGCAAAATGGATACCCAACCACTACGAAGATTATTCAGACAGGTGGTACTGATGTAGTATCTGTTCTTGATAACATCGCTAACAATACTGGCTTGTTCCGTGAGGATAAGTTTGGTGGTATTAGAAATCCACTTAAGGAGTTAGTAGAGACTATCAAGAAGATCAAGGAAGTTAAGGGTAGTATTGAACCAGGACCAGTTACAAAGGCTTATGAGGTACTTGACAACCTTGGTATTAAAGTATTCTGTGCAGTAAGTGAAGATTAAATTTATAGTAAGGTATGACAACATTACAGGATGACTTACTAGAAATCTATAATAATCTTATAGTTTTCAATAAGGACACACTTGTAAATAGTAATCCGCTACCTATTACTGTTAAGTTTGAAAAGGAGTCCAATTCCCTATTATTTGAACAACTTGGTAATTCAGTTAGGATTGGACTTCCTGTTTATTACTCGTTAGGTCTTGATAGTATTAAGTTAACTTACCTACTACCTAAAGATTATGACTACTTAATGTATAATCTTAGTAGTCTTATATCCAGTGGTAGATTACTTGATGATCGTGTATGTCTTAGTCCAGAGAATTATGGATTCGATGTATACGGGGTTAACTTAAAAGAGTTCTGGAAAGGCCCTGAGGTTCTAGGCACTGTTAGATTTGTGTCTGGTAATTCTTGGTTATTTAGGTTCATAACAAAAAGAAAATATAAACTATGATTCAAGTAAGTGTAGAGAACTTATCAATTACTGGTATTAAACTACCTGAGTACAAACATTTAGGTGATAGTGGTATGGATGTTAGGGCTGATATTGAAGAGCCTGTAACACTTAAACCATTAGAGCGTAGATTGATTAGTACAGGGTTAAAGTTTAGAGTACCAGAGAACATAGAAATTCAAGTTAGACCTAGAAGTGGACTTGCATTAAAGAAAGGAATAACCGTACTAAATACACCTGGTACAGTAGATGAATCGTATGAGGGTATAGTTGGTGTTATTCTGATCAACTTAAGTGCAGAAGACGTAGTAATAAACCCAGGAGATAGAATAGCACAATTAGTTTTTGCAAGAGTAGAAAAAGCAGAGTTGAACTTAGTTGCCAAAATCTCAGAAAGTACAGAGAGAGGTAGTGGTGGCTTTGGTAGCTCAGGTATAAAATAAAATATTAAGAGTATGGAAACAAATAATAAGCTTACATTAGGAGACGTTGAAAGAAAAGAACAATTAGTAATAGGTTGGAAAAGCGCTGATGAAGTAGCGTCTAGTATTTGGGGCAGTATTCATAGTAAGCTCGTAGAGGGTATGCTAGTATTTGCCTATAGATCGACTAATGATAAGACTGACTTGGTTCAGTTGGTAGTTGTTAGAAATCTAAAGAAAGACGCATTTGGTAACACCACAAATATTGATGATGATTATGCAATAGGTATGGTTACAAAAGGCTTCACAATGCTTCTACCTAGAGTACCTCTATCATATATTGAAAACGATGTATTAAGCGATATGAAGAAGTACAAACTAGACTCAAACCTAATAGATCTTTATAAGCAAGTAGTTAAAAATTTTGAAGAGAAGTATGGCAGCAAATAAGCAAAAAAGACCTAGAGTATTAGCAATTGATCTCGGTTATTCATCTGTTAAGATTTCCTTTATAGATGATAATGGTAGTTTGGTAAATTATAAGATGATATCTGCAATTTCTGAACTTCCTGAAGCACCATTAGAGATTGATAATGATACAGTATTTAAGCTGAATGAAAAATGGTATGTAATTGGTCCTAACTCACTAAAGCTTGATAGAAATTACAGGCTTAAGTTGGAAACATATGAGCAGATGAAAGCAATTTATCCAGTTGTGATTAGTTACTTTCTAAGCAAGTATTCTGACATTAAGTGGGATAAGGTAGCAATCGGATTATCCATGGCGTTTAGTGATAAAGCAGATGACCTATTAAAGTACCTGTATGATTCACTCTTGATAAGCCCTGATACCAACTTCTTTGTATGCTTACCACAGGGTCTTGCATGTAAAGCGGCTTTTGCTAAGTACGGTCAGAATGTAAAGGATAGCAATATACATACGACAGATAACAAACTAGATTCATATGTAATCTGTGATGGTGGATATCTTAGTATTGATATTTGCGCAGTGATTGACCAAAAATCTGCAGCTGGTGCAACTATTGGAATTCCGGATACAGGCGTTATCTGTATTTCTAGGGACGTCGCAGAATATATCTATAAGACGTACGAATATAGAATTTCAACTAAGGAGGCACAGACGGTAGTGGATTCAGGTATTTTAACAAGGAGAGGTAAAGTAATTGACTTATCTGATGTAGTAGATAAGTATACAAGAATTTACCTGGCTAATGTACTTAACTTATTAGAAGAAAAGTACTCATCACAATTAGATGCAAGTAATGGACTTCTAATAGTAGGTGGATTGTCTCACTTCTTTGCTAAGTACTTGAATGATGAGCAATTTATTAAGGAAGTAGAAAAACACTTCCCAGTTAGCTTCATCCACGTACCTACAGATTATGGTGAGTATTATAACTCTATTAGCTATATGTTAATCGCAGAAAAGCTGATGGGTTATGTAGAATAAAAGAAAAAGATAGAGGGATTATGATATAAGATAATCTCTCTATTTTATTTTAATAATTAGTATGACAAGCAAGACGATTAAAGGTCAGGCATGGATTATGGGGAATAAACTATTGCAGGACCAGACATTAATCTTATCTAATGGAGAAACTAGCAATAACACAGTAGCACTTGTAGAAGATATCTGGAAGGACTTAACTAGTGATAATGGTACCTATAAGTATAATGGCAAATCTTATTTCTATTGGACCTACAAAATGACATCAATGGAAGATGATAGTGTTGAAGTAGAGGTTATGATAGAGTGCCCTAGCCCTAAAGATGGTATGTGGGGAGATGGACCATATGATCAGGAACTAGCTACTGCAAAGGGAGATTGGGCTAAGTATTGGTTGAAAAAATTTAAGACTGCCTATGAAAATGCAGAGAAAACACAAACAATTCAACCAAAAGAGATTTTATTCCCAGGTACCCAATATGTAACGTCGAGGGGAGACTTACAAGAATTAAGCGAGAAGAAGATACAGAGAGATGACCTAGGAGATATTGAAAACCTCCTAAGTACTTTTTAAGATAACCCTAACTATGCTGAAAATCTATATAGGAAGACAGAAAATTAACTAAGGTGTAGTTAGGGTTATTAGATTTGACGAAAAAGAAATAGTAGAACAATTAAGTCTACTATTATTTTTTTATTCATTTTCTTGCTAAGCTAACTGAATCTATAATCTTATTCAAAGTGCTTAGCGCCTCTTCTTTATTTTTGTAGGTTGGTTTAATATAATACCTATCAATCCTACCACCTGGAAACTTTATAATAAATTCATCACCCTTACACAGCTTGTTCAAAATTCTCCACACTCCTAACTTACTTCTTCCATACAGAGTAAATAAATTTTTATACTCTACTATTTTAAAGTCCTTCATATTAGGTGTACTGTATAGAGATATGAACAAGTACAGGATTGCTAGAGTTATTAGTATAATTATTGATATTACTTGTAGTATATCTCTCATATATTAACTTCTTTTATAATGTCTCCCTTCTTGACTACTTTAGATTTCTTCTTTAGTTCGTTAGATGCGTTTATTTTAATTACTATCTCATTCAAAGACTCTATTGCAGAGTCTTCGCTGTAGTAGTATTTTAAAACACTCACATAATTTTTGTATAATTTATCACTAACTTTAAATTCACCATGATCACATAAGTCAGTAATTAATCTCCAAAAACCTAACCTATTTTTTGCTAATATAATATACCGATCCTCATCACCTATCGTAACTTTTTCTATTCTAAAGTTTTTCAGATTAGGTGTCCTATATAAGATAATCAAGTAACTAGGAATCAAAAATATTAAAGTAATTGATACTAATATAATAAAGCTAGATAATAATTCTGCTATCATATTAATTGTACTGTCACTCATACTCTATAATTCTTTACAGTTCTTCTATTATCTCTACTTTTTCTTTGGGAGGATTCTCTCAGTTTCTCCACCATATTATTCAAAACATTAGATGCCTCCTCTTGAGTATCATATGTTTCTTTTATTTCTATCTCATCAACCCTCTTTGTACCTTTCTGTTCTATCACTAAGACACTATTATCAAACTCATTTTTCTTTAGGGCTTTAAATAATGGGACCCATCTACCTATATAAGTTTTGCAGTAAATAGCATACTTATTATCAGTCATTATTTCCATTATCCTAAAGTCTTTTCCATTTGGTTCAAAAGCTGCTGTAATGGTGCCTACTATCAAAACTATAATAAGTGCAATTGCTAGTAGTGAACCAAATAATATTAATGATCTCATAGTTTATATATTTTTATAGTTAATTTCGTAGTTATCTTAGACCTGTGTACTAAGTCGATAATCTTTTCTACTGTTTCGTTTGTACAGTGTGAATTTAAGCAATACTAGAAAATTCATAGTAGCTCATCCATAAATCTATCAACTCTTTCAAGTCTCTCCTTGCCGATATAATCATTGATAATATCTGCCACATACTCTTTATCTAGTCTAGACAAGTCACACTTATTACCACTAAGTTCTAGAAACGTAGAAAAAGATTCGCTATTTAAAAAATCCAACATTTGGTCTTTATTGGTTACATTAGAACTTTCAATTGCCTTTTTAAATAGGTCCCGTATGCTTTCTCGACTTTCTGTTGATTTTAATAATACAATAGATGATTTTATTACATCATCTACATTTCTCTCATCAGTTATAATAAGTTTGTAGAATTCATACAGTTTATCAGCTATCTTCGTTAATTCTTCTTTCTTACTAATATTCATCGTTAATTACGTTATTAATTAGACTAATATTACTATCACACTCGAGCACTAGTATTTCATCAACTAATTTCTTTTGATCAACCACAGAACTATCTATTATGTTATTATAAGTAAGATAGTCCAGGAGAAGGTTTCTAGACTCATTATTAAGTAGTTGACCCTTTACGATACTGTGTAGAGCGTACTTAAGTTCATCCTTGCCAAATAGTTTAATGAGATTACTGTTTGACTCTATCGATTTTCTCAGTGAAGTCTCTCTATTACTAAAAAGTGTCTTCTTACATTTTCTGTAAACTCGATTAGTTAAATTTTCTTTACTCATATTAAAATATTGTTAATACTGTTACTCACATATAAGGGATTGAAAGGTGTAATTTTGCTATTAGGTCGACTTTGAAATCTTATAAGTGTAGAGAACAAATTAAAAAATATAGTATGAATAAGAACTCAGTGTACGTAATTAATCAACCAAAGCACTTGTTAATTACATTTATTAAGATTGATAAGGGGTATGAAATTGATGAAGATATACATAATAAGATTGACCTGTTACAAGGTATTAGTGATATTATGTTTATTTTTGATCCTGATGTTGTAAGTACTATTGATCCATTTAAGTTTACAGAGCTTTATCAGTCAGCAAGTTTTATAGTATCAGAAGGTAATCTACATGAGACATTATTTGAGGCATTCTTATACACAAAGGAGGTATATGAATCTCACATATCTTATATAGTTACTGACATTAATAAACTAGGTAGTATAAAGCTAGGAAAGGATGAACTGGATAATATAGAGAGGGTTCATATTAGTGCCCTTCAGAACCCTATATGTAAGGTTAGTAGGTCTAGTTGTTATGAGCTCAAGAACATCTATACGATTAATAAGGAAGGTGACGAGAGAAAATTCAATATCTTTAAAAAGTCTGATAATGAAAACTTGAATAACAACGGCAGGTATTATACTTGGAGGTGCAAATCTAGTCTAGTATTTGTAAGAAAGACAACTATTGACACTATTCTAAAGGAGTATGAAATAGATAAGGATAATCCAAGTAGCAAGATCATGAGTATACTAGATTCATTCAAAGATTATACAGACTTAGGTGATATGCTAGCTTCTTATCTAAAGCGTCTAGGTGTTGAAATATTGGATGGAAATATAGATACTCTTAAAGGTGTAGGAGATCTGAAGTATGATTAATAAAGTTCTAAAACAGAAAGGAAGGAATAATAAGTACCCAGATGAAATATGGACATGGAAACTTGGTGAAATAGTTCCTGAGTGGTTGTCTGATATTGCAAAGGTATCTTATCTTGAGGGTCAGGACGGAAATATTCAGCTCGAGATAATTAGCTCAAATACTGGTGGTTATGAGCTTAAAGAGTCGAGCGGGTTAGACGTCCTAGTAAAGGCAAAAAAGAGAGATGATTTTATTTGTATGGGAACAGATAAGAAGTCAATTTTTTCGCTTAGCCCTCTTAAACTAAAATTATTATATAAATGACAACAGAGAGAGAAGAGCTTAGTAAAAAAATAAGCGACCTAAGTAATTCTTTAGAGCAGGCAAAATTAGAGTTAGATGCCATAGATAAAGAAGATTTTAGGGAAGAGTGTAATAACTACCTAACAGAAGAGATTCAGAGGCAGTCAATATTAGAGGAAGAGTTAAAACTAAATCTAACTGAAGGCCTCAAAGAAATAAAGGAAGTTATTAACAGGCTACTAAGTAATGATGAAGATGATAAGGTGACAGATTTTGGATTAGCTAAGACATATATGAGTGGCCTTAAAGACAGATTGAATAACATTAGTGAGAAAGTATCTGAGCTTAAATCACTGATACAATCTACAAAAAACTTCATAAAAATAGTAGGACAAAGCAAATAGGGGGACGATGTCCTCCTTAATTTTTCATAAAAGTGGACTCTGTATTATTACCATTGAAAAGGCCTAAATCCCTTATTAGTGTGATAGAAAACCTCAAGATATATTTAATGTATCTTGGGAATTTTTTTAATTATAACGTATTATAAAATTATGAAGAATTTTTTTAGAGCAGACAACCTATTATTCATATTGGTTGTATCATTAGGTATTTCTATGTTTGCCTACGATATAAGAAACATAGGTAAAAAATCGCCAGAGAAAGAGGCAATTGATAATGCTATTGATTACGTTAATAGCAGAGATTTCAGTAAAATGAAAGAAGTAGCAGATGATCCTAGAAGTTTTGGGGTCAATAATAAACTTGTATCAAAGACAAGTACTACTACAAAGAGAGAAGTGACAGTAACTAGATATAATCCTGTTGAAAGTCAATGTAATAGTCAGCCGTTAATTACAGCTGATATGTCAAAGATATCACTTAGTAAACTTAAGAGAGGTGAGATTAGGTGGATCGCAGTATCAAGAGATCTTAGAAAAATCTATAAGTATGGAGACGTAGTTGAGATTAAAGCTAAGAACGGTGATGATGATTCCATTAATGGTCTATACGAAGTTCATGATACAATGAACAAGAGGTTTACAGATAGAATAGACATACTGACACATGTTGACAACCCACATGGACAAGGAAAGTGGGAAGGTGTATCTATAAGACTGGTTAAGAGAAAAGGAGAGGCTTAAAATAGTCTCTTCTTCTTTTTTATTCCCCGCACTTCCTTATTAATGTATGATGAAATATTTAAGTAAGCTAATTTTAGTTAAGTGTATGGGTTGGAAATTAGTAGGTGAATTTCCTGACCTAAAAAAGAGTGTTGTTATTTTTGCCCCTCATACTTCTTGGTGTGATGGTTTTATAGGGAAGATGTTTTTCTATATCTGGGGAGTAAGACATGTATTGTTGATGGCCAGCAAGTATTTTATATGGCCAGTTAATCATGTATTTCGAGCATTTGGATTTATACCTGTTGGGAATACTGGAAGGAATGCACTAATAGATACTATAAATTCTATTAGGTCTGCTGATGAAATGAATGTTCTTATATGTCCAGAGGGTCACTTGAAGAGGATTGAAAAATGGAATCCTGGCTTCTACTTGATTGCTAAGAAGTGTAATGTACCAATAGTCTTAGGTTTTATAGACTACAAAAAGAAAGAGGCAGGTATTTTTGGGGTAATTACAGATCTAGAAAATGAAAAGGATGTATGGGATAAAATTAGACATGCATATAAAGATGTAGTCCCTAAGTATCCTGAAAAATTCTCCTTACCTACAAATTGATTAAAATTGTCTATCAAGAGTATCTAAAATAGGGTACTCTTGTTTTTATTTTGTCCTAAATACCTTATTTATAGAAAATTAAATTAAAGTATTAAATAAAAAAGTAAGAAATTATGATTATTAGAAGTCTATTAGAGAATGATGTTTATAAGTGGAACATGTCTTATGCAATTATGAAGACCTATCCATTTGCAGAAACTGTGTTTAAATTCAAAGACAGAAAGAATGAAGTATTTGATCAAGACTTCGTAGATCAATTTAACCTTGAAGTAGAAAGCCTTTGTACGCTCCGCCTTAAACCAGAGGAGAAGAAGTTTTTGACTGCTAAGTTCTACTGGATTCCTAAGTATTTCTTTGACTGGTTTGAGAATTTTAAGTTTGATAGCTCTAATCTGAAAGTATGGTTAGACGATGAGAAACACTTCTGTATGGAGTCTAGAGGTCTTGCATACGAAAATGAATTCTGGGAGGTACCATTACTTGCTATCTTTAGTGAACTTCGTACCAGATATCGTGGATTTGATAAGAAGTTTAATAGGGCAGAGGCACTAGAAATATTAAATGGTCAGATTGCACTATCAAATGAGAATCAATTATATTTCAGTGAGTTTGGACTAAGGAGGAGATTCTCTGGTGCTGTACAGGAGATGGTGGATAAAGTACTTGTTGAAAATTCTAAGTGTTTTGTCGGTAATAGTAATGTGTATATGGCATTCAAGAACAATACACCAATATCTGGTACACAGGCACACTCTTGGATCATGTTGAATAATGCATTTGTTGGTTATAGGCTTGGTAACTATCATGCAATGAAGAACTGGAATGATACATTTGGTGGTTCTAATGGTATATTCTTAGTAGACACGATTGGCATTGATCAGTTCCTTAATAACTTGCCTCAACTCTATGCTAAGGCGGCTGATGGTTTTAGGTGGGATTCTGGTACTTGGGAGTCTTTCACTAGCAAAGTTATCGCCAGACTAGTTGCGCTAAAAGTTGACCCGCTAACAAAGACCTTAGTATACTCTGACTCAATTAATATGCAAAAATTCTTAGACATATATAGAAACGTCAGAGGAAGAGTAGGTCATGTTGCTGCGGGTATTGGTGGAGCGCTTACAAATAATACTGGCGTAGAAAATGCTAGTCCTCAAGTAGTAATGAAACTCTCAGAGGCAAGGATTAATAAAAATAGTCCTTGGATCCCTTGTGTTAAGTGCCCAGATACAGAAGGTAAGTATATGGGTGACAAAAATGAAGTTGAGCTCTGTCTTCGTACAATAGGTAGGGATGATGAACTAGTACATTTAGGATTAAAGTAATACTATGTCAGCAATCAGTAAGAGTAGTGATGGGTTGTTAATATTTGATAAGAGATTAGAAATTGACTACTCATTGCCTAAGTGGAAAGGTAGTGTGGAATTAAATGGAGATAGTAGACTGGAGAGCTTAATAAAAGGTTCTGAAGGTACACTATCTAATCCAAGTTTTTACAAGGATCTACTGAAGTATAATCTAACTATACCATTTGATCGTAGACTTAGTGAGGGATTCTTTGAGCCTACTTGGTCAAATGATGTTAATAGTATTCTACCAAATAACTTGCCTGAATTTAAGGGGTCAGTTAATAAAATAGACTGTCCTAACTCTGAAAAGATTATTATATCAGAGCCAGAAATGGAAAGTAGGGAAAAAGAAATTTGTAATATTAGCTCTGAGATATCTGAACTCTTAAACCATAAACCATTTTTCTGGACAAGATCAAAGTATAAAAAAGCCCTTGATACTCTGATGGAAAGAGAGAATAGTCTAGTAGAAGATAAAAAGAGATTTGTAGTAAGATGTAGTACGTCTGAAAAAATATATGGCTTAGATATCCTTAAGTTCTTTGAAACAGTAAGACTAGATACTGTTAAAAAATCAGCAACCTACTATAACAGAGTAGAGCACTTCATCAAACAACTACAGGATGCTAGTGTTATGGGACAGTCTGAATTATGTGAGGAACTACTAGCAAACATAAATATTAATAAGTTAGAGTCTGTGTTAGTATCTCATGGGTATAACATAGGAATATCAGAGAGTAAAATGATTGAACTTATTAATAGGTCTGGACAGGATCTTGATATTTGTTATATTAGTAGCTTCTTAAAACCACAGTCGGAGTACATAGTAAAAAAGAAAGCTTGGATAGATAAGCTTGGTGTATTTGATAATTACTGTGTACTATATTCGAACGATCCTTTTGATGATAGCTTTATTATATTTGGTATGATAAGGAGGTCTAGGAAATTTTACTTTATCGTAGATTCAGCAATTAACTTAATACTAAAGACTTTAGTTGAATATTGTGGCTGTAGTGTTAGTGATTTTGCAATAGATAAAAACATTGGTGTATGAATTACATAGGAAATACATATAATTATAATAGCTATGAGATTAGAACTACTGTAGATGTAGATAATCAGAAAGAATTTTTCTTATGTGCATCTGATATTGAGAGAATATTTCCAATATATACAGTAGAGAGTTATCTAAAACTGGAAGAGACTAAGCAATTGATCTCTGAGATATTAAGCTCTAATTGTAAGAACCAACCGACTGATGAAGATAGAGTAGTGAAAATTGTATCGGATGGTAATTTTAAAGGTATCTGGTTCTGTAGGGCGCTTTCTCTCGATTATTGTAGGTGGATTAGCTTGAAGTTATTTGTTTGGTGTGAGTCAGTGTGTAATAGAATGGCTAGTAAGTTAGTTACGCAGAGACCTAAGAAAAACTCACTATATTCAACTACTGAAGTGATTAAGTATTTAGATGGTGATTGGAAAGTAAAAGACTTATTAGAAGACTTAGAAAAAAAGAATATTATTAAGTTCAATAAGTCTGGAAAAAATAGAACTTGGACAATGTCAGATAAGAGAAAACTGCATTATATCAAGGAAAAGAAATTTACAATAGGTGATACTGGATTTTCAAGGCCTTATAATGTGTGGACTGAGGAAGGAAAAAATTATTTAATTAGCTTATATAGAAAATGAAGAAATTATTATTACTAATTGATGCACAGGTTGACTTTGTTAGTCCTAGTGTTGATGTTTATGATGGATTACCTGGAAAGCTTTATATAGTAGGGGCAGAACATAACGCAGAGTTTCTTGAAAAGTGGATCAAGATAAATAAAGAAGATATTGATAGTATTCTCTGCACTATGGATACTCACTATACTACGCACATTGGTCATCCTAAGGCCTGGAATGATAAGAAGGGTCATATCGTAGATCCTTTCACTATTATTACATCAGAGCAAGTAGAACGTGATGATTACTCGCCTACATCTATGACCAAGGAAAGAGCAGTAAAGTATCTAAAAAGTGTTGAAAGTTTTGGACATCAACATCAAATTTGGCCAACTCACTGCTTAGATGGGTCAGTAGGTCAGGCGATAGATGAACACGTAATGAGAGCTCTGGAAGATTGGTCAGAGTTAAAGAAGAAACACTATGGAATATTTCAGAAGGGTTTTGTGGACTCTGCAGAAATGTATAGTGCATTTTCTTATGCTGATGAAAATATACCAGACTTTAGTAAACAAGCACTGTATAGTATAGCAGTACAGAACTTTGATGAGATAATAGTTGCTGGATTTGCTATGGATTATTGTGTAGCAGAGACAGTTAAAGATCTCGTGAAGGATGGAAGATTTGAAGGTAAGCTAAGATTCTTAAAGGATGGAATGGCAACAATCAATTCAAAAAATCCAAGTTTGAGTATCTATGATGATGCAGTAAAAAATCATGGTGCAAAGTTTATATAATAATAGACAAGGAGAGTAGGTGACTATTCTCCTTTTATTTTTGTCCCCCCTAGAACCCTTAATAGTGTATTATAATTTAAAATCAATAAAAGAAATATGGAGAATAGTAAGAAATTAAATGAAATTGTAGATTCAGTATTTTTAGAGCAGAGAAAAGAGCTCGGTGGATTTATTGCAGTAGATATTAATGGTAGGGCTAAAGTTATTTTCAATAGTCTTCTGGAACGGGGAGAGGGTAATCCGTATCAAGATTTCACGATTAGCTTTGACAAGACCAGAGAGTTATTAGCTGAAGTTTCCACTATTGTAACCCCAGAGATCATGAAAGATACAAGAGTGTTCAGGATCATTAAAGATAACGGGGAAGTAATAGAATCTAAAAAAGAAGTTCTATTATCGACAATTAAGTATATATATAATACTGGAGATAAAATTAAAGAGGTATCAGATGCAGAAAATCCGCTTAATATAAGTGCTAAAGAGATAGAAACTATAGAAAGTACCGTAGAGAGTAACTTTCTGTGTCCAATGCTAGAATTAGGTGGAACAGTTATTATTTATGAAACTATAATAGGTATTATCCATTACGAGATCCTAAAGACGCCTATAGACATACTAGATGAATTTAAAGATGGTTATTGGGCTGCTAGTATATTAAAGTATAACAAAGTAAGAGATTTTCATAAACTTGCTACAGACGAAACTAGAGACTTACTACGCAGCATACACAATGCACTAAGTATGACCGGTTATTCAGATTATTATATAGTGCCTTCTTATAATGATGCTCCACTAAATGGTATTAATCTATTATATAGATGTATTTACTTATGGAGAAGTGGGGTGAGAGATTTTAGGGATAAATTTTTCGCATTTGATGATAAACAGGATAAAAATAATTGATCTAACCTACACTACCAGATATGGAAATAGCAGAATTAATTAACCCCAACAAAACGAAGATTGAGGAAATAGTTGGTTATTTATTTAATGACTTTTTTGATATACTAGCAGTTACTGGAATCTTTGCAATCACCGGAGACTTTATGGGTAATGAAGTTTATCGGAGAGTATATATAGATTTAGATATAGACTTAGATGAAAACTCTGATTTTGACCTATTAATAAAAAAAATAAGCGGTAGGTTGCCTATAGGTTTCTGTGTATCAGTGGAAGAGACTAAGAGGAGCTTGGAGTATGTCAGGATTATACTATGTAATGTCTTGGAAGTTAGTGATAATGTTAGATACATATTACATACACTAAAGGGTGACATAGTAAATATAGAAGCAACTGAGTTAGTTGGTACTATTTTAAACTGTAAGAGTACTAATAACCGTATTTTTAAGATAGAAACTGTAGATGAGTAATAGTACTTTAAAGGAGGAGTATATTAATTTCATAGCAAATGAGTACCTAGGAATACTTTTAATAGTGAACAAAGCCCCACTAATTGCAGTTGACTTAAAAGGGAATGCTATTGAATTATATCTGAGATTCACTGAGGATGACTTAGAAGAATTCTGTATTAGTGATATATTTGAGAGAGATGTTGAAGCTCTTTTTATTCACGATGCTGATTACAAGGAGTCTATAAAGGTTGCTTCAAAGATAGTTGATTACATAGGAAGTGGGGTTCTACTTTATGGGAACGCAATATATAAGATAGTTTATAATACAAAAGAGATACCTATGACTATTGAAATGTCTGCCAGCAATTCATCAATCCTACAAGTGCTATTATACTTGATAAAGAAAGAGGCAGAGATAATAGAGATAAAATCAAAGATATATGAGTGAATATAGCGAATTGATTAAAATTCTAACAAAAGAAGATTATATAAACTTCTTAGTTGTACATAAGAAGGTTCCACTTTGGTTTACAGATGAGGAAGACGTATCATTTTACTCAATAGGTAGTGTAGAAGGTGTAGACTTTGAAGATGGGTTAGATATGCAGAAAGAACTAAGCCTTGGTCTACTGTTAGTTCCTAATTCTGGTTATTTAGATCTAGAAAGAACAGTAAAACTTCTAGACATGTTCAATAGATGTATACAAGTACTTGATGATAATCCGTGGTGTCATACGTTTGGTATTAAGTATAGATTTATTAACTCATACGGAATCGAGCGAAAAAGGGAGTATGTTGATTTCCCTATTGATAGAAATATGGTTTTACGTGAACTATTTTTAGGCTTTGATTCTAATATTTGTCCAATAGAAGTTATACCTTTAGTGTGTGGAGCATGTCCGAGATAGGAAAAGTAGAGAATATTTTAAAAATTATACTATCTAATAGTAATCTGCTAGATTTATTACTAGAGTTTAAGAAACTTCCATTAATAAGTGAGACTGAATACTCAGACATTGATTCAGAGTACGTATACATAGATAGAAGTATACATAATGTTAACCTGGAAGGCAAGATAAACCTAGATGAAGGAATAGATACTGAGTCCTTCAATAAATTAGCAAAAATTTGTCTTGATTCTGTCAAACATATGTATAGTATAGATCAAAATGATACTATCAAGCTATTAAGCAGAATATCTAATGCCCTAGAGTTAATACAAAGTAGTAAAAGTGGGGAAGATATTAGATATAATATTATATATGAAGATATAGTTACAAGCGGTAAGACAGAAATAGAATATCTTAGTAAAGAAAAGGCTATATTATTTATTGTAGTTTCTGCAGATAAAGGGTTAGTCTTTAATAGAATAACAGAAGTACTTAAAACATAAATCATGAGGAATATAGTTAGGAAAATACTAAAACTAATACTTACAAACAGTGAAATGCTAGATTATCTATTATATTCGAAGATTGTACCACTATATCTATGTTATCTACCAGAGAGCCAAGAGAAGTACTATATTAATAAACAAATGTACAAAATAAAATATGTGAATATAAACCAAATAAACCTAGAAGATGGATTAGATCGTGAGATATTAAAAGAAATTGAGAATCTATGTGTCTGTAGTATAGATAAAGGATTCTCTGTAAGCTTTACTAGTACTAAGCTATTAATTTCTAGGACAATCTCAGGACTAAAACGAATACACATAGGGGCTAGAAAGGGCTTTGATAATTTTATTATTGTAATAGATGATATTAGAAATAAACAATCAAAGACCATAACAGTTACTGGTTCAGATAACGCAATCAACACTATATTATTACTAGGTGAAGATAAAGCAGTCAAAGAGGTTGGCTACTTACTTATTACGTAATTAGGCAGTATGAAAAGTAAAATAGATAAATTAATCAACTTAATACTAGAAAATGATTTATTATTTAGTATCATAACTATGTGGAGATCATTGCCTATATACTACTACACAACAGAGAGTGGTGATTGCCTATATAGAATGAATGTAGAACTTAGTGAAGATGATATTGAAGATTGCTACCTAATAACTGATAAGGTTACTAAAGAGCTTCAAACCTACCATAGAAATCCCTTCTCTATTAGTGTAGATTGCATAGTAGAATTTCTGAGGGTGCATAAAAATACTATAATGGAGGCAATGAAATATGAGCCAAACAGTAAAATAACTGTACTAATCAATAAAGTAGAATATACAGTTACAATTAACAAACTATGTAAGACGCTGATAGATTATGCAAGTCTTAGCTGTGATGTAAGGATAGTAAGGATAGTAATATAGAATGGTAAGTGCAGAAATAGAAAAGTTTGCTAGGTTAATTGTGGAGAATGATCTGTTGTTTAAGATAGCAGAGAACTGGGAGACTGTTCCTATATACGTAAATGATGGATTCCGCATACGTCAAAGAACATTAGCGATTGGTAATAACTTAGAGGATTATCAATTACTTACCTCACACCTTAAGCGTTGTCTAAGTGTATATTATGATGACGATTGTACAGCTAACTTAGACGCTATTACTCAGTTACTAGATAAATACAGGGAAGTAATTGGGAAGGTAATATATGACCCTAATCCAGATAGGGAAGTCTTTGTGGCTACCTCAAGCAATAAATATAAATATAAAACTAAAATAAAAGGAGTGCTTAGTTGGCTTATGTTAATGATTGAGGTGTCACCAAATAAAGAAATTAAGATTAAGGAAATTGATAATGAGTAGATGAAGTTCTACTTATTATTTTTTGTTTATAGGATTGACTAGATTCCTTATAAGTGTATGATAACAGTAGAAGAAGAGATCGGTTATATAGTAGCAAGAATTAGAAATATTATTTATTATCGTCTCACAATAGAACCGAGCGATCCAATTAGGTATAGGGCTCAATATATGCACGTCCTGAGAAACTTAAGAAAGAATATACTCGGCCTGCTTAGTGAGATGAGCGAAGAAGATACTATTAGAAGAACTTGGCTTAGTAGGATTGTTGATATTATACCACCTTCTGTTAAGTCAGAGTTTTGTTATGATGTGATTAGGCAGATTAATGATTTTGTAGAGAAAAATGGCTACATCAATAAATAAACTGGGGAGAACAATTAGAAGGATATTACACTATAGAGATCACCTACCTACTAAGATTGGTGATATTACTAGAAAGGTTGACAAGATTTACCTAGATGGAGTACTTGTCGATAGTGTTGAGGGTCTAGAGAGAGTATTAGTAGAAGTAGAAGATCTTAGTAATTGGTTTCCAGATAAAGAGTGTCCAGAATATCAACTACTTCTCTCTCTAGGTGACAACGTAAAAATTGATGTGAGAGACCTAGGCCTGACAGATAAATACCTTAGGCCTATTAACTACATCAGAACCTACGTTGAATATAGAGAGATTATTGCTTTTCATAATCCTCTTGAGTGTGTTTATTTTAAAGATCTTCTAGTACAGCAACAAAAAGAGATCCAAGATTATATCACCAAGAATTATAAGAAAGTGTATGGAAGACCTAGAAAAGCAGGATCATAATAAAGAAGCAATAAGAGAAATATTAGAGTATGTATTAAGTGATTACTACATACTTGATATAATATTAAACTATAACATGCTAATTTTTGTGACAGACGGAAAAATAGAAAAGCATGTACTCTATATCAACCTATTAGAATATAAAGTAGAGCTGGGCGATAGTCTGGACGTTGAGGACTTAAGTAAGATAGAAAATGCTTGTCTAGTTGGGGTACATAATGAATTAATAGATAAAGAGTTAACTAAGAAAGTTTTATATGAACTGAGTGGGTGTATTCAAGCAATAGAGAGTTCTAGACGCCTACTAGATATAAACGGTTATCTCAGGGCAAGGAATTTAATAAGAAACCTGCCATATTATATATTAAAAGATGTCATCAAGTAAGAGAAAAAAAGAAAGAAGGCACGAAAGGTACTTGAGAAATATACAGAAAGAGGGTAATCATAAGAATAGTGCCTGGACCAGTGGGAAGCTGATAGAAGAAAACCATAATGGAAAATTCTACAGCCCGGAATACACAAAAGCATTATCGTTTCGCCTCTGTAAGTATCTATTGAATGCTCGTAATACTGGGGATCCTAATATAATGTTAAGTGAATTTTGGAAGTATAAAGACTGGATGATTGGCTTAATATTAAAATGGAATCCAGGAGTACAGGAGGATGATTACTATAGATATCTTAAAGAGTTATTGGAGGCGTACTGGGATTCTGATAAAAACCCAGAATGTTTAATAGCCGTAAGAGTACCAGAACTAGGAAAGGAGCCAGAGTATGAGTTTAAGACTTGATATACAGCACTTCCTATTAGACCATGCTGAGGAGGTAGAGAAGTATGGTGGTGTAGTACTTACCATTAATATTCCGTACGGTTATGGAACATTTATCTACCTAGAACGTACGAGGAGTCCAAAGAAATATCTAGAAGAAATATTAGAGGATTTTAGGAATAAATTAAAGTATCCATGGGACGATGCTGTACTAAATCTTGAATATACAAAAAGGCTTTACCTCTACCTTGATTGGATAGATATATTTGATGTTGGGGAATCAGTTAGTTTCTCAGGCAGACTACCTTCAAATAATAATGAGCCTCTATTCGCCCAAGAAACTATCACTATTCAGGAGGGTGATAGTCCATTAGAAACATTAAGGAGAATGCTGTTTGAGTCTAAGTATTGGAATCAAACAAGAGAAATTTATATTAGTTTTGATATATGATAGGAAAGCTAGAACAAGACATTCTTAGTATTATTGATGAAAACTTAGAGATAATACTTAGGTTGAAAGGATTTATAGTTGTAGCAGTGGATCAAGAAAACCCAGACACAGAACAGTTGATTTGTATAGACCGACAAGAGTTCGATGGGAACTTTGAAGATGCATACGATATATTAGATGCAGTAAAGGTAAGATTATTTAAGAAATCGTATGTAGTTAGTATGCCTAGAACTAAGCTATTGTATATGAATCTAAGTTCAATATCTAAGTTTATTGATGAAATGGATAGGCCACTAGATCAGATTGGCTACGGTAGGCCTTTACAGGATGGTAGACTTCAAGTAGGATTAATGACTATCGGCTGGAAAAATGATCCGGTTGATGTATTGAAAAATATATATGGTTATTGTAGAGATTTTGTAATGCACCTTGATGTTAATATAAAGACGGTATGAGTTTGTCAAAGAAAACAGAGCAAGATATATTAACATTTCTGAAAGAAAACATAATTAAAATAATGAGGTATGAAAAGTTAATACTAGTTCTCGATATTCCAAGTATTTCGACCCCATTCATTTATTCTATAAGAATTGCAGAATTAACAGATGACCCGGAAAATCTACTAGAAAAGATCAGTAGTATAGCTAGAAAACCAGAAGGTCTGAAATTAAATATAGACATCACAAATAGATATTATACGTATCTAGAGTGGATAGAAACATTTGATCAAGGTGAGGAAATAGAGTATTATTATTCTGAAAAAAAAAATTCAACAGGAAAATACTTTATCCCGGGTATCGAATTAGTAAAAGAGCAAGATACGCCTATAAAAATATTTGCGAGGATGTTATTCGGAGACGACAATTTCTGGGCATACTTTGACTTTAGAGAAGTTCTTATAAAATTTGAACACTATGACAGAAAAGTTTAAAGCAGAATTGTTTAAAGTTGTGGATGAATATATAGATACTATATTAAGACTAGATTGTTTCATAGTTGTTATAGATGAGGATATGGGAGTAGAAGAGCACTTGATTTGTGTAGATAGAGGAGACTTAGATTGGGAAGAAATAAACTTAGATGATGCATATGCTATAGTTGATACTATAGATAAAAAATATACGTTGAAAAGTAGTGATTATAATGTCAACCTGCCTAGGACGTATGCCATGTATAAAAATCTAAATAAAATATCTGAACAAATACATAACACAAATGAAATGCTGGATCAGATTAATTATATTAGCCGTAAATCGGGTGGTAAAATTGATTCTAATTCAATCTATTTTAGTAAGTCAAGTAATCCAACAGTTTTACTAAGAACCTTATATAACTGCCACAAATATTTTATAATAAACTAAAAAATGAGAAGCTTTATAGGAGAATTACTAGAAGATGATGATATATTTAAATTCATAATGGAAGAGGGACTTATTGTACTCTCCATAATCAATCAGAATGATTCTCTGGGGCAGTCTAATCTTCTATACAAGATAGGAGTAGGTAACCTAGAGGATATGTATGAATTTGTAGAGTATGTCGAAAATTTTATAAGAAGGCATAGTGTACTGATAAATAGAATGAGGACTAAGACAGTTTATAATAAAATACTACTACCATTATATAATGAATTAGTGAAGCCTGAGGTAGATAAAGATATTATATTGTCAAGAAGATGTAGGATCTACTCACCAAAAATTCTTGACTTTGAAACATTTCACTTGTTCAGTGATAGTTTCGTAGATACTATAATAGAAATTAATAATTTAGGTCTTGATATATTAAAGGATGATTGTAGTTGGGTCAATAATTAAGTTAGTTAGAAATAGTGAAAGTATAAAATCAAACTGGCCTAGATATGTGCGAGCTTTCTTAGATAGACTTGATGAAATTAAACTAGGATTTCCAGGCCTAGGTAATGATCATCTTACTATCGCCAAGTACAGTACTATCAAGGAGGGTGATTATTTTATCTTTGATGAGTGTATTTGTGATTTAAGTAGAAGGAGTGACAATGCGCCAATCCTATATAGGGCAGTAAAAGATGGAAAGGCTGTAATTGAGGGTATTGGTTGTGGTCTTGATAGCACTAGAGACCCGGACAGAATAAAACTAAGGTGGAAGGATGTTGTAAACCTTCCTAGTGCTTGTCCGGAATTTCCAGTGCTGAGGGTTGACGTGAGACCTACCCTTAATGGTGGACCTGCATACTATTATTTCTACAAAGCATATAGAGATAATAGATATTAGAGTTAGTAGAAATACTAGCTCTTCTTTTTTGTAGAAATAAAAAAAATAAGCAACCTAAGAAATTTCTCTCTTAGATTGCCATTAATTACCCTTCTTTGCTTTCACTATCACTACTTTCCTCTTTATTATCATCTTCCTGTATAGATGTTGGATGAAATTTATCAAATCTACCAGCTATTGTCTTAGGTATTCCACTTCCCGCTATATACATTCCAACAAAAAGTAAGAAAACACCTAGATCGGCTAAGTCTGTTTTAATAAATCCATTCGTCATTACATCATAAATAAGAACATAACAAATACAGAGTACAATAAGACCTCCAGTTATAGTTGATATCAAGAGTGCAAAACTTTTACTACTAAAGCTGCTATTATTATCAACCAGTGAACGCATCGAATCTAATAATTTACTCATAGTGTTTTTATTAATTTTAAGGTTGTTACTATCTATAAGGGTTCTGAAACACTCTATTAGTAATTTCGATAAGTTCAGGACGAGCAAAAAAAATAACAGGAAGCTAGCTACTCAAAAACAGCTATCCTTTCGACTTCCTATTTCTACCAGTACCGTAGTCTGACTAACGTATGCTATAGCAGACCTCCTGCGTACATAGCTTCCTCTACCGCTACAAGGGTAGTTCAGTATATAAGCAATGTAACCTCTAAAACTGAACATAAATAAGGTTAATATGGTCACCGTACGAAGCCGGAACATCTATTTCTAGATCCGGAGGACTTCCATACCTCTGTTGTTATTTTTTCTACATACACCTGGGCTGTTCACATACTAGCCTGGCCAAGCGTCAAAACGCATGCTTTCACCCCATCATATATAAGGAATTCAGGGCTTTATAAAAAAAAACAAAAAAAAAACGACAGATAGTTAATTACGATAGCATTTCTCCTAGGTCTTTATTGTCATTGCCTGGTGCTGAAGTAATTTCCTTTCGACTCTCTATCTCTACCAGTGCCGTACTACACATGAATTTATAAAACTCGAAATGTAGCTCCTGCGCACATAGCTCACCTATATCGCTCTGGGGGTATCCTAGTGCCAACGTGGCTAATTAAGCATATCCTATAATAAGATATGAGACTTATAAAACTAGGCAAAACTAAGTCTATACAGTACCATATTTCTCAATGGATTACTAGTACCTCTTTCATGTATAAGGATTCTAGGACGAATAAAAAATCCAGGAGCACTACTTACTTTGCTCCTGAACCTTCTTCTTTTGTTCTTCAATTATTCTTTGGAGGTATTCTTTTACATCCTCCTGAATAAACCCCTTTACAACCTCAAATCCTTGTTGAAGTTGTAGTTTTAATAATTCTAACATACTGCAATCTCCTTTGTTTCTATTACAGTCTGTTTCTCTTTTTTGAACATGCCCTTAACATATTCAAAATAGATCTCGTGGTTCTCATACAAATTAAGACCCACATTATATAAGGCCTGACCAATTGCCTGACCTCCTGCACTGACGGCTAGGATTACACCTTTATCCATCATCTGACTAGCTAACTTTCTCATAGCTTTTATATTTTTTGTTAATACTCTAAAAAATAATTTATCCCAAGATTCTAACTTTCTTGAGATAACTTTCATTACATAAATAAGGGTTTTAGGGCATTTCAGAGGGCAAAAAATAAGCATGCCATACTAAGTTTCACAACTATTCCGACATGCCCTCTCTAATCTATTATCACTAACCAATTAGAGTTTTCAGAAATTCCAAATTTTAATGTATTCCACACATTAAAACAAACAAATTTTCCCAATATTAAGGAATCGAGGTCGCCATGTACTCCAAAATGCACAAAATCACAATTCTGCAGGGGTTAAACCTTTACTATTGAGGAAGTTTTTATAAATTTCAGGAAGAGTTTTGTGAGTTCCTCAAAGTGATAATATAAATTTTAAATTTTAATAATAAGCTAATGAATGAAGATGATTTTTTGTTAGATGAAGATGAAGATCTTGATTCTTTAAATTACGTCGAAGCACAAGATGACGACGACGATGATGGAGATGGAGATATTGAATCTGAGTCAGAAGAAGATTCCAAAAGTACAAGTGAACGCGAATTATTAGATGCAAACAAAGAAGGAAGACTTACCCCAACTGAAATTAAACTTAGCTCAGACTACAATGATATAGCTCTGTCGTCTAAGAAAAATGACGAAAAGGTAAGCTTGGGTGGTGCAGGTAGAATTGATGCTTGTGTTAGTGATGCAGTTAGGGCAGTGCTTAATGCTGATCCTAAGAATACATCATCTAAGACTGTAGAGGATTATATGAAAAACCTGTTCAACCTGCAAGGTAAAAACCGTATCCCAGCTGGACTCTATACACCAGATAGGCCAATTAGAAATAGTGACCTAGAAGATGAATTCGGTGGACTAGATGATGGAGGATTTAACGAGGAGTATACCAAGTCTGTACGTGAGCATATCGAAAAATTTGTTGAATACTTAGCTAGTAGGGATCTGTCAAAGGATTCAATCATGTCCAGAAAAAGAAAACAAAGACAATTGCCTGCTTTTATTATCTTCTTGTTCTCTTCCAATATGTATGACCTAATTATGAACTGTCCAACGATGCCACCAGAGTATCAAGTACAGATCGATAATGCATTCAAGAAGATACAGAAGAATAAGACAGACATCATTGAAGAACTGGCTAGTATATACGATAAGAAAGGAAGACATAAGGTAGCAGATAGAGTTAGAGATATGGGAGTTGCTTGGTTTAATAGAGAGCCAGCAATGTTAACATCAATCTCAGACTTTGCGGACTTAGACCTTACGCCGGAAGATATCGTAGAATACAGAAAGATTAGACCAAAATATAATAACTCATCTAAGACTATTACTCAAGAGCTAATATCAGATTATATTGAAGTAGTAGTTGACAAAGATGCGGGGATCTATGAAAAACTTAAGGACCGTACTAGATCTGAGGCTATATCCGATGTGAAGAAAGTTTACAAGGAGTGGTCAAATGAAACAGCAGAGGATTCCGAGATTAGTCAGAAGATTATTTGGAAAGATCTAAACATTGTAAAAGATTAAAATAGATGGCAGCTAGTTTGGAATTATTAACTGACGAGGATATCATTGATTATACTCGATCAGATGGAAAAGACAGAGTAATAACAAATCACAAAGACCTTAACCTTACATGTATTACCTCAATTCAACCAGTAGTGGGAGGTGTATATGACGTTGATATCTTTGGCTCACCTTATGAAGACAGGTGTATTTGCGGTCATATTAGGCAGCAATCATCAGAGCCTTGTCCTAATTGTGGTGCTAGAGTATTTTCAAGGGAAGAAGGATTACGTAGATTTGCTAGAATTGAACTACCCTTTTATTACTTAAATGAGCTTAGGTTTGATATATTCCTAGACTTATTTAATCACATCTTTGAAAAGTCTAAGATTAAGCTTGATTTCTTAATGGATGACTTGAAAAGAAATGGTTATAGTGGTAGAAGTGCAAAGAAACTAGGTATTAAAGTATTTGATACCTGCCAATTTACTTATGACAGCAAGAAGAATGAACTAACTATCTCAGAGTTTATAACAGATGAGAGCTTATGTTCTTATGAAGGCTTACTTAAGATAATTGAGGAGCACTTTCCATCATACCTAACTGATTATAAAAAGTTAATAAATAGGTACTACTTAGTCCTACCTTCTATGATGAGACCTTATAGCCTTGTCATGAGAGGTAGTAATAAGAAAATGAACGTCCATAAGCTTAGCCTATGGTATTCTATTATCATACGTCTCTGTTGCGTAAAGGATACTGACGCTAATCCACAAAATTATGCTGACGTTATTAAGCAGTTTAAAACACCCGGCGAAAGAGTTAGATATACAGCTCTCCTAAGGGCCATGCTAAATTCAGGTAAGAAATTAGCAACTGACTTATTAAATACATCAAAGAAAAACGAAGCAAGAAATATGTACAGTGTTCGTGTTAAGAACTCTGCACGTTGTCCTATTGTACCTAGCACGACATTAGCAGTAGATGAATTGGGAGTACCTACACATCTAGCTTATGAAATGTGTCGTGAAGGTTTTGTAAAGCATCTCATGGAAAACTTAAACTTCACCAAAAAGGAAGCACTACAAGCAACCAGAGAGGAGTTTGATAATCCAACAACGAAGAAGCTTTTCAAAGAATATGCTGAGAAGCAGTTAGTACTAGTATGACTGGTACGTAATTTTGAGAATTGCTGGAATAAATAGATTAAACATATTAGACCAGCAGCTAGAATTATCGATTTCAAAACTATAATAACACAAGAAAGGAGAATTCAGGGTGATACTATTAAGAAAATACTACTCTGATTCAGTCTGGAATAGAGCCGAACATATGAGATTACTACACCAACAGGGAAGATATGCTGGGACTAGTAAGATCGGAGTTTGGAACCAGAGCCAAGAGAAACATGATAGGATGGTAAGTATCCGACAAAGAAACTTACTGGACAAAACATCTCGTGGTTATGGATCTGAGTATGCAATGAGAATTAATAATAGAAACTTACTACATAATAAATTTCAGGGAGAGGAAGGCTTTATGTATTTTCTAGAATTTCCTGGAAGTATTAAAGTCGGATTCTCTAAAGATTGGGAAAGAAGAGTGGAAAAACAAATTCCTAAGATGATACTCGGTGGAAGAGTAATCGCTATCATATCAGGACCTACTAATGAACTAGCAGATCTTGAGTTTGATACAATGATTAAATTCCAACGCTATACAAAACTCGACCCCACTGGCACTAGATATACTGAATTCCTGGAAAAATCAAAGAAAGGAGAAGTATATAAGTTTCTAAAAGAGGCAGTAGGGAAGAGTAGTAACCTAAGATTTGAAATCGAAAATAAATTCTAGTTCAACGACTATGTACAAAATAGGATAGTGGATTATCCTAAAGATATAGTCTGGTGTCATTAAGAAATTATTGACAAGACCGAGCAAATAGACAACCAACGCTTCATGAATACAGTATTTATGCTCTGAAAATGAGATTAGTAGATGATGATGCAATTCATTATCCAATCTCCCTTTGTGGGCCACTTAACGCTTTAACTAATTGAATATCAAGGCGTTATAAAACCTCGTTAATTGCTGGAAACTCTCGCTAAGTTTTAAGTACCAAAGTGTAACAATCTTAAAAATAGAGACAATCAGCAGGTGAATAAGTAGTAGAAATAAACTACTTAAGACTTCAACGACTATCCCCGATGAGTGTAAGGGAGTACACCTAAGTCACAGGTGGAAATGCGAGGCTACATTGTAGGTAATGTAGAAGATATAGTCTATTCTATGCGGAGACGTATAGCAGTTCATAAGAGAACGGGACAGGTGGTAGTGTACCTGTTTGAATATAAAGGATTTCGATGGCGATACTATTTCTGTAACCTTAGTACCTGAAGAAGTTGCTGAGGATACATATAATAAAATGAGTCCGCGTTATAATTACATCTATAAGAAAAATCTGAAGGGTGTATTTGAATTTAACCATGAGACTCTGAATGGTATGGCTGATGCTACTGAATATACACCAAAGGACCCAGATGACTTAAAGGATCCAAAGTACTATTACACAGATTATTCTAAACTGCTGAAAGATGTAGAAGTTGATCATGTAATTGACTATGGTACTCCTATTGTGTTTACTGGTGAATTGGGCGGTGTTAATTATCAGAGCAAAATAACAACATACGGAAGGTTGAGAATTTCTAAGATCATTAGTGCGGATATTGATGAGATTGGAATATTTAAAACACCTTACGATAGAATTAGTGCAGGTAGTGCGGCAAAGCTCATGGCCTATCTACAAGATCATTATGAAGATTGGATTGAAAGGGCACGAGATATCCAGAAATTTGCACTAAAGGTTGTCAGCAAGAAGGGTGTTGTTACCTTCGACTTTAAGACTCTCTATGTAGATACAGATGATGAGACTTATAAGGATATTAGAAAAATTGCTGACTCAACTGAACTAACTGATAAACAGAAACTCATGATGTTGACTGAAAGGTATAACAAATATGAGAAAGAAACAGAAGGTAAGTTTAGTAGTGACTTGAAGAATGAACTTGATAGAGCAGCTCGTGTAAAACTTGCATCTATCATGGCTATCAACATGCCATCACTTATTGTTAGTGGTGTAGATGAAAAGCCTATCATCACTAAGAAATCATTGTTATCTGGTTTTGGTGAGGATGAGTATATTTATCACGCAATTGAAAACCGATCTCTTCAGGGCATTAAACAAAGTGGCGTAGAGTAATAGTCAAAGAGGTGCGTCACTATAAAAACGCTCAACTATTGCTGGAATGAATAATAGTAAAATGTAGAGAGAATTATCAATTTTAGTTATTAATTTAATCAGCAACTTATTATGGAAAAAACAATTAAAATTCTAACAGCGCTTGGAGTAATTTTCGCAGGTATTGGAGAAACTCTTAAGAACTACGCAAGTATTCAAAGGAGTCTATCTGATAACCCCAAGCAAGAAAGTAATAAGGCCAACGACTATAAGAGCGAGGGTGGTAATAAGTAAGCCATTCATGATATAGTCTGTGTTTGAAAGAAATTTTGAACAATAACCGCTTTATGATCTAGTGGGGAAATTAAGTCCTCACTAGCTAATATAGACCTCTTGGCGGTTACGTAAATAGACAGCTTTCATTCTTGTTAAATAATTATACATTTACAAGAGAAGGCGAAGATAAGGACAATGAGGGACTTATGATTCCTAGATACTTGGCGAGTGGTAGAACAGCCCCAAATGGTAAAGTATATCCAGAAGTATCTAGAACAAATGAAGATGACCTCGTCCCAGTAAGATCAATTGTTAAGAAAAGAACAGGTGATATTAGTGTTGTTACTCCAGACTTACTTAGCAAAAGGTTCTTACATGCCAGTTTCCCAGATGGATCAGCACTTGGATTATCTGCCGGTACTAGCTTCTCAGAATCAACAACCCAATCAATTCTCGGTCTTAGATTAAGTTTGAGACATAATTACAGAAATGCTGGAAATATTTAAATGTAATCAGCAGTATTCGAAAAGAATATTCAACGACTATGCGGTAATTAAGGTAAATCAATGCCTTAGTGATATAGTCTAGGTTTAATAGAAATATTAAATATAAACAGAAACATGGTGGTCATGAACGTATACAAGACTTAACAGGTAACTTGTATGCTGAGAAAGATTGCACCGTTAGAGAAGAGGGTAAGTGGTTGATCTTGAAAGTTAGAGGTGGAGAGCAGAAATTCCCAAGACCAAGTAACTGGGTAGCGATGCCTAAGGAGAAGTATTCAGCAGGAGAATTAATCGGTACTGCTTATAACTCAACTAGTCCTGTATATAAGCTCAATGCAGTTATTAAGTTAATGAATGCAAAGGGTAGCTCAGGTATTAAGTACTATGAGAAGGACAAGGTAGTTATTGCAGACTGTTACTCTTATAATGAGGGTAAGATTAAGTACGTAGAGGATAAGGAAGGTAAGATTGAGGTATACATTGGAGATACTAGATATGCTTACTCGCCTGAAAGTATGTACTATTATCCTGAGGGTACAGTAATTAAGAAGTATCAGAGATTTTGTTCTGGTGTTGCAAATATGAGACAAGTATCAAGTGACTTAGGTTCCGATATTGATGGTATTTTCAATATTTTTAGAAAGCAGTATTATTCTTTGACTAGTGCATCTTATCAAAAGAGTGGTGTAGTTAGTCCAAGTGATATGCAGGAGGAAATTATTGAGCTAGTATTTACAGGTCTTACTCATCCAGTATTTGAGGGTGGTAATCCTGAGAACAAACTAGAAGAACTTGAATATCTTGGTACTCAGAATGCAATCCTCAATAGAAAATCATTCTTCACAACACTTTCATACGGTTGGTCAAATAAGATCATCGGTAAAGCGCTTAGTGGGGAGATTGAGCTTGAAAAGGATGTTATGACTGATACTATCTTAGGAGTATTAATGAATGATAAACTTGATAAAATCTAAAAATGGGAAGTATTAAATTTGAAGTTGATATTCCTGATTTTGAGAAAGAGATTAGTATTGAACTGATCATACGTAGAGATGGAGAGGTGGTTTGTAAATCCTCTCCTACCTCTAACTCAAAGAGGGGAGTAGAAAAAGAAGTAAAAAAGACATCCACCAAACCAACTACATCAAGCTCGGTAGGTGGAAATATGATGAACGCAGATTTTTAAAAAGTTATGAATAATAAGTCAAACGATTATTATTACAAAATCGTATTATCTTATGAAATTCCTATAAATATCTTAGATAGTCAGGATCAAGATAAGGTACAGGCTAGGGAAATCTTATATGAAACTCTGAAAAATTTAGTACCAGAGGATAAGTATGAGAAGTTTTCAGTTAAGCTAGTACTGCATCAACTAAAAGATACCTTCAACTATCTCGTTACTTATGAAGCATTTTTCAGAAGTACGTCAGGGTTACCAATGCAAGAGTATGTAGGAGCTGAAGAGATAAAAGAAAAAGCAAAGAAGGAATTAGAAAACTTCTTTGAGTCTGTTGATTGTGATTATAAACAGCTTAATATTAAAACACTTTTATAATGAGTAACTTTAATCAATTTTTTAGAAGTCAAGGCGCTAAAACCATTGTAGAAAAATTCTTTAGTGGTATTGATAGATATAACGATAAAGCAAAGCTGACTGATCTAAAATGGAGTATATCAGATGAACAAATGGATAAACCAGCATCATACTTCATTGAAAATGGTCTCACAGCTACTTTTAAAGTTAATCTAGAATATACAATTAACTACAATGATTCTGACGTTAGATATTCTGAATTTGAAGTTCCTAGAGAAATAGATGGCTGTTTTATTATAGAAGGTGCTTATAGAGTCGCTACTAATACACTTGGCAATGATTATGATTGTAGAATTAATATGTCAGGTTCAGGTAGATACTATATTAACTTTGACTATGATAGAGACTATGACATCAATTCAGGAACTCTAAGAATAAAAAGGACTAATCCAGAACTTGGCTTGCCGGAGAAGGTAAGAGAATATAAGCTGGAAGAAGTGGATAATATTAGGGGACTTGAGAGAGAAGTATTAAAGCTGACAGATAGACAATCTAAGAAGCTACAAATAAAGCTTGACCTTGACTATAAACCAGAATACATTACATCAAAGCTAATCCAGGAATGTATGGCTTTTGGTGATGATCGTATAAAGGATATGATAGTTGATAAAAAGATTGAATCTGTATCTAGTGGCTTTATGAACTTCCTCTTTAAGAACAACAATAGAGGAAACTTCTATTCTGCTTGGAGTAGTATTAGACACTATTGGACAAGATTTGGTAAACTACAAGATACTATCAACGTACTTACCTTAGTTTGTACTAAATACTGGAAAGGTAGTAGTAATTCAGGAAAAGGTGGTAATGATCCTCAGGTTAGTCCAGGTATCAATGCAATGAACTTGGAAAGCTTGACAAATAAGATCCAGATTCCACCATCGGTTGCTTATAATAAGAGTTTTTCAGACTTGATTTGTATTGGTGCAACCCCTATTAATCAGAATGTAGGTAAGCAGAACGCACTAACAGTTAGTACTCATGTTACTGACGATGATGTACTTTTTGATTGTTATGATTTAAAGTTTAATAAGATAACAATATCATACTTAGACTACTTGAATCATAAGATCTGTGCATCGGAATATGTTGACTATGATACCAACACCCTAAAACCAGATGCAAATGGTATGGTTGAGGTTAAGCATAGAATGAAGAGAAAGACTGTTCCAGTTAGTGAAGTAGAATTCATAGACTTACATCCAGATTATAGACTATCTGAAGAAGTTAGACAGATACCTTTTGTCAACTATACAGACTCTGTTCGTGTGCATATGGGATCTAGTATGTTGAAGCAAGCTATTCCATTACCACTTGCAGAAAGACCATTAGTTAGTACAGGTAATTATGAGGAGCTTCACACTAACGTACTCAATGATAGATTTAAGCATCCGAAGGGTAAAGTAAAAGAAATCAACGAGAAGGAGGTTATTATTGAACTTCCTAACAAAGATATCGTTGAGGTACCTAGAAGAACTGCCATTCAATCAGTAAATGACGTTGATGTATATACTGAACCTAAAGTAAAAGTAGGTCAGACAGTACGAGAAGGTGATGTCATAACGGGTGCAGTAGGATTAGAGAAAGATACATATAAGCCAGGTATTAATGCATTGGTACTATTCCATGCAATGTTTGGTTATGTAAATGAAGATGCTCTAGTAGTAAGTGAATCATTCTCTAAGAAAATGCATTCCTATTCAATAATAGACTTATCAATAGACGTTAAATCTAGTGAGGCTATTAAATGGATCGCACCTATTGGACATCAAGTAAAGAGTGGTGATGTAGTATTCAAGACAAATAGAGCTGTACAGTTAGATGAAATCAATAAGGCACTTCAGGAAAAACTAGGGGGTATTTTTGGTGATGACGTAGATATATCACAATTTACAACTGAGAATCCGACAAAAGTACCTAACAATATTGATGAAGCTTATGTCAGTGATGTCTTGATACAGGAAAATAAGAAGCCAAGAATTACAAAAGGAATTAAACGTCCAGATCTAACCTACTCTCATACATCCAATAAATACATCAAGGAGTATGAAAAAAACTTAGATAGATCTGTAATATACGAAAGATATCCAGAGTACATTGCAGCTGATAGATTAAAACCTGTCATCCTAGATAAGAATGAACGTGTTGTATATACAGTAAGAATTAGACTCATTAAGCGTACAAACTTAATGATTGGTTCTAAGGTTACTAACAGATTTGGCGGTAAGGGAGTGATATCTAAGATTCTCCCTGATAATAAGATGCCATTGATGATTGATCCTAGCGGTAAGAAGAAGGTTTGTGATATTGTTATGAACCCTTACAGTACTATCAATCGTAAAATTCCATCTGTATTGTTGGAGAGTGGACTTGGTAATATTGCACATAGAATTCATGATATAGTGGAGGAACGTAAGAATTCACCAAAAGAAAGAGAAACAATCCTACCACTCGTTAAGAAATACTACCCAGGCAGATTTGATAGCATGACATTAGATCAATTCATAGACTATCATAATAAAAACAAGCTTGAGGATGTATATTACTTCAATGTTGGTTCTTATAGTACAAAGTTTACACCATCACTTGTAGAGAAATGGAGTGAAGAATTAGGTGTTAAGTCACAGTCAGAAATTCTAATGCCAGCAGATTCAGTAGCTGACTTAGATGAACTGAAAGAAAACCTACCACCTGATGAATATGAAAAGACACTTAGGGACCTTGATGGTAAATATGTACCTACTGATAAACCGCTAATGTGTGGTTATATCTGTATGGAAGAACTTTATCATATCCCAACATACTCAAATAAAGTAACATCATCTTTGTTTGGTGTTGATATTAATGAGTATAAAGACAGTCCTATTATGGGAAGAGGTAAGTATAGAACAACTGGCCAGAAGATCGGTGAGATGGAGTTAAGTGCTTATCTTGCTCGTGGTGCTAAGGAATTTATTGAAAGTGCTCGTGGGGATACAGCACAGGAAGATAATCAGATATTCCTTAATAACCTACTCGGACTTGGACTAACTGTAACTGACTCTAAGGGTTATAATCAGGGAGGTTCAAATCTTAAGGGACGTCTTGGTGATATGAAGATTAAATTTAGACTAAAGAATCAGAAGTAATGGAAGAAATTAAGAACACAAATAGCTGCGTAATGTTAGCGGCGAATCTTAGTACTCCAGTCTTGCTTAATTGCGTTTTTGATTCTGGAGATCTAAAGGATACAGGTATTCAATATGACTCACATGTAACACTACTTTATGCAAGAGATAAAAAGCTAGGTGAGTCAGAGGTACTAAGTGAGGTACAAGGTGTTAGATTGTCTCTGGGTATGGAGGCACCAAATCTCACCCAGTACTTAAGCAATCATAAGAGTAATGCAGAATTTGCAGTGCCAGTATTTGATGTTTTTGATCTAGATATCTTTGAGAATGACAGTGATTATGTAGTTCTTAAAGTGAAAGAGGAAGGAAACATTTGGTATGATACACTAGTGAGAATAAACAAAGCACTTAGTGAAAAGTTTGGTGTAGTTAGTGATTTTTCTAGTTACACACCACACTTAACATTGGCAGAACTAGAGAAAGGTACTGCTAGATCTTATGTTAGTTCAGAAAGCTTAAGACTAATTCTGGAAGATTCGACAATACATTTTGAAGATATTATACTTTCTTATGGCAAGGAAGGAGTATCTAAGTATGATGTAATAGACCTGACGACGAATTGTAGTGTTGATAGGTTCTTTAGGGTTAGACAGATGAGGAAAGATGCAATACGACTAGATCAAGAAGTATAAAAATAAGTGGGTTAGTAGGAGAAATTCTTACTAGCCTGCTTTCTTTTTCCTCCCCTAAATCCCTTATAGGTATATGAATAAAAAGACATTAAAGAGATATTTAAGAAGAAATGATCGATACACATTTATGGTAGATGAGTATCGATTTCCAAAGTTTTTAATTTCTACTAAGAATAAGAAAATAGACCTAGAGGATAATAGGAACCAGAACTTGCATCAAAGCAGTACGTGGTCTCCTAATTTCAAAAACTTCTTAGATACTAAACATAAAAGCGTTAGATACATTAGAGAATTTCCCATTATAATTAGAGATAGAAAACTGTGGGAATTGTTATGTATTAAGTATCAACTAGGTGAAGATAAACTAAGTAGGAATTATTTCTTAATTGATTATTTCATGCCAGACTTTAACCTCCTAGTAGAGATAGATAGTCAACTGCATGAAATTGATTATGATAAAGCAAGAGATGACTATATAAGACTAAAATATGGGCTAGAGACAATTAGATTCTATGAATATGGTAGATATAGTTATCAAACATTCGAGGATAACTTTCAATTCTTAAAATGTTATTGTAGAAATCACGGATCTATTCCTATCAAGTTTAATTACTTAGGGCTAACAATGAGAAACTATGTGATAATTAATCATAGAATTTTGCCTATCATTAATAAAATTGAACGATATCTACTCTATAATAAAAGAGCAGTATTGGCTTTAGATAATTACATTATTAGTAAAAGTGATTTATACTATTTATCAAATAAATTAGATAAATTCTACGAAGTGTGTAGTTATATAAAGTATCAATATAACGTTGATGTAATTATAGCGCCCTCGAATCCTTATATGTAGAAAGGGATATATGAGATTGTACAATATAATAGGTATAATACGTATATAGGCTGAATTTCGTCTAGTTTTATAAGTCTCAACTCTAATTTATAATGAGTTGCCAAATGGTCCTAGACTACCCTGGTAGCGGTAAAGGAAGCTAATTACGTCAGGAGACCTTTCAGTTAAGTATGAAGATATCTATATTACTTATTCTGCTTAGGTTACGGTATGGTAGAGATAGAGAGTCGAAAGGAAATTGTTTTTAGTGCCAGGCAATTTGCATTCTTAGGTAAGACCTGGAGTACACACCAACAATTAACTCTCTGTCGTTTTTTTTCTTGCCCTCAAATCCTTAATAGTGAGAAAGAGGTGTTGAGATTACAATATATTATATAATATATCACGAAAGTTGGTAATACATACACGGGTTAAGGTTTAGTCTAGTTTTACTTATCCCTACATAGATTAGATGTACTTAATACTAGACTACCCTAGGTAGCGGTAGAGGAAGCTAATTACGTCAGGAGACCTTTCATAGTTTAGGTTACGGTATGGTAGAAATGAGAAGTCGAAAGGATAGTTATGTTATTGCTGGCATATAAAGAATAAGTCCAGAGGAACTTTAGTATAGCTAGCTTCTCGTTGTATTTTAAAAACAAAAAAAAAGAAGAGCATTATAGCTCTTCTTTAATATTTTTCTACCATCTCTGTACGAATTCCCTGAGATAACGGGCCTGTCTCACAAGACCCATCTGCGTTGACTCACTTATTTTCACGAAATTAGGTTTTGTATATTTACCGTTCCCTAAGTAATACGCCGTTCCACTTGCTAGGATAAAGGTGGTCCAACTTTCGATATCCTGAATTGTTAAGAAATCCATAGATACTCTATTGATCATACCATCTTTTATTTTTATATTCCTGCTTTTTCCCGCAAATGTTCCATACTGGCCATACTGCATATTATATACGGCAAGGACAAAACCTCTCGCATTAGCCGGTGTATAAATACCACTCGGCTTCTTGTTAATGTACTTATAATCTACATAAGTACACATATCTGCGCCATCCATTCCAGGGTGATCCTCCGCTACAAATCTGAGATATGTAGAGATTGTTCCATTGTCGGCCAATTTGACCCACTCTGTAGTTGCCCGAAGTAAATGTCTCTCGGATACAACTCTCACCTGTGCGTTAGTTGTTAATACACTGAATAACATAACTAACATAATCATAATCTTCTTCATAATTTTATTTCTTTTTATTGTTAATACGAAATGAAATAAAAACCCTAAGATATTTTATTATCTTAAGGTATTTTTCTTACATTAATAAGGATTCTAGGACATTTCAGAAGGAGAAAAATAAAGTCAACCTATCCATCACGGACTAGTTGACTAAATCTACTAATAAATATAAAACTTAACTATGAATAAATTGGTTTTCTACATATATAAGGAATCTAGAGGAAATAAAAAGTAACTCATCCTCACGGACAAGTTACTGTCAAAAACTAATTGCTTATAAAAAATATAACAACATATGCTCTGTGATCCCATCAGGACTCGAACCTGAATCAAAGGTTTAGGAAACCTACGTTCTATCCATTGAACTATGGGACCTTATTTATATACTCTTCAATAGTAAGGTTTCAAAGGCTTCTTAAGTGATCTTTTTGTTGAAACATACAATAATGTAAATACTTGTTTCTCAAACCCTTATATATAAGAAATATATGTATGTTATATTATGATGAGATTTATTACTGCATTCACTCTGTTTATGTATGTTATAACAGGAGATGCGCAATTTTTCATTGATCGTAATGTATCAAGACATAATATCGTTAGTTCAAAAGTCCCAAGTGGATATGGTATTGGTTACTCTATTGAATTGTTAATGATACTAGATAAAAAATCCCCTACATATTATCTAGTAGTTGATCCAGAAAACTCAACAGACTTAAATAATTCAGGTAGTGACCCAATAAACTGTATGTGTCTTGAGTACATCACCGAAGGTAAGCTAAAGAGAATTGGAAACAAAGACCTTAGCTCCTTAAAAACTTGCAAAGAGAATAACTTTCTACGTGATACTAAAATTTGTGTCAGAGTTGATTTTTATATAATAGAAGAATTATATAAGTCAGGCTTAGACAGAATAAATAGTCTCACTTTCGGATGTTGTAGGGGAGAAAAATATAATAAGCTATCTAAAATAATATGGGTAAAACTAAAACCATATCAATCTAGGAACTTATATAATTCATTCCGGGAGATATATGAAGAGACAATGAGATTAGTTGCGTGTGGAAAGATAGATAGTATTAACAAGAGGTAGTCACTTAGTGGCTCCTCTTTTTTTTTGTTCCCTGAAAAAAATATATTACCTAGTATTTCTACTAAGTAATATATAATCTACTAATCTTCTGGGCGATTCTTAAGTATATCTGAGAATTCATCCTTTGTCAGGTACCAAAAAGGTTTTTTACCATCAGGGTACTGCATCTTTGTAAAATCGTCTGGGTGTAATGCAAGATGACACAATACATGAAATATACCGAATATATTTGAATCATCCCAACCTGAATTACGTCCCCTTAGGTAAATTACAGTAGGGACTAAAAGAATTCCTACTATAATGCCGAATAAAATACTCATTACTATATTCATTTCTTTTTTAATGTATTTAATTTATTCATTATCATCGCTGTCTGGTAAAGTTCCACGTACTCTTTTAGCATACTCAATTACATCAGTCTCCCATAAATCATGTGTAATCTCGTTTAATTCATCATACTCAGCCGCTTCTTTCTCAAGAACTTCATCTGGTGTATTCTTAAAATATTCTCTTAATTGCTCTAATAATTTTCCCATAATTGTTTAAATGTATGTTTTAAAGGTTCATCTGTATTAAAAAATTAATAACAATACTGACTATTCAAATATTGTTATTTTCAAACTTTGGCCCATAGTGTCTACCATCCAGGCATTCTACATATATAAGAGTTCAAGGTCTTTTTGAGCGTAATAATGTCAGTCACCTGAGTCAACTAAAAAAAAATAAAAGCACCTAGCATTCCTACTAAGTACTATCTCGGTTATCTCACTGAAGGATTCGAACCTTCGACCTCTCCAGATTCATCTCTGGGCGCTCTGTCCAACTGAGCTAAGTGGGAATAACCATAAAATTTCCAAGGTGGAGTTCGAGTCCACTTCTCTAATTATAATAGCGCTTCTACTCATAAGCTACTTGAAAACATTTGTGCCTAGAACAAGATCATCTCTAATCATTCTGTCACATTAATAAGGAATCTAGGACATCTCAGGCGGATAAAAAGAAAAGGCAAGAACAAATTTAATTGCTCTTACCTACTCCTCACTTTCATTAGTAGGTTCACCGGGAATCGAACCCAGATTTAGGGTTTAGAAGACCCTTGTTCTATCCGTTGAACTATGAACCCCTCTACTATACATTAATAAGAAATCTAAGGCTTTTCAGATGTGCTTTTTCAACCGAACTCTGTATTACCACGTAGATTCCTTAATAGTAGATGGTAGAAATAATAAAAACAATAGATGGAACTTATTTACCAGTAATAGGTAGATACATAGAATTATTTGTATATAAGGGTAAATTATGTAGGGGTTACCTATATGTTGGGTTAGACCACAATTTTAACATCAGTATTAGAACTACATCCCTGATAGTATGTAAGTGTCTAGATCATGAAATAATTGAATCTGTCTATAAAGATTTTCATAAGTTTATAGGTAAAGATGGTAGATTTAAGTCAAAATATATCAGAAAATTTAGAAGAATGCTGATCAAACTAAACCATAATAATTACTATAGATTTATAAACTCTAAAGGATTATATACCTTAAAAAAATATCCTAAGGTTAATATGGTAAAGCATACCATACTAAATAAAAGACAAGACCCAAACAAGTATATACTAAAAGTAGGGGAGATAGGAAATGGTTAATATGGTAAGTACAGTCATTGGGTGGCTTCCTGTAGTGGGAGTGTTTAAAGGTGTAAAATATGTAGACCATAATATCATACTAACAGACTTTGTAGTAGCAGTGTCTGGTCCAGGATATTACTTAGTATATAGTATGGAAGATCATAAGGTATATGACTTAAGTAGTTTTTATGTTCTTCAGACTAAGTCGCTCATAAAAGAGTATAGATTTATACTAAGATCTGATGGTACTATTAAGAGCAGATACAACAAGAGAATAAGAAGACACATGTTAAGAATTATAAGAAACTTTCACTTACAGATTAGAAGATCAAGTGAGTATAAGAACAGAAGAAAAAATCGAAGTAAGGTAAAGTGGATTGAACAAAAAAGGCAGGATAATATTATTAAAGACCTGATTGTGAACCCTCAAAAAGCAGTAGTTAGCATTGGAAGATAAGGTTTTTGAAAATCGAGCAGGTAAGTTTATGATGGAAAATACTGGACAGGGCCGAAAAATTAGAGGTCTTGTACTTATATCCCTCCTTCATCTTGTTTTTACTGGGGATGAAATAAAATCAGGACCACTTGAGTATTTCATTAATCGGAATGGGGAGACTTACAGAACATTCTACACAGATGACAAGATATTTCTAGATGAAGATGAACTAACTGAGGATGAGGTGCGTGAGTTTTTTAAAGAAGTAGGAGAAAATATGCTCTCCCTAGAACAAGTAAAAAGTGAAATGTTAACGTGGATAGAACATAGTATGAACTTACTAAACTTGGACCTATTAAAAAGATACCCTAAATACCCAAGCTATGAGAGGGCAATTCAGGGTTATAAAGAGTACATAGATTGCCCAGAGAAATTAATACTTGGTTACTATACGCCAAAATACCAAGTGCAAGATATCTCAACAAATAATAAGTAGGTTGTTGAATATGGCTGCACTTATGGTTCAAGGCGTAATTAATAGAATGAACAGTGATAACAGAAGAAAGTAAAGAATTCCTGGGTGAGAAAGTGAAGTTAGATGATAAGCTAGGTATTATAGTAGGTTTGACAGAAATTCCTAACTACTCACCTTATATTTACAATGAAGATAGAACATTAATAATAGTAGAATTGATAGAAGTAGTATTATGGGAGAAACTATAGACTTTAATGGAAAAATACTACTAGGATATGATGGTGATTCTTACTTAATTATCAATGCATATAGAACTTGTACTATTTATGATGATGAAGAGTACATTTCCATCATGTGCTATAGCTTTATAAATGATAATTTCTATTCACTCTCTCTAGATGTTTACAAAGATAGAATAGTATCAATAAGCAAGGGACGAAAAGAAGAGATATATCTAAACAGACATAGGAATTGGTTAATATCCAGGGCAAGGTTTTATACAGTAAATAATATAAAGCAACGATGGGGAAGCAAGTATAGTTCTGTATTAGATAGAAAAAATTTAAAACATCCAATACAGAGATGGGCTATGAATGAGTTAAAGGAGTTAGAAAAGAACCCAGAAAAATATATGGTATGGGAAATAGACTGGGGTAGTTAATAAATAGAGTATGTCATAAACGTACTCTATTTTTTTCCCTCTAGATACCTTATTAATAATGAAAAGAATAAGAAAACAATTTATAGAAAATATAAGATACACATTATTATATAATGGCAAAATCTATATTAGTAGCCAGATTTAATGACTTAGAAGACGAAAAAGAATTTAATTGGTGTCTCTTTCCTATATTAATATTTCATAGTGCAAAGCCAGATGCGTCACACCTTGTTGAATACGTAGTTATGTATAATATGAAACATTATACATTTGATGTAATAGACAGTAATAGAGTTAAAAACTTTTATAAGTTAGACTGGAAGTTTTTTACAGATGAGTTTGCAGCTTGTGTTATGAGAGATGATCTTATAGTTGATAGGTTAAAGAAAGACGCTAGAAAGGTTGCTATAGATTTTATGAAAACTAGAATGGAGGATATCGAGATCTATATAAAAACTCATCAAAGAGAGTTTTCAGATAAACACGTAAGAATAAGATATCTCCTAAAGAAATTGGAAATAGCTTCTAGTAACATAGAAGATAGGATAATAGATTTAATAGATGAAAATTATGGGCTTTGATAACATTGTAGGTAAGTTTTTTAAATTTAATTACGGAGAAGTTGTTACTATATACCACATAGTAGGCTATTTTTACAATTTTAAACTGGATGTAGATAAGGAAGAAATAATTCCAACAAACATAAGCCTATTTACTGTTGTTTATAATTCAATGGGTTCTTGTCCTATAATTTCTGTGTTGGGTAACTTAGATGTAGATGAAGTATTATATGATTATAATACACTTACTAACTCGGAACAGCAAACAATTAGTAAGTATAAAAAGCTAGTTAAGCTACCTAGTATAAAGCAGCATATTCTTCTAAATGTAGATGGCATGTTAGAGGGTATAAGAAGTTTTACACATACTAGGTTTAAAAAAGCACCGCAAGTATGTAAATTAGATAAACAGATAGATAATCTTATGTCCAGTAAAGAAGATCTATACTGTATGATAAATGATAAGTTTTATGGATCCTAGTTTTATTAGAACAAAAGGAGAAACGGTAGGTGTAGTACTGGTAAAGTATAAAAGTTTAATAGCACCTACAGAATTTACAAAAAACACTGAAGTAAAAAGTGTAATAAAGTTAGTAGTAAAAGTCCTAGACCAGATTGTCATATACCATGAGTCTACAACTAAGATAATAAAACCCTCAGACCTCACTGAAACAGGGTTGTTTAATGTTAAGTCTTATTATAGACTTGATAATAAATTTTACCCGAGCAAGTCTGATATAAATAAAGGTATAGGACATGCGTTGGATCAAATAAAACACGATCTGTTTAAATGTATTACTAGTACCTTTAAATACAGAAACAATCTTAAGTGGGTTGAGGAGAATAATCGTAAGAAGTTTGAGGAGTCTATCAAAAAATTAGACGCAAATAAATTAATACTAGATGTTAATGAAGAATTTACCAGTAGAACGTATAAATGCGCTTGGGAAGTTTAGGAATAGTGGCGTGGCAGGTGCTGGTGGATACTGGAATTTTAGTCATCTCGTTGGTTACATTGTGTTTCCCTCAATGAATTGGGACAAAGGATGTATGACTATAGATGAGAGGAGTGAGGCACTCTGTGTAGTAGTTTATAGTGACCGTGTGCCACCAGTAATTACATTAAGCTTCTCTGAACTTAAGATGTTAGATGATTATACAGATATTAGTAATCTATCTAAGTCTGATTTGTTGAAGATTAATAATCAACAAAAAGTTTACAGGTCTATGATTGAAGAGCTTATAAGGGAGCGAATAAAAATATATATAGAGACCTGCAGAGAAGATACTTATAAATTCTGCAATAAATGGGTTATGAGAAATAAATTCCTCAAAGCTATAAAAGAAATTGAAAACAATATTGATCAATTTTATACATTAAAGACAGATTTTTATGAAGACTGAGTTAAATAAAAAAGAAATAGAAAGATTAGGAAAGTTCAAAGTAAATAATAGTAATCATAGAGAACTATTAAATCTTGTTGGTTACTATATATCAATAGCAATCCGAGAAGATCAAGGAATCGTAATAGAAAAAAATAATCTGGTAGAGGTATTTGTAATATACGATGAACTTAGAGGGCCTAAACTAGCATTTATGGGTTACGAAGAAGACCTAATAGACAACAACTACACAGATTATGTTAACCTAAGTAGGGCGCACAAAACTATTATCAATCAATATAGAGACTATATCACTAAAAAGGATATAGAGAATTTTATATTAACAGAACTTTGTAAGATTATTGATTATAGTAAAATTATAATCGACCGGATCTGCAAAAAATGGGTACAGAAAAATAAAATGCTAAAGGATTTAAAGGAGGTTGAAGATAACATAGACCAAACCTATATTCTAAGAACCAATTTTTATGGTGGACGCTAAATTTATAAGAAATGTTTATAATAATTCTGTGTACCCGGTCATATTAACGTTCGATGTCTTAGTTTATTCTAATACGGAGCACTTATATATAATATCTAAGGAAGCTATCGTGCTAGATACTAATAAAGAGCCTTTTCATATCAGTGGAAGTTTTCGTATAGTAGAAAAAGATGAACTGACTGAAGAGGACATTGTATCTCTATCTAGGTATTTCAAAACTAAAGGGTATTATAGAACAAGCAGGGTAGTAAAGAAATCTACTAAGTCTGCTCTTAAATATATTAATACTAAAAGCATTCTACTAAACCGAGGTAAACAAATACCTAGTAGTCTGTTGGGAAATAAATGGATAACTATTAAGAGAAAGAGACTGATAGAACTAAATATGAAAACTAATCCTGAGAAGTTGATAAAATATTATAACTTAAGATAATGGAACCTAGGTTTGTTTTATTAAAAGGAACTGTTTATCCAGTATTAGGAAAATTTGAAACACTTATCTTACGCCATAAGGACTTAGAAGTATGCACTTTCATTATAGTACAAACAAGTAATGGTATTAATACCCTTAATCAAAACTTATCCCCACAATTATTAAGACCTAGTGAAGTGTTTCCATTAACATTAAAAGATGTAAAGAAGTCATACAATCTAGATAATGACTACTACCCGTCAAGACCTATTATTAGTCGTGCAATAAATATAGCACTAGAAGAAATAAGGTTTCACATGAGTAATAATTTAATGAAACAGTTTATAATTGATAAGATGCGTAAGTTGAAGTGGAAAGAGTTTGAACATCTTAGGAAATTTTTTCGAGACTACCATAGAACTTTTATAGACCTAGTTGAAAAATGAAAACGATAGAACCAAGCTTTGCAGTACTACTTGTAAACTTGTACCCAATAATTGCAAGGTACAAAACCTATGTCATAGAAAACAACGAGTTAAAAGAGGTAGATAAAATCATAATGCAGTTTAATGATAGGGTTATAGAAAGTAGATCAGATCAAGTGACGATACTTAACCTAGACCAGGTAAAAGGGAGTATATATTATAAAAATAAACTGGAGTACTTTAAATTTGTACTACTACTAGATGATAAGTTCTACCCTGATAGTGAAATAGTAAGAATAGGACTTAGTAAATCAATTGAAGATATTAGGATTGCTCAAAGTGAATTACTTGCAGGTATAGATACTATAAAGGGTATTAAGTGGCCGACCTATAAAGAAGTTGAGAGCTACATAGTCGGTTCACCCAGAGATTATATTAAACTAGTAGGGAGATGAAAACGATAAAACCTATGTTTATGTTATCGTACGGTTACTTATATCCGGTGCTAACAAAATATAGTGCAGTCAGGTTATTTAGAGGGAAACTATGGGAGGTTGAATTAGTAAAGGTGAGGTCTGACGGAAAAATAACCAGTATGAGACTAGACGCTATTACTGTTTATGACCTAGACGAGATCAGAAACTCTAAATTCAATAAAGACCTGGATCGTACTAAGTTTGTACATGGACTAGATGATGACTACTACCCTAACCAAGCCATAATAGAGGATGCAGTTAGGGAGTCTATTGATAATATAGTAACTGAGCATTCTATACTGGTCGAGGAATTAGGATGCTCAAAATGCTTCCTTAAATGGCAGACCTATGAAAAATTACTAGACTACGCAACTAGTCCACCAGAAGATCTAATTGAGGTAGTAAGGAAAGATATACTGGAATAAACCCTAGTATGTTTTTTTTTATTTTCACCTACATTCCTTATAATTGAGTGTATTGCAATTAGACAGCACTCAATTCTTAATAGTATGAGAATAACTATAAAAATATAATTATAAAATGGCAAAGAAGATTAAAGAAGAAGTAATTGAATTTCTAAAACCGAGAGATGCAGTCCGAAGAAGATGGGGTATGTATATTGGAGATAACTCAAATGCTAATGTACTACTTCGTGAGATTATTGATAACTCGGGAGATGAAATATCTGCAGGCTATGGAGATTCAATCCTAGTGAGTGGAGACTTTAATGGTTTCTGTTTCGTTGCTGATAATGGTAGAGGGATACCAATCGCAATGTCACCAGATAAACCAGGGTCAACACAAGCATATCTTAGTATCTCTGAATTACATAGTGGATCTAAATTCAGTAATACAGAGGTTTCAAGGGTAGGTATGAATGGTGTAGGTAGTAGTGCAACAAATTTCCTAAGTGAAGAATATTGGCTACTATCTAGAATCGGAGAACATAACTACAATAAATCAATACCTGACGTAGAAAAAGCTTGGAATAATGCAGGACCACGTAGTAAGGGGGACTTGTATTATTTTGTTAAGTGTGTCAAGGGTGAAAAGGTACTAGAATCAGCAGGTAGACTTGGTGATATCGAGAAGTTAATGTTCAAAGGTATCAAAAACTATCAATCAGTACCTAGAGATCTTAGTACTATTGTGTTCTTTAAACCTGACCCTGAGATCTTTGAATCAACTAAGGCGGAAGTACCAGTAACAAACTTACAGTACTTCTTAATGATCCAGGAAAAATTCTATAACAGGAAAGTAAATGTATATGTAGATGGTAAAAAGATAAACAATACATTTAAGCCTTATAAATTCGAGCTAGTTAGATACATAGAGCCAAAGGATGATACTTTTAATAAACAGGTCGGTATTTATGTGACATTTGAAGTAGATCCTAAACTTGGTAATAAAGTAGAAATGGGATCTGTTAATGGCCTAGATGTAAATCAAGGGCAACACATAACAATCGCTGAATCATGCTTTAAAACAGCACTGAAAGATGTATATAAGATAAGACATGAATACCTACTAAATGGTCTTCGTGTATGTGTTATTTTATTAGCAGGCGAGGTAATGTTCGATAGTCAGACAAAAACTAGGCTGAAGAGTATTACAAAGGTCAAGGTAACTGATTTTGGAGATGTCGTAAAAGATATGGAAAAAATCATGAAGAAAAACTCTGACTACTGGGATCTTCATGTTAGTAAGCTGAATAAACTGGCAGAATCAATGAAAGATATTGGTGCTGCTGAGTTGGCCGAAAAAATGATGGATGGTGCTAGCGGAGTTGGACTGTATAGAAGTAAGAATGACCTAGTACCTGGATTCGCTGAGGCAACTGGAAAAGACAGAATGGCATGTGAACTTTTCATAACAGAAGGCCTATCCGCTTCAGGATCCTTAGTAACAGCGCGGCCAGATACGACAAAGATAGCAGTTCTTCCATTGAGGGGTAAAATTCTTAATGTTACCAATGCGTCAGCTAAGAGGGCAATGGAAAGCCAAACAATTTATAGTATTTTTAAAGTTATTGGATTAGGTCTTGATGTGAATAACGTAACAAAAGACTGTAATACAATAGAAGAAGCACTAGAAATCATAAAACAAAAAAGCAGGTATGGCAAAATTGTCATAGCAACGGATTAGAGAAATCTGTGTCCGAGGGTACAGAAATGTATCTACAGAATCGTATTGTTGCGGGGAACTCTCGTTAGGTCTTAGGTACCAAAGAGTAACAACCTTAAGAATAGAGACAATCCGCTTATGTTATAGTATCATAACATGTCAACGACTATTCCTGATGAATATAAGGAAGTAGGGTGGTAAAAGTCTATAAATGACTACTCGAAAGATACGACATCTGAACAGGTAATGCTGAAGATGAAGATATAGTCTAATCTCATAGGAGACTATGAGGGGAAAATAAAATCCCGCACAGAGAATAGACGACTCTGTGTAAATAAAAAATAGCAGATTAGCGAAAGCTGAGTCTGGATAGTATAGAAATATATTATCAAAGAATCGTATTGTTGCGAGGAAATCTTGTTAGGTCTTAGGTACTTAAAGTAGGAAAGTAATAATCCTAAGAATAGAGACAATTCGCATGTGTTATAAAATTATCTAGAAGCAAAAAAGCTATGTTAGATAATACAGAAAATTCAAAATTTAATAGTTTATTAAAAATGGACCCAAACCCAGGGCAGAAGAATAGATGTCATCGAATAGACAATATTCTATATGTTCCAGGGTGGGTTTTTGGTAAAGAACCTGAAGAAGTAGAAGTAAAGTATAAAAAACTAAACAAAGTTTTTAATAATATTGGGTACAGTACTCAGCTTATATATGATATCCTTAGTCTTGGATTAACTAATATAAGTGATAGACCTGTTTGCCCAATTTGTGGTAAACCAGCTACTTTTATTAATTTTTGGCGAGGTTATACAAAAACCTGCAAGAATTATGAATGTAGAAGGCAATCGATAACGTCAAGGGTAACAGACCTATGGAGAGATGTAGACTATAGAAAAACGCAAGTTAAGTCACATCAGGAGTGGGCAAGTGTACCAGAAAATAAACAGAGGATGAGAGAAACCTCTTTAAATATCTGGAAAAGACCTGATTATCGAAGTAAATTAGTAGAAATACATAAGAACTATATACTAAATAACCCAGATAAGATATTAACTAGTGTACATGGAGTATTTAGAAGTGATAGACTATCAATAGATATACACTATGACAGCTCCTGGGAGAAAAAATTCTTAGAGTTTTGTGAAAGAAATAGCAATGTTATTATTTCATATGACAGAGCTTACTTGGATATTCCATACGTTTACCAAAATGAAGAACATACATTCTTCCCAGATTTCAAAGTGTGCCTAAATAACGGAAAAACATTATTAGTAGAAATTAAAGCTAAATGGTTAATAGAACACCAACCAAAAAATCTGGAGAAATTTAAATATGGAGAGGAATTTGTCAGTAATTCAAGCACTTTTGATAAGTTTGCAGTACTTACTGATGATGAACTGTTTTACCCACCAAACTATAAACAATTTAAAGAAGACAATTTAATAATAGATCTCCTACTATCTATTTAATAACAAAAATTTTATAACACGTCAACGACTATTCCTTAATTGGAAGTAGGGCAGTAAGTCTATAAATGACTGTTCGAAAGATACGACACCTGACCAAGTAATGTTGAAGGTGAAAATATAGTCTAATCTCATAGGAGACTATGAGGGATTGAATAGGTCCGCACTAGAAGTAGACGATCTAGTGTAAATATAAATGGCAGACGGAGACTTAATAGCAACTGAACTATTATATCTCTTTAGCAAGTTCGCACGTTTTATGATAGATCTTGGGCTTGTATATAGAGCAATATCACCCCTATGGAAAGGCAAGAGCAAAACAACTGGAAAGGTACAATACTATTACCCAGATGATGAGTATGACGTAGAGACAGGATTCCCAGTTGATATGGATGAAAAATGCCATTATTCTCGTTTTAAGGGATTAATAAACTAGTCCCGGTAATTAGAAATAATTACTATAAGATTGCACTGTTGCGGGAAACTCTCGTTAGGTTTTAAGTACTAAGTAGCGTTAGTAATAATCTTAAAAATAGAGACAATCCGCATGTTTATCGTAAGATATAACGTCAACGACTATTCCTGATGAGTGTAGGGAAGTAGAGTGGTAAAAGTCTATTAATGACTACTCGAAATGTGCAACATCTGAACAGGTAATGCTGAAGATGAAGATATAGTCTGAACACGTCTTGAGAAAGAGTGGAGAGATAATCTCGCTTATGGAGGTTAGACGGCCATAAGTAAATATAATTGTAGGTTCTCTTTCACCTGAGACTGGTGAAGTAGAGGATATATTCTTTAATGAGTCAACTAGAAGACTTATTAAGATTACGCCTGATGGTATTGATTACTCTAGGGCGTTGAATGAAGATATAAACGAGAGAAAGAAATTGCTCACCAATAGAGGAATCTTAACAAATCCATATAACTTTAAAGATTAATAATATAATGGCTAGAAAAAGTAAGGTAGATAAATTAAAAGAAACAGTATTCGCAGAGATCCTAGAGCAAGCGATAGGTAAGGAAACTGAGGAAGCAATTGTTAATGGTGCAACCTATCTTAACACAGAAAGAGCACTAGCAAATGTAAGTGATGGATGTAAACCTAGTTATCGAAGGTTAATCTATTCAGCACTTCAGTTTCCAAAGGGCGAATTACAGCCTAGTTCTAAGCTCTTGAATGGTATGGCTTCTTATCATCCTCATAGCTTAACTGGATGTGAACCACTACTTGCATCAATGGTAAGAAGTGGAGTTATGAGCGGATCTGGTAGTTTTGGTACTAAGTCAATTCTAGGCGATGAAAAACCAGCTGCATCCCCAAGGTACACTAAGACAATGCTAAGTAACTTGTATAGTGAAATCTTGAGGCCTAATTTACAGTGCTTAAGAATGGTAGAATCTCCACAAGGACCATTAGAACCAGAGAGCTTGTCACTTGTATTTCCACTGGCACTTTATATGAAATCACTGGTGTCTGGTATTGGATATGGTATTAGCACAATCTATCCAAACTTCTCACCAGTATCAATGTATAGGGCACTGGTAGAAGATAATCCAAAACTCCTAGAACCCAATGTAAACCTCTTGATAGATAAGAAAAATTCAGAACTACAGAGGCTTTGGGAAACAGGTAAGGGTAGAGTCATTTATTCATACAAGCTCACACCCTATACAAATGAAGATGGTAAGGATGGATTTATGTTTGAAGGTGATACATGCATTTTCACACCCTCACTAAAGAAAATCGATAAGTATGTTGAGTTGGGACAGGTATTTGTGGAAGATATGACAACAAAACAAGGACCTAGAATGTTTGTCGGGCTTGTTAGTAATAGAGGCTCACTGAAACTAGAGGGACTTGAAACACTATGTAGGCAATGTTGTTTTGATGCCACTACCTATCAGCTCAATGTAACTGACGGAAAATCTGCTTTTAGAATACCGTTGAGAGATTGGTTGAAATACACACTAGATAATTTCATAGGTCTAGTGGGGGAAGTAAATAGAAGGAACATAGAAAAAACTAAGTTCGATATAAAAGTACAAACAGCTCTCCCAATCGTATCAAACTATATTATCAACGTAAACCCAAAAGCGAGTGACCGTCAGATAATTAATGAGCTGGGATTAGAGGCAGAAGTAGTTAGCGCAGTAATGTCAAAACCAATTAGCTATCTTAGAAAAAATAAAGATACAACAGAAAGAATTAAGGCGCTAAAAACAAAGCTGAAAGAATTAACCGCATTTGAACCTATTAAGTATGCGGAAAGTGTAATTCAGAGACTATAAAAAGACTTGGTGCGTGGGAAGTAATAATCCTGCGCCCCATTTTTTTTTGCATCCTCCCGGCGCGCGTATCTGTGTGTGGTTTTCAGGGACTGTACTATTTCCTTACCCGAATGAAAAAAGGGTAAGCTAGGCCCCGCACTTGCATGAATGGGAAGTTACTTCTGAATTGACGAATGAAATGAAGTGGAGCGAGAGCGGAACGGGAATTGAATGAGGAAACAGAAGAAGTTCCAATACAAGAGAACTAGCAAAATGAATAGTAGTAGACGATACCTCAAATCGCTTCGCTCCTCTCGGCATCACTATTCATTTCACTATACGGCTTCGCCTTAAGGGAACTGAAGATGATTATATATTTTCCTCTGGCTTGCGAAATTTTGAGATTCTACGGAGCGAAGTCGGAGTATGAATCGATAAAATGAGAAAGACTAGATGGTACTTCTCCGTTAACATTTTTTTAAGATTCAATAGGGTGACGAAATGTAGCAAAGAGCGGAGCGATTGGCGAAATTGAGGAGTCATTGAGAATATAAAAATAGTGTACGATTTTTTGAAGCTATTATTCTTACATAGCTTCTTCTTTTTTAAAAGTATATCAAAACGTACATTTCTGTATATTTTTACTTTTTAAAACCTTATAAGTGTAATCGAAATATCTTGGGTTTACCCAAGCGAGTGTGGTACCTAGCTTCCAGCGACGGGACCATATCTCGGAAAATATGTTAATAAAATATTAATAAAAGTTAAAGCATATGCAGAAAGAAACAATTTCAGTACCAGAGAAAATTAGGTACATGAGCGAATGGGAAGGTTACAGTATTTTTAACTTCCCCCACATCCTGAACAAACAAATCCCAGGATGTGGATTTACTGAATACTGCATTACTAACGATGAGGATGTCATCTTGTGCAGTCCAAGAAAGATCTTACTACAGAACAAGTACGATCAACATAAGGATGAAGTTTTCTTGGTAGTAAACGAATATGAAAAGGAAGTTGGTACTGATAAAGACCTTACCAAATTTCCAAAGTACAGGGGTAATAGGTTTGACTGGCTTGATAAACCTGATCCTGAGAAATTAAAGAAAGAAGAGGGGGATAAAAAATCTTTCTTTGATAGTCTTACTTACAAGATCAGTACTTACATCAAGGCTTGCAGGTTGAACGATAAGCGAGTGAAAATTCTGGTTACCTACGATTCATTCAGGATTGTTAAGGATATTATTAGACACCAAGATAATCTAGATAACTTCAGGGTTGTAGTAGATGAGTTTCAGAGTATATTCACAGATAGTAAGTTTAAATCAGATACTGAGCTTCAATTTGTTAGTAACTTACAAGGCATTGATAAGGTATGTTATGTTAGTGCAACACCAATGATTGATAAGTATCTTGAAATGCTGGAGGGATTCAAAGACTTACCATATTATGAATTAGACTGGGAAGCACTTGATCCGGGCAGAGTAAACAAGCCAAAGATCATTACTAGAAACTTAAAGGGCGTACTTACTGAGGTTACTCCTATCATACAGACTTACTTAAATGGTGAGTTTGACTATAGGTATGTTAAAGATGAAACTTGTAAAAAAGGTGTTAGAAAAGTAGAATCTAAGGAAGCTGTTTTCTATGTTAATTCAGTTAATAACATTACTAGCATTATCAAGAAGTCAAAGTTAACTCCAGATCAGGTCAACATTCTAGTAGCCAACACGCAGGACAACGTTAATCGAATTCGTAAGACACTTGGTAGAAAGTTCGATATCGGTACAGTTCCGTTAAGAGATGAACCAAGAAAAATGTTTACCTTTTGTACTAGAACTGTATACTTAGGGGCTGACTTTTATAGTGACAATGCAAAGTCTTATGTAGTAAGTGACGCAGATATTGATACACTGGCAGTTGATATATCTCTAGACTTACCTCAGATACTAGGACGACAGAGGTTAAAAGAGAATCCATGGAGGAATGAGGCAATGTTATTCTATAAGACATTATCGCCAGGTAAAGAGGTGACACCAGAAACTTTTGCAGATAAACTAAAGAAGAAGATAAAGAAATCTGAGAACTTATTATCTGTATTCGATAAAGGTAACAGTGATGAACAGAAAGACTTATCAGAAAACTACCAGATTGTTGCAAAGTATATGAACTATAAGGATGACTTTGTAGCGGTTAATAGAAAGAAGGTAGGTGGTGAAACAATACTAACGCCAGTCTTTAATAACTTAGTAATGGTATCTGAGATGAGAGCCTATGAAATTCAACAAGTCGACTATGCAAATCGTTTCACTGTTTTCAATGAGCTCGGTAATGTTAGTGCGATTGAAGATAAGGAAGGACTTGAGGAATTCTTTAGAGGTTACGAGGCGCAAAGTACTAGACTCTATAAACTTAAGTATCTTTGTGAGTACTGTGAAAGAGTAGGTAATACATCAATCCTAAATCAGATTCAAGAAAAGAGGTTTGGTGAATATATTAACGTCTTGGGGCTTGATGTATGTAAGGCAGTATGGTATAAGCCTGCCGAGCTTGATAGGAGATTGAGCGTATTGAGTTTTGATACAGATCTCCTGGACTCTAAAATACTAAGTGAGTTTAAAGTAGGTGAGTCTTATGTCAATACTCAAATAAAAACTAGATTAAATGAAATTTATAATGAAGTGGGTTATAAGATAAAGGCAAAAGCAACAGACCTTAGTAATTACTTTGATGTAAAAGATTGTTTATTGAGTATTGATTCAAAAAGAGTTCACGGTTTAAAAATAATAAGTAAGAAGGTATGATAGTATTTATAGAGACTCTTGGTTGTGAGGAAGGTAACTTAGATAATTATTTCAGTGTTGTTGATGTAGTGTATGAGAGAGATTATAAGGGATTAAATTCTTTCATTAATAGGATGTCTAAGTGTAATCCATCATTTAGGGTTATACAAAAGATAGAAGGTACTATTGAGAGGTATAAATTGCTTAAGAATCACCTCTGCAAGAATTTTAAGGCATGTAGAGGAGATAATTGGTTTTACCTTAGCGATGACTTAAGGGAGATGATAATGGGTTTGGACCAAGGTTGACAATTTTGCAGCCATCTATTGTGTAATTCCTTATATGTAGTAATATAAATTTTAAATTAATAGTATGGCGAAGAAAAAGAAAGTTATTTATTTTGAGGTAGTTGATCCTGCCGATATATTTGCGGAGGGTGACAGTGTAGATGATTTATTACCTATACCATTTTCTTCTATTCCATCTGATGTAGTAGAAAATATACCAAGTCAATTTCTTTATAACATTAGAGCTGTGAATAAGGAGGGTCGGCTTAGGAAACTTACTTTTGTTTATGCTAGGGAGAGTACAGAGGAAGATATGGAGGATTATGGTGAGTCTGTATTTTTTGAACTAGGTGATAATAAATTTTGGCTAGATACTGCTTATGGTATTTAATGATGGAGTTGAGTCTTATATTGAGTCTATCTACTTAGAGGAGCCGGTTAATTCTAAGATGGGAGCTTGTAATATATTTGTAAATCCTATGGAGGTGTCTTATATTATTAACAAGACCATTATTATTAACCGTCTTGACTATCCACTTGAGAATATATATAAGATGTTAGAGCGGCGAAATCATATCATCAGTCGTGTACAGTTGAGTGATAAGTCGTTGGTAGGGAGAGTTCATTTTGAGCCTTACATTATGCGAGTTAACTATTCACTTTGTTGGAATGGTGATGTCTTGAGTTTTCCTGGGGGTGATATAGTTAAGTGGTTAGAAGAAGGCCAGCTTGATATGATGCCAGATACAGATAAGGTTAGTATGTTTTTTCCTAAGCTAGAGGGATTATCTAAGTGTGTGGTAATGGATAGCCTAGGAAATCTTACTTCTATTGGTTGGGCATTACATCAGGTTGGTATTAACTTAGGAAAAACTTATCTTGATATGGACTTACTGAAGACTAATAAGGTTATCTTGTAGTGGTAATAAATGTAGGTAAGTGCATCTAGATATCTTATATATAGAGAGGGGATGGCTAATTTTATAGTGTCATCTCAGATCGTTTAGAAATCTTATTAATGTGGGAGAATTAAAGTCTCTCACTAGTGAATTATTTTAAATTACAAGTTTTTATTTTAAATTTTAAGTTTTATGAGTTTTAACAATGTAGATTCTTTTTTAGAGAAAATTGGTCAAATTAAACCAGTGACCAAGAGCAAAAATTTTGAAAAGAAGAAGCAGATTGAGAAGGTATTCTGTAACTTCAAGGGAAACTTAGGTAAATATCAGTTACTGCCAATGAATAGTACTGTATCTGATTTCCCTTATGTCACACTTATGGGAACGCGTGAGGTTAGAATGCCACGCAAGAATATGGGTAGTGACGGTGCAGAAACTGTTTATGATGCTTGGATTAGAATTCTTCCTAAGTCAGCTTATAAGATTAAGGATAAGGATTCTGGCCGTGAGGTTAGTAGTTTGACAGCTGATGAAGAGGCAGTACTTGACAGGGCTTATGCAATATTTGATGAGCTCTACAAGGAGGTTGATGGTCGTGAACATGCAATGGATCCGGTTATCAAGAACTTCATTCGCAAGAAGAACTATACTATCTTCTGTGCACACGCTATGAACTTTTGGCAGGAGGGTAATACAAGGCAAGCAGCTCGTCAGAATTTTGATGGCTTGTTTGTGGTGACTGTTAAGAGTTTCATGGACTTAGTGAGCAGTAACATTGAGGATACTAACATCACTGAGAGCGCTATTAACAAGGATTGGATTTCTCAGACCTACAATAGAGACTTGACAGGTCGTAGAGGTTTCGTGATGATGTCAATTGGTGCTAATTCTGGTGGCCCTGGTTTTAATGTATCAGTGGTTCATAAGGTTAGTCCAGTACCTATAACAGAGAATGCAGATATCTCAGAGGAGGCAGCTCAGATTATGGAAAATCCAGTTGAGCTCTTCTTAGGTTGGCAAGCTGCACCAAGTGAGGAAGGTACACCATCAAATGAGAAGCGTCTTTTCAACAGACGACTCATGGAGGAAACAATCCAGTATATGACAGACCAGCTTACCAGAATTAAGATGGAAAAGGCTAATGGTGGTAATACTCTTGAGGAAATCAAGAAGGCAATAGATGCTACTAATAAGACAGTGTTAAAGAATCAGACACCAACTAACAAGCAGGGTCAGGCAACAAATGATCCAGTTCTTGCTAGTATGTCAGGTTCAGCGCAGGGTAATACTGCACAGGGTGGTTACGATAATAATAACGTAGCTAATAATCCTGAGCAAGTAGTTGGTAGGAATACAGATCCTTTCAACACACCACCTGCTGCACACTTCGATAGTATTACAGGTGCACCAGTTAATCCTGGTAATGGTCAGCAGCAGTATGGAGGATCAAGTTTTGGTAATCCTACTGGTTCAGACGGAAATAACTTACCTTTCTAATTTAGAAGGTAAGTACTCATAGACAAATGGACAGAAGAGATTTATAGTATAGGTTTCTTCTGTTCTTTTTATTCACAAACCAGTTAAATGAATTCAGGTAACAAATATAAGTACGCACTAATTGACAATAGTTATATCCTAGCGAGAAATCATTATGGTATCTCGGCAGGTAAAAAAGCAGGAGAGTATACAGTGGGTGATTTAATTAAGAGTTGCATTTATACACTGAATAAGATACCTCGTGATTTTGGGGTTACTGCAGATAAGTACGTATTTATTTGTGATAAATGGTCTCCGGATTTTTGTGGCTACTATACGACTCACTTACTTGGGGGTGCGTATAAAGACAGTAGAGGTGATATTAGTTCAAAGAAAGGTACCGCATCACCAAAAGATACTTACATGACAAGGGAATTACTAGAAGAGCTTAAGAGTGATCCTAGTGTTAGTAAGGAGGAGATTGAGACAGCAGAAAATCAGGTTTATAGTAATGAAGTAAGAAGAACGGCTAAGTATGCAATAATTGAACACTTAGCGGATTTCGGAGTGCCATCGTTCTTTGTGCCAGGTTGGGAATATGACAACTTGGTTTACTTAGCGAGTAGGGAGTTATATGAAATAGATAACAAACCTAGCGTAATCATAACAAAAGACTCCGACTTACTCTACTCCCTGTCACCTAAGATGGATTACTTCAAGATTCCAACTAGTAGGGATAAGAATGGTCCACAAATTAGAACATACAGTGAGATTTATAATGAGATGCCAGATGAATTTAAAGGAAAGCTCAGGTTATATCAATATAAGGCTTACTGTGATGCAATTGGTCTGGGGCATAATGGGATGAGAGTAACGAGAAAGAAAGGTACAAAGGGTGATAAGGTAATTGCTGAGATCTTAGAGGGTGATTATTCTAGTATTAATGATGTAGAACTTTTTAAGAAGCAGTATGAATCTTTTGACCTTTGGAAGTATCCTGGATTAGAGGAGGCAAAAGATATAATACATAATGGCTTACCTAATTTTGGGACGATTAAACCATATAGTGATTGGCTTTCGTTTTGTAATAAATTTGGTATGACAGGTATTAGTAGTTTTAGTTTTTATAATAATTTTACAAGTAGATTTAACAGAGAATTTTTGAAGTATGGTAAAAATTAATTCAATTGATGGTAGTGTTTATGAGTTTAATGAAATTACCAAAGAGATTAAGAAAAATGGTATAGTCTTGAGTGAGGGTATTGCTGAGCCAGTCTATACAAACAACGAAAATGAAAATGAGGTGCCGACTTTTTCTGGTATCTATCTCAAGAACGTTGGTAAGATCGTGAGTATAACCGGGAGCATTAATACAGTGACCCAGAGTAAGGAAGAAATATATTAAGCCTTATGTTAGGAAGTGTATTAGGTAGTTTATTTGGCCGCCAGTATACAATTGGTGAGCTGATGAACATAGATAGTGGTAGGATAGGAAGAGCTGGTAGTTGTGCGGCGAGTCTTCAGAAGGTATATCACTTGGTAAAACCGGAAGGAGTATTAGCCAAGTTTAAATCCTTCTTTTCTAATTCGCCGTCAATCAAGGTTTATCATATTGTTTTAAAGTTCAAGGTCAATTCAGAGAAGGGTCATGATCACGTAGTTTTTATAGAGCTTGATCCAGACTTTTCACTAAGTAATTGGCAGAATAATAGAGTTAAGATATACTGTGACTGTTCTGATTTTAAGTATAGATCAGCTTATATCTTATCGCATAGGAATTCATTATTTCTTACACAGAGATCTAGTATAGAACTTGGTCCTGCTGTTAATAATGCACCGAAGAAGGGAGCTAAGACAACAACTCTCTGTAAACATTCTTATGCAGCTCTTACATGGTTAATGAATAATTACTCAACATTAATGAAAACAGTATGACAAAAATCTTAGCAGTAAGTGACATTCATATTCACGACTACCCACAGAGAAATCCTAGTGAGAAGTATAGATTATTTCAGTCTAGGAAGGTAGCAGATAATATAATAAAAGTAGGTAAGTCTGAAGGAGCGAGTGTAATTGTTTTTGCTGGGGATGTACTAGAGAAGACAATTAATAGACCATATGTTCAAGCAGAGGTTAAGTCGTTCCTAGACAAGATAATGCAGAATTTTAGTATTGGTTACATAATATGGGGAAATCATGACCAAGATAATAAATCTATTTTTTCTGAGTTTACTGATTCCTGTTTATCTGTTATGCTTCCTTCTAACTTACATTATGCTGATTGTAAGGAAGTAGAGATAGACGGTAAGAGAATTGGTTTCTATAATTGGAGGCCTGAATTTGACCTAACCTGGATAAATGGTAAGTTAGATGTTCTCTTTACTCATGCAACTATTTCATATACAGACAGCGATAGGATTCATTCACAGGTACTAGATGAAAGTAAATTTGACCTGGCTATTTGTGGAGACATACATAGACCCGCTCAGCTTGGTAAGTATGTAAGTATTGGTATTCCTCAGCGCTGTAAGATGTCTGATAGTGAAGAAAGTACTGGTATTATCTTAGATTGTGCGGATAAGAGTTTTAAATGGGTAAACTTAAATCCCGACAACAACTTAATGCGTTTTCAGTATACATCAGATAGACTTGCTGAGGGTTGGAATGATGAGACTGGTGTTTGGAGTGTATATAAGCCAGAGAATTTCACGGTTAATGGAAATGTAAATAATATTAATGTACCTGCCTGGGAAGAAATTGATGGGTTAATAGGTAATGTAATTGGATCTAATAACTTACAGGGTGTACATAGTGAAATTCTGAAGTGTGTTAAGGATGTAGAGTCTAAGGAAGTAGATTTCAATTTTGTCATTACTCGGTTCTACTGTAAGAATTGGAGAAGTATTGATGAAACTGAGCTATACCTTAGTGACATGGATAAGATACTTGTAACGGGTGAGAATGGTAGTGGTAAGAGTAGTTTGCTTAGCGCTATTAAGTATGCATTCCTAGAAAACAGAAACATCAAGGAGTATGTACAATTCGGGGCTAGTGAATGTATGACTGAGGTAGAGTTTTTATATCAAGGAAGTACTTATAAGATCACTAGAGGTTGTGTACTGAAGGGAAAGAGTAGTGCTGGATATACGAAGTTCTATATTAATGGTGAAGAACAAAAGTCTAACAATAAGGCTAGTCTTGATCTTGAGCTTCACACCAGATTCCCATTCATCGATTATATGGATGTTTACTTCTTCGATTCAAACCATCCAAAGTTTATAGGTTGTGTAACGCCAGAGAGAAAGTCTGAGATTGTATCAAAGTTCTATAAGATGGACAAGATTGATACATATCACGAAGCAGCTGACTTACTATATGAACAGGTTACTAAGGATGCACAAGGTTGGAGAGAAACACTTGATAAGAACAATGAGCTTATTAAGTATATTGATGAAAAATTAGGTATCATCACATTACCACAACTAAGTAAGGAAGAGCTATTGAATAAAAAACAAGAAGGCATTAACTTACAGAGAGCGTGGAAAGAATATAATGATTATCTAACAAATACTGCTAACTTAACTGCTAAGAGGGGTATGTTAGAGGAGCAGCTTAATGAACTTCAGGCTAAACAATCAGGGCAGAGAGATTATTCAAGCCAGATTAGTCCGGAAATTGAAAGTACTAGAGCAGAGATAGATAACCTCAATAAATTACTACAGGATCTTGGACAAATTAAGTCAGAGGGTAAGAGATTATACTTCGAGCTTAAGGGACTTGATAGTAAGAAAGTTTGTCCTAGTTGTGGTCAGGAACTAAAGAATCAGGAACACTTAGAGAAACATAAGAAAGAACTAAGTGATAAGATACAAGAACTTCTCGACCAACAGACAGAGCAGTATCAAAAATTCCTCAATCAGTATCCAAGTATTACAAAGGATGAGATTGATTCTGGTTGTAAGACTATTTTGGGTAATCTGAGCAAGAGACAGGCTGAATTAATGGTAGAGGTTAATACAATAAATGACCTAGCCAAGAGAGTAGAGCAAACACAGTCACAATTAGAAAGTGTAGTTAATTCTATAAGTAGGATGGGAGCAGAACCAATGAAAGTTGAACTGCCTCAAGGATTTATGGAGACTATGGCACAGATAGAAAGTGACTTGTCGGTATGGGATCAATACACTCAATTAATGGGTGATAGAAATTCAACTCTCACTACTATTAAGAACTGCCAGGCTGAACTTGATAAGATTAGTCAGAGTGCAGAGATGTTGGCAAGATATCAAGAAATTACTGGTCCAACTGGTAAGATCTATGAGGAAATTATGTCACGCCTCGCAGAACAGTTCAGTGATAATCGCGTTAAGTATGAGGTAATCAGAACAAGACGTGGTAAGGTTGAGCACTTAGATCTTGGTTCACACTACATAAATGATGGTGGAAATGAAGTAAGCTATGAGAATTGTAGTGATGGACAGAAGACAATACTTGACATTAACTTCCTGTCTAAGGTAGTAACTAGGATGGGACTACTTGTGATGGATGAATTCTTGAAACACTTAGATGCGAAGAATCATGAAATCTGTATTGACCTTCTTAGTCAGATGAATATTGGGTGTATTATGCTCTGTAGTCATATGGAGTCTGTCCCAGCATTCAATAACAAGTCAATACAGCTTAGCCTTAATGATAGTGGTATTACAAAATTAGTATGTAAGTAGTATGTTAAGTAGAATGGTAGTAGATTGGAAACGTTTTAGCGGAGATAAGGGTGGTAGGTGGACAAGTAGGATGTTTAATATAGAACAGTCCGATACTGTTCGTCCAGATCTTGGTTGGTATGTACTAACGTATGATTATAATTATTATAACGACATGCCGCCTAAGATACCAGACTTAGAACTAGTACTGCTAAGTAATCCAGATATGTGGGAAGATAGTTTTAAGGTGTACGTTAAGTTTAGGAGTGGTCGACTTACTATGATGTGTGAGTCTGATGCTCCTGATTATATCAACGATGACCTGGTTGATATTGTCATGAGAGAGTTCGAGAGTAATAAGTACTTAGGAAGTGTTCCAGATACTTGGGATTCTGTGGCAGGTAGTAAAAGTCTTGATCAAGTTGTAGTGAGGAGAATTACAGATAATCTAAGCAATAACATTAATAGTATACAAGCTAGACCTAGACTGCCTGATTATTTAACAGGTGGTATTGCATACGACTATAGTAAACCATAAGCAACAGTTAGGGAATGACATTGTGTTCGTTCCTTAACTTTTTTCTTCTCCGAACTGTACAATCTTGCAAGTTTCCTATTATTATTGCCTTATTAATAGAAATGAACAATGATAATATGGAAGTAGAAATTTATTATGGTATGAGTGGTGCAATGAAAAGCGCTACAATCGATTCGAAATTGTCCAAGTATGATCTGCCAGTAATGAGGTCGAAAATCAAGTCATGGAAAAAATATCAGACTACTATTTTTGATGGCCTGACTGAATATAACGACCTGAACTATGGCATTCTTCACTTGGTAGGACTCGAATCATTTTTAAGCGGTCTCTGTATTAATGAACAGAAAAGCGCTATTATAGAAAGAGGTATTAGTGATTCAATATTCTATCATACCCTCAGAACCCGCTTTCCAGGATCACAGAGAGATTTAGGGGCAATAGAGTCAGCAATACAGGAAGAACTTAACTTACTTAGAGGTTGCAAGGTAAGGAAAATTCTACTAGTACAGGAAGACACTGATTTTATAAGAGACGTGGTACTAGCAAATCAGTATAGGGCAGGCTGTTTTAATGGGGTTGACGATTACCTGGAGAAACAGAGAAAGTATGTCAGGTTTACAGAGGAGTATAATAAAATTGACAGTGTAGTAAAAATATCAACCGCCAAGGACTACATAGAAAAAGTACTTGGTCAAAAATTTATGGAACATGTTGACTGAAAATGACAAGAGATTCCATGGAGGGTCTCACAATGAAAATCTATAATAATAAAGAAGGAAAAACTAATGATGGAAGTCGAAAAGATTATTGTCAAGAAGAAGAGAGCCGGATTTACTGAAGCATTCGACCCTAAGAAGATTCATGCCGCTATCAGAAAAAGTGCAGATAGAGTATTATTTGACATGACTGATGAGGACTGCAAGAAGGTAAGTGATGCAGTAGTGAGCAGAATTGAGGAACCAGAGGTAACAGTGAGAAAACTACATAAGCTAGTTGAAGTGTCCCTGGATGAGTGTGGATTTAATAAGGTGGCTGAATCTTATAGGCAATATAGGAATTATAAAATCGATGCCCAGAAAATAATGGAGGCTGTTGATGCAAAAACCCTAGAACTATCATATAAGGCAGATAAGTCAAATGCAAACTGTGATAGCTCCCTTGTATCAACGAAAAGAAGCCTGATATATGGAGAACAACAGAAGGAAAGATACAGGCGAGTCTTCCTGAATGAAATGGAAAGAGAAGCACTATCTGATGGTTATATCTATGCACATGACCAATCAGCTAGACTTGACACTTTTAACTGTAGCCTTTTTAACCTAGGCAAAATTCTGAAGGATGGTTTTATGTTGTCTAATACAGAATACAATGAACCACAATCACTTCAGGCGGCAATTTCTGTTACTGCTGATGTACTTAGTGTGATAGCAGGTAATCAGTATGGAGGATTAACAGCGCCTGAGATTGATACAGTACTTGCCCCTTATGCTCAGAAGTCGTATGATTTTTACCTAAACCAGTATAAGGAGTTAATGGAAGATGCAGGTTGTACAGTAGATCCAGAAAAACAAGAAAAATATGCAATTGGTAGAGTAATAAGAGAGGCCGAGACAGGTTTCCAGCAGATTGAAATGAGTAGCGGTTCTGTTGCAAGCTGTCGTGGTGATTTTCCGTCAAACAAGATAAAATGGGGCGGCCTTAGGTAGTAATACTTAAGTGAAAAGACAGTGAACCTATAAATGTAGGGTGTGAGTAGTAAACTTGCTAACGGTAAGAGTGATTAATAAGCTCTCTAAGAAAGCCTAAGGTCCTGAAAAGGATAGCTGGTAATACCGTGCCAAGCTATGATAAGTATCCATAGAAGGTGTAACGACTATTCCGTGAGGAAGTAGAGGTCATGCGAAATTCTTGACTTCGAAGTGCTGTCTAACCTTTTGATTTAAGGTTAATGATATAGTCTAAACTAGTATGAAAGTATTAGAATTATTGTCTTATCCTTCTCCTTTGGACATGATAAGTCTAAGTGGGGAAGCTTAATTGCATCAACTATCTTGAAAGTTAGAAAAGGTGGTCAAGGAAAGCCAGGGAGTAAAGTTCCTGTTGTATTTCCAAAACTTATATTCCTCTTTGATTCAGACCTGCATGGTAAAGGTAAAGAGCTAGAGTGGTTATTTGATGAAGCGATTGAATGTACTAAGATCGCTCAATATCCAGACTACTTAAGCCTTGATCAAACAGCAGATGGTGAAACTCCAAACTATGTAGGTGACGTATATCATAAGTGGGGAAAAATAGTAAGTCCAATGGGTAAGCAAGAGTCTACAGCCCATTTAAAATCTTTTGAACCGTTTCTCGCGGGTGTAAGAGTAAAATCTTGCTAACGGTTAGGTCCTACTACTAGGATGAGACCGTGCTAAGCTAAGTCCAATTAGAAAGTGTATCGACTATCCCTGATGAGTGTAAGGGAGTAGGTCTAGAGATGAGAACTAGATCGAAGCGGAAGACTATTACAAGGTTGAAGTAATAGATAATATAGTCAGTGCCTTAGGTAACTAGGGAATAAATGTGTAGAGCGTTCTTGAGTCCATGTTTTAAGAATTCAGGAACACCAACGCCTCAAGATGATAACGATGAGATGATGATATATAGGTGTAATCTCGGAGTTATATCACTAAACCTTCCAATGATTTATGAGAAATCAGTAGAGGAAGGAAAAGACTGGATAGAAACACTTGACTTCTATCTAGACATGGCAAAGAACATTAATGTAAGAACCTATAAATACTTGTCAAATCTTCGAGCATCTAGCAGCCCACTTGTATTCTGTGAAGGCGGTTTTGATGGTGGTAACTTAAAGCCAGATGAGAAGATTGAGCCAGTTCTTAAGTATTCAACAGTATCATTTGGTTATGGTGGTCTTCATGAATTATCTATGCTTGCAACAGGTAAATCACACCATGATGACGAAAGTGGTTTTGCATTGAAGACATTAGAGCATATATCAAAGAAGGCAGAGGAGTATAAGAAGAAGACAGGAATATTATTTGCAGTATACGGTAAAAGTGCGTGCCGTATTAAAACTATCAAACCTACTAAAGGGTGTGTTACAAGAATTAAGTAATGCTAACGGGGAAGGCTAAGTTACTATGTAATATGCTAATCCCGTGCCTAGTCTAAATATTGACTAGCGTGTAGAGATCATCGAAAAGGTATCTATAAATATAATAGCTGTTTTATTGAGAGTAACTGAGTAGAGTAGGGAACGAGATTAGTACGTTTCCGAAGTGGATAGAACTTATTAGCAGTAAGTTAAGATATGATCCGGTACTAGTAGAAATATTAGTAGTGTCACGACGCCAGGTGAATCTCTTCTCCCATTGTTTAACGAGAAATTCATTAACAAGTATGGTGAGAAGAATGGTATAATTACTAAGGGTGGATACTTGACAAATAGTTTCCACTTAAATGTTAGAGAAGACATCGGCCCTATTGATAAGATGGATGCTGAGTCTAAGTTCTGGAATTACTCAAACGGTGGCAAGATATCACACATCAAGATTAACTCCTTAGATAATACAGAGGGAATTAAGTCTTTGATCCTGTATGGTATGTCTAAGGGTCTGTACTTAGGTGTAAATCATCAAGCAGATTATTGTGTAAGTTGTGGTCATCATTTTATTGGTAATGACAGTACAGATGAATGTAAGTGTCCTGTTTGTGGTAGTTCTGATATAGTGAAAGTAAGACGCATAAGATCGTTTGTGCCTTTGATTGACTTAGGTTGATCATAGAAAACACTTTTAATTGCTGGAACTAGTAGGAGTAGATCTTACTAAACCAGCAGTCAGTTAGATAAAAAACTGATTCAACGACTATAGTAAGTGGTGAATTATATAGTCTAAATTATATTGAAAAATATAAAACCCTTGGAATGGATATCTTTCGTATACCAGAACTAGAACAGGTGATGTCAGATTTAATGAGGGTAAGATGAAAGAAATTGGGGATAGAGTAAATATGTAAAGGCTGATGAAAATAATAGAGACATATCATAACGACTTACTAAATGGAACTGGATTACGAGAGGTATTATTCTTCTCGGGCTGTACTCATCATTGTCCAGGCTGTTTTAATCAATTTACATGGGACCCAGATGTAGACCAAGCACATGAATTTGAGGAAGAGGATTATCAGGAACTACTTGGTAATCTGAGAAAGCCTTATGTCAGTGGTGCTACATTGAGTGGTGGTGATCCTATGTCAGTCTGGAATAAGAAGGGAGTACTTGATTTGGTAGTGAGGTTAAAAAAAGATCTCCCTAACAAAACAATCTGGCTCTATACTGGTTATACACTTGAACAAATACAAGCAGAGGGTGATGAGAAACTTGAAATCTTAAACCACATTGACGTTCTTTGTGATGGCAGATTTATTGAGTCAAAGAAATCACCTCTTAAGCCTTGGGTGGGAAGTGAAAATCAGAGAGTAATAGATATGAAGAAAACGTTAGAACAGGGAAATATAGTAGATTATTAAAGAATTCAATTTTTTGATCTTCATATTTAAAGATTATTTTAACAATTTTTGGAGTAGGGTAGTTGTGAAACTGCCTTGCTCTTTTTTATTTCCCCTAGTTTCCTTAATAGTAGAAATGAGAAAAATAATTATGTTAAACAGTAGATGCGTGTTAGAATCGAGCGCATATAGTAATTAATTAGGGAGAGCTTATGAAGAAGATATTATTCGCGCTCTATATTTACACGCCAGATTTTGAAGATGGTGTTGTGGATGAAATTAGAAGAGTGTATGAAAATAAGGAGGATGCATTAAAGTTTAAAAATGCACTAGATAATAGATACCACATAGAACTAGTAGACGATTATGAACTAGGGACTGAATACTATGACTTAAAGGATAGATATTTCAGGGAGGACTTAGTATATAATGAGGCAATTGATAGAGTTGATGTAGTATATAATAAATATCTTAGTGTTGATAAAGATTTTCTAAGAAATAATGGAGAACTATATGATAGATACTATGAAGAGACAAAAGAGGATCAAGACAGGATTGATGAGCTGGAGAAAAATGGCTATATTAATTTTGTGATAAATAATGCAAAGAATCCAGAAATAATGAAGAACTACATAACTGCAAAAGAGTCAAGTTATCGTGGTGCTAGAATAGAAATAATTAAATTATATTAAGAAAGGTATGAGAGTATTTGCAGTCTACACAGAAAGGTCTAAATCAACCGACCTTGTTAAGTTATTTCAGAAAGAGGAAGATGCGGTTAGGTATGTAAGGTTATCAGGCAAGGTAGATAAGTTATTTTCTAGTGAGTTTGATAAGATTAGATCACTCTGCGTATCTCAAGTAAGAAGTGCGGAGGGTGTAATACAGAAACCAGACCTTACTAAGATGCCACTAGATAAGCTGTATGAATTATATCTAGGCAAGTATGGTAGTGAGGGTGCAAAGAGAAGGTATGCAGAAAGGGTAAGTGAGGATGAAATCTTCTCCAGTATAACAGAGGAAAATTTTAACGATTACATACCAGACTTAATTAGAATATACCTAAGAAGAAATAGTGGGTGTATTGAGAATTACTATATTAGTTCTTTTGTCAAGGAGCTAGTAGTTGAGTAAGTAATGGGTAGGAGAGTTAAGACAAGACTTTCCTACTTATTCTTTTTTCGCCCTTGATTCCTTATAGGTAGATAATATATTAACAATTTAAAAATATGGAAGAAAAATTAGTAACAACAAGAGAATTAAAAGTAGGAGAATTTTATACCTACAAAGGAGATGATGATAAGGAAAAGAACTTATCAAGGGTGGGGTACTTCACAAACTCTACTAGTGGGCCTGTTAGTATGATCTATGTGGTGAGAGAGGTAGTTCATAGTAAGAGTCAAAAGAGCTTAGAGGTGATAAGCCTGGATAGCAAGTACTCTATATCTGATGACCATACTAAGAAAACAGTAGAGAGTAAGTATATATCACTAGAAAAGGGTGAACGTGACTTAGATAAGCCTGTTTGGTATCAGTGGCACAATCATAAAAATATAGACATGTGGTTCTCTGATGCAGGTTGTGTACTTGATCGTAGCCTTAGTAGAGCTTTTCCTGAATATAAGATGTGTGCCCCAAATATGATGTTTGGTGACATTGTGGTAGAAGTCAGAACAGGTATTATACTTTCGATTGACAAGATAATTGGTGACTATGTTATATCAAGGCTCTACTACGACAAAGAAAATGTATTAAGTAGTCATGATAAATATGTAGTACTTAGTAAGGCAGACTCTAGGTTCAGACTGGCAATGACACATGAGATTTCCTTGTTAAGTAAGAACCTCCCAGTAGTAGTAGAGGCGGTTTCAGAAGAGGATGGTATGTACCTAGAATATCTGCGGACTGTCTTAGATAATAAGCTCGACAATAGAGTAATGCAGAGGCTTGAGGCTGGTTGCACGTTTAAGGTTGAGTGTGATACTTTCATCGGTCCAGGTATGTATCTGTATAATGGAGAGCATATCCCAACCCTAGAGTTTGGTGAATTAATTAGGTTTAAGGATATTTTGACGAGTAGGTATCCGATTTGTTCAGTCACAGTAAATAATAGTGTGACGGAGTTTACAAAACAGTTGAAGGGTAATATCGGACGTTTTGATCCGAACAGTATGAAGTACTTGACTAGTGTTGATGACATAATGCCTCATTTCCGTGTTTACAATAGAGAAAATTATCACGGCTACCTAGTAAATACGTATTGTGGTATCATTGTAGGATATGAGGATGAGAAATCTATTCATGACTACGTACAAACTGGTCCATCTCTCGGTAATCCAGGAACAGGAGGCCCAAATATTAGTAGGCTTAAGTACAACGGCCCTGGAGATTTTGAAATAGTATCTAATAACTACTACCAAGAGATAATATGCAATGGCCCTTGGAGAATTGTAAGTAGGGAAGATGTACTATTACTAGATGAGATCTTTGAACACCTAGAGAAGAATGGTCGCAAGAAGGTTGTTGAGAGGCCTATTACTGTTATGGTCAATGGTAAAGAGGTTAAGGTTGGTGATAAACTAATGAAAGAACTAAAGAAACTAGTTAAAGAATAATGAAAAGAAAAGGATAGAACGTAAAAGTCTATCCTAATCTTTTTTGTTTATCTTGTCTTAATTACATCTACTACCTGCTTTCCTGTTATTCCTGGGTAGTCTTTTTGTAATTCCGCCAGTAATGTCTTAGTATCTGCAAGGGTTACTTTCCTCCCAAGCTTATCACAGGCACCCATAATTACTTTCTTAATGTCTTCCTCATTCATCTTGGGCGGCATTAATTTTTCAAGTACACTAAGCTCTGCCTCTTCACTATCTACTAGGTCTTGTCTCCCAGCTTTCTTATATTCGCTGATTGACACTGTATAATCCTTGTAGAGTTTCTGTAAGATCTTTGCCTGTCCTACTTCATCAACTTGCCCAACAGAATGAACATACCTATCCTGTTCTGCCTTGATTCTTTGATACACACTGAGGTCGAGCTTACTATTATTCTTTCTCGCCTCCATAATAAGTTTTTCGATACAGTACATAATATTATAGTTTATTATACACTATTAAGGGTTTTCGGGGTAATTTTATGGGGGTTGGGTTACGGCAGGGGGATATAGGATAAGATTTAGTATGATATTATAACATTTGCCGTATATTTCCCCCCAATTTTCACCCCGATTTTTAGTAGATTCCTTATATGTAGAAAGAGCTGGGTTATGAACAGTTAAATAAAAATTTATTAAAATCTACTAAAAATTTATTTGTTTGTCACATATATTATAAAGGATGTAGGAAGTGGATTAAATGATAATAGAAGTGGTTTAGTTAAACTAATTGATTTAATCATTTCCCATAAGGTAAACAAAGTGATAATTGAATATAAGGATAGACTTTACACATTTCCAATTCAAATTCATTAAGAAGATGTTTGAAAGTTGTGGTTGTGAAGTGATTGTAATCAATAGTATGGATGTTTCCGACACAGAAGAACTCACTACTGACATGATGTCATTATTGGCAAGTTTCAGCGGAAAATTCTATTGAAAACGAAGTGCTGAACGAAGAAAAAGAAATGAATATAATAAAATGTTTAGAGCAATTAAAATAAAATTATATCCAAATAAACAGCAAGAACAAGTAATTAATAAAATACTTGGGTGTTATCGATTTGTTTATAATCACATGCTTGTACTTAAGCAGCAAGAGTACAATGATAATAAAATTAATCTTTCTTTGAAAGACCTATCAAAATATTTTTTCAGTACTTTACGTAAAGATGAAAAATATTCTTGGTTGGGAGAACAGAATACCAATGTAATGGTACAATCTATAAGACAGATGTTAACTGCTTATGACAGGTTTTTTAAATTACATACTGGTTTTCCTAAATTTAAATCAAAGAAAGATAGACAATCTGCACTATTTCCAATAGGTGCAATTTCAAAGAGGAATACATTTGAAACGAAGCATATAAGTTTAATTAAGTCACTTAAAAATATTAAGTTCAGGTGTTCTGATCTATATTTCAAGAGACTACAAACATATAAGGATAGTATAAGGAGTGCTACCATGTCGAAAACCAAGAGTGGTAATTACTTCTTATCTATTCTTATAGATATACCCCAAGATGAAATTGTTAAGTTTAAACAAACAGGTGGATCTGTTGGGATTGATCTTGGAGTTAAAGATTTTGTAATTACTTCTGATGGTGAAGTGTTTGAAAATAAACATTTTCTTAAGAAACAAGAAAATAAGATAAAGAAATTACAACGTCAACTCTCAAAAAAAGTTAAAGGTTCAAATAATCGTGATAGAGCAAGAATTAAACTTGCAAAGGCATATGAGCGCTTGGTTAATCAAAGAGAAAATTACATTCATTCTGTTGTAAATGAATTATTAAAGTATTATGATACTATCTGTATGGAAGACTTGAATGTAAGTGGGATGTTGAAAAACCACAAGCTAGCAAAGGCAATTCAAGAGGTTGGATTCTATAGATTCAAATCAGTACTACTTGATAAGTCAGTTAATAACGGAAAGAGGGTTGTGTTTGTTGATAGATTTTATCCAAGTTCAAAGACGTGTTCTTGTTGTGGATATGTCTATAAGAGATTAACATTAAAAGAACGAGAATGGAAATGCCCTGATTGTGGAGAAATTCACGATAGGAATTTGAATGCAGCTATGAACATATTGACTGAAGGAGAACGAATTCTTGAGTCAAGTAAGTAAATAAATTAGTAGGTAGTCGTGCTACCGAATTTACGCTTGTGGACTATCCTCCTATGGATGACTGATTTATTAGTAATAATAGATGTACTAAAAAGTAGTGATAGGTTGAAGCAAGAAGTGAAAACTACCTAAATCATAGATTTGCGTAGATTATCATGTACGATGGTGATTGAGACAGATTAGTTATTTACTCTGTCTTTCTTTTTGTAATTGACTTTATACTTTAGATATAGATTTTCAGAGGGAGCGTCCAGTATAGTTTAAACTTGTTGGTGAATAAAATATTAAGGTGGGTACATAATATGGTTTCTCAGCAAGCTATATTGGCCTCTTTCGATCTATTCTTTTGTATAAGTGACACGTAGAATAATAAACAATGTAAAATAAAAAATCATGAATGAATTTGTACAAAAGTTTAAGCAGGGTTTGACATTTAGAAACCCTTTTATTGCAATGGGCACTTTTATTGGTGTTTGTTTGTTGATTAGTGCACTTTTCTTTTGGGCAGCTCCTATGAAATTAAGTAATAAGAGTGACTATAAGGCAGTAATGAGCGCTATTCAGGAAAACAAGGACAGTATTAATGGTCTTACGCTTAGTGATGTTGAGGTTCGTCAGGATTCAACAGGTAAGTATTTTGATTGTCAAGTCGCTCGTTACAATGTAGTTAAAGGTGACTCAACAATTCAACACGGTGTAACTATTATCAAAGTAAAGAAGAATTTCTGGAAGTATCGTTTTGATGGAGTTTACAGCAAGTAAGAAAAGTTAATTTGTTTTCCATAATTTTTAATTCCTATAGTGAATAGCAGCGGCAGGTTCTACTCTTCGATGAGGCTATAGGAACCAATATGAACGCAACAGTAGTAAAGAAAGTAAAACTAGTTGCACGTTATCTTGCTAAACCAATCATCTGGTATATTAACGTGCATGCTAGGAGCTATGAAAAATTATTTAAGGGAGCAACCAACGTACCTTATTTTATTTAGTGAACAATAGTAGCTAATTCATAGTAGATGTTTTCCGAGCTTAATGTGGGAGTGCCAGGATGTAAGATGAAACCTGGATAACACACTCTCCTTAAGTATTGGAATAGGCTGTTGTAATAAAAAAAATAATTTGTAGGGGAACATGATAATAATAAGAAATAAAACCTACGCAGTAAGTGATGACGAGTTTAGGACTTTAGCAGATTCAACGGCAGAGGATGATGCTAGCGAATTAAGGTCCTATGATCCAAGCTCGAATCTACCACCTGCAACATCTGGTAAGTAGGTTAAAGTAAAAGAAGAGGTTATGGGAAATATAAATCCGATTAATCCTTTCAGTGATCCAGAGTTTAAGAAAGCGATTATTGATAAGGAAAGAGGAAGTAGTATAGGGAGTGATGATTATGAACTACTTGATGATGGTTCTGAAGGTGGTGATGTAAGTCAGGATCTCAAAAGTATTATATCAGGTGCCCCAAGCCTTCCTAAGACTGCGAAAAACTTAATACTTGATGCTAGTGCCCTCGCCAAGAATGAAAAAGAGGCGAAGGCAAAAGAAATGTCACTAGCACTTAATAATGTATTCACGCAGTATAATAAAGAATATGGAACAGACTTGCAGATAAATTTTGACTCCCTAACACAGACACTAGTAAATGTTAGTGATCCGAAGAGTAGGAGAGTACTTGAATTATATCTGTCAGAAATCTACTCAAGCATTAAGCCAATCTTGATAATGCATTTAATTCAGAAACTGGCTATTGCAATTGAGTATATCACAGACCCTGCTAGAATGTTTGGACAGGACTTAACAACCGCTGATATTTTCCTAATAGTAGATCACTTAATGGGATATATAAATCAGCTAGAGGAACTTAAGTCAGACATTAAGATAGATGGGGCAAACCTAGAGCTTCAGAAAATTGCACAAGAAGGTAGTGGAACAGACTTACAATCAGACCAGTCAAAAGAAGCAATTGATAATTTCATGAAGCTCCTAAACAAAGAAACAATCAAAGGGTAATGAAACAGAAAGAATTTGCTGAAAATCTTCCTATGGAAACACCAAAGGTAGGTAAGGAGAAGGCAAGTAAACTTCATGATGTGCTGAATCGTGCTAAGGAGAATATTAAGAAATCTAAGGCAGGACAGAAGGCAGCTGATTTCTACGCAAAGCATGAGAAGGGTGTTAAGATCGGTGGTGGCGTTGCTGCTGGTACCGCACTCGCAGCAGGTCTTGCAGTAGGTGCTAAGAAACTGGCTAATAAAAAGAAAGAACAAAAGGAATTTACTAGGGCTGATTATAAACAGCTTGATTTCGTAGGTAAGAAAAGACTGAAAGAATATAGGGATGGTCTAGCGAAAAAGCTGAACCAGAAAAGAAATGAAATCAATAAAGATCTTGCTGATACGCTAGAGAGCCTGAAGGGAAAGCAGGGTGGTGAAATTGAAAAAGCCAGACAGCATGCTAAAAATAACGCAACTATAGGAAGGGCTTGGAATATACTAGATACACATGATAATGCAAGGCGGAGGAAACTTGACGAGGAGTTTAAGTCGATTGGCAGAGAATTTAATGTAGAAAAGTCTATTAAAAAGCATGAGGAACTTGCAGCAAAACTCCGTGCAAAGAAAGCAGCAGCAGGTGAGAGTCTCAAGAAAGCAGGCAAAGTAGCAGCAGGTACAGCACTTGTAGCTGGCTTAGCATATGGTGGCAAGAAGCTGTATGATAAGTATAAGAAGAATAACGAATCTGATAACAAAGATTAATTAATACTTCCATCCCTTAATAGATTTGAAATATGAATCTTACTCTTCGATGAGGTTAGGGGAGCTATAATATAATAAGTAAGATGTTATGAGTGGGAACAAATTTATAGCGCATACCGACCCTACATCTTCAATTGGGGACTTAGCGTTACCTTCTGATATTGAGCTACAGTATTCAAAGCTTAGTATGAATGAGAAGATAATAGTAGGTTCCAAACTATTAGGTATGAATCATGTACCTGTTTCTTTTGATCAGTTTGTACATGATGATTATTTCTTAGGTAACCCGGGAATAACAAATCAAGGTAAGTCGATTTTTAATATTTGGAAAAAGGCTGGTTCTGAGATTTATCCGACACCTATCAACACTAAAACTCCTTATGTATCATTTGGTGGTTGTATTGGTTCTGGTAAGTCAACTATGTCTAAATTGATGGGTCTCTACATGTACCATCGACTTGACTGTTGTACTAATATGAATCTCAGTCTTGGTCTAGCAGGTGGTGTTAAGATCGCATTTGGTTTTTTCCATGCCAACGAGGATACAGCATATAAAGATTTCGTAGTATATTTTAAAACGGTCTTTGCGCTGAGTCCATATTTTAAGAATCAGTATAATAAGCCACAGATTCGACTTATTTCATCTGGTCCTAAGTCAAATGCAGTCTTAGGTACTCAGCTTGTATTTAGTGTACTCTCTGAGATTGGATTCTGGAGACCACAAGATGCAATGAATAAACTTAGTGAGGTACTTACACGTTATCAATCTCGTTTCGTCAGTAAGAGACATAATTTTGGACATGTAATTGTTGATAGTAGTGCTAAGGATGCGGATCACTCAGTGGCAGATAAATTCGAAGAGTCTGTACCAGAGGATGAACTCTACCTGGCTAAATATTCACATTGGGTAGCAAGGCCTGAACTATATAGGGAGAGTGAAGGTAAGACATTTGAGTTCTATAGGGGCGATTCAGTACATACACCATTTGTACTAGAAGAAACAACAGATAGAAGTAAGCTAGACGTGGACAGAATTATAGAATGTCCAATACAGGTTAAGCGAAATTTTATACTCGACCCTATCAGATCACTACAGGACTTAGCGGGATTTGGTTATTCTAGTAAGGAGCTATTTTTTCAAGGCAACATATCAAGTGTAATTGAGTGTTCAAGTATACCAAACTTAGGTGATGATGTAATAGATGATATTGATTTCTTCAACTTAGAGGATACAATCTATGATAGAGTTTCACCTATGCTTACTAAGATACCTAGACATACAACATTATTCATACACCTAGATATTGGACTTAGGAATGACGTATGTGGTATAGCAGTTTCTTATTTTGATGGTGAGATAACTGATACAGAGGGTTTTGATACAACACCTTATCCAACATTTAAAGTCCCATTATTATTTGGACTTAGTAGGAAGAAGGGACAATCTACTTCACTTGACCATATATTCCAATTCATACAGAGACTGAGTGTGGACTATAATGTAAATGTTAGTGCTGACTCTTTTGCTAGTGCTGGTCTATTCCAATCTTGTGAGCGTGTTGGTATTCCTTATGAAGAGTTGTCAGTAGATAGAACAACTGAGCCTTACTTTATGTTCAAAAATATTGTCTTATCTAAGAGAGTTAAGATGGTATATAATGAGAGAATGTTACGTGAGTGTTCAGAGCTCAGAATAGTAACAAATGGCAAGAATGGGGGTCATGTTAAAATAGATCACCCAGACATCTCTAATTGTTTTGAGTTCGATTATAGAGGTAAAACAGGAGATCAACCAGGTACTAAGGATATTGCTGATGCTTGTGTTGGTTCTATCTGGGCATGCTATAAGAAATACTCACAATACCTAGAAGATGGTGGTAGTTCTGCAAATAAACAGCTTAGGATTGTTGAGCAGATGACTAGGGATGCTAAAGAAGACAGTGGCATACAATTACAGAATATGCTAGAAGATATATTTTAAGAGGAAATAATAACATGATAATACTAAGAAGCAAGGTTTTCTCAGATGCAAAAGAGAAAGCTAAGAAAGGTCTCGAACATACAAGCACTGGATTAGGTCTTGGTGCTGGTCTTGGATTAAGTGCTGCAGGTTACTATGGTCTAAAGGCAACTAAGAAAGGTGTCAGTGGTATTAGCGCTTATGAAGGTAAAACACTTAAAGGATTGCTGAAGAATAAAGAGGTAAAAAATGCAGCAGATCTAATCAAGAGAGGCTTTAAGAATGGCGATATTAAATATAAGGGCAAGGCAGGTAAAGCATTAAACACAGCAGCAGGTCTTGCAGCAGCTTCTATTGTTGCTGGTGGCGCTAGTAAGTTATTGAAGAAGGGCAAGAAAGATGATAATACCAAGGATTAAATATTTCGCTGAGTCTTACGAAGAGCAGACTAAGAGAAATAAGACTGCAAACTTAGTAGGTGCAGGTGGAGTTATCGGTTCAATTGGTGCAGCTGTTGGTTATAATAAACTAGCAAATAAGCTTGGTACTAAGAAGATCGAACAGCAGGCACAGAAGCACTTAGATAAGGGAGCAGACTTAATAAACGCTGAGTCTAAGAAGTTAGTAGGGGATGCAATATTACGTAGAAAGATTGCTGGTACTGCACTGAAAGATAAGGCAAGAAGGGATATATCAAGTAAGGGTCCATTTAGTATAGGTAAAATTAAGAAAAATTTTGCAAAGGACCTAAGAGCAGAGAATCTTAAACTAGCTGAGACCAAAAATAGTATTGCCAATTTCATGAATGCAAAGAAGGCAGACTTGAATTGGAGAGTCAGTAATGCAGTAGATAGATCAAAGGGAATATTAAAGAGAAAAAATAGTGATAGGGCACTTGCAATTGGAGCAGCTGGTATAGGTTTGTCATTAGCAGCTAGAGAGTTATTGAAGTCTAGGAAAAAGAAAGAAGACCCTGTACTAATTGATGCAAGTAACCTATATAATATACCAGGAAAAGATGATACTACTAAGAAATAAGGAGTTTTCTGAAACCAAAGGAAAGGTAGAGAAAAAACTTAATGATACTAGTAATGATCTTGGACTTGATGCAGGAGTTGGTATAGGCACTGCAGGTTATTATGGACTAAAGGCTGCAAAAAAGGGAATAAATAATGTAGGTGCTTATGAGGGCAGAACACTTGGTGAAATGCTCAAAAATAAGGAAATAAAAAATGCAGCTGGACTAGTAAAGCGGGGTCTTAAAAATAGTGATCTCAAGTACAAAGGGAGAGCAGGAAACGCATTTGGAACCGCAGCTAGCATTGCAGTTGCTTCTCTTGCAGCAGGAGGTGCAGGAAAGTTATTAAAAAGTAATAAAGATAATAAGACTGTAGATAGTAAACAACAATCTTATTAAGTTATTATATTCCAGAGTGATAATTTATGTTATCTACTATTCGATTAGGCTCTGGGAACGAATCAAAGATTATTTAGAGTATGAAGAAACACGAGAATTTTTTTGAGAAGATGTTTGGCAGTTTCTCAGTTGGTTCATCAAGAGTTCCATTGAGATCTAATATCTTCAATAGTGGTTCTGGTTATAGTAAAATTGGATCAACAGGAGGTGGAATGTTTGGTAATCAAAGACAATCTCCACTACTCGGAAATGCATCACCTAGTAATTTAATGTCTGGATATTATGAGAGGACAGACGAGTTAAAGAGTTATCAATTACTAGATGTTGTAAAACTAGCAACTAACTTTTTTGCAGACTACATTATTAATTTCTTAGGTGAAGGTAGAAATGCTGTCACTATTATGGATGAAAATAATGAAACTGCGGATGAACTTAAGACAGAAAAGTTAAATGAAATACTAATAAATGACTTAAAAATTTATGATTATATCAGAAGTCACGTAAAAGACGTAGTATTTCATGGATCCTATACTAGTATGTTGTTAAATACTAAGGATGAACTTGGACATCTTAAGTTTAGATTTGAAGAGATAAATGACCCTGTTAGTGTAGTACTCAAGAAAAAGAAAAATAGGAAAGGTGATACTGAAGATTCTTATATTACAAGAGGTTCTGATAATAAACTATATGAAATCCCATCAGAGAACGCATTTATGTTAGGTTCTATTAACTTACGTCTAGAAAATGACTTAGATGACTCATGGGAAAGAAAAAATCAAATAGTTAAGCCTAGTTTTGGGAAGACAAGCGGTAAAGAAAATATAGAAAAAGTACTTAGGACTTGTTCATACTTAGCCGGGGAACCATTATTCTATTCATCTATCTTAAAGGTGAAGGAACTTGTTATTAAAGAGCTACTTGTGTCGCTTATTTCGCTCAGGGATATATCAAGTATTCAAATATTTCTATTACAATTTGATAAGCAGACACCACTTGAGACTGCTAATGAAATTTGTGCAAGAACTACAAAGCTAGCTAATAATACAAATGAACTAGCATCATTCTTGACAAGCCAATTTGATGCGGTGTCTTTCTTGGAAAATACACTTAGTCAATCAGCTAAGTTTGTACCAGATTATAATTCAACCATTGGTAATAAGAATAGTATGTTACCACTAGATAAACTTAGTGATAAACTACTAGATCTCATGCAGAATCTCGATAACTGTAGAAATAATGTACTTAGTCCTCTAGGTATACCAGCAACGATATTGGATAGTACTAGTGGTAGTAAGTGGCAGATCTTACAACAGAGTGAACGAGCTAATAGTAGGGTAACTGGTTTTATGACAGGTATTAAAGAATCTGTTACGAGACTTGTTGCTAAGATATATGAGACTATATACCACGAGGACATAGACCCAAGTAGAATTCAGCTTCATATTAGCGAGAAGACTAGCGTTGAATATAACAATCAGATAAATCAAAGTGAAAGTGTAGGTGGACTTGTTAATGGTATCACAGGTATCGTTACTAATGCACTTCAAACATTAGACGGGGCAATGCCTTTTATTGATGTAAAAGCATATCTTAGTTATATACAGGGACTCATAAAGGATATAGACCCAAATACAGAGCCACTAATAACAGAAGAAACTATCAATAAGTATACAGCATTTGCACAGGCTAAATTATCAAGTATGTTAGAGCAGCAAGGTTTGGATCCTTCTATACTAGAAACTCCAACAGAAGAAGAAAATGTATAAGTTATGATAATATTAAGAAAACAATATTCTGCTACAGATGAAAATGAAGTAGTTAAGAAGAAAGAGGAAGATAAGAAAAAGACAAAACTTGCTAAAGCGGCTGGTACTAGTCTTTTAGGTATGGGTGGTATTGCTGCCGGTGGTGCTACATTAATTGGTGGTGCTAAGAAAAAGTATGGTAAGATGACGGTGGAAGAAATAAAGAAACTTCACCCAAAACTTAGTGATAAATCCATTAAGAAGTACTTAGATAGACTACCAACAGACAAGCAGATTAGTAATGCAAAGAAAACGGGTAGTCTAGCATTAGCAGCAGGAGCACTTACACTAGGCGCTGCACTGTATAATCAGAAAAAGTCTAAGAAAGATGATAATACTAAGGAGTAGGTACTATGCAGCTCCTGAACCCGGTGATATAGTTGACCCAGATAAAAATAAAACAGGTCAAGAATTACCTGAGCAAGGGGCAGAGGATAAGAGTCAAGAAGTGTCAGCCAGGGATATGCAGATTGAAAGGATGAAACTACAGAGACAACAGCTCCAAATGAATCATCAAAGACAACAAATGCGTATTAAAGAGCAGATGCAGAGTAACAGGCAGCTTACGCAATTACAAAAATCTGAGAATGAAAAAGATATCTCAGATAATAAAGACCGTATTAGACTTAGGCAACAGGAAAATGCGAACCAGAAGCCAGATAATACAAGTCTCTATAAAAATAAAGCGAAAACTGCACCTCCTGTATCAATGCCTAAAAAGTAAGACATATGGATGAATTAAAAGAGAAAAGATTTACTAGTAAGGTCGAAAATCAAGACGACATGCTAGAAAATCAGAATAGGTATAATCCACTAAAAGAAACTGAATAAAACATAACTAGGCTATGATCATACGGAGGAGGAAGAATTTTTCAGGATACGTACCAACTAGCGGTATTGATTATAGTAGTGTTATTGTTAGTGCAGTAGACCCTATTGAAAGGGTTGATGAAAGATTGGAGGAAATACCTATAGTTAATAATGCTAGTAGGAAAGCAAGGTCTAGGGTAACAAATATTACTAGGTCATTAAAGGTTCTACTAGGCAAAAAGAAGAATGATTAATAATTAACATAAACACAAAAATAATATGATCGTAAAGAGAATTAAACTCTACTCTGAGAAAGAAGAGAAGAGGGTGAAGAGAATTAAGTTAAGCGAGATTAATTCTCATCGTGGATTAGGACGTTCACTACTCCTTGGTGGCGGTGTTGTGCCAGGTGCCGTTGCAGGTTATGTTGGGAAAAAAGCTGCAGAAGAGGCGGATGAGCAGGGACTTAGTGACCACGAAATTAAGAAGGCTGCAAGTACAAAAGGAGCAAAGGCAGGTGCATTACTCGGTGGTACTGTTGGCGTGGCCGGTGGATTGAAAAATGCCGCTTTATCACAACGAATCGCTAAACACTTAGGCGTTAAGAGAGGAGCTGGTACCGCATTGGCTGGTGCAGTTGGTGCAGGTTTATCTGGTGCTGCAGTTGGTGCTCTTGGTGGTTACTTAGGTGCAGAGAAGAATACACGCACTCGTCTCAAGAAGCGTAGAGACATGGAAAATAGTATGAGATAATACTAATTTATCTTCCAGTGAGTTTGAAAAATGAACTCTACTATTCGATTAGGCTGGAAGAACTAAAGAAATATATAGTATGAGTAGATTTAGAACAGACGGAATTCACATTACTAGTCCTGCAGGGGTGTGGGGTTATGATGACTTAATTGGTGCTACTGTCAGGGTTAAGTCTCGTAGTATTGGTAGTGGATTATTTAGTGTCGATAGTTCTAGTGAGTATAAGGTTAAGTCTATTCGTTTCAGGCTTGACATTGATACAGGTAAGCTAGTGACTATTATAGGGCTTGATGGTCTTGATGGTGAGTACGTTTGGAAGGACTTAGAACTACTTAGACTAGACCTGTGTAAGTGTAGCAGGAAGAAAGACCCAACTCCTGATAAGCCTCGCAAAGAAGAAGACGAAAAGAAAGTTGCTGTTGTGTATAATGTTTGCAACGAAGAGGGCGTCTTAGTATTCAGCGAGGAGAGATTACAGTTGGTTGGAGAGCCTGCTAAGTTAACACAGGAACGACCTTTTACTGAATATACATATAATACAGAAACTATCAAGGAGACAACTAAGAAGGTAATTGTAAACATCAAAAATACATTTAAGGCTGGAAATGGTTATAAGATATTAGACTTCTTTGGGACTGATATATATGATGCCATTAATAACAATTTTGATGGTTTCTTAGGTAGTTCTTATGGTGCTAGGTTTATGAAGGGTGGTAAAAACTTGGCAATCTTAGATAATGGGATGGTAGATTTTTCTGATGATGTTTTTGAATGGGAGATATTAAATAACCCCTTTAAAAAATGGGATATTCAATCTAGACTCTTAATTAAAGCAAAAGGCACTAATAAGTACTTAGCGGGTAGAGCAGTAGGTACAGATATAAGACTTGCTGTTATGGAACCTGATAAGAATGGTAATGTTCTATCATTGTTAGAAATACGAGGGGGGGTAATAAAGCAAACGTCCCCATCTAAGATACCTGATCCTAATTAGAATTAAATTAAATAAATTATAATAATGCAGATTAAAGTTAAATTATTTTCAGTGGGCGGTATACCAGCAAGTGATTCTAGTATAATTCCGCGCCGTGTGGTTGAAGAGTATTTAGCTAGTGATAAGTACAAGGAGGATATTGCAAAGAAGAGGATGTTAGGTTCTCTTACTCACCTAGTACGTAATTGGGCAGCACAGAATAAATATAATGCTAATGTTGCTAGTAAGACGGCAGGTAAGGATGACCAGCTTATGTTAGTTGGTGTTGCATCTCCCACTCACTATATAGATCGTATCTGGATTGAGGACAGCGATCAGTGGGTATATTGTACAGCTACTATCCTATCAGAGGAAGGAATGGATGATCAAGCAATTCAGAACATTAGACGTCTGAAGGGTATGATATCTAATTCAATATTACCAGGTGTGTCAGCGGTAATTCTAGGTTATTGGGATAATCAGAACTCCCATGATACGCTTACAAAGTTAGTATCTCTGAAGGGTTTTGATGTTACTATGAATCCAAGTTGGGCAGATGCATCAGTAGTAGAAGTAGTAGATCATTCAGACACTAGTACAAAGACATTCTCAGATACTAGTGAAGGTAGTACTAAGTTATTTGTTAAGGAGTTTTCAGATCTATCGGTATTTGGAGACACTAAGCTACCTAAGAGTTCAAAAATTAGCAATCACTTCACTACACTAAAGGCAAAACAGTTCAGCTCTGGTAATGTAGCTGTAGAAATTAGTAGTGAATCTCCTTACTCTGGCGAATTTAAGTCAGAACAGAAGGAATTTTCTATTAGTGCACTTAAAGAACGTGTTAGATATGCGAAGTTCAGTCCCCGTATGAGATTTAGGAGATTGTTCTTAGAGTACAAGCAACTAGTAAGACAGTCAGGTGGTCTAGAAAAGATTGACCCAGAGACACTTAAGATTATGAAGTCTTTATTTATGTCTGATGTACTTGATATCTTTAAAAATATAACACCAGAAGTAGTATCAGGAAAACAGGTATCTACATTGATCGGTGCAAGTTCTTTAGGTAAATCTGTTAGAATAGCGGCACAGAAATTACAGATGCCGTATAGATTAGCAATGCAGGAAATGAGCAAGACAGGTAAAGTTAGTCCTATGCGTCTTAAAAAGATACAAGAGGCTTATACTGAGTTTGCTAAGTCTATGATTGATGAGGTATTTGGAACTAATCCGATGCCTGCAGAGCTAGAAAATGAAGAGGAAGGAGGAGAAGAGTAATGGCTAGAATGAAGTTATTTTCTCAAAGACGTAAATTGTTTAGTGAGGAATATAATGAAGGTGGTATGACTCTCCGCCAAGTAGTTTGTAGGGATTGTGGTCATGTAATGGAGACTGCTGAAAACGTAAGTAAAATCACCTGTCCTAATTGTGGTGGGCATAGATTTAATCTTAAGTTATTCAAGGAGAAACTAAATCCTGAATCAGAAAAGCATGAGGACAGTCTTAATGAATTTGAAACTAAGCTAAAAGAGTTTAGTGGAAAGACTATTGCTAAGGATGTTTTTGAAAAGACATTTAGTAATAGGACAGAGGATATGCTAGAGAAGGGATTTGCTAGTATAGTTGATAATGATGTAGTAATTAATCCAACTGCATTTGAACAGGAAAGATTATTTAGTAAGCTGATTATCCAAGTTACTAAGGTTCTTGATCTTGATGAGGATGTAGTAGGTGGTGATAGAGAATTTAAGTCTGATGTAATAGACAGGCTTGATGACAGAAGAATGTTACCTGAGAAGGGTATTATGATTCTCAAGAAAGCACACGACATCGCACCTAGAGAATTACAGTTTAGTGAGGAGTGTGATTCAAACTGGATTAACGACTCAAGCATTATACCAGACTTGAAATTAGAATATGCTAATCAGAGTATGGGTATTAAGCAGTTCATGGATATTCTAAATAATAGATACCCTGATGCACCAGAAGATATAGTAGATCAGCTTATTTCTAGAGATGTAATAACTCTAGATGGAAGTCAGGTTACAATTAAGAATTAATTAAAAAATACATAAATGAAGAAGACTAGATTTATGGAGGTCATGTTCTCAAATACAGATGAGGAACTGGCTAAGCAGGTAGACAATGACATCAAGTCTGCTAAGGAGAATGGTGTTGTTGATACTGAAGAAGTAGAGTATAGAAATGTAGGTGATGGCAATGTAGCTATCACAGATAAAGAGAATGGTGAGGTTACTTTAGCACAGGAGGCTGCTGACGAAGCTGATACTTATGATCTCGTTGCTGTTCCGGATGGTCAGTTGGAAAAATTTGTCCACCCGTCTGCAGATGGAGTTCACCCAGGTAATCAGGTTGGCGCACCAGATGAGAAAGTAGAGAACCATTTGAATGATGGTGTAATCAATCCAGAAGCAGAGGATGGCGGTATGACTGTTCATGGTGAAGGTCAGACAGCTGAGGAAATTGCAAAGCAAGGTCCTTGTGCAGAAGGTGAGTGCGATGAGAAGGAATTTTCAGTATTCACTAACAACCAGGCAGTTCTTCGTATCTTTAGTGACCAAGAGTACTGTGAGCGCCTTTTCTCAGAGGTAATTGAGAGCGAGGAGACAGCTAAGGTAGGTGATCTTAAGATTGAGAAGTTGCCAGAGGAGGAAAATACTGTAGTGGTTACAAATGAGACTACAGGTGACCAGGCAAAAGTAACTATGGACGATGATGAAATGGAAGTAGAGGAGCTTGATAGAAATGTTGAGACTCGCAACTACAGCGATTTTATGCCACTCTTTGTAGTAGGTGTTCAGCCATTTGATCACATTATTGTAGATGCACAAGAGTATTCTGAGGAAAGTGCTGAGGAACTAAAGGCACAGTTGGAGGAAGATGGCGTACAGTCAGTTGAGATTTTTGATAATCAAGAAGACGCACGTTCATATGCAATTCAGCTCCTTAATAATCTAGGTGCAAACCCAGCATGCGGTCAAGGTGAGGTTGAAGAGCCAGTAGAGGAGAAAGAGTATAGCGAGCGTGTAGGTGCACATGTATTTACAACTAGGTATTACTCTAATGATAACACTATAATGTGCCGTATGTTCTCAGAGGCTGCAGCAGGTATTTCAGAAACACAGGATCTCGTAGAGAAGGCTATCCATTCAGGTGACCAAGTGGAGTTCGATGGTGGTGTGATTACTCCAGTTGATGCACAGAACGCAATCATTTCTGACGTAGAGGGTGGTCATACACTTGCATCTGTACAAGGTGAAGGTATGAAGCTTGAGAAGTTAGAGGATGAGGATGCACAGGCAGTTCTTGGTGGTGAAGATCTCATTGAGGTTGAAGCAGATAATGAGGATGAAGATGAGGAGCAGAAAGAATACTCTGATATCTACACCAACAAAGCAGAGACTAGATTCTTCTCTGAGTCTGAGCCAATGACAGCTTATATGGAGAGATTGTTCTCAGAAGAGGCTGATCAGGATGATATCGAGAAAGCTCTTGAATCAAACGATGTAGTAGAAACTGAGAAGGAAGTTATTACTCCAATCAGTGATAATGTAGCAATCGTTGAGGATAAGGATAATGGTGAATATACAAAGGCTATTATCGATGATGAGAAAGACGTAATGGACGTTACTCCTCTCACAGATGATGAAGCAGAGGCTCTAATTGATGAGTCTGAGGTTGACGATGACGATGATGAGGATATCGACGATGAAGAGCAGAAAGAATACTCTGATATCTATTCTAACAAGGCAGAGACTAAGTTCTTCTCAAAGAACGAACCTATGACAGAGTTCATGGTACGTTTATTCTCAGAGGAAGATGGTGAAAGCCAGTGTCCTATTGAGCAAGCACTTGAGTCTGGTGAGCAAGTAGAGACTGAGAGTGAGATCGTAACTCCAGTCAGCGATGATACAGCTGTAGTAGAGGACAAGAATAACGGTGAATTTACTAAAGTAGTAGCAGTAGACGATGAGACTATGAATGTTAATCCTCTATCAGAAGATGAGGCAGAAAACCTTATTGGCGATGAGGATGAGAAGGAGTTCTCTGATATCTATGCTAACAAAGCAAATACTAAGTTCTTCTCAAAGAATGAGCCAATGACTTCTTATATGCAGAGACTATTCTCTGAGGAAGCAGATCAGGATGATGTTGAGAAGGCACTTAAGTCTGGTGATACAGTAGAGACTGAGAATGAGGTTATTACTCCTATCAGTGATACAGTAGCTGTTATCGAGGATAAGAAAGAAGACGGTGAGTATACTAAGGCTATTATCGATGAAGAGAAGATGGATGTTACTCCATTGACTGAAGATGAGGCTGAAACATTAATTGACGAAGCAGAGAAAGCTGATGAGCATGAGAAGAAGTTCTCTACTCTTGATAAGTTCTTTGCAGAGACAGTAGCTCCAGCAACAGCCCCAGTAGCAGCACCGGCAGTAGCACAGGCTCCAGCAGCAGTGGATCCAAACGCACAGGTAGTAGCAGATCCAAATGCACAGGTAGTAGAACCAGCTGCAGCTCCAACAGTTGAGAATATTGAAGATAAAGCACTTGCAGCAGTTGAGTCTATTAAGGCAGCAGCAGCAGAGGCATCTTCTCAAATTATGGAAGCTAAGGCAGCACCTGCACCAGATGCAGAACCTGAGATCGTAGAAGCACAGTTCTCAGAAAAGACATTTAGCGAGAATGATACACTAGTATCTTGGCTCGGCAACAAGTAATAAACAAACAAGTAATATAAATTAATTTATAAACATATGAATAACTATTCACAGATTATGGGCAATTCTGCAATGATGGATGCCCTTCGCGCAAGTTCAGTTTCAGCAGAGGACGCTCGTCTTCGTGGTAATGAGTATGCAAAGATGTTTTCTCGTAATGAGGAAATGATGAACGTATTTGGTTTGGGTGGTAATAACGCAAACCTCCTTCAGAAGACCTTCTCTGGTTATTCTGAGACACCACTGTTGTCAACACAGTATTTTAATGCATCAGTTGCTTCTTACGTAAGCTCTTTTGCTGGTTATATGTCAATCGAGCGTGACTTCGATCAACCAAACGGATTGTTCTATTGGTTTGATGTTCTGGGAGTTACAGACCTTCGCCAGGTTCTTCCTAACCTTGGTCCAGATCAGTATCAGGATGTACAGGTAATGGGTGCATTCGAACTTCCTGTTACAATTAATACAGGTACTGCTGCTTACTCTCCACTAGTTGGTCGTAAGTTGATCCCAGGTACTGTACGCGTTAAGGTTGAAGATGGTACAGGTAAGAAGTTTGAATTGATCGATAATGGTCAGGGTAGCTTCATGGCAGTTGCTGGTGTACTTAAGACTGGTACTGTTAACTACCTCAATGGTAAGATCGACTTTGAGTTGACAACTGCTATTTCTAACCCAGCTGGTAAGATTACTATCGTTGGTAAGGAAGATACAACTGGTACTCCTAGCTGCACAAACGGCGCTTCTAATGCACACGCAAATGACAAGCGTTTCATTGCTAAGATGCAGCAGGTTGCATTGAACACTGTACCTGATATGTTGGTTGCTGAGTATAACATCGCAGCTCTTGGTGCAATGAAGAAGGCAACTGGTTCAGATATGGCTACTTTCTTGTTCACAAAGCTTCGTGAGCTTTATACAAAGACTATCAACTATCGTTTGATTAGCACACTCGAGAAGGGTTATACTGGTGATGTAATGAATGATCTTGATCTTTCTAATGCATCTACTTCACTTGCATCTAAGTTCCAGGATTACCGTTCACGTGTTGACTTGTTCGACGCATACTTGATCAACGTTGAAACTTCTCTTGCAACTAGAGCCGTTAAGGGTGTAACTACTACTGCATATGTAGCAGGTAACCAGGCAGCTAACCAGTTCCAGAAGGGTGGCGTTATCGGTAAGTTCGAGCGCAACACTAAGATGACTTACATCAGTGACCTCCTTGGTTGGTATGATGGTGTGCCAGTACTTCGCTCTACAGATATTCACGAGGAGCAGGGTGAGGGTACATTCTATGCTATCCACAAGACACAAGATGGTCAGATGGCTCCTCTTGCACGTGGTATCTACATGCCATTGACTGATACTCCAACTATTGGTAACTACAACAACCCAACTCAGATGGCTAGTGGTATTTACTATCAGGAGGGTGTACGTTACTTGGCACCTGAGCTCGTTCAGAAGGTAAGCTTCAAGTTTGGTTTCTAATCCTAGGAATATAATTTTCCCTTAAGTATAATAGGATTTAATTAGATATTAAGTGAAGGGGAATTCTCATGTACAGTAATGGCATGGTTTTCTCCTTCTACTTTTTACAACTTACAGTGCCGCTAGGATTAACCTCTTAGTTGGGACTGTATTCTTTTTAAAATAAGAAAGTTATATGGCAACGTATAAATTAAAGCGTAAAAGTTTTGGCTTAGGTAATGCAATAGGAACGCTTGCTAAGAAGACCTGGGGAACGGGTTTAGGTAAGGCAGCTATTGTAGGCACAGGTCTTGCAGCAGCAGGTGCAGCTTATGGCGGTGCTAAATACTTAGGAGCTTCAAAAAACGCACTAACCGGAGATATGGGTAGTGAGAACGGAGCTGGTTATTAAAAATAGATAATATCATGGCAATATATAAGTTAACTAGAAAAACCTTCTCAGAGGAACTGAAGAAGATGTTTGAGCTTAAGAAGGCAGGAAAACTGCAGGGATCACTTGCAGAGAACGTAGCAAAGGCAAAAGCACAAAACGCAGCCACTGCAGCACAGAAGGTAGCAGATAGAGCAGCTCGTAAGGAAGTTGGTAATATGTTTCAGAAGCAAGTAGGTCAGATTGCACAAGGAGCTACACAGAAGGGGTATCAGAAAGGTGTACAGGAAGGTATTAAATCTGTAGGTCTCAAGCAAGGTATGATGAATACTTGGAATAATGCTGGTAAGATGGGCAAGGCTGGTATGGTAGGTGCTGGTATTGCTGGTACTGCATTACTCGCTAAGGGCCTATTAGGTGGTAAAAAACAACAGCCACAACAAGTAGCTAACTAATTCTTAGTAGGTGGACTATGAGAAATGAAATAATCTACAATGGTCTTCGCATTACAACAGATAAGTGCAGATATTTTCAGGTAGTGCAAGGTAAGTATGATACTGTCTTTGAAAATGAAAATACCTCAACACTTACAATTACATACTCTCCAGGTAGCTCTGCGAAATCCTTATCTAATTCACTCGGCTTGCCCTTAGTTGGTAGTGGAAATACAATTATGACACCAATGAGTAAGCCAAGTAGATTTTCTCACCCTACTATTACACTAAATGGGCTACGATTGGAGAGACTTACGTATGACCCTCACATTATTAATATTGTGATAGCAGATGATACAGAGTCTAGGGTTGTACAGAATTATAAGAATACAGTTTTTGTAGTATCTAAGGCTGATTACAAGAACGAAGAGTTTATAAATTACCTATTTTATTCAGGTCAACTACTTTATCTAAGACCTGTAGGACCTAGGGTAAGAAATTATAGAATATATAATTTTCCTAAACTAATAATAGGTGATAGTGATGTCGAGGTAGAGTCAACAAATGATACAATCTACACACTTAGAAAGAGATATAATGATTACCTGATTCGTGAGATTGACTATCAAGATAAATTTTTGTTAGAGATAAGAAGAATACTTGATGAATATGGAGTAGAATTAGTGAGATTAAATAAAGAAAAAACTCTTACTAAATCTTCTTATATTACATATCAATTTAATCAGACTCCAACTAACTACTCTCATCCTAAGCGTGGTGATCTTGAGAGAAATATCATGAGTCATAAACAACCTGTCGAGTTTGTATTTCATACGACAGATATGGTATTGTATCATGACTTTAAGAACAAGTATAGTGATGTACTATTGTTGACTAATTTTGTAGAATTTACTACCTTAGATAAATATGGAGACCCTTTTACAGCTGCCGTTAAGTGGAGCTCGATAACAGAAGATTTTAACCATATATATCAACCAGACGACAATTCTAATTTTGCGTTTCAGTGTCAGTTTAGATGTGACCTATCTTACTATGAAGTCTTAGATACTAGATTTGGTTTCTTAGAGGAGATCAATACAATACTAAGAACAGAAGATAAGGACAGAAATAAGAAGACGTCTGTAGAAGAAGAAAAAACAGTAAAACAAGATGATAAAGTTCAGAAGTAAGTTCCTCGAATCAGATGTAGTTGATGAAGCAATTAAACATCTAGAGGAAAAGAATGTAGACTTCAACCTAATCTCTAAGAAAGATGCCGATAAGGTAAGTAAGGTTAATTCTAAGTCTATGGTATTGATGTCTTTTATAAAAACAGATAGAGGTTCTTATCAGATAACAGTAAAAGACAAGGAGTTTTACCCATATACTCGAAAACTAATTGGCGACTCTAATTACTTCAACATGAAAATAACAGATACTGACCCAAAAGAAAGGACAGTAACTGGAGAGACAAGTCACTTAGGTATTGCATTAGATATTATAGAAATATTGGGTGTTAAGTATAATTTATCAATAGTAAAGTAAGAGTATGATAAATTTCAGACAGAAGAACTTCTCAGAGTATGATGCAATGCGAACTCTTTATGTTGAATTAATGAAGAGAACAAATGGAGATCGTAATAAATTTCCAACCATTAACTCAAGCGCATTAATACCTATCCTGAGAGGTAATAATATAGTAATTGAACGTTTTGTAATAAGTACTTCATTCTTTGGTAAAGATAAGTATAGAATGTACTTAAAGATCGGAGCAAAAGCAAAATTACCTGATGATGTAAGACTATCACCAAAAGTATATGACAGGCGACTAGGTAATATGAGCATTTCTCTAAACAATAAAATTTTCTCTGATAATTGTAGAGTAAAGTTGTTTGGTAAGAATAAACATCAGAACGGAGGAAATCAACAGGGCGGTCAAGGTTTCAATAATTACAACCCCAACAATAATAATAACAATAATGGGGGAGGTAATGGAAATAAAAATAATAACGGAGGAGAAAAGGGAGGATTTATTAATGGTTCCTTTAGCCCCGATATTAACCTAAAGTATCAAGTACAGGAATTATTAGGTGAAGCAATTAAGTATGATAAGCCTAGTAGAAGTCTTGTCTTAGAATTTCCAAGCGTTGATGCAGCAATTGACGCACTTAATATATTACCATTTGGATTAAACTATAAAATATATCTATTAGACGCATGATGATAATAAAACGTTTCTCTAATATCATTAATACAAATGCGCCCTCTATCGGATTTAGAAGAAATAGAAAATATGATATGGACCTCAATAGACTAGGTAGAATGAAAACCAGTCAGAGAGAACTTCATAAGACTGATGATATTAGGGCAGAACTGAGAGAAATGCAGAGTGAGCTTAATAGAGGGTTAGGATGGAATAATTTAAAGGACGATTAATTATGGCAACATATAGATTAAAAAGAAAAACATTTGGCTGGGCAGAAGGAGCACAGAATACAATAGGTGGAATCGCTGGTGGTGTTGGTAAGGCACTGGATTCAAAACCCGCTGCCATTGCCGGAGGTCTTGCAGGTGGAGCTACATTAGGATCAGCAATTGGACAAGGATTATCAAGTTTAGGTGGTCTGGCTGGTGCAGCAAGTGGTCCGCTAGGTTGGTTAGTAGGAGCAGGTATTGGTGCCGCTGCTACAAGAGGTTTGGGTAAAGGTCTAAAATCTGCAAGCGACTCTATGCAATCTTAATAAGAATTAGGAGGATTGTAAGATGATAAAATATAGACAAAAAGAGTTCTTTGTTGGTGCAGCCCTTTCAGCTCTTTCAGTTGGGTCAGAACTACTAGGATTAAAACAGTCCCATGACCAGGCAGAGCAGGCAAAGGAGCAAGCAGAGGCCCAAGCAGAACAGATGGAAGATCACAACGAACTACTTAGAGAGCAGAATAGAAAGCTTGATAGAATTGCAGAGAGAGCTAAGAGTAATCCAGATCAGGCAATGTCAGCAGTAAATAGTTTAGATCAATCACAGAAACAATTCGGACTTCCAGCCAGTGTATTAAGAAACGTTGTAAAAGTAAAAAATGCAGCGACTAATATTGGTAACAGTGCAGTAGGGCTTGCAAAGAATATAGGTAAAGCTGGTGGTGCAACATTTGGAAGTGGTATGGCAAGTAATGTAGCAACTGGAGCTGTAATGGGATTAGCTGGTTATGCTGGGGGTAAGTTTATTCAGCATAATATGAAAAAGAATGGACTTGATACAGGTGAAAATGGAAATCTAGTACAGCAAAAGTCTTATTCTGCATTAACCGGCGTATCTAATATGGGTAAGTCATTTGGTAAGATGGTTGGTGGTAACTTGAAGAAGAAATCAACCTGGATTATGTCTGGTGGTCTTACTGCAGTTCCTATGGTTATGGGTTACATGTCAGATAAGAAACAGATGAATGATCAAGTGGCTGCAACACAACAACCACAAGAACAACCACAGCAGAAAGCGTATGCAACGGTTAAACCTGGAATACTGAGTAATGTTACCAAGGCCGCAAAAAGTCTTAAGCCGGGGTGGTGGGATTTTAGTAAGTTCAAAGCACACCCAGGACAGACATTATCAGGATTTGCAGCTAATGTAGGTAGTTTCGGAATGATGGGTACTAAGCAAGTTCAGAAGTTTGGTAAGAGACTAGAAGAGCTTGGTAAAGGTGGTACACTAGGTAGAGGAATCACAGGTACTAAAAATGATGCTGCGGTTAAGGTTGGTCAGTTCATTCAAAATCATAAGACGGCTGCAAATCTTGGTGCAATTGGAGTAGGCGCTGGTCTTACTAAACTAACTTGGGATGGTAGTCAAGCCGCCATAAAGAAAGTTGGTAAGACATTAGATCCAGGTGCATATAAATATCAAGATGCACAAGATAGAAAAGTACAATTAGCACAACAAGGACAAGTAGACCAAACAAATCAACAGTAAGATGGCAGTATACAAGTTAAAAAGAAAAAATTATACGGTCTGGGATGATACAGATAATCTCAAGCGTATGAAAGATGCTGATATTCTTGCCGAAAATAAAAAGACTAATAGTTATGCGCCCGTTGCTAAACAAGCTGCGGTAGGTGCTGCGGCCGGTCTTGGTGCTGGCGCTGTAATTGGTGCAACTAAGGGATTATTTAAGCCAGGTGTAAATGCAGCAGGAAGGCAAATGTCTAGACTATCTTCAATGGGAAAAGGACTTACTAAGTTTGGTAAGACTGGAGCATTATTAGGAGGATTAGCGGCAGGAGCAATTGCATATAATAAAGGCAGTAAGCAGGCAAAAGATAACGAATTCTATAACCAGCGGCTCGATTATGCAAAGAGACAGGCACTTAGGCGAGAAAGAAAGGATTGGAAAACTAATATGACCCAAAGGGATGGGTATTCTTATTAAACCATGATTAGATTTAAACAAGGACTTTATAGTAATGTAACTAAGTTACCTGGTAATATAAAGACTAAGGCCTCTGAATGGGTAGAAAAGAACCCAAACACAGTAAAGAATCTAAAAAATCCATTCTTAGCACTTAGCGCTACAGGTCTTGCATTAAACCTAGCTAATACATATAATAATAGGAAAAAGAGCAAGGGTGATAAAGCGATTCGGGAGAGAGAATTAGAGGCACTTAACAAATTAACTGCACAGCTCAATAAAACTAGTAATTCTGTAAAAACGCTGAATACTGGAATACAACAAGTACAACAGCCACAGCAGGTTACTCAGGCTAAACCATTGAGTAGGTACAGTAGAGTGAGAAGTATTTTAGCAAAAAATAACTAACATATTTAAAAATAATTTATTATGGCACAGAAGGAAATTAATGATGCATTGACTTCAGCAGTTCTTGATGAAGCAGGTATGATCACTGTTGCAATTAATGCAGAGGGTGACCGTAAAGCAGAGTACAATGCAGAAGACTTAGTAGGTCTTCCAGATGAGACAACCGTTAAGGGACAGGCAGCTAAGGCAAAGGCTTCTAGTCACCCTGCAAGTCCAGTACCAGGAGCAGTTCCAGGCGTTGGCGGTTAATTAAAAAAGCAATAGAACAATATGATTAAGTTTAGAGAGAAAAACTTTAGTAATTATATTGTTAATGATGCGATTAAGGGGGCAAGTATTGGTGCTAGCGCTGGTGCATTAGCTGGAGGACTTGGCATCAAGAAAGTCCCTATTTTTAAAGAGGGTAAAATGCTTGCTGGTGCAGGTGCATTAATAGGTGCAGCATTAGGAGCCCTTGTCGGAACTGCTAAACAAGTTGGTGGATACTTTAATAAGAGAGGTGCAGATGATAGGTTAATGACACCAATTATCAGAGAGCTCGGAAAAAAGTATTACCGAGAAGATCAAGATTATACTAGAGATCCAAAGAAGGCTAATCAACTTGGAACAAAAGTATGTTTAGTAATAAGTTCTGATGGTTCCGATTTTAAAATGTTAGTTAATACAGTAGATGACAATAATCTTAAAAATCTTAGTAAGAAATTAAGCAAGAATATTCCATCCGCTCAAGTATCAACTAATTTCGCAACTAACAAATATAACGAAATACAAATATCAACAGTACGAGACACTAGAAGTAACTTGAATGCAGTCCTATCAGTAGTAAAAGGGTTCATAGAAGCAGGTTATCCAGTATATCTTGTAGAGGTTGGTTAATTAATTAAATAGATTATAATTTAATGGCACAGTGGAAAGAAACTCAGGAGCCATATGTAAAGGTTCATGAGAAAATTAGAACTGCCTCAGTAAATCCAACGGCAGGTGAAAACTTAATTCTAGGTGGTGTTATTGTATCAGATGCAGGTCCTTCAGTGCCTACATTGATTACTAGCCAGGCAGAATTTATCGCTACATATTCATCACAGGATTTAACTAAGGGATATGTAGAATCACTAAATAAATTATATAAGGGAGACGATCATTCAATGGCTGAAACTATGTGGCTAAATGCGTATCGTCTTGCTGGGTCTAATAACTTACTCTTAGTCCGTGCAAGTAAGGCTAATGATATTTTCTTTGCAAAACCTCTTGTAAAAGATGATAATAGTGTATACTTGCTCAGAGACGGTCAACTACTTAAGAAGGTACCAGAGTTTAAGTTAGTAGTAGACGTAGATAAAGATAGTGCAGATCATAATTCAGATGGTTGGGCAGTATCTATTAACGGCGTAGGCGCACTTGGTAATAGAACAACGGATGAAGGCCCACAGTATGATTATTATGTACAGAATCTTAAGGAACTTGTATCATATCTAAACGACACATCTATCTTCTTTAGTCCATCATATACACTTTATGAGGATGAGAAGGCAGAAGTAGTTGCAAGTGATCCAAGTGATGCAGTAAGTGTTGTATTCCATGAGGTTTATGTTGGTGTTGAGGTCCTAGATAAGTCCGATAAACGTGGCGTGGATGGTCTCGCATATGTAGTAGTTTGCGAGAAAGATTGGACGCCAGAAAATCCCGGACAGAAGATTGTGGACCTGAATAGTGCAGCATTTTCTGGATTTAAGACTGCTAAGAATTATGCAGTAAATAACTATAACTCTAGCACTCCTCTTAAAGTTCGTATTCGTAGATTTAACCATGATGCAGTAATTTCAAAGGAGCTAAGTAAGGCAGATGCAGCAGAAGGTGGTAATTCTCCTTATACAGTACTAACAACAGTCTTAGATACATTTACTAAGAATGGTACTGTTTCTCCTAAGGCTGATGTACTTGCACGTGATTTTTATGAGGTAGCAGTAGTAGATCCTAGCGTAAGCAGTGAACCTGTATATTTCAATGTAGGTAATATTGCTGGTCGTGGTGATGTAACCGTAGATGAGTTGAATAAATCTCTCAAAATGGTACAACTACAACTACCTGATGATCTTAGTGACCTAGGACTTGACTATTATGGATATCTTCCTAAGTCAAAGCAGACGGGTTGGATGCCAGTTAAGAAGGATGAGCTCGAATCTGGTGACTTAGCTAAGGTGAAGGCATACGATAGCAAGCTTGACATGAAGGCAGCAACTGCAAGTGTTGGTGATGTAGCAGTAGTAGGTAAGAAGTCAGTTGATTACTATGAGTATAAGTCAACTACTACTAGAGACTGGCAGCAATATAGTCCTAGTGGTACTGAGGCAGATAGTGCACAGGAATATACAGACCTTACAACACTCAAGGCAGTAGAAGGTACAGACGGTCAGTATGCAAAACTTAATGAAAGTGGTCAGGTAACATACTATAAGTGTACAGTTACTACATCTAGTCCTACTTGGGTTAAGATGGATACTGCTGGTACTGCTAATTATGAGGAATCTTCACTTGCATCACTTAACGAGCACATTGTTAAGCCAAAAGCAGGTGATATTGCAAAAGTAGGTGTAGAGGCTGAAGGTAAGTACTTTAAGTATCAGAGCGGCATTACACTAGATAAGGCAGACCCAGAGGAACTTCATGTAAACTTGGGTATTAATCCTGAGAAGTATTCTATTCTCAATGTTAGTGACTCATATATTATGAAGGCATTTGATAGACTTGCACTCGATGAAGTTTATCAGACAGAGGGACTTGCTGATTTTGGTTGTACATCACCAGCAGTTCAGTCTTATATGGCTAACTTGGCAATCAACGAGAACTACTTCTACCCAGTTAGTACAGTTAACAGTACAAACTATCTTGCAATTGCTAACTCAGCAAACAAGTTAAGTAAGGATAGCTACAAACTTTATGTTAGTGCACCTTGGGATGTTGACTCTGGTACTGTTGGATTTAAGTTCTATGCTGCACCAAGTACTTTATATTGGGAAGCAGTTGGTAGAAATAGAGGACTTGATAGAGAGTTTGCACCAATCTTAGGACAGACAAATGGTGTTGTACAGTATCAGAAGCCAGTTGCAGAGTTTAATAAGAAGACTCGTCAATTGCTGTTAAGTAAGAAGATTAATACTGTGATGTGGAATAATCAATCACAGGCTTGGAATATGAATGATAACTATACAAAGCAGTCAGAAGATAATATTATGTCTGATGAGGCAAATAGTCGTCTTTTCATTCGCTTAAGTAAGTCATTCCCAAAAATCTTAAGACAGTTCATTGGTAGACGTATTGGTGAGACCCTGTACTCTGATATGGAATCTGCACTTGATTTCTTCTTCCGTACTGAAATCTTGTCAATGTCTTATACAGTTGATGCATACCAGATTACGATAGCAAGCATTAATAATGATGAACTTGCTAGACAGAATAAAGTTCGTGTCTTAGTAGAAGTTCGTTATCCAAGATCTCTCAAGTATGTAGAGGTTTATAATGAGGCTTACGATATGGGTATGCCATTTGAAGGAAATATTTAATAATCAATAATAGTGAGGGTAGGTATTAGTGCAATATCTTTACTTACCCTCAACTATTTAAATTATCGTGTGGCCGAATAAAATCAAACATAAAATATGGCAGATAAAACATTACTATCAGACTTAAAGAAGAAAGTATTTATTAGGTCTACACTTCTAGGAATACATAGTCTGGATGAACTACTTGGTATAAATGATTACGTTAGTGCAGATGAAGTATTGCTAGAGATATTTAAGAAAGCACTAAGGGAGTTTGAACTAACTACTCCTCTCATATGGGAAAGTACTGTCGATAGAGAGCAACTGATACCATGTGATTCAATAGGTGACGGTTACTATGAACTGAAATCTAACTTCACACTATGGCTTAAATGTCTAATACCACTAAATAGAGTTATTCTTGTGTTTAACTCAATGCCAATGTGGAGAGTAGGTGCAGGAAGTTCAGGAAATACATATGCGGGTTTTGGAGGTACATCTAGTTATCCTGGGCCTGGATCTTATCAATATGTAACAGACTATAGAAAGCCTTATGTATTTCTAGATGATGTACCACAAACAACAATATGCCTAAAAGGACTTACTAGCTATCCAATAATTCCTGACTTTACATCGAAGAAATCCTTTAGTCAAAAATCAGAAAATTCAGCAATATTCTTTCTAGATGTCGAGACTGGTGCAAGAGGTAATTTCTTTATGGATCTTTGTATGGTTCACCTACTAGATTATATCAGGCAACTTAAAGCATCACTACAATTACCAAATATGTCAGTAGATGTATTAAGTAACGTGGATGCATCTTATCAGGAACTTAGAAGTAGGTGTGACAACTATGCTATTCAGTCTGGATGGTATGGAGAATTATTACTATAAAATATATACTATGATAATACTAAGAACAAAACAGTACTCAAAGACAACAAAGTTTTTGGCTGGAGTAAAGAAAGTAGCTGATACTGGTTTGACTAATTTTAGCAACGCTGGAATTAAAACAAGGAATGCAATAAGTCAGGTTATGACTGGTAAGGCACCTAGTATGGCAGATAAAATGCTATTGAAGCCTAAGACAGCAATGCAGATAAAGAGGAATACTATAAAAGCTGTTAATAATGTAAAGAATGCACCAACTAACTATTATGTTAAGGCGCAACAAGTAGCAGCAACGCCAGTGGGAAAGGCTGTCAATAGTGGTATTAAAACTTCGATTAGGAGACCGGATTATGCAGTGACAGCTATTGCAAGTGAGGCTTCTACTCCTATTGGCATGGCTATGGGTGGTCCTGTTGGTAAAGTACTGATGGCTCCTTGGGGTACACCAGCTATGAAAGTCTTAGAAAAACATCCACTTGTACCTAAGAAACTTGCACCAAAGCTAAATAGAGTTGCTGAGAAATATGGTAAAACCAAGATGGCTGGCGCTTTAAATAGAGATACAACTACATTTGGTGATGTTTCAATGAATGCTCGTAATCTTGTTCCATTTTTATAAGATATGATTAAATTTAGAAGTAAGAAATTTTCAATTCAAGAAGGTCATTATACAGGCCCTAAGACAATGGATAAATTACCCGGAGTTTTAGAGACTGTAGGGAAAGGTGCTGGTATAGGTGCCGGTATAGGTGCAGTGACTGGAGGATTGATGGATGATAATACAGCCCTTAATGGTGCCTTGACTGGTGCTAAGTGGGGAACTATTAGTGGTATAGCGGCTAAACTACTACTAAACTATTTCCACAAGCCAATGTCAAGTATTAAGTATCAGGAAGTAGATAGAGGTATACGTAGACAATTTGGTGTATATCAAGTTGCCGGTATTGTAGTAGGTGAGAATGTGGGTAAGAGAGCTAAGATAGAAGAGAAATTTAGCTTCAACGATAGACAAGTAACCAACTACAAGATTACATTCACTATCCACGATAACCAAGTAATCATGTATACCTTCGGTCTTAGTAAGGAAGAACTTGATAAGGTTAATAAAGTACTAGATTCATACTGTAGAAAATTCTTTGGTATGGAATATGATGCTAAAGTTATTAACCTAAACGCAAATTCATACTCAGTTAATATCAAATTTACTAACTACATGTCTGTTTGTGATTTTATGATGGAACTGAGTAACTCCCTAGGCACTAAGATAAACCTACTTGATAATAATGCAATAGTAACTAATAGAATTACTGAAGCTTGTAGTGAGGAGGATAGAAACTTCTCAGATAACGAAGGTATTTCTAAGTATGATGCAGTAAAAGTATTAAGCAGTGGTCTATCTAAGGCACTTACAAATATTAAGAGTCCATTAAAGTCTATACCTGATCTCATTATGTCTAGTATGGATTTAGCAATTAGTAAGATGGGTGCAGATACATTAGGTAAACTAGGAATTGCGCCAACTAGGAAAATGTTAGGTAATGCATTCCTTCTTAATGTATTGAAGAAAAATTATTACATAGAGGGACATCATTTTTCTGAGGGTGATAATAAAGCCCCACTACAAATGTCAGTTGCATCAGGTATTTTTATGATATCTGCAGTATGTAATAGTAAAGAAGATAAGGCAATAGGTGAGGTATATAAGCATTGGAAAAACGTAATAAATAAATCCAAACTTAATAATGTATCTCTCTATACATATGCGATTAGAAGCGAGGCTGAATTTGCAACAATACTAAAGAAGATTATATCATTAGGTCTAACTCCTAATGTATTTAACAATAAATTCTAAAAGTCATGATTTGTTTTAGACCTAAGAATTTTTCAATCTTCAACTATATGATAGAAGAAATAAAGAAAAAGCTTGAGTCTAATGGTGTAGAAGATTTTGAAGTGAGTCAGAAAATACCAAAAGATTCAATAAGTATAACAGGTGATATTAAAAACATAAGGATCTATATACCTATGGACATGGAGTATAGCCAGATAAAGATAGAGGATTTTATCAGGAAATTATCTAAGTTTAATAGGTGTAGTACAAACCTAGATAGAAATATATTTGTTATGAGACTATCTGATAACTTAACTCTTCAACAGTATATCAAATTAGTAGAGTATATAATCGAAGAGGAAGGCTATTGTACGATCCTGGATAATATTTTGTAATTAGTATGGCAGAGAATATGGCATCAAGAAGTGTAGAGAGAAGTAATAAGTTTTACAAGGCTACACTTAAAACAATAAAAGCACAACTAGCTATGTTAGGTACGAAGTTTATAGTACTGAGACCTAAAGAAAACAGTAAGTGGAAGAATGTATTTGGTGGATCATATTCATCTGACAGTACACTCGAAAATGATTATGATGAGTTTACAACAACGCTCATTATTAATCAGAATGAAATGAAAGACGTATGGAATAGAAATAGGGATAGTGTAGAAGCTATTACTAATGATGGATCTCTTGAAGTAGGTGATGAATTACAGTATACCAGAGACAAGAGAACATATAGATTCAAGATAACACTAAAGCAGGGTTATAGTGAAACAGGTGATACACTATTCTCCTATACGTTGATGAGTATTATTGAAACACTAGACATGTAATACTATGGATGAGGAGATAAGAAATGAAAATAAAGTCCCTGGATCCTGTGAGCAATTTACTAAGCCAGAAGAAATTTCAGCCCTAGGTAAGTATCTTAGAAAACTTCGAACTACCTATGAAGAAAACACTAGCTTAGAAAAAGATAAAATTGGTGTCATAGGTTTCAATGGACAGCTTAAAAACGAAGTACCATTATCCGAGAGAGTAGAGAAGATAGAGTCTAATGAGAATGTAGAACTATCAAATTCTATTATTGAAGTAGGTGGTGGAGAAAAAATAGTAGATCTCAGTAAGAAAGTAAGTAAGATAGAAGGTGCGGAGGATAAAGAGCTTAGTAAGACTGTTGAGAAAATAGATGATACTAGAGAAACCCCGCTTAGTACTGAGGTCGATAAAATAAAAGATGATAATGAGAATAAACTTAGCAGTGATGTTGAGAAGATTCGCGATACTAGAGAACAATCACTTAGTACAGATGTTGAGAAAATAAATGACAGTAGAGATAATAAACTTAGTGAAATAGTAGATAAAATTAGTGATGAAAGAGTTCAGACACTTAGTAGCTTAGTCGAGAAGATTGGTGAGGGTAGTAAAAATCTAGAACTTAGTAGAAATACAGAAAGATTAATAGATTCAAGTAGTTTAGTAAATTCAAGTACGGCACTAAGTAAGAATCTAGAGAAAATATTAGGTGTAAAGAATAAGAAAAATATAAGCCTAAGTAAAGAGGTTAGCAAGGTTAATAAGAATGTTCATAAAGAGGCTGTATTAAGTGATGAAGTAAGTAGGATAGGAGCAAAAGAGACAGACTTACAACTTGGGAAAGAGGTAAGTAAGATAAAAAATGATGCAGAATATCCACTTAGTGAAAAAATAAGTAAGATCGAAGGCATTCATGATCAGTCTGAATTAAGTAAGACAGTAGAAGAAATAAGTAATAATAAAGAGGCTCAACTAACAAAAGATGTAAGTAGGTTGAGTATAAATGCAGAACAGAATAAGCTTAGTACAAAAGTAAGTAAGGTAGAAAAAGTTGATAAAGATCAAAACTTAAGTAGTAAAGTAAGTAAGATAGAGGGAAATAAAAAAAGTCAAAAGCTTAGTAATAAAGTTAGCAAGATAGAAGGTAAGAAAGTATCTCCTAATCTCAGTGATGAAGTTAGCAAGATAGAAGGTAATAAGAAAAACCTTGAACTAAGTAAGAAGGTTAGCAATGTTAGTGATAATAATACTAATCCAGTCCTTAGTAAAAAAGTTAGTACTATAGAGGGATCTAATAAAACACTGGAACTTAGCAGCGATGTTAGTAAAGTTGGTGTTGTGGAGAATGATCCAGTACTGAGCAAAAAAGTTAGTAAGATAGAGAAGGCTGACCATGAATACCCACTTAGTAAGAAAGTAAGTAAACTAGATAATATAAATAAAAGTCCAAGTCTTAGTGAAAAAGTTAGTAAGATAGACGATGATCGAGACTACCCACTCAGTGAGATAGTTGATAAGATCAGCGATAAAAGGGATAATCAACTAAGTACTAAGATTAACAAGATAGAAGATAATAGAGAAGAACTAGAACTTAGTAAGATAGTAGGTAAAGTAGGGAGTGATAAATCTACTGACCAGCATGCACAATTTAACCCAGATGCAGATAACCTATATGATTCAGTACTAGCAGTAAATGATAATCAAGGTGGAACTGCAGAAGAGCTTAGTAGTTATGTTGGTAAGGTAGAACACACTAAGGAATTATCAGAACTAAGTGATAAAAGATCTGACCTAAACATTGATACTAGTGACTTAGAACTTAGCAAGACAGTAAGTAAGGTTGAGATAGGAGATAAAGAGGTTGAGCTTAGTAAGAAAGTTAGTAAGCCAGGAAGTAAAGATGTTGGGGTTGACGTACTAATTAACAAGATACGTGACTACAAAGACCTAAATAAGTACTATCAAAATCTCTTACATTATCTACAAAATAAAACAACAAATAAAGGTTGGGCAGCTAAGATATCTTCCCTAATGTCAACTTATTTGGGAGGTAGTGAATTAAGTCAGGAGAGAATAGAAGCTTTTGAAACAGCACTATACAAAGAAGCAATGATGGATAGTCCAACCATAAGACTACGAGCAAAAATGCCTAAGTCTGACGCATCCAACGCTGGAAAATATCTACGACTTAAAGTTGAGACTGTTCTAGGTAGAGGATGGGGAAAAGGACTAGGACAAAAAGCCAGAGCGGTTCTCTTAGATGAGGTACTAGCGATGGAAGTAATGAGTAGAGATAATAGTGAAAAGCGAGCAAAAGCAAATCGTGATAGACTTCCTGGTAAACCAAGCTTTGCAGTAGACGCTATTAGGGGAGGGGCCAGTGAAGGGGTCCGAGGTGCACTTAAAAGAGTCAAAGATAAAGCAACTGGATTAATACATGGTGAAAGCGTAGAGACGAAGTATCCGATTAACCGACCACTTACTAGGCAAGAACAATTTGAAGCAGGAATAGATGTAGGTTGGGACTATCAATCATGGACTAAGGCAAACTCTAAGGGTGAAACTCTTAAAGGTATGTCTATAAAAAAAGTAGTAAGTAAGTTAGTAGATGCTGCAATGGGTGATGTTGACTCTAGCCCAGCAAATTATCAGTTCAATGAAAATTATATAGGTCATGGCGCATTTCAGGGAATGAATACAACGCTCGAAGATCTATGTAACATATCAAATGCAAATAGTATAAAGACTGTTCAAGACTTATTTGATGCATTTGAGAGAAGTCCTTACATAACAACAGCTGGAAAGGTAGTAGGCGGAAAGAGTAATCCACTTAACATAATGACACTAGATACTAATGCATTCTGGGAAATAATACTAGAACCATTCGTTAGTCTATCTGATAATGGTGGAAAATCATTCTTACCACCAATAGAAGAAATTAACCTATGGAACAAACTAGATCATGGTGTTATGACTGCCTATAATAGATGGCTTCCGATTACATCTTTTGAAATGCAGAAGTCTAAATTAACTACTAAAACAGCTGGGTTATATGATGGTGAAATTAGCTTTCCTACGTCTATTGAATTTAGTAATGAATTCAGATTAACATTTGCAGATGATCAATTTAAATCCTTTAGAACATACTTTGAGAGGTGTATGGAAGTCTCAATATTTAACAGTGAGGCCCATGACTTTACAGATTATGGACAAGATGGGTTTAATAACTATGTAGGGTATATAAAGCCATATGATAAGATCACGTCTGTAGATAAAAAATACACATGTATAGCACCTTATAAGAATGTAACCTTTAAGTGTACTGTATATTGTATGACACCGCAGAAGAGCACTATCAATAAGTACGAACTTCTCTTAACATTAAAGGATTTTATTGAGGAGAGAATGGGTGATATTGATTCAGGTGGAAATGACTTAACAGTTGCTTTTAGTATAGTGGGTGAAAATCCAGGGCATGGAAATTCAATAACATTAGATCCTAGAAAAATGACTAGTGTTGTACAAAATGTCGGTAAAGCAAATATGTTGAGTAGACCTGTTAAAATAGATCCTAAGAAAGTAAAAATAATTGGATAAAGAATGTACTTAGAATTAGGAAAAACAAAAATAAACTATCAATCACAGGGTAGTCGTGAGGATTCAATTATACTAGCTGAAGTAGTTGACTCTGACATGTCTTTTGAAAAACCTGTCTTTGTTAGGTCAGCTAATGAATTAATCCTATGGTTTGGTACTGAATTTAAAGACTTTGATTACCTAAAAGAACTAGTATCATCTGGAAACACTCTATACTTATTTAGACCTATTATTGATGAGGATATAGTAGGTGGTAGTAATTATATCGACTATAGTAACTACCTAGACGATAAGGATGAGTTTTTTATAAATAATCTTCCAGATGAGGGAGTTCCAGGTAAAATATATAAAAGAGTTAGTGTAGAAGGAAAGGGAAAGTTTAAAGACATACCTAGGAATTATACATTTGATAAGTTAATTTGGTTAGATAATCTAGGCGGCTGGATAGACATAAGTGAGCTGCCACAGAATCTAGAAATGCCAAAAACAGCTTCGTATAATAACAGGGACACTCTAAGACTTTGTTATACTGATTCAAACTTCTCATACTGTTATCCTACATTTGGGGAGAACTTGGACGACAGTAAAACTATAATTCTTCCAGGGATTCTAGAGTCAATAGAGTCAGAAAGTTTTTATAATAGTGAAGTAGTAAGGGGAACATATACGCTCGCCTTTAAGTTAGATTATAAGAACGCTAGATTAAAGTCAGGGTCATATATAATACTCCCTAGGTCTAGTCAACAGGTACTCTACTACTTTGGGGAGATTTCAACAGAGCCAGGTAATGAATATTATCAAGAAGCAGAAAGATTTACTAGTATACAAGATTTAATAAATAAACTTAGTGATTCCGGATATCGTTTAGTTGATAATATACTATACTGTCCAGAGTGTGTACATATAACAGGACTTTGTAATATTGAAGGGTTTAACATTATACCTGCAGACGATATAAACAAAAAAATACTAGAAAAACTAACAAAGAGCGATACTAGAATTGAGTTTTGGTCTAGAACTATTGGAAATGGTGGTATTGGTGGAGACATTAATGTAAAAATAGAATTTGCTGAAGGTGGAGATAACCCATACTACTACAAAGTAACTATTGAAAGGTTTGACATTGTAGAGGTCTTTTTTGGATACACCTTAACAACAGAACTAGATAATAGGATAGATAGTATTATTAACAGAGAGTCTAAAATAGTTTACTGTAAGATGCAAGAAACTTATATGGCTAACTGGGAGAATACAAAAACTGGCAGGGTAATAAGGAAGGAAATAGAATATAACAATCAAGCAAATAGTATTGGAGATTATTTTATATCTAACCTAAGAGATCCAGGAATACCTACAGGAAACTGGGCTCTAAAGGGATCTACTAAAGAAATCAACCCTTCATATAGAAAAGGACTAGAATTATTACTAAAATATTCTGATACTACATATATAGATTTTCTTATGATATCAAACCCAGATGTTTTTGTGGTAGATAATAAGTATGAAGATATGTGGAAGTGGCTATTAGAGTTATTGGTAAATTCTAATAGTCAAGCGCTTGTAGAATGTAGTGAGAGTAATTATTCATTCAATTACAGAGAAGATAGGAAAAATTACTTAATCTACTTCTATGGGAATATGCAGAATGGTATAGGAATATATAGACCTGGATATTATACATTTCTGAAGGGTCTTCTTAATGGAATATACTCATTTACTGGAAACGATATTATATATACTAGCCCTATAGAGAGAAATGTAATGTATACTAGTAGTGACCTAAAGAGAGACTTAGTACTCAGTAAGGCTAATTATATGATTGATAATGGACAGTACTATTATTTCCCAAAATATTTTGATGGAGATAATTATATTACTTCTGGATTGATGAGATTCTGTTTAGGTAAGGTACAAAGAGAATTAGAGAAATATAAATGGACTTACCTATCTCTCCCTACTACTGGATCAATTAAAAAGGTAATAGAGGGAATATTAGATAAAGTACAATCAAAATATTCAATTATTCGCTCACTACTAATCAAAGAATTTAATATAGACCAAAGAAAAGGAGAACTAAGTCTAAAAATAGAAACTAAGATAAGTGACTTAGTAAAAAATATAGTAGACTTAGATATAACTATAAACTATAATAAACCAATATAAATTTTAATAACATGGCAACAGTTACAGATCTTGTAAGAGGTAGTCAACTAAGAGCAAAATTTATTGACTATACCTCAACCTACCGTGATAACAATAAGGAGTTCTTACGTGGTGATATGTGGGAGTTTAAAGTACTCTCAGCTCCTAAGATTGTTTATTACCCAGGTGATGACATTATCAATGCACGCCTTAATAGTGTTCAGGTAGGCGTTGATACTAGTGTTACTGGTATTGAGAAGCGTATGCGTGGTGGTTATGCAATTTATCAGCAGACTAACCAAACAACGTCAGGTAACCTTACATTGTCATTTGTTGATAGAGAGGATCAGGCAATTACATACTTCCTTGATGACTGGAGACAGAAAATTTCTGATCGTGAGACAAAGTACTCATTCCGTAAGGATGATGTAGTTATGGATTGCAAGCTTTTTATTACAAATGCGCAAAGACTTGATGTTCGTGAGCTTACTTTCTATAACGTAATTATTCAGGACGCAGGTATTGATAATAATGGTCAGGCTGAGGCAGAAAGTGATCGCTCAGATGTAACACTATCAGCTAAGTTTGAACACTATTCATTAGAGTTTAAGAATCTCTAATAATTATTATGGAAGGGGGGATGATCATATTTAGTTTCATCTCTCTTTCTAAATCTAAAGCACTAAATAAATTAAGATGATAGAATATAGAGTAAAACAATTTAGTGATAATGACAAGGACCTTTTTATATCATACTTAAATAGAGTAGAGGCTTGGAAGATCAGATGTAAAAACCTTCATTGGGCAGCAGAGCATAAGGATATTCATGAGTACTTAGATGACCTATATGAGGACTTAATCAGCTATCAAGATAAAATTGCTGAGACTTATATGGGGATCTTAGGCAGTATGGGCCCTCTTGATATCAACCCGGAATTTTGTGATAAGTCAGAACCGTTAGAATTACTTGAAGATATAATAAACAAAACTGCTGTTGAATTTTATCACAATATTCCAGAAGATGTAGTATTTAAAGGTATATCTAGTGAGGTAGAATCAATGCTGCAAAAACTAGAAAACTACAAGTACTTATTTAATCTCTGTAAATAAAAAGATATGATAATAAAAAGAAAATCATTCTCAAAAAGTAAATACGCAGAAACAGCAACACAAGCTAGAGATCGTGAAACAACTGCAGCTAAGAGCGTTGCAGGTTTAGGTCTCTTAGGTGCTGGAATAGCTGCAAAAGAATCACTCAAAGCAGGTTCCAGAAAACTAACAGGTAAATACACAAGTGCCATTACTAAAGATATGGCAACTAGAGCCAAAGCAGATAGGGTTATCTCCCAGATTAGAAGTAGGGGTGTGAGACCTGAAGATGTAGCAGCTGCAGATAAGTTTATAAACGAGACTATAAATAATAGACTAATTCACAATAGTTTTGCAACTAATAAACTTGCAGCTAATGGTTCTAAGAAGATCTTTAAGGCTGTGGGAAGAAATGCTGCAAAAGGTGCTGCAATAGGTGGTATCATCGGTGCAGGCTTATATGGACTTAATAGGAAGAACCTGATTAAGCAAAACAAAGAGAAGAATAGACGTCTTGCTATGAGAAGAGAAAGATTAGCAAGGAAACAGAAAGAGAGTTAAGTAGATGTTAACAGATGATAAAGTAACAGCTCTTAGTAAGTTAGCGGACGTTTGGGATAAATTCTTAAACTCTATCAGTAAAGTTAGTTGGTTGGCTATTCTAAAGTTAATAGTCTTCATTATTCTGTTAATGGCGGTAATTAGTTTCTATGTAACTCTTAATGATGAGAATACTAGAAAGATACTGTCTAGAACTATTACAGAAGATCGTAATAGTCTAAATGAGCACGATAATGACGTATATGACTTAACTGATGACGTAGAAACTAGTGTCAACGATGAAATTGAAAAACTAAGACTATCACTGAATGCTGATAGAGTAGTAGTTAGCATTTTTCATGATAACTTAAAAACAACGACTGGATTACACTTTAGATTCTTTAGTGAGTGTTATGAGAAGGTTTGTTATGATCGTGGTATTCCTGAAATTGCACAGAACTATCAAGGCGTAAGAACTAGTCTACACCCTATGGTTACTTATCTCAGTAGGCATAAGATGGTAATTGCTAACGTAGACGAAATGGAGAAAATAGATAAAAGATACGCTCATGCTATGATGGTTGAGGACAGTTATTTATCAGGTCTCTATTTCTTACGTAGTGAAAGTGGTAAGGAAATTGGTATACTAGTCGTTAGTTGGACAGTAGATAATAAGAAATTAGTACCAAGTAGAAGCTCAATAGAACAAAATCTTACTAAGTATGGTATTAAATTAGAGTCACTTCTAGATTTGAGCTATTACAAAGATAAAGGCGAATTGAAGAGTGAGGATGGGAAAGCTAAAGTGGAAGACTTGGATGAGTAAGCCCTTAGTTTCCTTATATGTGAAAGAGTGTGATTATTAACTTTTTATGGTTAGACCACAAAACATTACTTGGGCTATAGGATCATCCAAGAATGAGTATTAGTACTGATACTTAGGTCTGTGAAAATTATTCCCCCTGATTAGTATTAATCACCTCTTTAAAATTTAAACAACATAACAGCTATGATACAGTTCATAGTTGTTTTTCTTTTCATAATTAAATCCGAAAAAGTATGGAAATAAATGTATCCCTCTTACCTAGTGGAGGTTATGGTTATAGCTTTCCTAGCGTTAGAATTAAACCTTACAACTTCTTAGAGATTTGTAATTATATTGGGGAAGTACCGAGTGATGATCCACTGGGTAAGTATTATTTTGATGTTCATGAGTTGATAAAAGATGACCCAAATATTAAGGATTGTTATATCATGGACATAGATTTTTTAATATTCTATAAAAAACTTTGTACTGTTAGTGAGGATCTTAGTTACCATGTAGAAGTTAAGTGTCCTGATTGTGGTAGAACAATTAGTAAGAGCATTGACTTCAACAAGGACATTCATTTTAAACAGATAGACGAGAAAGTAATGAATGGTGCTAAGATTGAGCTTGGTGGACATGAATATGAAACTATCGTGCCAACTTGGAATGATTTTATGAAGGTATTTAAGCTATATCTTAAGTTTAGAAAGATAACTGACCTTAAGATGATTAAAACAATAGCCTTAATAAAAGATTTTGACTTACAAGGTAATCAAGTAGAGCAAGATGTACTAGGGGCAAAACATTCAGATATTACAATGTTAATGGCACTTAGAGAGCTTTATTATGATAGATTAGAGCCCGTCCAGGTGTATTGCCCAGATTGTAATAAGGGTAAGAAACCAGAGGAAAGGAGGGGTGTGGCAGTAAGTGTTGATTCGCTTATTGTCGATTTCTTTCGAGACATCTATGTCAATTGCCCGATTGATGGAACTAAAATTCTATTTAAATAAATTTCTAAAGGTTGATAATATTGAGTACTATGGACTTGGTGCTCTATTTAAACTTAGAGATACGTATGATAAATTTATAGAAACATCAAAAGGAACTGACCCAGATTTCCCACTTATTGATTTTGGAGATAAAGGTCAGACAATACAAGGTGTCAATAAGGTACAGGCAGAAAATAAACTAGGTGATGAGGAAAATGATAGTGGCAGTGAAAAACCAGAAACAACCACTACAGAAATTCTTAACTTATCTAGATAATATAAGAGAAAATAATGGCAGCAAGTGATAAAGATTTAGAGAAAAGAACTAGAGAACTTGCAGGAAGGCAGGGAGGAGACCTTTCAGATTATCAGGCAATAGGTAATCAGATTCAGGCAATACAAGACCAGAGAAAACAAAATCTCGCCCTTGAACGTGCTGCAATGGATCAAGAGGAACAATCTAACTCAATGATGCTGCAAGCGGGTGAAATAGCTAGTATGGCAGGATCTCAAGACATGCAAGTAAATCCACAAACGCAACAACTACTTGGGAAATATGGACTAGGACAACCAAAAGTACAAAGAACCCAAGGTAGAAGTGTAAAGGTAACTCCAAATAATATAGTAATTAATAATAACTATAATACAACGACTACCAATAACGTTGCCGGTGGCTCTATGGGTTCTGCACCTAGACAAGCAGATCCTGGACAGAGTAAATTTAAAACATGGGTAAGTAATGCATTCGCTGCCCAGAAAGAACAAAGCTTACGTAGGAGTAGAGATTTCGATAGACGTGAGTGGAGTTTAACCAAGAGTGCAAATAAGATGCTAAGAAAAATGGAGAGTGTCGGAAAAGAAATGATGACGACATTTAATCCAAAAGAAATAGGTAACTCAGTAGGTGGACAGTTTAAAACACTTCTCATGCTATTTGGTGTTACCTTCTTAGCAAAACACTGGACCAAGGTACTAAAGGCTATTACTTGGGTCGGTGAAAAAATAAAAGGAGGGCTAGATTACTTCGGAGTTGGTGTAGATGGTAACTCACTTGCACGAATGGGGAAAGGATTTAGAGCCGACTTCATTAGTTTCTTTGGCGGTGATGTAAGAAGAGGTGATACAGTAGGAACGGCACTTATGAGAGTAGGTAAAGATCTTATTGACTACCTTAAGATGAAACTAGACCATGGATTTGAGGAACGAGGTGCAGCTATGAAGGCAATTAAGTTCCCAGATATTGACTTAAGTAATATTGGTCTAACCCTGTCTAGTATGGCCGGGTATCTTGGTAATATACTCACTGCAATGGTTGACCCGAAGAAGGGAATACAGAATGCGCTAAAGACTAATATAAACACACAGGGTATAAAAAGTTCCAATGCAGCGATGCAGAGGGACGCATACAATGAATATACAACCTTAGGAAAAAATACGGATGCTGGTGATCTTGCTGCCTTAGTTGCAAATGGTAATGGACAGAAGAAATACAGCTTAATGAAAAATGCCATTGATAGCAGTGGAAATCTTACCAACTCTGTATCCGGCCAAATATCACAGGGTAGAGATATTATGGGTGCTTATAGAGATGCAGCATCAACAGGTAGAATAGATGTAGCCAGAGTAGCATCAGGTTTTTCTAGAATGGAAGACTATGCATCAAAGAATGGCGGAGTTACTGTAGATGGAGATTTCATTAAGCAGATGTTCGGTAGTGATGCAGAGAGACTCATTAGGTCTGGTATGATCTCTACTGTCAGAATGAAGGCAATCCGTGTACCAAAGACAGAGGATGATTATGCAGGTGAGAATGCTAGAAGTTTTGGTGGCGCTGCAACTCAAATGGCAATTACAGATGGAATCGTAGATGCAACCGGAATTAAAGGAACGGCTGGATTTATGGCTAAGTCAGTCGCTAATTCGGGTGTTACTAAGATAAATAACCCACTTCTTAATCTAGCCGTAAATAACCCAGCGAGAGCTATATTTGGTAATACAGGTACACTTGGTTACTTTAACGGAGAGGTCACCAACGCTATTAATAGAATGACTGCTAATGGATATAAGTATAAACTAGTACCTTATGACGATCCACATCAAGGAGTAGGTTTCTATAACTTATATAGTCTATCACCAGACGCAATCAGATTCTTAGCAAATAAGCTTTATAGGGTTAAATCATTCAAAGATCAAAGTATTAATGCACTCAGACACATACAGAGTTCTCTATTAAACAGAGCAGGTGGAGCAAGCGCAGCTGTTTCAAAATGGACTAGATCTGGGAGAGACCCTAAGAAGATGTTTGATGTGGATGTCAATGAATATAGTAGGGAATTCCAGGAATTTGAGAACCTACATAATTCTAACTTATCTGAAGAAAATGCATTCTGGGCAAACTCCTCTATGGGTGCCATTGAGAATAATGCTAAGAGATTAGGTAATGGTATTGTAGATGGAATCAATGCCGGTATTGGATATGCTAACAAGGGATTCAACATGATAGGTGGATTCGTTGGCGGCCTAACTACAAACCAACATGATAGTGCTGGTGCAAGATGGGGAACAATGCCAGGTAGAACTGATACTAGATATGGAAAAGCAAGACCATTCTATGTGGCGGATGCATGTAGAACACTTGAAAGGAATGTAAGACCTAGTTCATCATCTAGTTGTGCAAGGTATGTCAGAGTAGCAATTGAAGCTGGTCTACATTTACAGTCGGGTAGCTTAATGAGTGTGCTGGGTAATGCAAGAGATTATTCAAGAACACTAGGTAAAGTCGGTTTTGCACCAGTTGATTGGCAGAATTGGAGTCCACAACCTGGAGATATTCTAGCACAACAAGAAATGCCGGGTCATGCATATGGTCATGTCAGTATGTTCTCTGGTAGATTATGGATGTCTGACTACCTACAGAAAAATATGTGGGGAGGTATTAACACAGGATACCATAGAAGAAAACAGGGAATTATCTTCAGACATATTAATAGAGTAGGCGTTAATGGTGAACCACTAGGAGATACTGACTCTGGAAACTATGGATCAGGCGCTTCTCCTTATCTTGGTAGTAACTATAACGATGGGCCTAATACTTTCGGAGGCTTCGGTAGTGGTGGATATAATGACCATATTGGAGGAGTCTATGGAGGCGGCGGAGGATATTCTGGCGGAGGTAGTTCTTTCTTTGGTGGAGGGGGTAGCTTTGGAGGAAGTTTCAGTGCACCACCTTCATATGGATTTAGTTCGCCAGTGACTGTATCCGCCGGAAACCTTAAAGCAGATAGAGCTAGTTTCTGGAGAGATCACAAAGCTAAGTGGTATAGTGTCCTAAAGCAGAGAGGGCTAAACGAAGAAGACGCTAATAGATTATCAAGCTTCTTTACTGCACAAGATGGATATGAGTCTGCAGGTGGTACAAGTTCTGCCGCTAGAAACCAGAATAATTTTGGTGGTATGCAGAGAGGTGGTAAGAATATCACCTATGGATCTGTACAAGACTATATGAATGCTAAGCTCAATATGTTCCTCAGTAAATTTAGAGGTTCATTAGCAGCTAGAGATTTTGGTACATTTATTATGAGTCTTGGTAGAACGCCCCTTAACCAACAACTTAATAATAATGGTGGACAGATCTACTATGAGGCTGATCCATATACATACTTAAAAGGGGCCGCTAGTTACTTAGGAGATTCAAGTTCAGTATCTTTTGACCCTAATGCAGCTGGTGGAAATGTAGGTGGATTTGATGTAAGTGGTATAACTGGTTCAATTGGTGCTGCATGGGATAGTGCATCGACAAGCGGATTTATACCTACAATTGATCATCCATTTAATCCTAAGTCAGATGCAGAACTTGCAAAGGAGAAAAAATTACTTAACTTAAAAGGTGAAGCAAGTAGACTCTGGAAGAAAAATCGACAATATCTAAATGAAAGAGGTGTCAAAGATTATAGAGCCTTTGAAAGATATTGGGTAGGTCTTGATGATAAAGGTAGGAAAGACTCATATGAAAGAGTTGGTATGTGGGGAGAAGCAAATGCATACAAACTACAACGAATGAGGGAGCTACAAGGGCTTACACTAGATGACCTAAGAGGAAGTTTGTATATTAACGGTAAAATGCTCGGTAGTAGTCATGATGGAGTAATTAGGTCTATTACTAAAGATCTGTTAGGTGATGGTGGAAATAAAAGCCTTAGAGATATTTATTCTGCAGCAAGAGAAGGAAACTTTGACGATGTTAGGAGTTATTTTGAAGGACAGGCAGGTAGAAAGCTAAGCACTAGAGAATTGAGTGATGTAAAATCTTGGTTCAATAGTGTATACTTCAAGAAAACATACAATAAGAGTAATAATAGACTAAAAAGCTTACAAGAAAGACTTAATAGAGAAACTGATCCAAATAAGAGGGCTATACTTCAGAGACAGATAGAAATAGAAGCAGCAAAGATGAGAACACTTCTGGGATCTAGTGTTAGTAATATGTCTGATAATTCTAAGGTGGGTGACTCGAAACATAGAGGACTTGCATATAGATCTAGATTAAATAAGTCATTAGAAACTTATGTTAATTTTGATATGGAGATGCAAGGTATAAAGACTCAGAAAGAACAAACCATTGCTAAGTATAAGAAGCTAATTAAAGAGGCAATGGATAGCGGACAGTTCACACTAGCTAAGAAACTCGGAGTAGAACAACAGAAAAGTCTTGAGAAGCTAGATAAGAACTTTAAAGATGTTGAGGCAAAGAAAATAAAGTACATGAAAACTGCAAATAAACAGATTCAAAGAGCTGTTGCAGTATATGAGAAAAATAAAGGTGTACTTGATAAGGTATCTAAAGACTCTAATAAAAACTTTAAAGCTTTCTCTAATACATCAATGTCACTTGGAGAAAAGATAGTAAATTGGTGGCGAGGATTATTCAATGACGCTAACGAAGCAGGGAACAAAATAAAGCATATGAAACTTGATCCTAATGCTAAGAGTCCATTTACTAACCTCGTAGATCAAATCATCAAAAGACAAAAACAAGCTGGTGCGGATATTCTTTATAATATGGGATTATCTGGTAACGTAAGTGGTATTCCTATGAGGCCAACAACTACAGTATTAACAGAAGCCCAGAAGAGAGAGTTTGTTAAGACAGGTAAGTTACCACGAAATGCAAGAGATGCTAGAAAGAATACCGGTGCTGGTATGTTAGGTAGAGAAAAGACAGGTTTCAACTTTATGACTGGTAGATGGGGTCCTCACTTTGGTCAACATGCAACAGGTGGATTTACTAGGGTTGGTGATACAGGACAGGCAGTTGGTTATGTACATGAAGGTGAATGGATCGCCCCTAAGAAAATGGTAGATTCAAATAGAGATCTTTTCCGTGTACTTGATCAGGAGAGAATATCAACTCTCGCTGGTAGAACAAGTAGGGCTAATGTAAATAGAAATGCAGTATCTGGAAGAACAGCGAATGAGTATGATAAGATCTCTGCAGCTGCTAATAAGGTATCCTCTGCTTACATATCAGAATTAGTAGAGAAGCAGAGCCTGACTAATCAACTACTCACTAAGATTGCAGGTAATACAGCACCAAAGAAAAGCACAGTAAAAACTCAAGGATGGACTAAATAATGAAACATAATAATAACAAGACTGGAGAACTTAGTGGATTTTATTATGATCTCCAACTTAGTAACCCTATGTTGTCTGTTGGTCTATACCCTAATACCTGGGAAGATCCTAATAAACCTAAGGATGACGAAGGTGTTAAAAATTGGGTTGAATTCCCAGCAGAACTACAAGAGGAAGATTCTAAGACTATTATACTAGATGAGAAGAACAGTGCGGTGAAATATCCGTACTGTAAACTTCCACTATGTAGATCTATTATTAACCAGGATTTTCAAGTATCTGTTACAAATGAATGGACTGGTTTTGGTGGAGATGAGATTGGATCACTCTGGAATTCAATGCGTCCTAAGGCACCCTATGCTAAAATCTTCGCAGAGGCATTACAAGATATAGCAGGTAAGTCAGCACAATTTGCAACTGAAGGAGCAGCAGCAGGTGATAATGTAGCGGCAACAGTTGGTAAGATAGCTGAGATTATATCAAAAGCTGGAGCAGGTGGTTATGCAGCACAAGCAAAATATCTATCTAGAGCGCTCGATGTAAAGGGTACTAGATTTACATACTACACAGGAACAGGTACAGACTTTGGTAGTAACTTTGGAATGAAATTTACAGTCTTTCCAACTATTAATAGGTACGATACACTTATTAATAGACATGGTGCTAATAGAGATAAACAATACTTAACTGTTACTGACCAAATAATAGGGCTCTTACCTTATGCAGTAGGTGATTATGTACCAGTCAAATTTAAAGCACTAGGACAAGATGTAGAGGATTTTGTTAGTACCGTTATGGCTTGGCAAACTCCTCCCGCCGGGGCGCTCCCCCCGGCGCCCACCGCCCCCCCCATTCAGAAAGGTACATTAAAACTTAGAATCGGACCTTACTATGCAATTGAAAACCTAGTAATCAGTAATATCAGTATCAATGAAAGCAAGGAAATGGTAAAAGATCCTTTCGGTAGTGGTAAGATCTCTCCATTATTTGCTGAAGTTAACATCATGCTACGTCCGGCCTCTAAATATTCGGCGGTATCACTAGAAAGATTTATTAGTGGTAGAGCTAGCGCAGGATATCTTAGTCAGTCTGCAGATGGTAGAGATGGTGGTATACTGAATGAAATGAAACGATCACTAGACAAGGTAAAGGCATCAAATAAAAATAGACTACCAAATGTATAAGAAATCAAGTAGAATTGAAAGTACTAAGCAGGATCTAAAAAACTATATCGAGGGGTATGATGTATTTAACTCCATACTCCTAGATAAGCTTAAAGAATTCGAAGCAGAAAAAGAGCCATATATTATAAAGACTCACGAATTTAGACCAGACCTAATTGCAAAGGATATTTATGGAGATACTAAGTATACAGGACTCCTAATACTCACTTGTGCAGTTGGTTTAGAGTCTTATACAAAAGGAACAGTCTTAAATATATATCCAAAAACTGTAATCGATAACCTGCTTGGTAGTATGTAAAGTATAAGAAGAATGAAATATAAAAATTCATATAAGACTAGTGTTGATTTTCAGCCCTGGTTTAATTCAGGTTATCGTTTTCAATCACTCCACTTATATGAAGAACTTGGTGGAGAACTAGCGAGAGGTGAAATGAGACTTGAGGTTGCGGGGAAGTCTGAATCATTGAAACTAATAACAGAACAATACACAGGTACTATCACCCTAGAACAAGAAGGGGGACTTATCTATAATATTCCCGTGTTTATTACTAACAGATGGCATGAGAAGAACTACCTAGACATTGAGTTTGTATGCGTGGGAGACCAAAAATTCTTCGACGAAAAACATACCTCAGTCTGGGATAGTATTGAGGATTCCATAAGAGGCGTATATCCTGGAAAAGTTGATCTGAGATGTGATACTGACTTACAAGCAAAAAACTTAAAGCTCTACCAAAACCATGAGACAGATCAAAATTTCTTAAAGCGAATATGTCTGGGGTATAAGAGAAACAGTATCTTTGTGTTTGGACTAGAAGGACTCATGATAAAAGAAACTATGGGACTCTCTGATTCATATGGAAACCGGGAACCTAAACTCATAATACACGCAGACTCAGACTTCACACAAGAAACACCATTTAGTAAGAAATATCAACCAACACTCTATAGTAAGGTTAAAAATATCTGGGAAGAAAAATATAAGGACGTAATGCCAGTAAATCCCAGAGTCTTACAGAAATATGGAACACTGAGTATAGTACACAAAGACTACTACCAGATGAGTGAAAACCTAAACTATAACACATCCTACATCTACTCTGACATGTTTCAAGAAATAATAATTACACACCGACAAGTACCTAAGTTTAAAATAGGTGATGTGGTGGAGTATACAAGAGATTCAAAGACAACAGTAGATTCTAAGATGTGGCCTTTCAAGTATTACCTAGTTAAGTCAAATGAATTCTTTATCGCCATTGATGATTCAGATTATGTGGCAGATGACGGATACCATACAAAGTGGACAACAAAACTAGTAGGACTTGAAGAAGACGGTAAGATCGCATTAGGTAGTGAACAAAATCCAACTAAAAATGATAATACTAAGAAATAAAAACTTTGCTCTTCCAGACTCTAGAAAAGGTATTGGTTGGGTAAATGATAAAAACGGTAAACTTGATTCTGAAAAGTATTTTAAAGCTGCGAGAGATGCGGCTGATAAAGCAGAGGCGAGAGGACTTAGTAATGAAGAGATAACTAAGAAAGCAAAAAGAGCTGCTGGTATGAGTGCACTAAAAGATAATGCAAGAAAGCCGCTTATTGATGCAGCTAAGTATGGTGGCCTTGCTTATCTCGGCGCAAAATTAGCACCTAGAGCAATTATTGACTTAAGTGCAACTACTGGCGCCGATAGATTAGGCCAAGTAGGTAAGCTGCTAAGAGATACAAAAGCCGGTAGGAAAGTAGTGGCTAATGCAATGGAATATGCACCAACACTTAATAAACATGCTGGTAAAATTGGACTAGCGGCAGCAATGGTAGGAGCAGGAATACACTATCCAAGAGTCTCTAAGAAGGTTAAGAGTGCTGCCTTAGGTGCTGAGATAAATACAGTAGATAGAATCAAGAAAAGAAATAATAAGAAGAAGTAATGGAATATAGTATAGGAACAATTACAAAAATACTTGACCCAGACCTTTATACAGTAGAAGTAGATATCCCTGGACGTAATCAAGAACTACGTGCATTTCCAAAGAGAGGGGAAGTAGATGAGCCAAGAGTAGGTGATGTGGTGGTATTACTTGAATTGGATCCTACATATAAATCCTACTACCTCTACGAAAAACTAAAGGAGAATAATTTCATTGGTATAAGGTCAAGGGGAAAGATGATTAAGATGACAGAGTCTGAACTAACTATCGGAATCTTTGACCCTGCCAGTGAATATAATGATAAACAAGAAAAAGATACTACACCTAAACCGACAAGCTGGATAAAGATAGATAAGTCTGGAAATATCAACATTAAGACTGATGGAAAACTTGGACTAACAATTGAAGGCAGTGCAGAGGTAGAATGTAAGGGTAATGCAGTAATCAAAGCGCCGAGTGTAAAAATAACGGGCGGAAAATTAGAAACGAAGGGAACAGCAGGAACAGATATGAGTGGACCCTTTAACTGCATACCAACATGTCCATTCACCGGTGCACCACATTCAGGAAGTATCGTAAGTGGAACGTAAGGCATGATAATCTTAAGAACAAAATCCTACGCCCTGCTCGAGAAAAAACAGTACTATAAAAATAACTGGGATAGACTTAAGCATGGGTGGTTTGGTACATCGAAGGAAAGTGTTGATAAGTATAATAACTACGTTAGCAAGCATAATGCAGAGGAGAAAAAACTAAGTGGCCTCCTAAAAAATAATCCTCGCCAGTACCTTATCGACCTATACAATCTCGACACAGTTACTAAAAGACTTGGGGAATTTGAAAAGATGTATGGTATAAGACTACCACAAGAAATCTATAAGTACGTAGATGCAATAAAAAGTTTCGCAGGACCACTTAAGAACTGGATGGTAGGTAAGGATGATCAGGTTGTAGATCATATACTGAGAACTGATAACATTATATATAGGCTAGACTCAGGATTATCAGAAAAGTATGATAGCGTAGAATCTTATAGAAAAGATATAGAAGGTGATGGTGAAATAGTACTCATGTCAAATATAGAATATGATTACTACTTCATATACAATACTAATAATAATACTTGGCACGTTACATACTCAAACACTGACGTAAACAATCTCAAAGACCTCATCTTACCTTTCTTAAAACATGAGATTGAGGATAATGAAAACTACCGCGACGAAAATGCAGTGGGTAGGAATGAAGAATACTCGAAAGAACTTAGAAAACTTTGGTATAATCACGTAAAAAGTAAGTTATAAAAATAGGGGCTGAGGAACGAAAGATACCTCGGCCTCTGATATTATTTCTTCCTTCCGTGCTATTTTAGGGAAGCTAAGCGTAGCACCCAATAGCAAACGAGAGGCTGCCTGCCCAAAAGTCTATGCCACCGAGATTGTATCGCTTCGCTCCACAACTCGTCACCCTAGCCTCTCGTTCACTACTCAAACCTTCAGATTCCTCCTAAAGTCGTCACTTCGGTATTGAGGGCTTCGCCTGGAACTTGAAGTAGAGGGGATAAGTATACAGTTTGAGATTTAGGGGCGGAGCAACGCGGAGGCCATAAATCGATGCCAATAGGAATAAATCCAGGGGAAATATAAAAAGTGTAATTTTTGTCGAGCTATATAATTTACTTAGCAATATTATGATGTTTTCCCCACTAAATTACATTTTCGCAAGTTATACCACATAAAAGACTTACTAGTGGAATATAGCCCTAACACAGAGAACGACAGAATGGAGTCTCTTGTGTGCGGGGCTTAGCTTGGGGTGAAAGCCCAAGTTAGAAGAGAGAATGTATAAATTTTAAATAATAGTAAGTATGACAGAGAAAGTGGTAGAAACAGAAAATCGCGGAAGAGTGATCATTTCGGAAGTTCCTGCGGGTTATAGGTATGTGTCAGATATACCTGGTTTCAAGCTTCATGACTTTCCACACATCCTGAATAAACAGATACCAGGGTGTGGGTTTACGGAGTATTGTATTAGGAATGACGAGAACACAATCTTATGCAGTCCTAGAAAGATTCTCTTACAAAACAAGTATGAACAGCACAAGAATGAAGTTTTTCTAGTAGTTAACGAGTTTGAAGGTGATCCAAAAACTGACAAGGACCTAACTAAGATTGACAGACCTAAGTATAATCCATATGCAGACCCTGAGAAGATTAGAAAGGAAAAGGAGGAACTAGAGAAGGCAAAGGAAAATTTCTTTCAGGAACTAACGAAGAGGTTGACAGGTTACGTTAATAAGTGCTTATTCAATGAGAGACCAATAAAAATTCTTGTTACCTATGACTCTTATAGGCTTGTCAAGGAAATACTCAAGTTCAATTATAGTAATGTTGACTTCAGAGTAGTAGTAGACGAATTTCAAAGTATTTTCACTGATAGCAAGTTTAAATCAGACACTGAGATGCAATTCATGGATAACTTGCAGGGTGTTCAGAAAGTATGTTATGTAAGTGCAACGCCGATGATAAAGAAGTATCTGGACATGCTGGAGGAGTTTAAAGACCTACCATACTATGAACTAGACTGGTGTACATTAGATCATAACAGAGTAGATCAACCAAAGCTAACTGTTAAGAACTTAGTGTCAGTTTATGCAGAGGCTGGCCCAATCATTAAGTCATATCTAGAGGGAAAGTTTGAATATAGGTACGTAAGAGATCCAGAGAGTGACAATGAAAAGGATGTTAAGAAGATAGAGTCAAAGGAAGCAGTGTTCTATGTTAATTCAGTTAATAACATTGCCAATATTATTAAACGAGCTGGATTAACTCCAGAACAGGTTAATATCCTGGTTGCTAATACACCAGACAACACAAAGAAGGTTCATAAAAGGCTAGGTAAGAAATATGACATCGGAAGGGTCCCACTTAGGGATGAGCCAAGAAAGATGTTTACCTTTTGCACTAGAACCGTTTACCTCGGAGCTGATTTCTATAGTGATAATGCTAGGAGTTTTATAATTAGTGATGCCAATATAGATACCTTAGCAGTCGATATATCTCTAGACCTACCCCAGATACTAGGGCGTCAAAGATTAATAGAGAACCCATGGAAGAATGAGGCAACGTTATTCTTTAGGCCGGTCTTAGATGGTAATGTAGTAGCGGAGGAGTATTTCAATAATAAGATAGCAAAGAAGACAGAGAAAACAGAGGGATTGTTAGGTGTATTTGACAAGAGTAATCCAAACGAGCAGGAGTATTTATCAGAAGTTTTTCAGGATAATGCCAGGACTTGGAATTATAAGAAAAATTATGTATCTGTTAACCAAGTAAAGAATCCTGATGGTAGTACTAAGTTAGTACCAGTTCTTAATAGGCTTGTTAGGGTAGCCGAGCTTAGATCTTATGAAATGCAGCAGGTTGATTATGCAAATCGTTTCACAGTCTTTAATGAGCTAGGTAAGGTAAGTAATATTGGGACTGCCGAGAAGTATACTGAATTCTTTGAGGAATATGAGGCAATGAAGGATAGAAGGAAGAGATTGAAGTTTGTATGTGAATATTACTTCAATGGTGGTGACTTAAAACCCCTGCTTGACTTATTACCTGACAAGAGATTTAAGGAATATCTTACTATCTTAGGTCCAGAAAAGTGTAAGGCAAAAGGATATAATTTAGGAAGGATAAATGATTTTCTAAATGTCGATAGTTTTAATAGTGAAGTATTGGTAAGAGAATTATATAGAACTTTTGAAGTAGAAAAGACTTATTCAAATTCTTTAGCAAAGTCTATGATGTCTGATGCTTATAAAAGAATAGATTATAGGGCATCTGCAAAAGCTAGTGACCTGAGCAAGTATTTCGATCTAAGAAGAACCTCTGTGCAAGAATCTAATGGTAGTAGATCTAATGGTTTTAAAATACTAGGTAAGAAGTTTAATTTTGAAGAATAAAAAGAAGGAGACAAAGAGTGATTTATTTTATTGAGATGTTGACAGGTGATGACTTTGATGCATTAACTGGCTTAAGAAAAATTATTAAAATTGGCTATACTAAGAATTTTAACCGTAGGCTAGACAGTTACTTCACACACAATCCATTCTTCAAGGTCCTAAAAGTATTGAAAGGTCCAGAGTTTGATCAACGTTGTGAAAGTAGAATACATCAGCATTTAATTAATAAGAGGTATAATGGAAGGTCCGAGATGTTTATTAAGGATGATTATGTGATGTCTTTAATAGATAAGATAAATACTAAGGATGACATCATAAACTTGTATAGCGTAAAGAAGCAAAGAAATCTTAGAAAGTACTATAACAAGTATAGGGGTGTATTAGTAAAGAATAAGGATCTACTCATGACAGTCTACAATAAAGATAATGAGACGTTAGTTAATGAGATGTTATGTGATTTAGAAACAGATATCTTTAGTTATACAAAGAAACGTTTTGGTATTAACTTAGTAGATCTTACAGAAGAGGAGAAAAAGAAGTATGCCGAGTTCTTTAATGAGTATGAAGCAATGAGGGATAGAAGAAAGAGATTGAAGTTTGTATGTGAATATTACTTTAATGGTGGTGACTTAGAACCTCTACTTGACCTACTACCTGATAAGAGATTTAAAGAGTACCTCACTATCTTAGGACCTGAGAAGTGTAAGGCGACCAGCTATAGACTTACAACCTTGAACAACATCTTAAGTGTTAATAGTTTTGATACATCTACCTTAGCTGATAAGGTGTTATCAGCATTTGAAGTTGGTAAATTTTATACTAAGGTGGATATCAAATTGACACTTGCCCAGATATATAAGGAGGCAAATTACAAGGTTACTGCAAAGGTTGTAGATCTTGAGAAATACTTCGTCTTAAGAAGAACTTCTGTAGATGACGGTAGTGGTAAGAGAGTAGCCGGCTATAAGATATTAGAAACATTACCAACTTAACAATTTTGCAGGTGTTGTGCCCTAGTTTCTTTATAGTTGTAGAGTAATTTAGAACCTCCTTTTTCATATATATTTAGGGAATACATTACATGATATTGATTCGTGTACTGTATTCTTTTTTATTCATTATTTTTATGTCGAAGAGTAGTTTTGCCAGCCTCATCATATCCCACTTAAGCAGTCAGGTGGGTAGTGTTGGCAGCAGTTATAATAGTTCCACACCAAGTATATCTAACGTTGCGATAAGTAGTGCAGTGACGGAGTACTTAGTAGGGAACGTAAGTATTTCTATTTCTTATACTGGTACTGATTCTAGTGGTAAGCCAGATGTAGTAAGTGACAGTGTAGGTGTAATAGGGAACGTAGCTCCCCCGATTGGAACTACATTAAAAGATTGGTTAGGGTCATTGGAGTCTAACATAGTGAGCGGTCTTATGATTTCGAGTAGTCCTGGTCTTGTTGTGCCGATATCTCCTACTCCAGCATTTAGACCTGGCGTGATTGTTCCCGACTTGTATAGTATGATAGGGGACAGTAATAAGTCAGCCCAGATAATTGCATGGGAGGGTATTTGTAGTAGTATCTTAGTCTGGCTTAATAGTATAATACCGCCAACCTATCCAGCAACTCATCTTAGTAGTACTGGTGTTGCGGTATGTGGAAAATTAGTAGTAGAATGAAGAAGTATTTATTAAGCACAGGTGAGAGTACTAGTAAGGTTGAATTATACATGCTAGACTTACTCAGGCTGAACATATCAATATTTAGTGGTGACATACCTAATAGTGCAGTAGGTTTTAACATCATCACATCAAACATACACAAAGACGAGCTACTAGGGGCAATTGAGTCGAGATTACAATTACTAGTAGAAAACATTAACAAGAGGATGGGTTTACCTGGATACACTATGAAGATTGACAGTGTTGAATTAGTAGGTCCATCTAGTGCTCGTGTAGTGGTGAGTATAAATAACACCAATGACACAGTAGATATTAATTTATAGTATGAGAAATTTACAAGATTACATTAACAAGTACTACACAATTGCCCAGAACTTAGGATATACAGGTGATAGTATTGAGGTGCTTGTACAGTTATTGGCGAATGCATCATATATTAGTGAGGTAGAGAATGTTGCATACTTACAGGAATCAAGTCTTGAGAAATCTAGCCTCATTAATTCAAAGATTCAGCACTGTATGGATAATATGTACAGTGTATTCAGAGGCTTATGTCCTAGGGTAGTTATGAAGATTCGTCCTACCTCTTATCTGACATTGAAGCCTTTTGATCTTATCCAGCAGAGTTCAAGTTTCAGTGTATACTATCTTGGTTACTATAAGCTGATTCAACCTAGTTCTAATAGTGGTGATTCTAGTAGGCCAGCAGTGGATAGTAATATAATAGATAGTAGTATTATAGGTAGTAGTAGTCATAGAAGTGGAAGTGATAGAAGTGCTAGTACAGTGGTTGATTATACTAGGTTATCGGACTTAGATAGCCTAGATAGTGAAAAATATCCGGGGGAGTTTATATATAGTGGTGTTACATTAAAGCCTAGTGTTGATACTGAGTCTTATATTATCATCTGTCTTATTTCTCCTAAGATACACCAAGTAGATAAGACAGTAAATACAAGAAATACATACTACGTTGACTGCCCTATTGATAACTTGAGCAATGATGTACTAGTTAAGGTGGGTGGTGTACAGGCAGAGGTAACGAGAAATTTTGCTGATCACATCCTAAAGCCAACTAAGTATGTATTTGACTTGACCCTTCCTAGCTTTGGTAGTAGGATTTATACAGCCAATTATTTTAGTACCCTTGATAGAACAGATAGGAGTGATTCAGTGGGTATTGAGATTAACACAAAGATCAGTGCTACTTATTTTGAGTGGTCTAGGTTGGAGGACTATAACCAATCAGAGCTTCGCAGATTATCTTATAAAGGTGCAGAGCTAGTAGGATTTAATGAGACTTGGCTTACATCTAATATGTATAGTGAATCAAGTAATGGTAGTGGTCTTTGTTTTGTCAAGGAAGTAGGTAGGGATGATCTAAATACAATTCACTACAAGGCAAACAGGAATAGGTATGTGAATAGTATGGTACGTAGTAATAATGATATTGGTACTATCCTAGAAGAGAATTTTCCACAGTACGTAAAGAGTGGAGGTACTTCTTATGTTTTCAATACGCTGGGCAATAATTCAGGTAGTGAACTCAAAATCTACTACATACCAAAAGACGAGAGCAGGTTAATTCCCGATACTAGTGATGATCCAGGTAAAGGTGTTAGTAGTATTGAGGATTTTATTGAGAAGGAGCAGGCATACTATATCATTACCAAGAATATTAAAGTTCTTAAGGGAGATAGATATACAGCAGAGTTTAACATATCACTAGAACTTTATAGAAATAGTACTGAGGACTTGAATGGTAGTATTGGTAGTATTCTCAAGAGTACATACGAGAGGAAGTTTAATACTGTCTTCAATGATACAACAATAGAAGAGGTTAAGTCATTGATCAGTAAGTTTAGTAATATTAAGAGAATAAATAGTCTTGGTATTACTTTCTTAAATTCTAGAGGTGATATTGTAAAGATGTCAGATATAGATCCAATTATATCTTACTTTGATATATCTTATAATGTTAGTACTCTTGTATCACATACACCAAGTAATTAAGAAAGATGAAAATATATATACCAAAACATCTCAGGAGCATTAAGATCATTGAGCAGCTATATAGGATGATGCAGTCTTATAGTGAGCAAGCTGTTGATGAGACTGATTCATTTAGTGATTTTCAGTGGAGTCTTAGTAATGATCCTGTGAAGAGATTTTTAGGGCTGTGTATACCAAAGAAAGATGATCAGACGAGCGAAGATTATAGTAGCAATATTAATTACCTAGCAACATTATTTTATAGTGTTAAGGGTACGTATAAGGTATTTGACTACTTGCTTTACTATGGTGTAATAGATTCAGATAAGTCAAAAATAAACTACACAGCCAGAAGTATTAGTATAGAAATAGGGGAAATATCAGTAGAGAAGAATATATTTTGTAGCGCAATGGAGGATTTTCTAAAAACTTTATTGTACTTTGAATCACTTGAAATTGTAATAGATAGTGCTGGTATTAACTTAGAAGGTAGTATAGTGAATCATCTAAATCATGGTGAAATATATTATCAACATCACATAGCTGAATAATTATGATAGTAGAACATAAAGATAACCTACGTGAATTAACATATATTGTATTAGTTGATTCTGAGGGTGAAAATGATGCTTTCTTACAGGTTCATGCTAGTAGGAATAGTCTACTTGGGGTTAGTGATTTTGCTGAGTATGGTTTGAAATTTGTTCCTACTAAGTATAAATTTAATAGTGATCCATCTCTAAATTATCTATCAGAAAAGTCTAGGAGTGTAGTAGGGTTAGGAATAGAAGACTTAGAAAAAATAGGTTCTGCCCTATTTGCAACTAATGAAATTCCTGGGGAGTCGAGGAAGAAATCCAAGTATAGTTATTTCGGAAGTATAGATATTAATGATCAAACCTTAACAATGGTAGACATTCCTAGTGGTTATAATACCATCTACTTGTTTGATCAATACCCCAACCTAGAAGATATGCAGTTAGATGATCCTAGTGGGTTAGACTTATTAGTATTAGAAGATAAGTGGAAAGTTAAGATAGAGCTAGAAGATAGATTACCGAGGAAGCTATTATGGTTCCTACTAAGTGCACAAGGTAAGGTAGAAAATGTTAACCTATCTTACTTAATGTGGTCTAGTAGTAATAACCCAGAAAGAAATAGAAATCAGTATCTATTGAGAAATGATGAACTGGCGGAGATTGAGAATAAAGCAGACATTGTTGGTGTCTTAGGTGGTACAGATCTGGTAGTTGATAAAAATAGTAATACACTACTTGGAAATAAAAAAATAGAGTATTACCCAATCCTGTCAAGTATATTATCTAGTTCTCAATGTATACCTAACCTAGATCAACCAAGTTTTAATAGTAGAGGGTTATTTAAGAAGGGTACTATTGTTAGTATGTATTCGGGGAGAAGATTATACCTAGCACTTGAAGATACAACTGATAAGCCTATAAGTTTTACCGGTACTAAGAGATTTACGTCTAAGTTATCTTGGGTCCGGTTAATCATAGGTGATAATATGGAGTATCAGCCAACAAAGCGCTATGAAACTGGTAGTGAGGTTAGATATAAGGGAAAGTCTTGGGTACTTACTAAGATGGTAACTACAGAAAAAGATGGAACTACTTATACTCACCAACTAATACAAAAGACTCCAACACCACCAAGTGAAGAATCTGGGTGGACAGAGGTAGTAGAAACAATATATAATAGAAACTATCCTTATTCTAGGTTATCAAGGTGTAAGTATAATGGGTACTATTGGTTATCACTAGTAGATAATAATGTCGGAAATATTCCAGGAATTAGTGGGAGTAAGTGGATATTAGAGAGCAGACTACAGAGCTATTTTGATAAGGATATATCTGTAATAGTTACGCCTAGTGAAGGTGGGAAAGCGGTGAGTAGGCATCTTAATATTACACCTGATAAGAGAAGAGTTAGTATTCCGGTTAAGCTAGGGAATTATTGTATTGATTATATTACAATACTAGCAAAGGATGACCCACTTGACCCTGTTAAATTAAGGGAGGGTGATAATAAGCTGATTAATAATGCAGTAGTAAATGGAACAAATAACTTAAATAGTAGGTCAGAACTTCTAAATAATTTTAACCTGAGTGGCTCTTATTTTGATGGTGAATTAACTATAGACTTAGATTTATACAGTTCTGTTGGATACCGTGGAGTTAGTGATGAGAGTATTTGGAATAATATTTCTTTTACTGCGCCTGATGGATTTGAATTACTAGAAGATACGAACTATACAAGAAATGTCAAGTATATTATAGACAATAGTAACTACTTAATGAATGTAGTACTTAAGAAAAATAATGTAGTACCCGTTATAAATCTCAAGGTAGATGGTGAAGGTCCCAAAAATCTATTTAATACTGGATTTTATACTAGGTTTAAGCACCCATTAGATAGTAATTATTTTGAAGAAATAAAGAAAAAATATAATAGCTTAAATCCAAATGGTTACTCTTTTGGTGTACTGTTTGTAAATGATAAGCCTGTTGGATATGATAATAAGTTTATGGATTCTTCAGGTAATTCAACTGGTATTAATGCATTTTCTGCAGTAACTGGGGATAAATTTTCCTTTAAGTTATTAGTAGATCCAAATAAGTATGAGTTTGGTGGTGTTAGTTCTAATTATTACGATCCATATAAAGATACTAAGTTCTTACCAAAAACCGGAGAGTATATTAAGAAAACAATAGGTACAGAAGAATTCAACAGTATTAATCTTGCAAGTCTTCGTGTAGATGATTTGATAGATAAGAATGCATTTCCTATTTATACTGTAGAACTTAATTCTAGGGTGTATACAATAAATATAGCTAAGTCAGAGGGCTTTGAGATTAGTAGTTATACTGAGACAACTAATTATGGTGGATCAGTTAAGTTTACTATTGCATCGGATCAACATAAAATGCCTAAGATATCTATAATTAAAGAAGGTGATGGTACAGATCTATTATCAGGAAATGTACTAACCCCCTTAAGAAATAGATACTACATACCTAATACTAAAATTCCTTATGTAATGCTTGGGTCGTACTTAAAGAGCGGGGCAATGAAAAATGGAAAGCTAGTACAAGGTAGTGATTATACAGGAAATCTAGGTGTTGATAGTTTTGGTGCGATTACTGAAAACAATCTAACTGGTAAGCATGATATAATGATAAATTTTGCACATCCAGAGGGTTCTACTAATATCTATGAAGGAAATTACAAGATTTTTATAGAGTATGATAATAAATAATAAAAATATAAAAGGTATCTATGAATATCAACCTAGCCTTGAATTTGAGCCTGGTGATTTTGTAGTAGATGGTGGAATTCTTTATAAGGTTCTTCAACGGTCTAGGAATTTAATACCTAGTCTAAGTCCTGAGAATTTCGAAGTATATGTAGGCGGTAATTGTATAGAACCAAGTGAATATAAGGTAGGTAAGATAAAAAAGGATTGTATACTATCTGCTATTTCGTTAGATAGTATATTATCTTCTTATATGTCAGGCTTTAATGAGTCTGGATTGATTACTAACAGGATAACAAGTGATCTTAGAATAATATCATCAAGTCTTGCGGGTTCTAATAGTGTCAGTAGATATACAAGTCCACTAGATACTATATTAAGTGAGAGTAGCTTGAATAATGCAATATTCTATGTCGACCCTAATAGTGAAGTGGAGAATATAATACCAGCAGTTGAGGGTGAGACTGGAGTAAGGTATATATTGAGACAGTATACCTATGTTGATACTGATAATGAGTCAATTGGTGAACCTAGTACAGTTAGAATTCAAGAGCTCACTAAACTATCTAGTAAAAATGTAGTTACCTTATATAGATATGTACTTGGTAATAATAATGAGTTTTCTGTATCTGATAGCACTTCGTGGATAGATACAAGTCTTAATTCAGATACACAGAAAGAGCTCAGTAGGTTGAGGGGCTATTATATAAGTGAAATAGAAAAATATAAGAAACTTCAACTAGTATTATCAAACAATTTCAGGTTCAAGAAATTAAGTATACCTGACAATTCTAGTAGGCTTGTATTATCTTATGGTAGGTCTGGTGATTTAGTAGTATCTGACTTAACTACGAACGATGTACCTATTACATTTACTATTAGTACTCTGGATTCTCTGGGTTTCTTAAGAGTATATGATATTACAATAGAGCTATCAGTACTAATAAAAGCTAAGACGGCAGTTACATACAAAGTTGGGTGTTCAGATATAAGTCTTGATGTTGATTTTCCAGACTCTAATAGTATATCTTTCTCTTTAAACAGCGAAGCAATATTTCAATCTTGTTATTATCAGCAATTAGTAAGGGAATTGGATACTAGTGTTTTACTTAGTAGGAAAAGTAGTAGTCTCCTAATTAAGCCGTCTATGGTAGGTGTTAATTCATTAAGTTCTTGTAATGTACCTATTCAGATTAACACAAAAACAATAAAAGGGGACTCTAGCCGGGATGAAATAGTTGTAGTTAGATTAAGTGATGTAGTAAAGAATATCGAATCTTCTACTACAAAGACCTACACTATTAGATTATCACCTGATTCAGACTTAGGGTGTAATGTATCTTTTGTACTAGTTGATGGGAATATAAACCTAACTATATCTCCTTCTAAGTCTGGAAGTGACCTAGTTTCTAATTTAGTAGAGGTAAAGAAGTATGGCTAGTAATAAACTTAGTATTGCGGGTGAGGGTATTTCTAATATCTACGTAGCGGGTGATCTTATTATATTTAACAACTCCGGAAAACTTGAGAGATGTGATAATTATGAGAGCCCATTTCGTCCAGTTACTGTATCAGAACTATTTAATAAACTAGGGGAGCGTGATTGGAATATAGTAGGAAGAAAATACATCGATGGTAATAAAGAATTACGAACTGCAATTAATTCAGGAAGTGATCGTATTGAAAAGACCGGATGTTATACTGTTAGTCCTAGTAATGAGATTATAATAAACAGAGAATCAGACTTAGAAAATCTAGAAAGTCTTAAAGTCGAGCACTCGGACATAATACAAATGTTCAAAAATATGAAAGAAAGTAAAACTGTGTACTTATATAATACATCTGAGCTTGTATTTGATATATTAAATGATTCAGTGACAATGGATCTAGTCGACTCAGATCAGTATATTAGTACATTAAGTCTTGAAAATCTATTTAAGAGGGTGTCTGTTAGTGGTGTATCTGCAAAAGTTGATTTGAGTATTAAGTATTCAAAAAATAACCAGATATACAGTCACAATATGGTATTTGATGCATTTAAGTACCCGAACATACCAGATGAGATTGTTAGGTATACTGGCAATAATTTTATCAAACTTATTAATGATGAGGTTAATGTAGAGTATATTGACAGTGTAATCAGAGTTGTTCCAGATAATCCAGAGATAGATGAATGTATAATAAGTAATTGTACAGTAACATATGGAAATTTATAATACTTATATGCTAGGTGCAGGTAAGTTAGTTGATTGTGAATTTGTACTAGTATATAATACAGATTCATTTAAAAGAAGGGCTGATGAACTGTATCTAGATAATAGTAGTATAAGTAGTTCAGACCTATTACCAACACTTAGCAGCTTACCAGATAAAAATACGATAAGTAGTATAGTTAGAACAATATTACGAGTCAAAGATAAATCTGGAGTTCTTGTGTATAATGTGTCAGAGGTAAATAAAGTAACAGATCCAGGTAGTAAGTATTATTCAGAATTTATAGTAAGTAATAGAAAGGATAATATAGTAGGGCCTGATGGGTTTAATGTTCTTGTTTATCTGTGTAATGTTGGAAGTATAGGATTGACGCCTATTGGATTTTCCACTTTCTTAGAGCCGCAAGGAAGTAGTGTATTTACTGAGTCAGGTAAGTACATGATAAGAAAGAGTTACTATATTAAAAACTTACATATCTATATTGGGTTTGATAATCAGTTGCTATTTAATAGTGACAATGTTAACTTATTAGGTAACTTATATGAAACAGCAAATCCAAAAAAGAGTAATCTAGTTGGTGATGATGATTGGAAGTATGTAAGTGTAGAAAAAATAAAGAAAAGGAAATCTAATAATACGGTAAGGCCACTATACTCATCTAGATTATATTCATGTGATCTAGAAAAAGCAAGGTCTCAGTATATATATTCAGATTGTGGATCTTTTGAGCTTGGTAAGAATAGTGAAATACTAAATAGAACTAAACTGTGCATTACTAAGAATATTCATATTGATAGATACAATAATGCATTTAGTAATTATCAAGTTGGTTTCTATAAAGGTGATCCTGCGTTGTTTGTATGGAGTAATGAAAATAATTATTCAATATATTCACTCGCAAGGAAGAATAAAGTAGGTAATATAGTTATGTACACTAATCCTATTAATTCTGGAAACTTGATATTTAGTAGTAGTGTATATAGACTTCCTAGTTATGATAATGGGTTTGATAGTAAGATAGAATATTTTTCTGGAAACTTAATACAGACATTACATACTAACACAGAAACTGGAGAATCTAAGAGAGTTGTTTTTAATATTGACCTACAGAATACAATCGATAATAAAGATAACTCAGGGTGGATGAATTATGGAGACTATAACGCACTACTTGATCCGCTTGATATAAAAAATAGAGTGATCTTATCAAGAAAGTTAGTGTTTCCTAATAAGATAGAGGCTATAAGTTCTATACCAGAGCTAACAGATACCTATTTTGATCTTAGCAGGTATAGTAATGAATATAGTATTAACATAGAAGGTAAGAGGGGTGAATGGTTTATAATAGGTCATCCATCTATAGGTATTAAGATTCTAACTAATATGACTAAGACTGTTATTATTAAGTCTAGTGAATTAGGTAATGTAATCTTTGTAAATAATCAAGTTCTAATAGTTAAAAGTCCCAATCTTAATAAGCCTAGTGAAATTACATACACATTATTTGACGAAGACGGTGATTTCATGACAGAGGGGGCGGACGAATACTTAAGAACATACTATAATAGCCTTAACCTAGCTGATAAATATGCTGTTCCTGGTATAATTAAGAGGTTGTTAATAGATAATAGTGCAAACTCAACTAATAGTATTTTAGATATTCAGAGAAGTTTCTTTTCTTATTTTAGGAGAAACATACTGCCTGTTTCTTTAACTGACTTCGAAATAATTGGTGGCTTATATGGATTGATTTTCTATAGGTTTGGTAGTTATATAAATTATTTATAGATATGAGAGTAAAATTTAGTGATTCTTTTCTTACTAGACTAGAGACTGTGGGAATTACAATTGGTTTTAGTAGGTATAGAATATGTATGCTAGCAGATAGAGATAATATTCTAGATGATAGTAGACAGACATTGGTAGAAGAAGGGGAGGTTAGTTATATCTGGAATGATGAGGTAAGTACAATGGATCTTACGTTCTTAGGCACGGATAGAATTAATAATAGGGAGACAAGTAGTAACCCATTTGTAATCTACTTATATGAGAATAATCAATATGAAATTGTAGAAGGTCCGTCTCTTGTATTGTTCGATAATAACTACTCTGTGCTGAATCTTACAAGTAGAGGATTAAATCATATTACTATCAAATTCCCAGAAACTACTCATGCGAATATATCAAACAGGGTAGATAATAAAAATCAAAAGTATCTTGAGTCTAGGTCGAACTTAACCGGCACTAGTATTTTCTTAGCCGAATTAGGAAGAAGTGAGAAAGATGATCTAATCACAAAGAACTCATATCTTAAGTATATAAGAAATAAAAAAAGTAGTAATAATATTATATCTTACTTAAACAAAGACGGCAAGAAAATATTTAGCAAGAGTTGGTATAAGAGGTATAGAAGCATCGATCTTTATGCCAGTAGTTTGGTAGGAAATAAAGATAAGGATGGTACAAGAAATTACTACTTACCTAGCACTTCAGGAACGATTAGTATTGGTGGTGAATGTATTTATGACTTGTATGAGATAGTAGAGGGAGAGTTTATATTACGGAAGAAAAATCAGGTAGAGAATATAAACAATGCAGTACTTGTAGGATCAAACTTAGATACAGATAAATTTAAGATAGTTAATAATAGAACAATTACTTATTCTGACGTTGAGGATTCATCTACTACTAGCTTTTATGGTGAACTGTTCTTTAAAGATGAAATGAAGGAAGGACTACAAATTCCATTAAAGTCTAATAAGATCAACTTCTATCAATACTCAACTTGGGGTAAACCAATTGCAACTACCAATCTATTTGAAGATAATAAACACCTATTTTTATTCAATAGTGATGGTTATGCAATAGGTACGTCAAGTGGTAATAGTAGTAAGTACCATGAAATAACTATAAGACTAAAGAAGAGTGTAGATCCAAGTAGTATTAATATTTCTCATAGCTCACCTATAGTTAAGACATATTTTAACTTTAACGTTAGTAAGAATGAGCCTGAATCTAAAAATGGCTTAAACTCTTATACAATCAGAATAAGTACGGTTGGAACAAATAGTAGCAAAACCTGGTATCCAATTATAGGGGATAAGAGTTACCTTCAATCTAGTACTATTAGCTTAGGACCAAATAACAGTATACAAATATTCTGCGTTCAAGGACCATCTCTTCCTATTGTTCTTAGGGATATAACCAGAACTAGTGATCTTGATAAGAATAGTAAAGGAAATTATGTAGGTCACTTAGATGGTATAATAGGAAAGAAGAAAGCTGATTATTATGTAACATCTAGCAGCTTGGTGGAGGGATATAACACTTGGGTTTGTAATTATAGTTTCTTTAATAGTTCAGTCAATTTTGTAGATAAGAGGGTTGGAAAGATTGTAGAAACTATTGGTGAGTCTGGTAAGATATCTATTACTTCTTATGACATGCCGAGTACAGAATCTGAGTTAGGAATAGGTAGTATTACGTTTAAGAGGGCTCCGAATAGTGGTGAGATTGATAATTCAAACTGGAAAGATGTAATGTATTCTAATGCAGGATCTTGTACTCTTGATCTAATGTTAGCCAGGGATACATCATCAAAGTCTTATGCAACTATTACAAGCTCTACTCAATACTTCTTAAAAGAGAGTGATAGTAGCTTAAAAAGACTTTACATGTTTGATCACTTGGGTAAGACTTTTGAAAATACTGATAATCCTGATGTTGCTGAGCACTGGTTTGAGTTTCTAATAGATGAATCAATACCAAAGAATAGTATAGTACTTGAACTAAATGGACTAGATAGATTTTTCAACATTAAAGTAGAATCACCAGTAGAGAGTACTAAGAAAGCAGGTTGGTATAAGTATCGTATTATTATCACTACTAAAGGAGAGAATAATTCTGAAACTATGTGGCTCCCTACAAATAGCTCTAATATATCTGATGTAATAAAGGCTAAGATAGAATTCAAGTCTTCTATAAGTGGCCATATTATTACAGAGGAGTTTTATTGTGTTCAAGGTTTCAGTGTAGAACCAATTAGAGTCTATGTTGAAAACAAAAAACCAGAGTGGATAGACTTAGTAGGTAATCATGGCGCAACTTCTGCAAGTAATAGTGGATCTGATTTTGAATTTGATAAGCAAGAAGATTTTGATAAGTATACTAGCAATGATAAAAACCTAGGAAAACATTCGGTAGGTGATATCATTTCATTAGGTAATATTAATTCAGGTATAAGAAAGGCGAGGATGTTTAGAATGCTAGTTAATACTTATAGCCTATATAATGAGAATGATTTTATAGATTTCAAAGAGGTAGGGGAGTCTGTTAATATTGCACTATCTAAACCAATTAATGATTATACATATTGGAAAGATGTAAGTGTTGGAAATACTAAAATCAAGCTAACATCGAGCAATCAGGACAACTTACTTAATAATGAATTTACTAGTATAGGTAATGGTAAGTTTGTGTATTCTAATTCAGATAAGAACCTCCCAACTGCGAAATATAAAGTAGAGCTCAAGAATCAAGTAGAACCAAGCAAAAATCATAATGTAGTAGTAACAACCTTATTTGATAGAGTAAGTAGTAGTTCTGTTAATGTAGAAGATTTATTATCAGACTGGAAATACTTAATGATGAAAAATAATGGTGTATCTACTGCTAAAGTTAAGTCTAGAATTCTTACGTCAAGTGCAGAAGATAATATAGTAGTTCGAACAGATGATAATAAAGAGTGGATTGATATTAACCTACTTCCACTTGATTATATCGGAATCTATAGAGTCTATGTTAGTTGTCCAGAAGATTTTATTGTAACGCTTACTAGTAATGATAATATCAGTTTTTTGGATGAACAGACTAGTAAACCTCTGATAAATACATTAAGTGTTGATTATGAGAAAACTGCACCTGGACAATTTATACCAATCTATTTTACTTTTGAGGGTGGTGAACAGAATGCATTTAGATCATCAATTCAAGACTTAAGTACCGAAATAAATATTGCGTATAGAAAAGATCCATCTATAAATAAGAAAGTTTCACTTAGAAGATACTATATAGATGGTATTCCAAGTAGTGATGGAAAAAACTTAGGATCTAAATCTAGCACAGGTGATATACTCAGTTCTAGTATTACTTCCCGTGGATATGACCCAACTAGTAGTGCAGTCGTTAGGTCTGGTTCTGGAAAGGATGTATTTAGTACTTACAATAGAGAATTAAATCAATACAGCGCGGAGATTTCATATGTATCTAACATAGAAACTAATACTCGCACGGTTGTCTCTAGTAAGATTACAAAAGAAAATATATTTGACTTAGCCGGTTTTTCTGGAAATAGAATTAAGGAGAAAGGAAAATATATAGGGTCTGGTAAGGGATACTTATATACAGACGAAAAGATATTATATACAGAGTATCCTAGTAAAATTACATCCTCCTATCCACTTCCTGTAATAGATACAATAACAACAAGGCAGGAAGGAACTGGAAATGAAATAGTATATTCAGTCTATCATAAGCCACAGGAACCTAGAATATCATTATCTAACTACGACTATAAAAACTTAACAAGATATGGAAATAAGATATATATTATTCCATCGGGGCCTGGTACAAGATCATCTGAACAGGTAGGGTTAAAACAAAGCCTGTATGTGGATATTTCTGTACAAGGACAAAGTTTTATTGTTAGAAAATTAAGAGGAGATAGTTTAGGTTTAGTAGCTGGAGATAATAAGGTATATCTGAATAGGTATGATAAAAATTCGATAGGTATTGAGTTTAGTATTTCGGAAGTTAATAAGGAAGTTCTTAATTCTAATGGAGAAGTATATGTTGGTACTATTGAGTTTGAATCTTATATAGACAAAGATAATTTCTTACTAGATGAGAACGGAAATGTTAGGTCAGGTCAATTCTCTTATTCACAGGATATTGTTAACCTAATTACAGGTACAACTAGTGTAACCTTTGATATATATGTAGCTAGAAAGGAACGAGGTGATACAACAGTAAATAAAGATTATCATACGTTTAATCAGGATTTTGGTGGTATTATTCCAGCAGATGGCGGAGAAATGTCAATAGAACTTAATCCGTCTTTTGAAAATAGAATAGTTTCACAATCTCCAGACAAAACTCCTTTCAGTGGTGCAAATATATTAAGTGATATCAAGGTTAGTAGTTTATTAGGTAAGAAGTACTTGAATATTGAATTTGCAAGTAGGGCATCTAGGACAGGTTATACTAAAACAGGAATTGACTTGGCATCGTCAGTTACAAACATTAATAATTTCTGTGACTCTAATTCTCTCCCTAAGATATATGATTTATCTGATGGTCTAGTGGCTGACAATTTTACAGTTACATTTGAGCCTGAGGGAAAGGAGACTAGTAGGTGCGTTTATAATACTGCTGAACAAATACCTAGTTTTAAACAGAAGCCGTACACTCATGGTATAGTAGTATCAACTCCTTTTACTAACAGTGAAGGTTTCTTACCGGGTGGTTTAAATGCTAATACATCTAAGCTATTTATAGGAAAGAATAATAGAATGAATGTGGAATTAAACTGTACCTATAAGGATATCGTAGATTCTTATAAGATCAGTGATAGTAGTTATAGTCTTAATATCACTACATTAATATTCCACTTCTACCTAGCGACAGTAGAATTACCAACTAGGGGTCAGACTGAATTTGGAAAACAAGATCCAGATTCACTAATCATAAGTAATACTTTAGTTCCTAGTAGTATTCCAGTTAAATTATCTAGTCTAGGGATAGCAGATCTATTAAAGAATACCATCTATAATTATAGTTACCAGTTCTCAGTTGGTAGTAATAGTAAAGAGTTTGAAAAACATGATGTATTTACTGTAAGTGATGGCTGGGGAAATTCAGTATTTATTTGGATTAATATTAATCTGAAACCGGGTAAATAGTATGTAAGAGCACGTAGATCTCTTATATATGACAAGAACATAGAGAAGTTTAGAGGAAGATTTGATTCAACAGCTAAGCTTCTCTTGTTTTCTTTATAATAACGTAAAAATTAAGTATGAACAAAGACTATAGAATTAAAGTCTCCAGTAGTAAGTATGTCGAAGGGTCTAGAGCTGTGGCAGTGATCAGACTTAACGAGCGGGGATTTTTGAAAGGTGAGGTAGTGATGCTAAACTACAAGAAGGACCCAGATAAGAAAACAGACATTGGGACTTTAGTAGCTATTGGTATTAAAGATGGTACAGGAGAAGATTGCTACAGAATAATTAGTGCTGGTGGATCAGTAGTAGTTAGAAAAGTAGTAGAGTCTCTAGCAGATGTATCATCACTAGTTCATAATGAATTATATATATACAAAGACCCTGATAATAAGTGGTACTATGTCTATAAGCCAGAAAATGAGGCAAACAGACGGATTGAACTTATTACTGGAGGTCCTTATATTTTTGTTGATCTTGATACAGGCTATCGTTGGTTTTATAGGGATGGTCAGTGTAAAAGAGAAGATGAATTTTTCTCATCTAATAACGTACAAGCACTACTAAATGAAATATTATCTAGGAATGATAGAATAGAGGTAACTAGTGATAGTGGGTTTCTGTTTAAGGTAGGTGATGTCAAAAATGTAGCACTGAATATAAAAACCTTAGATAATTCTAGAAATGATATTAGTAGTAAGTGTAGATACTCTATAGATGGCCAAGATATTGCATTGGTAGGTGGTAAATATACAATTCAGAACTTAACTGCTGACAAGGATATTGAGATTGTTAGTAATGTTGAGGTAGCAGAAGGTATTTATCAACAAATCAAAGAAAAAGTAAGTATTCGATTTGGTTATCTATTCTATTATGGGAGGGTAGAGCCGACCTGGGAACCTAATGTAGATAATATTAAGGCATTAGAATATAAGAAATTGAATAATAGAAGGAGTCTGGAGTGGGTAGATATAGATATTACTAACTTATCTAAAACTGTATTCTGTTATCCAAAGAGGTACGGATTTCTAGACCATATATTCGATTATCATGGTATTGATTATTTAAAAGACTATGTGATATATGATAATCACTATGTAATTGACGGAGAAGAGTATTTTGTATACCTGAAGAAAGAACCAATTAAGATGTTCGATTTTAGACAGAACTATGTATTTGGTGATTTTGATGGTATTATAATAAATGGTGTAGGAGATAATCAATTAGGCGATCTCTTAGACCACGGAATCAAGGAGCAATTAAAAGATAAGCTGCTTGACTTTAAAACTAGCGGAGTTGTTTATCTTGATGGAATGTTTGATGAAGTCCCAACATCTGGATTAGTACCAGGGGGAATTTATTATATTAAGTCTATTAAGAAGTTATTTGTAGCAGATTCAGATTCAAGTGGAGTAGTTAAAGACATGACGGAGAAATCTATGTATGTCAAACTGCCTGAATATTCAACACTGTTCTGGAATGGAACTGAACTTATAGACTTAGGTAAATTAAGAGTAGTCAAGATAGATAATATTAGCGAAATTTTTTAAGATATGTCAGAATTAAAAGGAACAAACATATCAGCACCTATTATACCATTTACAGATCTTGATAAGTACCCAACACATCAAGCAATCTATGGTAAAGGTGGACATAAGGAAGTAAATACAATTGCTGACTTAAATAGTATACCGGCATTTAGATTAACTATCGGATCTGTCTGTTACGTTAGGGAGACTGGTACTAGTTATAGGTGTGTTAAATTTAAGCACACTGATGGTACATTGTTTGAAAATGAGAGCGATGTTGTAGAAACTGACTTAGGTAGTTGGGAAGAAATAGTATCAGAGGACATAGTCGTATCTGATAATGAGCCTGAAATTAGAGATCGTAATAAGATTTGGTTTGATACTGGCAATAATATTAGTCGAGATAAGGAATCAAGTGGAGAGATAGAGAGTCTAAATAAAACTGTTGCTAACTTACAGAAACAGGTAGAAAAATTATTGGGGCTTCTTAATTATGGAGTAGTAGCAGGAGACTCTACCAATTCTTGGAGACATTCTATGTTAGGTGGTACTAATCTAATTAATCCAGGAACAGGCGAAACAGAGGAAGGTGCTATAAAACCCATTACAGATTCTCTTAGGCATACAGTTCCTAATATTAGTATTAAGGTAGATACAACAAAGAATTTTAAAAATAACTACCAGAACCTAATTGATGGTGAGCTTATTTGGATAACAGACCAAGGAAAAGATAAGAATGGTTGTTTATTCATTTATGTCGATGGTAAATTTAAACAGGTTTCTACATCTGGTGGATCAGGAGTAGATGCAAATCCTACTGAAAATAATAATATGTCAGCAGAAGAATTAAGAAAATTAATAGAGGGTGGTATTGACTTTAACTCTCTTGATTTTGTAGACTTAGCAAGTAATAAATATAGTGCCAGAGTAAATGAGAATGGCAATTTAATTATCTACAGAAATGACAGGCTTGATTTAGGACAGCCTGATAGTGATAGTAAGGGTGGAAATTATGTAAGTCACTACCTTAATATTAGCTCGGTTTTCTGTGGTGGTGATAACGATGAGCATAGTTTTATATCATGTTCTCATAACTTTGTAGAACTTAGTAATTCGTCAACATCAGATATTAACCTAAACGGATTATACTTACTTTATAGACCAGGTACTACTTCAAATTGGGAGTGGTTGCCTTTGGTTGGTACAATTAAGGCGGGAAGTACTTTCTTAGTGAGAGGTGCACAGTGCTCTAATGTAACAAACACAACAATTATTAATGTAGACTCTTATGATCTTCAGTGGTATAAGGGAAATACGGAGACTGGTAAGATTAATCCTGCCCGTGAATTAATTAAGTTTGATCAGACTGGTAGTACTTTCTATCTATGTTGGGGTAATGTAGATGCAGGCGGTACAATTCAGATATATAAGTCCGACAAAGCACTTCATCCAGTATCAGATTTATCAGATTTCGTAACACCATATAGTAGTGATGTAATTCCTGGCTATGTAGATTCAGTTGGTATCAGAACAGGTGCTGGTGAAGGTGGTCAGAGTGTAGATATCGCTCCTACTAGTAAGATGGATAACTGCTTATTCTTTAGGTGGTACTACTTAGATCCTTCCACGCAGGCATATAAGGCGTATAGTGCTAGAAATAGTAAATCTCTTTGGACATATGTAGATCTAACAGTACATGATGATAAAACTAATGTACTTAAATCATATTTCAAAGAGAGTGATAAGGTTAGATTCACGCCTAGGTCTTCTGCGTATGGTAAAAATATCTTCACTACTAATACCACATTTGATCCAAGTAAGCCTAACTACGTAAACTTGACATTTGGTAGACAAGCAACACATAATGAAGCAGGGAGAAAGAAAGCTAGTAGATGTCTTAACTGGATTTCTGTTGGCTATTATGATGAGTTTGTTGAGTATAAGAAGACAAGCAGTGCAGGATGGACAAAATTAAGTTCTATCACTGAGAATAGTATTAAGGCTGGTGGTGATTATGCTGGAGACTCTAATGTTAAGAAGTTTATTAATCAGTACAAGAGGATTAGATGGATTGCAACAAGTGGAGTAGCAGTAACGACACATAAGGTAATTATCCGAGACTTAGAGGCAGGTACTTATCAATATAGAGTAAGACGTGAAGGTGATGAGTCTTATGTTAGTGATATTCTTACTTTCACTGTATATGCTGATAGTGTAATCAATGCAAGAGGTTATTCATTTGTACAAGTAACTGATCAACAAGGTTTCAATTATATGGAGTATGTTGCTTGGAAGAAGTCGGCTAATTTTATCGCCTCTGAAGAAACTGATTCATTATTTACTATTAATACTGGTGACATTACTCAGAGTGGTAACCGTGAAAATGAATGGCTAGACTATTATGAAGGTAGATCAGCATTAAGGGGAAAAGAAGAAATGTTCACAATAGGTAATAATGACTTGTGTGGTAAGAATGAATATGAGCTTGGTAATGGTATTCCTAGTTCATATAAGATCAATCATACTAACGTTATTTATTACTATACTTTCGAGTTAGATGAAAATAATCCTGCCATTTTTAAGTACAAGAATGGTGCAAGATTGTTTAATAAGAATAATACAACAAAGTACATTACCGGATTGCTTGAAGACGGTCAGGTTGGTGGAAATGCATATGGTTTTGAGTATTATATGCCTTCACTATATTCATTTAATTTTGGAGATTATCACTTTGTTTCTATCAATTCAGAGTTCAGAACTAATACTGTAACGGTCTATACATCAATTACTCAGGATGTAGGGAAGGAGTTTTTATCACAATGCTTAGGTCAACTTGAGGATTGGTTTAGAAAGGACCTGTTACTATGGAAGGGTAATAATGTAGCAACGATAGAGGCTGATACTAATAAACAACTTCAGCCATCAGATTGTTATAAGACTATTGTATTTACTCATGAAATGCCATTTACTATCGTTACTGTTGATAAGTATAAGAGTAAAACAGATAGAGGTGGTTCAAAGCTTAATGGTATATCTTCTAATGGTGGTAGCTTTAGGTGGTCTAGATTATTTAAGAAGTATGGAATTCGTCTTGTAATTGGAGGACATAAACATACTTACTCTATGTCTAAACCTATCTATGATGCACCTGATAACTATATAGTAAATAATAGAGCGGCAAGTGGTGTAGACTTAATGGGTAGTAATGTAGAGGGTGAAACAAGTAGTAGGCCCGTTGTTCAAGTTACTTCTCTCCCAAGCGATGCAGCTACTAATACTAACCTGAGATATGAACTAGTAAGTAAAATAAATGCGCCTGTATATGTAATGTCACAGGCAACAGGATATAAACTAGTAAGTAATCAGGAAATACCTAGTAGCACAAAAATTGCTTGGCTTCAGAAATATTATCCAGGCAAAGAAGGTACTGGTAAAGATAAGGAAGGTATTGCACAACATTTCCCTACTTACGTCAGGTATAAACTTACTGCAACAGGTATCGAAGTAGAATCAATCCAGATAACAGGTATTTGGGATGTAGACTTAACAGCAAATACAACTACATATCTTTGGAATAACTGGAATGACTCAACTAGGGTAGAAGATATCAGATCATTAGGTAAACAATCAATAGATCTCGGTGATGGAATCGGGACTAAATATAATATTGTATTTTAATGGGAACGATAAAGAAATATAATCGAGGAAAAGAAAAGTGGGAGCCTTTCGCATCTTCACAAGCTGGTCAGATCTTAACAAGTAGTGAAAAACTAAGAGAGGTTGTTAAGGCAGAAGGTGAAGAAACTGCTGAGGTAACTGACGTAGAAAATGTCCTTGAGCATATAACTGATGACATCAAAACTTTGAAGGGTAACGTCGCATGGCTTGCCCTTCACGGTGGAGGTGGCTCTGGTGGTAGTGGTACCGGAGGTGGAGGCGGAACTAGTGTGGATACAAGTAATGCTAAAATCATGGTCAACTCTAAATCACAAGAGCAAGCAAGTTCAGATCCTATCATATTAGGTAGTGATGAAGGGCTAAACATTAAAGTAATTAGTGGAACTAAGAATTGGGATATTGAAGCCACTTCCAATGTATATACTTTAAAAAAGGTTAGTGGAACTAATAGTATGGTTATTGGTAGGGATGTATTAAAGAATAATAATATATCAACTACTTTTCCACTATTAATTACTGCATATAACCCAACTTCCCTTAATACTATTTCTTGGAGTAGCACTGTATATTTTTCTAATGTAAGTTTAAGCGCCCCAAAAGAACAGAAGATATCAATAGAGGACTTGAGTAAAGGTAACAGGGATTCTGAGATTACTTTTGAATATTCAGCAGGTGTTGTAGGTGATTATAGACTTGAAGTTGATGTACTGAGAGCAAGTGGATCTAAGGACAAGTATACATTTGATGTAATAGTTGACGAAATAGACCATAAATATACTTACAATATACAGCTTGGAAGAGGTGGACTTAACTTTACTGATAGCGATATAACAATAGGAAATAAGGTAAATGAAATAAAAGCTAAGCTAGTTAGTAAGAAGATTAGTACTCTTAGCAGTGATGGAACTAGGACTATTCTTGTTGTGACTAGTAATAACATGATCATTTCATCTACTCTTCCAACTAGATTAGAAGACGCAGTATTAATCAGTAAGGATAAATCATTGAATGTACCTTTCACTGTATACTACTCAAATACGTCAGAGTCTTATCACTATTCTATAACCGTAACAGGAAATGTGGGAAGTGTTAGTAAGACGCCTAGTGAAGTATATGCATTTAATGAGCTGAACAATGACAACTTCTTATCAGTTAGTTCTTTCACTGAGGGTACAAAGCTTGAAATAAGAGTTGAGATCTGGACTGATATACATACGGAGCATATTGGAGTAACTTATTATGCAAAGGTAGGAAAACCAAACTTTACACAACTAGATACACCAAAATCTGGATCACTTGTATCAGATTTCTTAGCATTCGGTAAGTCAAGGGATGCAGGAAGTATTGTATCTACCTGTAATGATTATGTATACAATGGAAGTAGAACTAGTGTAGTACAGGCAGCTAGTTTTATAGATACTAATAGTTACAGTGGTGTAGTAATATCAGATAAAAATCCTAGCCACATTAGATTACAGAACCGCGCATACTGTAAAATAGGTGGATGGAATTATAGTAATTTCTCAGATTCTAGTTTCTATGATTTTATAAAGTCTGGTAATGAGTTTACTATTAACCTATGCTATAAGGCAGACTACCACCCAGATGATGATAGAACAGTCTTTCAAATGGGCAAGGTGGCACAGGATGGTTCATTGTCATCAGGTATCTTACTTAGAGTACATGATCTGGAAATTAAGTCTGGTGGTACATCTAGTTCGTCCCATACAATTAACTTGCAAGATGATGAGATAGTTGACTTGGTAATTTCATACAAGAAGGGACGAGTACTCATCTATGTTAATGGCGTAATTGAAAGTGCTGCTACTATTTCCGACTTTATTGGGGATTGGGCAAAAGAGAATATACTATTAGGCTGTTCTAAGAAGGGCTCAGTTTATAGTTCTTTTGCAGATATTAATGTATACAGGTTAATGTTATATACTACTACATTGACCGACTACGATATTCTTTTCAACTACCTCAATAATATGTCATTTTCTCACTACGTTATAGATAGTGATGGAAAGGGTGCTCCAGATATCAGCTATATTGAAAATGGTCTTGCCAGGAATTTTATAAAATATAATATAGATACAAATAGACCAGGTGAATCTTGGTTATGGGATAATACAAATAGTTCTTATAATGTATCTAACTTTATTGTATCAGGTGGTTTAAAGCCGGCAGGAGAGTTAAGTAATTATTCTATTCCTATTCCTATTGTATACCTTGATGTAAGTAAGGAGGATAGTTGGACATGGGATAACTTTACTAGTCCTAAGAGAAGAGATAGTAACTCACTTCCTAGCGTATCTGCAAAGGTTCAGTACTATGATGGGAAGAGTGGTATTATGTGTGGTGGTGATAAAGAGAAACCAATGACCGCAACAGTATCAATACAAGGTACATCTACATTGGCTGATAATATTAAGAACTTAAATATTCAGTTTGATGATAATACTGTATTCATACCTAAAGAGTCATGGTTACCAGAGCAGAAGTATACACTTAAGGCTGATATTGTAGATTCTAGCCACTCAATTAATGCAGCTGTTGGTAAGTTTGTTAATGAAGAACTTGGATACGATGATACAACTAAAGCATCTAAGTATCTCCCTTTCAATAAAAACGTACTAGACGCGTTTAATGCATCTTGGTATAAGAAAGAGTTTAAGAAAGCAACACTTAAGCATGCAGTAGAAGGTTTCCCAGTTTTTGTTATCTTAAGAACTAACGATAAGAATACAGGAACTAGTATACACTCACTTGGTATTTATCAGTTTATCTTAGGTCGTGATGCACATAGGAATCTCGGATATAAGATGATTAACTCAATTACAAAAACTTCTGAGGGTTCAACTTATCAGATAGGAAAGGATGTAATTGGCTCAACTTATCCATTCTTTGAAACTGGATGTACTATCAATGAAACTAGACTTGGTGGTTATTGGATAGAGGCTAAGGATAATTTTGGATTTGGTGGTACTAAGTCGGATGGTACAAATGCAGTAGAGAGCGGAAGTCAACTTGATTATATTGACGGAAGTGAACAGTACCTTAGAGATAAATTATATGGTGCATTATTCTGGCAAAATGATCCAAACTTTAATGATATTAACTTAGAATTAAACATTAAAGAGCCATATGAAGGACAGTCTGAGGATCAAGTAGCAACAAAACCTAGTGAAGTGCAGAGATTTAATAAGCTAGTTGATGAGATTATTAAGTTAGATGCTGTTAAGAAGAGGTATAGTAATGATGCTGCCAATATAAACAAGGATTTCTTTGCTGATTCATATGATAAGTATGAGTATATTCAAGCAGTATTACCAGGATCTACAAGTAAGTCTTATGTTTGGAGAAAGTTAGAAGGACAAGAGAATAGGTTTGCACAGAATGATGATGATGTTGATATTACTAATTACCTGAACTTAGATTCTGCATATAAGTATTTCAGCATTGCTAACTTGTTTGGCTTACTTGATAACTTCCAGAAAAATATGCCTATTAAATTTTATGGTAGGTATAATGAGACTAATAAAGATGATCCGAACAACCAGGCAATCTTAGGTGTATATGACTGTGATACTGGACTTGGTGGAAACAATCAGGCAGCTATTGCAGTATCTGAAGACTTATGGATTTCACCAATATCAAATAGCGGTGATGGATATGGTGTAACTGATAAAATAGACGGTCAAAATAGCGTCGTCTTAGGTTTTGCGAATAAACTCTGGATGTCATTATTTGGTAAGAAGGCAATTCATCAAGCACCAGGAGCAGGACAAAGTTATACAAAGTCTATTTATTCTGATGTATGGTGTAAACTTCGCAATCTTCTCGACGCAAAAATGAAGACTGTGATAAATCCAGGTACAGGAAAACCATATAATAGTCTAGCTGATTATTTCATTGACCAGTACTTTATTCCACAAACAGAAGGATGCGGTGAGCTTTTATTTAACCTGACTTATAATGCAAAGTACTTACAGGATTACAGAAATGAGAGTGGTACACCTATTAATCAGTTGAGTAAGTTAAATGGTAGAAGAATTATTCAGGCTCGTAAATGGTTAAGAAAGCATATTGTATTTCTTGATAGTATGTTTGAATGGCTAAAGATGGAAAATAGTACTAATGCAGAGACTACTAATAGGGCATCTGATTTCTATGGTATATCAACAGTTAAGATTAATTCTAGTAATGCTGTGAAGTCTATGCCAATTAAAGTAGATGCACCAGTTATTATGTCCTCTAATGTTGCAGGTAGTAAGACAATATCATCTTTCTGTAGACCTGAGAAGTATGGTGATTCTTATGTCTATTTTGGTGATGGAACTAGTGGAACTGATAATGCTAAAGTACATACCTTAGATTTCTCAAATACAATTCTATCAATAGGTAATAGTAGTACATCACTTACTACTGCTAATGTTGGAGGTATAACTGGAAGTCTTATGAAATATACTAACTTAGATCTTAGTGGTGCACAAGGATTTAATCAAGATAACCCAATCAACTTAAATCAATTATTTGCAGATAATGTAGATGTTGCAGAGTTGAGGGAAATTAACTTGTCAAATACTAACTTCTTAAGTACACTAGCGACAAAGAACTTTAATCTTAACTTTAATATCTTAGATAGTAATTCTAATACAACAAGTGAGACGAAGTTCCAGAAGCTACAGAAGATAGATATTAGTAATAGTTGTGTAACATCAGTATCACTTCCTAATGTTTCGTTAAGTTCGTTGAAAGTAACTAGGTCTAGGATTAACACCTTGAATTTAAATACTCAGAACTTCTTAAGTACTATAGATTTGACAGGGTGTAGTCAACTTTCTAACGTCTCTATAAGGAATTGTAACAATTTTGAGACATTAAGATTAGATAGTACACAGTCCAGATTAAAGATCGTAGATATCGTAAATTGTCCTAAGTTTAGCAATTTTGAATGTGTAGATAATAGTTCTGTCAGAGAAATTTCATTATCTCTTGAAAACTTAAGAAACGTAACTATAACAGGTTGTAGAAATCTTAGACTACTTAACTTAGCAGGAAGTAAGAACATTCGTAGCCTAGACTTACATGACTGTGTAAATCTTAGGTATATAATACTTAGTGGTAGAACTGACGAAGCTAATTATACTGTTGCGGTAAACAATGATCGTATTATGAAGCCGAATATGTTTGGTGAAGAAGAGTATGACTTTGGCAACAATATGAACCTAGATAGAAGTTCTTTTGTCTTTGATGCAGATGAATCAAGTAACTATTCAGATAAGATAATTGACAGTCAAATTTATGTTCTGCCTAGTAACTACGATGTTATCAATAAGTGGGGAGCTCATACAGATGATAAATTCCCTAACCTAGAGTATCTTAACTTGAATGGATCTGGAGTAAGCTTTATTGTGTTTGGTACTTCCTATAATATGTCTTACTTAGATCTTAGTAGGTTCACTAATCCAGAACTAAGGGTAGATCTTAGAAATTTAGCAAATGTAAATTCTATTAAGTTTGCAAATAGTAAGAAACATCCAGTAAAATTAGTTAATGATTTTAGCGGTAGTGCTGTATATAGAGTTTTTGGACACGTTGTAGTAAAATCACCAGGTATTTTTAATAGATGTGGGCAATTTTCAATTCATGGAAATAATCTTGAGTCTGTAAAGTTTAATGGTGAAAAAGTACTTACAGATAGTGGAAGGACTAAGTTACCATATGAGATTGAGACAGGTGAACTACTAACAGAGCTGAGTGAGCCTGAATTTAATAGCTATACTCTAAAATTCCAGGAAGAGACCGATGCCAATCCATTAGTTACTAACATGGATTTTAATACCTCTGATATATCTGATTGTTTTAGGGCAACAAACTTAACAACATTTGATGTATATTATGTTCTTACCTCTATTGGATATTCTGGAAGGGTAGATAGAGTAGGTGAAGGTGAGCAAGTGGTTAATATTACAAACATTGATAACCTGTTCAGTGATATTCAATTAAATCATCTATTTAGTTGGAAAGATTCACCTAATAGATACATGTTTAGTTGGGCAAAGAATGTAGTTAGTGCTAGGTTTGCTTTTTCATATTCAACAGATAGAGATTCAGCTATTAGACTATATTCACCACATGTAATAGATGGAGAGGTAATAAGAGATAATGGATTATATAGTCCACTAACTGACCTAAAAAATATGGAAGGTATGTGGGCAAATTGTAAATTTGTTTCTGATAGGTTCCTGTTTAGAAGACGAACTGGTAATTACAAGCTTCAAAATATTAATCATTTCTTCCCTACAGCTATTATAAACAATCTTAAGGAGTCAACTGATGAGTCTTTTGTATTACCAAAAGGAACAAATACAGACCTAAAAGCTGTTGTTGAAAATTATAGGAGAAGGTTCTCTAATACAACAAAATCTTCAATAGAAATCGTAAATGAGCTATTTGGGGACTTAACAGACTTCTTCAAAAATTTACCTGACATATATTCATCTTCTTATGTAGATAGTAATGGAGTCACTGTATGTTCTGGTAGTGGTTGTATATTCAACACCCCTAACTCATACATTAACTTTGATACTGTTAGAATACCTAGTAGAATAACTTATTTGGTTAGTAGTTTTAATTCTGCATATGGTTCAGGTACATTAAAACCAGGTACTATTTTTGAGAGTCCTTCAAGTGTAACTGGAATTAAGAGATCCTTTATCGTAGGTAATCCATTGGTTATTGCAGAAGATACAATAAAAGTAAATCTTCCAATTAGCCAAGATACTTTTAGAGGTTTTACAAGTCTGGTTAGTGTTGGATATAACGAAACACAAGAGTACTTTATCCCTAATTCAGGAAAATTATACTACAACCAAAGAGGTAATGATATTGTCGGTTCGTATATAACTTCCTTTAGCGGTCTTGGATATAATAAGTACATAACAGGAAATTCTTTCCCGTTTGGTATTGTAAGTAACTGTCCAAATCTTAAGATGTTTGCTGGGTTCTTTACGAATGCAGAGGCCCCTAATATACCAGATAATAGTATTCCAGAACTTCCAGGTAATATGTTCTTAGGTAATAGGTTACTTGAGAATGTAGTAGGTCTGTTCTATAATGCTAGCTTCAAGTATAAGATTAGTGGTAATGGATTTGAACAATGTACCAATCTTAGAGACGTATCATACTTATTTGGTGCAGACTCTAATAGAAGGAATTATCTAACGGACTCTATGATACCTAACAAGTTGCTATATCACGGAAAGAGTGTTATATCAAAACCAGTTAGAGGGTTAAATGGAGATGCTAGTATTAGTTCTTCTTATGTAGGTGATTCTGATACAAGATATAGGATTGCATTATATGGAGATACACCTGTGGCAATTACAGGAAAGTTTGTAGATAGTAATGCAGTAAGTATCGGAGGTAAGAAGTGGATAAATGTTGCAAGCTCATTCAATAATCAACCTAGAAAATCTGAAAGTAACTCAATTAATGTAGATATTAGTAAGATTGGTGAAAAGTATCAGAGCATTCGAGACATACAGGAAACCAAGTTCTTCGTATTTGATAGTTCTACTAAGACTCTAAGAGATGTAACAAGTAACTATACAGATATTGATAGTAATTGTATTAGAGTTTATATAGAATTGCCTATGGGAGAGCCTGTAGTAGGTGATGACTTGATAACAGACCTTAGAGTTTGGCAATCAACAGTCTTCTATGCAGTACGTACATTGGCTGGGGATATTAAATATTATAGCTCTAGTGAATTAACGGATGGTAGTAAGATTGATCCTATTTCAAAAGGGTACATTAAGGAAGTGACTGTCTCTTATGATCAAGTAAATAGAAACATTGAGCATGCAGACTACTTATTCAATCATGCAGATATACGTCCTTATGAATCTCCTGTAGTAATTGAAGGTAATCAAGACTATATGCCATTCAATTGGTACTTAGATGTTGATAATAACTTCAATCCTATTACAAGAAATGATAGGAAGTATACTGAGATTTGGACATTTGATGGTGATTGGACAAAGTCGGAGGCAAAAACTCATGGAACTAGTAGTCTTGAGAACTTAGACGACAATAATACTCAAACACCAGGACTTCTATACTCATACACTAGTGCATATGGAGCAAAACAAGTCTATGGGACTAGTAATGGCGCAGAGGTATCAGGTACTGTGAATTATTGTTGTGCACCTGACCTTCTAAGATATTGTAACCCAAATTGTTCAGTTACTTACTTGTTTGCTGATTGTGGTAGACAGGAAAATAGTGACTTGTATGATGGTGGGGATACAATAGCAACTTTTTCTAGATATGGTCTGAGAGGTCGAATACCGCCATACTTACTAAAACCACTAGAGAAAGGCAGCAATGTTAACCTAAGTGGAATGTTTAGGAACTGTAAACTGTTATCGTACTATACAACTGATGGTGGGACCAATTATGTAATACCTGCTACTTTCTTTAAGTATTGTCCTAACATCTCAAACTTACATGAGACGTTTAGTGGTATGGTATTCCCACTTAGTGGAACTATAGATGGTATATTTGATAAGATAAATAATTCTACACTGAATGATATATCTTACATATTCTATCGACCAGTATTCCATGGTACACAGGATAATAGGTTTACTATTAACAATACTTTCACTAAGTTCACTAATCTTACAAATATTGGAAGTGCATTTAGAGCTAGTGAAAGGCTTGATGGTACAATAGATAGGGAACTACCATATCAGTTTGTAAGGTTCAATAACATATTCAACAGTAAGTATAGGAACGTTGTTGTCGGTGATGGTGAACAGTTTAACTATGTATTCGCTGGTTATGCTAACTCATCTATGGTAATACATGAGTTCCCACGTACATTGCCTGATGCACAGAACTATTTTGTCAGGAGTATTCCAAGGCAGTAGTTAAAATTATATAGATATCTTACTTAGTATTAGGTAGAACAAAAAATCTACTTAGTACTAAGTGGGGTATTATAATTAAAGATAGATAAATAATATGTCAGCACATATAGGTACAAATTTTTCACTTGAGTCTAAGGAATTTCTAGATAGTAGACAGAACTTAGCACTAACTAAAAAAGACCTACTTGAATGGAGAACACCAGTACCAGAAGGATTTAAAGTATGCCTGGATAAGAAATGGTACTACTACGACTCTACAGTTAATCTAGAAAAAACTGGGCACTGGATTCCTTGTGTAGTCGATAATATAAGTGATGCTCTATATGATGGGCAAACAGTGTCGGCTAAGGTAGTAAAAGAAATGAAAACTTCTAGTGAGGGTAATAATAAAGAATTAGGGGATAAATTATCTCAGATTGAATACCTAGTTAATCCTATTGTAGTCTCTCATGAAAAATATACATATTCTCCCATTAGTGAATTAATAATGAATAGTATATTAGATGTGGATAAACATATGGGAGAAAAAGCAGAGGGTTGGTATAAATTTATTGACTTAAATAATGATGGAGTTATAGACGAAAAGGATAAGACTCTATGGACTAAGTTCTATGAGGGGTATAAGAAAATAGAAGATGATCCAACATACTATTCTACATCTGATGAGAAAAATCTAACTTATGAAGTTGGTCATATGATAAGTCCGTATCTTATGTTAAAACTACGTAGGAAGAGTGGTTCAACTGCTGAGGGTGTCAAAGACTTAACTTTTGCAACAAGTGGGCTCAATGTACAGCTCGGGCTAACGACAGGACTCAATTCTATACTTTGCAATAAGATGTTTACTAGTTCTGTACCTGCGGACTTTAAAATATCCCTCAACTTACATACAATTAGTGATCATAAAGTTCCATATGATATTGTATATAGGTTTAGGTGTCGCAAGTTTGTAGGATCATCTGATTTATTAGACCTAAGTGGTGGTATTATAAAGAGTAGTGCAATAAATTCAAAGCTTACATCTAGTTTTGCAGAGTCTGGAACAATAGATAAAACTATATTAGATTGTAGCGGTGGTAGGTACCCATATATAATTATTCCCGCACAGTACTACAACCCCAATAACAAACTGTATGTTGGTGGGTTCTTAAATACTGACTTAGTAGTAGAAGATGTAGTAATAGAAAATAAAGTAGGTGTGCAAACTCCTTATAAAGTAATTAGAACTAGATTAAAACAGACAGGTAGTTCAATTCCTGTACAACTAACATCGCTATAGTATGGTAAAAGTCTTATTAGATTGTGGACATGGTATTAATGTAGAAGGTAAGTGTAGCCCAGATAACCGACTCAGAGAATATAAGTGGGTTAGAGAATTAGCAAGTCTTATAGAGGTTAGGTTTGATAAGTTAGGTATTATACATCAAAGAACAGTTACTGATGATATAGAACCTGGTCTTAAGGCTAGATGTAAGGTAGCAAATACAGAGCATAAGAAAAATAAATGTATCCTTGTATCTCTTCATTGTAACGCAGCAGGAAGTAATCGTACATGGAACACTGCTAGAGGATGGTCCGTATTTGTTGCTGGAAATTCTGGCGGACTTAGTAAAACACTCGCAGTAAATCTAGCAGAGGCAGCATTAAAGAGAAATCTGAAAGTTAGAACGCCAGATCCACAGCATCTATATTGGACCGCAGACTTAGCAGTATGTAGTCGTACGGCTTGTCCTGCAGTATTAATAGAAAATATGTTTCAAGATAATAAAGAAGACTTAGAATTTCTGCTTAGCACTAGAGGAAAAAATGTCTTATGTGAAGTGGTAGTAGAGGGTGTTTGTAATTATCTAGGAATCGAATATAAATAGAATAATAAGATGGCAAATATTCATAAAGTAGTAAATGGTGATGAGCTTATTTATCCAGCAACTATTACAGACGCAGTTGGACATAAAGAAACTAGGTCACCGCTATCAGATCTTATTAATTACTATAATGCCGACTTAATATGGCCACAAGCAGTAGGAACATATCATACGTTGTCAGAAGTAATTAGTAAGCTGTTTGATACACTAGAAGAAAAACATAGAGTAAGCGGTATACAAGTAGGATTCAAATGTAGTATACCCGGAAAAGATCCAGAATATCAGAGATTTGAGTATTTTGGTGAGGAACCCGGGGATAAGTTTAAGCAAGAAAAATATTGGAGAAGAGTTGATAGTGGAGTACTTGATAAACTAGATAGTATAATTAACCCTATTAAGATTACTGTAGATAGCCCAACTCCAGCTTTTGAGAGGACTAAGGGTAACAGTTCTGTAACTGCACGTCTAGCTGTTACAATTACTAAAGGGGGTACTAACTATAATCTAGGACCTGATGATGAAGTTTCTTATACAGTTTCTAATGGAGCCCGAGTAATTGTAAATACGTCAGTTCCTATACTAGATCAATTTGTACCAAATACTGTAGGTGATAGAGTGTATAATTTCTCAGCTAACATAGAAGGAAAGAAGTACACTACAAGTTTTACAATTAAAGTAGTAGACCCAAGTTTTTTCTATAGACTCCCAGATAGGTCTGCAATACCATCCATTATGTTTGATATTGAAGAAAAAGGTGTTTCTCATCTTTTCTTAACTTCTAAGAATTATACATCGACTATAGACCTAGTAGATGGATGTACTTGCTTTATATACCCTAAATATTTTGGTAAACTAACTACTATAAAAGACGCTAATAACTTTGAGTATATAAATTCATATACACTGACTGAAAGAAACTTAGATGGTGTAGATTATTATATTTACGCACTAACAGATCCAGTCACAATTACTAATTTTAAGCAGTCATTTAGTTAGATACTGACTTAAACATATATATTATAGTATGCTAAATATAGGTGATAACTTTAATTACCAGGGAAGAAAACCTAACTTTGCTAGAGATTCGTTTGAGACCTTGGAAGAAATGAAATCTTACCCTGAGACTAGTATCGATAATGGTCATGTGTCTTTCTGTAAGGAGGATGGTAAGCTTTATCAGTTCCTTATTACAAACCAGCTAACTTCTGATACCGGCAAGTGGAGAAGATTGGTTGATTCTATATTAGACGCAAACTCTGAAAATCCAGTTCAAAATAAGGTGATTGTAGAGAGAATTAAACAGCTCGAACAATCAATAGATACTAGATTTAATGAACTTGGTAATACACTTGACTTAGAAGGAATGGGTGCTATCATTGCTGCAGGTATGGTTGATCTTAATAGAAATATGGATGAGCTAGAGGAAGCAGTTAGTGAAGCACTTAATAGTCTAAAGGCAAGTAGTATTAATATTGAAGGTATAAAGATAAACGGCCATGCTCTAACCGATAATGTAGTACTAAATAAGAACGATATTGGATTAGAGAATGTGGATAATACTAGCGACTTAGATAAACCACTATCTACTAGAACACAGCTAGCATTATCTGGAAAGGTAGATAAAAGTACAACAATCAATGGACATGCATTAGCCGGTAATATATCAGTAACTAAGTCTGATGTAGGGCTAGGTAATGTAGATAATACTAGTGACCTTGATAAACCGATATCTACTAGTACTCAGAATGCGCTTGATGATAAGGTTAGTAAGGTACCAGGTAAAGATCTTGTTGATGAAAGTGAGATAGCTAAACTTAAGAAATATGAAAGCTATGAACTACTCAATAAAAGATTAACCAGTGCACAAACAACAGCCACTAGCGCTTCGAACAATATTAGCGCCGTAAAATCTGGTCTGGATCAAATAACACCTATAGTAGATAAACTAAAGAAACAAGGTGACTTAATAGACCAGAATATCCTCGGCGCATTCAGACCTGTTCCGAATATTGCTAGTAGAAATAACATTCCGCAAAGCTTTAAAGAGATTGGTACTGTTATCTATGTTGTTAATGACCCAAGTGAAATCCATACTTATCAATGGAATGGTGGTGATTGGGTTCCTTATGATTTTGGTGGAGGTATCAAAAAAGTAGACTCAATTGCTGACCTAAAAACTAATAAGGCAATTCAGGCACAAGGTTCAGTTGCATATGTTAAAGAGGCGGATGCAATCTACTATAAAAATGATTCCTCAGGTTGGACTTGTTTAAGTGGTCAGAATAGTGGAATCATAGTAAGTGCAAAAGAGCCGGATGATGTCAATGCGCTTTGGGTAGATACAGCAAATAACCAGTACGATACAAACACTAGCCTTGTATATAGCATTCAGAAGGCAGTATATGAACTTCAGAAGCAAGTAAAGGTATTGATGAATATTAGGTCTTTCGGTGCAGTCAGTGGTAGTATAACAGATGGGACCAGAACAGAGCTAGCTAATACAACGAATCCATTAATGCCTGGCTATATAAATGAACTAGTCAAGGAAGAAGTACTAACAAAGGAACAACTAGAAGACATTAAGAATAGTGCTGAAGTAGAACCAAAATATGCAACGGCCAAAGAACCAACTGTTAATCATATTAGTATCAAGATGGGTACTTGGGAACAGATGGATACAGGGAGAAAGAATTTTATCCCCGGCGAGCTTATTTGGTGTACAGACAGAACTAAACTATATATATTTACAGAAAAAGGAAAACTAATACCTATCGGAAGTGGTTCATCTATTGGCGGTGGTAGTAGTGAAGATAATAACGAAACAACGGATATGGATCAAGATACAGTAAATAGCCTAATTGATAGTAAGCTGAAGAAAGTTGACTCAATTGGCTTTATACCAGTGGGATCAGAAGAGGCTAAGTATACAGTAAAAGTTAATGCAGAGGGAAAACTACAAGTATATGATAATAGCCTTGATAACAGACAGCCTGAACTACAAAGTAATTATTACTACGACAGTGCAGTTGCTAAGGTAGGTATTGTAGTTAACTCTTTCTACTTAGGAGGCTCAGGTAGTAATTCAAACGATCCTCTTAGGGGGGCACATGACTATCAACCTTGTTCTCATAACTTTGTGGAACTAGGTAATCCATACGCAACAGATGATACAGGTGTAGGTGAAGATATTAACTTAAATGGGTTCTATCTTCTCTATATGGGATCTAACAAGGTATGGAAGAAGTTAAAATTATGGGGTAAAATTCCAGCAGGTGGTACTTTCTTAATTAGGGGCGCGCAATGTTCAGTAATGGATGTTAATACAACAGTTCTGAAAGTTAAGACATATGATATGGAATGGAAAGATAAGAATGGCGAACTAATTAGGTTTGACCAATCATCTTCAGTATTCTATCTATGTTGGGTACCTGATGATGAACATTTCTACAACTTAGATGGTACACAGTCTGAGGTTCCTTCATCTACTACTAGTCCAGTTGATGTAGCAGGAAGTAATTGTGCAAAGGGTTTTATTGATCTTGCTAGTTTCAATAATAGTGCAATCTGTGAGAAAGCAACTTATATCCTACCAGCCGGACGTAGTGCAAGTGAGGTAGTATTCAGAAGATGGTATATGCTTGACCCTACTACACAGTCAAATCCTAAAGATGGTGTTGGTAGTTTCAATAATAATAAATTCCTAGCATCTTCTTATATCAATGGTGCAAATATAGGCGGACGTGTTGAAGACTTTACACCTCGCGCATCTTTTGAAGGTAAATCTATTGCAACATCTCGTACACTCTTTAGCACTGATCACCCAAGTACTTTAACATGTACATTCGGAATACAGGCTACAGCGGGTGCAGACGGCGCGACTAGATGTTTTTGTTGGAATTCAGTGGATTATCATGATGAGTTCCTTTGGTATCGTAAAAAGGGAACCTCAGATTGGACAAAGGTAGAATCAATTAAACCAGGCGCCGTATATTCCGCTGCAACAACCCCGAATACATCACCAATCTTATACGGAGAACATAAGAGCCTGTATGATAGAGTAAGATGGGAGTCAGCATATGGACAATCACTGACAACGCATAGAGTAATAATATCTAAGCTTCAGCCTGGCGAGTATGATTATAAGGTAGTAAGAAGTAAGACGGATGATAGTGAGGGTGTATATCAGAGTAAGGTTAGAAAATTTACTGTTATATCTGATGCACAAGCAGGGTCATTTAATTTCTTGCAAGTAACCGATCAACAAGGTGCTAGTTGGGAAGAGTATGAGGTATGGAATTTATCTGCAAAGTTCATCAAGAAAGAGGAGACTGCTGGTAGATTTGGTAAGTTTAACTTCGTCATTAATACTGGTGATATCTGTTATAATGGTAGTAGGTCTAATGAATGGATAGATTACTTTGATGGATATGAGCCAATTGATGACAGAGAGGAGATGTTGACAATTGGAAATAATGACCTTGCACCTATATCAATGAGAGATATTGGTAATGGAAAAGAGTCACCATGGAAGATTAATACATATGTGATTGATTATTTCTATACGTTTGAGATAGATCATAGAAATCCACAAGTATTTACAGGCCCTTCTGCAAAAGATGAAGGTCAGCAGGTTTCATTTAAGATGCCATCTCTGTACTCTTTCAACTATGGTAAATTCCACTTCATATCATTGTTATCAGAAACACGTACAATTTCAAATAAGGTAACCTATGATTCAACCGGTAAAGAAAAAACTAAGAAATTTGACCAAAGTACAGTCAATGCCATCTATGGTATCAAAGATGAACTTAGAGAAGGTGGAAAAAATAAAAATGCTTCTAAGATTTATGACATCGAAGAAGAATGGATGATCAAGGATCTATTACTCTGGAAGGGTGCTACTATACCAAGTAACTTTGATTTCAGAAATGAGAGATTTAACCCTGCCCTAGTTGACAAATGTAATAAGTGCATTATTTATACTCACGAAATGCCATTTAATATTACATCAAATTCTGCATATAAGAACTATGATAATAATATTAGTGCACCACGTGAAACAGCTAAGGCATATCTAAATCGTTACCATAACTACGAATTCCAGAGAGTATTTAAACTTTGGGGAATTCCTTTGGTAATGGGAGGTCATAAACATACTTGCGCTATTACTGCACCTGTATATGATGCACCGCTTACATACAACCCACTAACTAAGAAAATTGATGGAAGTACTAGCACTGTTGATGATATACTGACTGATGATCCTACTACTGGAATGTTTAGTAATGTTGCATCCTTTAAACCATTTGTACAATTAACAGTAGAAGAGTTTAATAGTAGGTGGTCAGAATTATCAAATTGGTGTGATGAAGTGTATAATAACTCAAAGACAGCACTAACGATTGATGGTTCTAGTGTAGCTAGTAAGAGTTTTGTACGTGGTAGGTCAATCAATAATAAAGCTAGATGTAGAATTGAGGTTGTTGATAAGATAACAGCACCAAGTTATGTAATGTGTCAGGCAACAGGATTTAAGAATAAGTCTAATTCTGACTTGGCCGGTGACTATATACCTTGGGAAAGATTCTACGTTAAAGCATCTAATGTAAAAGAGCAAAGTTATCCATTCTACACAGTATATGAGGTAAGTGATGGTGAAATTAAATCTTACATGTATCAAATACGTGGTATGTATGATGCAGGTAATGAGAAAGGTTCACCAGCTGGATATTGGGATCTTGCAAAAATCTATACACATGGCGATACAGTCAAAGAAAATAGAGATTATTTTGTAAATTCTGCCCTTAGTTCAAACCTTTATAATACTGGTGGAACGATAATAAAACTATAATTATTATATGGCAATTGTAAGAAAATATAATAAGATTACTAAGAAATGGGAGCCAGTAGCGTCAAGCGATGCTACTGGTATCTATACAAACAACCCTATCTTAGCAGATGATAAAGGAACGGTATCTATTGAAGATTCACTCATTAAAAATAGACAGGATATTGAAATACTAAAGAAAAATGTATCTTGGCTTGCTAGACACGGTGGTTCTGGTGGATGGGGAAATAGCGGAGGTGGAGGAAGTACTAATGCTGTAGAGGTATTAATACTAGACCCCTTTAATAGAACTGACCCTGTATCTGAGATAATCTGGAATAAAGAAATAAGTCAGATATACTATAAAGTCGACTCTAAAGCAGCCGGCAAATATACAATAATTGTAAGGGTTGATGGTAAAGCAATTTTTCAAGAATCAGGAGTAAAAAAGGGAACTGTTAAGTCGTTTGATGCTAGCTTACTTGGTATTTCTAAAAGTGATGTAGTATTACAGATATCAGCACTTGATGAATCTGAATCTGAGTTTTCTGCAAGATGCGATATAAAAATTTCGTCTATTACTTTAAATAGTAACTCTATAAATATCACTCAAAAAACTCTTAGGGAGACTGATGCTAAACTGCAGATGTCATATAGAGTTTCAATATCAGGTGACTATAGATTATACTTTGCAGGGTCAATAATATCACTACAAGATGGAGTATTCAAAGCGGGTGGTGTAGATCTAAGTGAGGCCGGACAGTATATAGAACTACTTGGGATTGACACTACTGCATCATTTGTCGACATACCAATATCAGATGTACACGGCGATGGAAGGGTCAAACTAGTAGATAAGACTGCTATGCCTGGTTCTTATCCTATCTACTTTCTCCTAGCAAATGTTAAGAATAATAGAGTTTCATCCGGTAGTGTAGTAAGTGTAATCAACGTTGTAGTAACTGATGGTATCCTAGTAACGCCAGTAACAGGTATAGATCCATTATCACCAGTATCAATATCACAGGACAGTATTTTTAACTTACAGTTTACGACAATTAGTGAAAATACTAGTACCTACAACTATGAAATTAAATGTGGTTCTACTACTCTTGCAAGTGACAGAAACTTAATATACGGAAATCAAGTAACTGTTCCTATCAATCTTGCACAATTTCCAATATTTAACACGTATGGAAAGTTTACTATTGATATTATTGCAAGTCAAGGAACAATTAGGGACGTTGGAAAAGTATATATATCAGTAATCGAACCAAATACTAGACCAGTACTTTCATACATGAGCGACTTAAATAAGTATCTGGTTTATGATTATACATTCTGGGGAGAGGCTGGAACATCTGCAGTAAGCTCTAAGAATATTACATATAGAAATGAAAACTTTGGTACTAGTGGTAGAAGTAAGACTTTTAGAATTCCAGAAAGTAGTCTAAACCTATATAATGTTGGTTCAGATTCAGGTATACAGAGTAACTATAAAGGGGCATATACTTTTACCCATACTGCATACGGAATTCTTACTAAGAGTGGCATTACATCTTGGTTCCCTAGTTCAGAGAGCGATGTAAATTGTGCAGTTACTTCTAATAGTTATACGTTTACAGTACAGATTGCATATCACATAGGTAAAGATCCAGATGATAATGCAGTAATCTATAAACTTGGTGATTATAACCCAGTTGATCAAACAGGTGCTGGTATTCTAATAACTCCTAGAAAATATTACGTTAAAGTAGAAGGTGCAACACTAGTAGGGTCATTGCAGGATAATAGCTTCCAACAAGTTGATATTGTATTAACTAGGCCTGGACAAAATGGAGTAGCATACGCAACATTATCTGTATATCAGAATGGTATTATTCTTCAGTCTATTGAGATTAACACAAGTAGAGGTCTTATCTACAACATGGGAAATATCAATAGAGCATTCTTAGCTTGTTCTGGTACTAGTGATGATAATGGAAGAACTGTAGTAAATAATAGTTCAACAATTCACGTATACTCTACAAGATTCTTTAATATCGCCCTAAATACTGGACAGATTGTATGTAGCTATATCAATAACTACATGAACTTTAAGAGAAATGAAGATGGTAGCTTAAATAGTGGCCTTGTATCACAACTCTTAAGAAACAATAGTATTAGAACAGATGAAGAAGTAGTAGGTGAAGGTGGAACAGTTAATACGAGTGCCATTAGTTCAATCTATAACCTAAAGACTGGTGAATTTAAGAACTTGGCTAGTATTAGTGGAACATCAATTGTATTAGATAGTGCACTTACTGAACTACCTATTCCAATTGTTACTATGTCTGTTAATTGGACCTATTCACAATTCTCAAGTACATCTAATGGAGGTCTTGACGCTAGTAGTAGTTCTAATTTTGAATATAAGATAGGCACAACTAGTATTAAAAGCTCACAGGTAACAATAGAACTGCAAGGTACTACATCTATGAACTATAACATCAAGAACCTTAAGATTACATTTGAAGGTAATCAGATGTTCTCGCCAAAGTCAGATTGGTTCCCAGAAAAATCATTCACACTTAAGGCAGATGTTGTAGATTCAGGACATATTAATAACGCTGTGATTGGTAAGTTTATTAATGAGGTATTTAACGACCCAACTAATAATCTAATCAATATAGCTGATTGTTACCCGGCTAAGTCTAAAGTTGATTCGTTGAAAGCTAGTGGTAGTCTTCCGCCAGATGTCACCGTAAAACCAACAATTGAGGGATTTCCAGTATTGTTGATAGTTAACTTTAGATCCGAAACAGGTGACAGTAGAGATATTAGGGTGCTTGGTATTTATTCGTTTAACTTAGGTCGTGAATCTGAGTATAACCAAGGATACAAAGTTCCTAAGTACCTCAAAAATACTTACGGTGAAATATTGGCGGGAAAAGATGTAACATTCCCTAACCTATTTAGCCAGCCGAGTGATTCAGAGCTAGATAATACAATCAATGCAGTAGTCTATGAAGGTGAAAGATCTCAAAACTGTACCACTGTTAAAGTAGATGTATTTGAAGATAGGGATACTGAAGATGCATACGACTATTCAATAATTAAAGTAGGCAGAGATAAGTATAATAGATTCCCAGCCAACATAGTAAGAGACTCGACTGGATATATAAAATATAATGGAGTTTTCTTAGAGGATGAGAATAGACAACAAATTAAGTGGTCTCCTGAAAATCTAAGAAAGTTTAAATTCTTAGAGGATGGATATTTCTGGTCTAATGATGCAACATATGTAGATAAACTGTGGAAAAGAGTATACGCGGAAAATACAGATGAGGCAACTAAGGCATTCAGAAACTTACATAATACTATTGCCTCTAAGATGGAATATATAAACGGCCCAGTTAAGAGAGCATATAATACATCCTATGATAAGTATATAATATCTAGTGGTGAAGGAGAAAGTATTACCACAACAAGAGATAGTCAGGGAACAACAATTACAATGACTAGACCTCAGGCAAAAGAAGGAATTGACCTGAGTATTAAAAATACAGCTTTCTATTATGTTATCTGTATGTTGTTTGGTCTTGTTGATTCACTTGGTAAGAACTTGCAATTTAAGTACTGGTTACCGAAGAATGGAAGTCCTGGTGGTAAGTATTGGACGCCTTCTTTCTATGATATGGATACTGCGCTTGGTCTAGGTAATGCTGGTGCTGAGGAAGTAACTACAACAGCCTTAGAGAATTCAATCACTAATGGTCCTGATAATAAGGTGATGATGTTGTATGGTATTGCAGAGCAGACAGATAATACAGTCTATACAGTCTATAGTAATAAGCTCTGGGGTTGTATTGAGTCTGAAATATTCTTTGATACATACTTCAATGATTATAAGAGTACTGGTGATTATCATTTCTACTCTATCATGTGGAGTGATCTTAGGTCGACAGTGCTAAAAAATGTAGATGACTTCTTTGAAAAACACTTTACTACACAGCTTAGTAAGTGTGGAGAGCTGATCTTTAACTATGACTATAACGTTAAGTATATTAAGACAGCGCAAAGGAACTACTTACATGGTACTAGAATGTCATTTATTAAGAACTGGCTAGATGAACGAGTTACTTTCTTAGATAGTGTATTCGGATATAGAGCAGGACTTAGTAATGAAGCATCTTACTTAGTAGACAACAACATCGATACTTATAATATATCATGGAAGAATAGTATCAGTATTACTCATGATTCTGGCTCTATTACTATGCCAGTGACTGTCAATTCACCGGTTATTATGAAGTCTAATATTGGTAATAAGTCTGTATCATATACTTACGTAAAAGACGGTAAAGAAACTGATATTATAGTTGCCGACAGTAAAGATACACCAGATATTCAGACATATATTAACAACTCAGATAAGATAACATCACTTTCTGACTTAAAGAGTATCAAAATAAATAGTTTAAGCCCAACTGTATCATCGGTGGTAAAAAATAAAGAAGGTAATCCAGTATATACTCCTAATATGGGAAATATATACAGTAATTACGGTTCATTATCATCACTAAAGGAACTCAACTTAAGTGGTATTACAACATTTACATCATCGTTTAATATCTTTGAGCTTCTAAAGACGTTTGATAGTTCAGGTTATAAGGTAAATCCCGAATACTTTGCACTACAGACACTTAATTTTAGTGGATTTAAGTCGGGCGGTATTCAATCTGTGGACTTAAGTGGTACTACTCAGGTTTCTAGTGATCTTGTACCAGATGTATATAAGAATCCGTTTAAGAATATTACATACTTAAATGTTAGTGAGTCTGATATAAATAATGTTATAATACCTGTGGGAGTTTCTCTGTACTACTTAAATGTTAGTAATAGTTCAGTGCAAACTTTGACGCTAGAAAAACAGCCGCTCTTAACTAATATTGATCTGAGAAATTGTAAAGTTCTTAATACGCTTGCAGTTACTAATTGTGAGAATATTAGAACAATTAACCTAGATTACACAAATAGGTCAATTAAGCAGATTGTAATATCAGGTATGTCAAACTTAGAGACAGTAGAGTTGATTTCTAATGATAACTGGTCTTATTTGCCGAAAATAAATATTAATAGCTGTCCAAAACTTAAGTCTATTACTATATCCGGCTGTAGATCCGCGTCATTAGGTGGCACTGGAGCAACTACTATATCATTGAATGACTTACCAGAACTAGAAACTCTATCTATTTCTAACTCTACATATACTGAGATCAATACTGGTAACTCTAAATTACTATCACTGAAGAGACTTAGCCTTGATGGAACTACTATAAAGTCCTTAAGAACACAGGATTCAACAGATAGTAATAGTATAGATCTAAGAGAGTATAGGTTAGAATCATTCAGTATTGGAAGTAACCCTGTTCTTGAGTACGTAGTGTTTGATAATACGAAAGATCAACCTACTCCACTTAAGACAAAATCATTCTATGAGTGTGCGAACTTAAAGAGAGTTTATGGTAATTTTACATTAGTTGGATCACTTGTATTTTCTAGGTGTCCTCTGTTTACAGTTCATGGTGGAAGATATAATGGAATAAATGTAATTAATCAGTTTGGTAGGTATATACATCCAACGGAAAGCGATAAGATCTATAAGAACGATAATTTTGTTTTCCAGAGTGGTAATAATGTAACTAACCTAAAATTAATTGCATCAGATGTTAATTCAAGTTTCTCTTATTCTGGAGTTGACTTATTTGATATCTATTATATTCTATATAGTATCGGCCCGGATGTTAGGAATCTTGACTCACTGTTCTTTGGTTGCGGTGATATTGGGTTTACTGGTAATGGCTGGAAGAGTGATACAAATGATAATTCACTGAACCGACATACTTTTGATAAGTGTAGAAACGTTACAAACATAAATGGTATCTTCCATGGAACAAATGTATCTGGTAGATTATACTCTCCATCTGTTGTTAGAACTGGTGGAACTGAGGTAATTAAAGAAGACGGTTTATTTAGCCCACTTAGAAAAATCACTCAGTTCATTAATGTATTCAACAGCAATATTTATTTTGATAGATACTTATTTAGAGTTCCAGAGGGTAGTGATAAGTTTGAAATAACTAGCTTACATAACTTCTCAAGTTCAGTAGTATTTAATGATATAAACTCACTCACCTATAGTACGTTTAATAGTGTATCAAGGAACTATAAGAGTGGACTAGATAAAATAGGTAACTTAGACGGTATGTATTCTGACTTGCCTAAACTTGTAAGGGCATCACAGACATTAAATACTAGCTATATTAACTATGACAATGTTACAGAGGAACTTGGTATTTTCCCAGCATCCTTAGTAAATATTGCAAATACTTGTATAATTGATAGTGGATCTGGTAAGTTAGACCTAGATAAGGTATTCAAAGACCCAAGAAAACTAGAAAATATCTCAAGTTCTTTCATAGTTAATAACCTAGGTGTGAACGATGGTCAGGTAAGTTTTGAGCTTACTGATAGCACCTTAAGAAACTTTGACTCATTAAGAAATATTGCATTTGAGACAGGTAACTACAATGATTACTCAAACAACAACCACTCATTCACAGGTGCTGGTCTTAAGAAATATTCAGTAGGTGGGTTCCCTTATAGGATACTACAGAACTGTAAGAATCATAGTAAGATTACAATGTTGGTTAGTCTGTTCCGTGGTATGTCAGTAGAAAATATAACAGGAGACGCAGTTGAATTACCCGGATCTACATTTGCTGGTTGTACTGAGCTTAGGAATATTAGTTATTGTTTCTATGATTTTAAGACTCCGTATAGACTAACAAATGTAAACGAACCAGCAAAGAGGGGACTGCCTGAACCATTTGCAGATTGTATCAACCTATCTTGTGTTGCATATACATTCTCAAGTACAACAGGTGGCACTTTCCATAAGCTAGTGGGGATGATACCAGCTAGACTATTCTATCATGGTGATATTAACTACACAATAATGTCAGTAGGTTCAGATCTCACTAAGACAGTAGATATTGATAGTAAGGAAGGTAGTAAGGCTGTGAAGACTATAATTAGTACTGATGATACAGCTAATACTAGAACTACCACTAAGATTGTCTATAATAGGTTTACTGAAATACCTAATAATACAAGTCAGGTAGTAATAGACCCAACCACTGTAATTACAACGACAGTACAGGTAGATAATACTCAGACTGGATTAAATATATCTAGAAACAGTACAACATCAAAAATACCTGGTCTTGCTGAAAATACACATACATTCTCTAAGGTTGTTAAGATACCAAGACAGACAATCGAAATAATGAGAGGTTGTTTTCAGAATTGTAATACAGAGGAATATGATTATCTATTTACAACAGATACCGACAGCTCTTACTTCGACTTGCCAGATTATAATATTGACTACCAACCTTTCAAGTATGTACTAGTTAATAATACTTGGTCAGAGGTTAAGCCAAATAAAAATCTCTATACTTATATGTGGAGATGGTCTGGTAGGGCTAATAGATATGACGACTATGTAGTACTATGTAATCAGATGTACACAAAGTTATTAAGGTTTGAGAGTATTAATGGAGCAGAGTATGAGTATAACATAGACTGGTTGGATGATGTAGTACTAGACCCATCAAAAACAGTAGATACATTGACAACCTCTAGTACATTTGATGGTACTAGTTGTTCATATTCAGGTGGCTTTGCATTTGCCCCGGACTTACTCAGATATTGTACCTCTAATGTAGATGTTGTAGACCTGTTTAGAGATTGTGGACCTACTAGACAGTCATTTGGTAGTTTAATACAGTATAGAATAAGTAAGGTCTATGGTATACAAGGACGTATTCCTCCTTATATGTTTAAACCAACACCAAACGTAGGGGATATGACCAGAATGTTTATGAACTGTAAGATGCTTGGTTATTATATATCGAAAAATGAAACAACTAAAGGATATAGTGTAACTATTCCACCAAGTCTATTTAAGTATATAAACACTAATCGTCTTTACCTAACAGAAATGTTCAATGGTTGTATGTGGCCTAATAATCTGACGTTGAATGTTATGAACTTCTCCGTACCTAAGATAGACCTATACATACAAGGTATGTTTAGGTATGGAATGTTTAGAGGGGTATCAAACCTAACAGATGTCTTTAATCAATCAAATATCTATATACAGAAGATGGATAGTTGCTTTAGATTAAGTACATGGGATCCTGATACTGGAAGTTACAATAATAGTATTGACAGAAATATGAAGGTTACGTTCAATAATATGTTTAGTAGAAATAACTGGAATAAGACTGATAGTATTGATGAAAGTGGTAATGCAAGTAGAAGCTCAGATTGGTATGTATTTGATGGTTTTGCTAAGATGACTGAAGTACCCAACAGATTCTTAAGCAAGGAACTCTCAAGTGAACCAATTAAGGCGAACTATAGGCAGTATGGTGAATAAACTAAATATATAGTGTGTGAGGTAGTAAAATTATAAAACTACCTTGCACATTGTATATAAAAATAATTAACAATAAATAATATGCTAGGTATAGGCGATAATTTTGATTATCAAGGTAAGAAGCCTAATTTTGCTAGAGATTGTTTTAGCACGTTAGAAAAGATGAAATCATACCCAGAGACTAGTATAGATCCTGGACATATTTCATTTTGTGGTGAGGATGGAAAATTATACCAATACTTACCAACTAACGAAGTAAATGAGGTTACTGGTAAGTGGAGAAGATTAGTCGACTCTATACTGGATGCGAACTCTGAAAATCCAATACAAAATAAAGTAGTAGTCAAAAGATGTGAAGACTTAGAAAAATTAATATCTAAAAGTGCAGAGAAAATAAAAGGGGATATTGACATAGACCTTGAAACTATGGGAGGTATTATCGCGGCGGGAATGGTCAACCTAAATAGAAATATGGACGAACTAGAAGAAGCAGTCAGCGAAGCCTTAAATAGTTTAAACGCAGGTCATGTTAGTTTGGAAGAAATAAAAGTAAATGGTCACCCTATTACATCAAGCGTAAATCTAACAAGTACAGATATTGGACTTGGTAATGTAGATAATACAAGAGACTTAGATAAACCAATTTCAACCAGAGTATCCGCTGCACTCACTGAAAAAGTAGATAAAAGTACTAGAGTCAATAATAAACCACTTACACAGGATATAGTAATAGAAAAAGAAGATATTGGGCTAGGAAGAGTAGATAATACAGGAGACTTAGAAAAACCTATATCTAATGCAGTACAACAAGCTCTTGATGATAAGGTTAGTAAGGTACCTGGTAAAGGTTTAGTAGAAGATGCAGATATTGCAAAACTAAAGAGGCTCTATACAAAAGAAGAATTTGATAAACTTGTAGATAATGTACTACAAACCTTGAAGAAAGTGGGAGAGTCACATATACTAAGAAAAGATAATCCACACAATGTAACAAAAGATCAAATAGGGTTAGGTAGTGTAGATGATACAAGTGACCTAAATAAACCTATATCGAGAGCAACACAAGAAGCGCTGGATAAAAAGGTAGATAAAGAAACACTAAACTTATCGGTAATATCTAAAATAGATCAACTAAGTACTAGACAAGAAGAGCTAAATAAAACAATTAAATTAATCACCCCTACAATTGATACCCTAAAAAATACTTTAATAGATATAAACTCTTATGGGGTAGAGGTAGATTATAGCCAGCCCCAATTAAAATATAAAGAGATAGGAAATGCAGAACTACATAGATTGTTACCAATACAAAATAAAATAAAACCTTGTATACTAGACGATTTTGGGAAAATTGTTAAATATCTACCAATAGAGTCCGGCTGGTCTTCTACTGAAGTTGACGGAAGTGGAGGCCAAGTGATGGTAGAAATTCCAGAATATTGGTACAAGATTGAGAATTTAGAAAATAAATTAATTATTCGATTAAGCGAAGTAGAACTTCCAGAGTTTAGGAAAAGACGAAAGGCCTACATAGGAGCTTATAATGCAGATAGAGATAGAAACGATCCAAACTGTGAAAATGTAAGGGCTGGATTGTGTTCTGCTTGCATTAATTACGAGTATGGGGAAAATGAGAATAAGAATAATCCTAATGTAGAATTACAACCTACGAAAGGGAAGGCTATCTATTACAATATTAGTAATCCTAATGAAATAGATAAAATAGATAAAGCATTAAACAGAGATATTGGGTGGTGCACCATTGATTATATGAGTTATCTATCTAATTTCATGCTATATCTTGTAGAATTCAAAGAAGTGAACTTAGCAGATGCTTTAAACACGGAAGGGGTAGTCGAAGACGTGATTACTGTAGACAATAGTTACATAGAAAGTGAAGATTTTATAGAATTTCCAAGATCACCAAAATACATTGGGGAAACAAACGAATTGGGAGGTAGATCAGGTATTAAAGTTAGAAAGTATGGAAATAAAACCTGTATCAGTAATAGGTATAGAGGCATGGAAAACTTAGTCGGAGAGGTATCTTACTTACTAAGGGGTATTAAGATAGTAATAAGTGACCTTTTGAATAAGAGTGGTAAGGTGATTATTGATGGGCTTGGGGAAATCCCATTTAAATATCGCTACCCTTCATCAAACACTGTTAATAGTCTTAGTTGTGGTATCATAGCTGAGCCATATGGTTCACTAATAGAAACAGGTAGACGCAGTACTACTACCTACTTTAGAGCCTGTTGGGATGACTACTTCTTACGAGAACAGAGTTGGGCATTTAGATGGGGAAAGGGAAAAAATCAACCTAGATTACTATTTGGTGGATTTGTAAAATACATAGTAGAAGATGGTCACAATCAACGTTTTAGTAATAAATCTATCTTTTCATACTTTAAACCTAATTATCTAAGTCAAGGAATTTCTGATGACTATTGGTTTGGTATAGGTACTAGATTATGTTACTACCCGCCAGAGTCTCGCCCAGTAGATCAATATGATCATTTATAATTTAAATCAAAATGAAATATAGTATAGATTATTCAACAACTACTCACCCTGAATTACTATTGGTTGGAAGTCAGGGAAACACAAATACATGGAGAGTATACTTTGATGAAGAGAAGAAAGTAGATACATATAGGGATGGTGATAATACATTCAACGTTGAAACTTTCAAGGCTAAGTATATTGAAACTACTAAATCTAAGTCGGAGGAAGTAACTGCCCTACAACTCATTAAGGAAGCAAAGATAGCTGACCTTGAATCCTTTGATAGTAGTGATAATATTAATTGTTTCTACTTAAATGGAATGCCTGTTTGGTTAGATAAGGATACTAGAGTGGGGGTTATGAATAGTACTAGAATTCAGAAAGACTTAGGTTATCAAAATACTACTTTCTGGATTGGTACTTTTAAAATAGAAGTTCCTTGTGACTTAGCCATACAACTACTTAGCTCTATTGAAGTATATGCAATGAACTGTTTTAATAAGACAGCGGAGCATAAGAAAACAATAGGTGAGCTTACGTCTATTAGTGAAGTAGTTAAGTATGATTTTGAAAAGGGATATCCAGACAAATTAAACATTACAATATGATACTGAGCTGGATATCTTTTATAATATTACTTACTTATGTTATCTGGACTACTACTAGGTATGGTATTCCAGTATCATTATCACAAACATACTATCACATACCAAAGGGGTTCATTTTTACACTTACTATCTGGGTCTGTAATTTTCTTATCATTCCGCAAGCTATGGATATGACAGGGGATATTAAGATTATTCCATTCTTAGGTATAATGGGGTCTATGCTAGTGGGAGCCGCGCCGAGAGTAAGAGATGAGGATAGAACTGTACATAATATTGGTGCTATTGTCAGTGCAGTATTTTCTCAGATCTTTGTAGCGGTCTATGGTAATCCTTGGAGTATGTTAGCTTGGATTCCGGCGCTTTTCTTACTAGCAGTGTCTATTAAGTTTGACCCACGTGAATTAAGAAGGCCTGGACTAGAAGATAAGATAGATACAGTTAGACTAGTTTTTTGGTGCGAGATGATATGCTATTTTACATTATATACTAGCTTATTAGGAGAGGGAATATGAGAAACTTAAAAACATTCAATACTAAAGCAGAATATGATCAGGCACTAGCAGCGGGACAAATACCTAATCCATGTGTATCAGTAGTGGAAGGGAAAGTCTACTACTACCCTGACATAGAAACGCCAACCCCTAGTGATGCAGAACTACGAATGAAAAACCAAGTTCTAGATGTAAATGAAGCTGGACGTGTAGAGGCAGAAAAAGCTAGGGAGAAAAGAGAAAAAGAAAGACAAGCAGCTGAATTACTCAGAGTGCAGGCAGAAGAAGACAGAAAAACAGCAGAGATAGAAAGAACCACAAAATATACACAGTGGAATCAAGCAGAGCAAGATAGGGAAGCATCTGAAACACAAAGGGCAATTGAGTATGAAGGACTGAAAAATAGATTAACAAGCGCCGTAGGTAGTGCAGAAGAAATAAAAAATCACCTTCCTTATGTCGGGACTGATAACTATGTATATGAGTGGAACACAGCACAGTCAAGGTTCGATAAGACAGAGAAGTATGTAAAGGGTGAACGAGGTGAGAGTGGTAGATTAGTGAAGGTAATAAAAGATGCTGGAACTGACTTGAATGTAACAATAGATCCTGGTACTTTCACAGAGTGGACAGGTGAACTTAGTGAAAACTTAACAATAACACTGGGACAAGGTAGTGGTGAGTTTGTAGATGAATATGCAGTGAGATTTACAACAGGCAACACAGTACCACAGATTAATTTTCCAAGTAATATTAAAGTACCTAGGACATTCATTATCTTACCTAACCACATCTACACCTGCACAATAATTGACGGCGTACTTGAATATGGGGGACAGTCAAGATGAGCTTAATTAGTAGACTACATCATGTGCTTGAGGGTAGACCAAAGGATCAGTATGTAGAGCTCAAGACGACTACCCCAATGGATGAACTCAAGCACATAGCAAATCTTGATGGGCTCAGTAATGACAGGCTGAAGTTTGTTGAGAGATTGGAAGATGGAGAATATGGATTATTAGATATGGGAGAGAATATATTTTATAGGACCGCTAAGGATGTTGAGAGAGGATTTGAAACATATAGCGGAACAATTATGACATTTGAAGATCCTGAGGTAAAAAAATGGCTGGTCGCTAATATAGGTGGTGAACAAGGAATTACTAACGGCATTTATGGTAAGGTAGGCGTAAGAGGTGTTGCAGGGGAGGTAACCTATGAACAGGCACTAGCGGCAGAAGATGTATCAATACCTAATAATAAATCCATTAGGAGGTTTAACGAACTGGTATACTTTAAAAACCTGAAGAAGTTTACTTTCGTTAATAGTAGTATAGAAGAAATATCGCTTCCATATATATCTATTGGAGTTAATGGACCTTTCTATAATTGCACCAAGCTGAGAAAACTAACAACTAGGTACGGATTAGATATAAGTGGGTCTAATTTTTTAAGGTCATGCTCAACACTATCTGATCTAGACACAAGCAGGTGGACATTTAGTGGTAGTAGTACAGAAAGAATGTTTGAAGGGTGTAAATCAATAACCAATCTAGACTTAAGAAACCTAGGGATGGATACTGTGGTTGATAGTAATTCTATGTTCTCTGGTTGTTCTTCCTTACAGACACTAGATACAAGTAAGTGGAATCTAGGAAACCTAAATAATGGTCAGTCTATGTTCCTGGGTTGTTCTTCCTTACAGACACTAGATACAAGTAAGTGGAATCTAGGAAACCTAAATAATGGTCAGTCTATGTTCCTGG